TTAATAGTTATTCTATAAGGAGGAACTATATCATGGATGTTATATCACGATATGGAAAAAATTATAAATATAATAAATGGGACCCTATGAATTGGGACGGGTTTCAAATTATGGCTGTGCTGATGATTTTAGCACCTATTATTGCTGGTGGTATCTGTTATTATACAGATATAACAGCACAAAAAGATCGAATTTATATCACAAGACAATTACAAACACAAGAGATACCCATTGGTTCTCAACTTATATTAGAATATAAGCATTTAACTAAAGAAGATATTGACTATGCTATGTCATATGGATATGAAGTGGTAGGAATATCTAATTTACCACAAGATCGCTCATTAGTTGTATATAGACGTATCAATTAGTAAGAAATGATATAGCTATCATTTCTTTTATTCATAATGAAAGTATATATTATACTATCGTATACTTATACACTATATATAATTAAGGAGGAAAATAATGTTAACATTTGCTGTAGAATTAACTATAGGTATTCGTAAGAATGAGAATACTGATGAAACATTAGATCTAAGTACGGTCCCTGCATTTGAAGCCAATCCATATGCGGCAGGAATTATTCAGTATTTAGAAATTATTAATAGTAATGGTGATGACATTAATGGTGTCATCTTACCTAGTTACCCAATCCAGATACCAACATCATTGAATGATACTGAAATTGAAGGTATCTATACTAGGCGATTCATCGTTCCTGTTATTGTTACAAATTGTACATCTGTAGATGACTTACCTGGTAGAATACGTGATACCGTATGGGGTGCCATCTATGAGGGTGTTAAAGGTATTACTGACTATGATTTATTATTTAACATAACTGATGAATCATGTAAAGTAACAGCAATTAACTATAATAGCTATGTAATGCTAACACGACAAGAAATCACTCGATATACTAATGGAATTAAGCGTGAACTAGCTAGTGGTACTATTACAGAAGACGATGTAAGTGATATCACTAAATTGAATAAGAATTTAGAATACCACTGCACATTAGGTGGTGGCGACGGCTACTATAGAATCAAATCATTGAATTGTTTAGATGAAACTAAACATCCATACTATGATTTATTGTTACATCGTATACATGATGTGATTGACACGATCGATGAAGAGGAAGGGTTTCAATATAAGTACCCAGCACTGACAGCTTGTCCATTTAATATTGAAATGAGAAGTATTAGTTCCATTGATGGTGAACGCTTATTTCGATATCATTTAACCAAATTAGCTCGTAGAGGTTTAATCACTACCGAAAACTATGCAGTAATTCATTCAGAGATGTTTAACATTACAAGCATTGATGTTGATGAGCTTGTTCGGATGCTTAACTATGGGAATCTATATATCATCATGAATGAATTGGAGACTGGTGTTCGTCTAATGACGCAATTCTTATCTAAACTATCGCAACGGTGCTGTATTTGTATCAATTGGATCAATGTACCAACGAATATACCAAATACTATATTCAAAGACAACGCCGCTCTTGATGAAAGTATCATTCGATTTTTACCAAATCGATTTAGTATGCAAAGCAAGGGGAGAGTCTTCACTACGATAGGGGAAGATATTCCTATTGATCGAGCTAATCAATATATCATTGATACATATACTGAGAAAGCTAAGTTATTTGATATGGATTATTATGAGCCGATTTTAATTGATACCCCAAATAACGAAACTATTGTGACTGATTTGAAATTAAAAGAAACGTGTCATCATAATGATATTCGATTGATGATGAATCAGTATGCCGATAATACAAAACTATATCAATTTTTACGTGATTCATCTGGTACTATGGGGTTTGATGATTTACCGATATCAACGTCTTCTGAAGATGATTCCAAGGGAACGTCATTTAAACATATATTGGGTAAGATTTTCAAATCCAATACATCTGAGTCAACTGGATACGAATCGGTGATTCCTATTAAACCAGAGACTGTGGAAAGTAATGCAATGGATAAACTTGATGCATTAATCGGACTCACTGATGTTAAAAAGACTCTCAAGGATATCGTATCAGTAGTACGGGCTAATAAGAAATATAAAGAGTTGGGTATCAAACCACTTGATAAATATTTCCATATGGTATTCTATGGTAATCCAGGTACTGCTAAAACAACAGTTGGACGTTTATGTGCTTCTATATTCGCTAAAGAAGGGTTAATTAAAAATAATAAGTATACTGAACTTGGTCGAGCGGATTTAGTTGGGCAATATGTAGGACATACAGCTGATAAAGTAGTAAAATGCTTTGAACGTGGTAGGGGTGGTGTTATCTTCATTGATGAAGCTTATTCATTGATCTCTACTCACGAATCTGATTATGGTAGAGAAGCTATTAACACCATCGTACAACTACTAGAAGATTATCGAGAAGATACCATCGTTATCTTTGCAGGGTATGGTAAACCAATGGATCGATTAATCGATATGAATCCAGGGTTACGGTCCCGTATTAGTTATAATCTCCAGTTTAAAGACTATACTGAAGATGAATTACTGGATATTCTTTCATTGCAAGCTGATGAATATAAATTTGTATTAGATGATGCATTTATCGATGAATTTAAACATCATCTAAGAAAGGATATGCATAAGAAAGAATTTGGTAATGGTCGATATGTACGAGATGTATTCCAACGATCTATCGTTGTCCATTCTTCTAATATTATGAATATAGAGAATGTATCCGATGATCGTATTAAAACGATTACCAAAGAGGATTATCCAACAGATGTTTCATTATCGATTGATGATAAACGTGTTGGGTTTAGATAATATAAGAGGGGTTCATTCCCCTCTTATATTTTTTTTTTGGAGGTTTATATGACTATTAAAAAGCTATATAACGATATATCACATCTTGAAGATGGTATACAATTTATGCTGTTCTTGATAGTGTTTCTAGGTTGTATTGTGTTACCATATAGTATATATGATGGATATAAGACAGGTATACGAATGCATGAGTATGCTCAAGTACAATTGAACCAAGATGTCCCATCTGGAACTAGTATCACTATCAATCTACCGAGTGCTAATACAAAGGAACTCAATATGATTATAGAACATGGATATATTATTACTTCGATTATCCATAATAACAATGATGGCTTTGTATACATTACATGCGAAAAACGCTAACTATCTTAAAAACGTATCCCTAGATACATTACTGTAAAGGTGGTGGAAATATGGCAACAGAAATTGCTGAATTAGATTTCTCATTGGATGATTTCCATAACCAAAAAGTCCTGAGGGGTGCTGATGCATATGCACGGCTGATTCAGCGACTTTTGTTTATGCGTAAAGGAACATATCCTACAATTCCTGATATGGGGATTGACATTTCTTCCTATCGATTTGCTGATTTAGATGTATTATCAGCAGGTGATTTGAAGAATACAATCCAACAACAGTGTGATACGTATATAGAGCATGTTCCAATACAGGATATTAGTATTTCTACTGTTCGTATTGCCTCTGGTTATGTATTATTTATCGATATCTCCGTTGCTGGAGATTTAAAGAAAATATCCATTGCCATGCTACAAGACGGTGGAGAAATTATTAACACACGACTCAAGGTTGAAAAACCTAAGTTGATCAATGTCCCACGAGGGATGTAATTATTTTTTTTCTTTGGAGGAAATCATGAGCGAAGAAAACACTCTAAACTTTGATGAATTAAAGAATCAGGCAACTCCATTGACTGACCCTGAGATTCCAGCAAGTGTTATGAATGCTCCTATGCATGAAGGCACATCTATTGATACTGATGGATTAATCATTAGTGATGATGAATTTGACACAGCAGTAGATGCGACAACCGATGACTATGAAGGTCCTGGTATGATTATTGACACACCAAAACCTAAAGAAGATACGGCTTATAAAATAGGTCCTATGGCTAACAAAGACCGTGTTGAGGGTGTTCAAAATACATTAACTGAATTAGATGAGCAGATTAAAGCTGAACATGAAAAATTCATGGAAATTACTAAAGGTGGTAAAGAAATCCCTGCGGTTGCTAGTGATAAAATGGCAACTCCTGAAGAAGTTACCGTTATCATTGACAAATCTGGTATGGGTGACATCATCTTTACTGAAGAAGAACAAAAACGTATCGAAAAAGCGAAACGTATTAAATTGGTAGAAGTATCTGAAAAGAAGCTTCAAACATTGAAAATCAAAAAGAAATTAAGTGCGGAAGATGATTTCAAAGTGATTAAGAAATCCTTTGATAAATCTCTATCTCCAGTGATTGCATTGGCTTCTGGTTATACATGTCGTATGGGTAACATCTCTGCGATTGAAGCTATCAAATTGACACAAGCCCCTGGTACTGATACAGCTAACTCTGTATTGGAAAAATGGTCCTTGATTTATGATAAATTGAAACAAGTATCCATTGGTGATTTTGCTACATTTGATGACTTCTTGGCTAATACGGCATTTAGTGACTATAATAACTTCATTTATGGTTTACTATGTTCTTCTTACCCAGAAGAAGATGCTATTACATTCACATGTAAAACAGACTCTTGTGTGAAAAATAAAGTAGCTGACTTCGAAATCAAATACAAAAACAAACAATTGATTCGTACAGACTTAGTTACTGAAGAACAAAGTCAAATCATGTCTGAAATCATCAATAGTGCTGCGATTCTTGATAAGGCGAAAGAAGTGCATGAAAAAGCACCGATTCACCAAACCTATCGTTTGGCATTTGATGATGACTCTGGTATTATCATCGACTTTGGTTTCTTGACTGCTAAAGATACGATCGAACGTTTATACAATAAACTCGATCCTTCTTTATTAACAGAAGAAAACCAAGCATCTATCGTTATAGCTCATAGCGTACAAGCCATCTATGTACCAGACTATGACTCTGATGATACCGAAGAATATGAATACTATGAAATCACTGACTTAAACAAAATCGTTCAAACTCTTAACAGTATGAACGAATACCAAAACCGTTTAATACTTAGCTACCTCGACCGTTTGAATGGACGCTATAGCATTAGCTTTGGCTTCTCTCACGTCGTATGTCCTACATGTAAACACGACTATGGTGAATACAATATGGACTTAGACCGCATTGTTTTTCTGAGAGTCCAACAGAGATTGAATACTCAGATCGGATAAAACGGTTCTATGAATTGATCGATGAAACAGCTGAGCTCTTTAAAGGCGAATACGGTGACATTACTGCACTGGAATCCATGTCATTAAAAGAGCTCCGTCTTCGTCGAGATATACGCGTTGATCGGAAACTTAGAGAACAAAAAGAAGATGAAAAACGCCAAAAAGAACTCGATCGTAAACGGGAACGAGAAATGAAGACCCGTTAATTATTCTATCCGTATATGATTCATCGCTTTGGACGTTAAACTATTAAAAAACAAACCAATCACATACGGAGGTCTAAGTATAATTATGGTGAAAGACCGTATTGTGGTATTCAATCGTTTGACTGATCATACGATTGCTGATTGTTCTATATTCGAAGAACTATTAGAAAACCACTATCAAAAGTTTGTGTACTTTTATAATATTATCGAAAACAATGATATCATTGAATATGTGGACGATGTATACTGTATCCCAACGCGTCGTCGATTGGATATATACATCTCATTAAACACTGACGTAGATATGGATATTCGTCAAGAAATTGAAGAGAATTTCCAAACTTGTTATTTATGTAAACACTTCGATTCCACTGTTCATGAGGATGATGAAGGGACAATTATTGTAAGTATTAAAGATATTTAGAGGTGATCCTTTGAAAATCGTATTAATGAACGTAGATAAGTTTGTCCAAGTTAACAACCTTCAACAAGTCACAAACCCGATTCTATTGGAACGTGGCTATGTTCCTTCTCCCGATGGGTTGTTATCTACTGAAATTTTTGGGACGAGTCCTAGCAAGCGTAAAGTTACGTTCGCCTATATTGATTTGAACGGACACTTTCTACAACCACTTGCATATAAGACTCTTAAACGTATTTTTACTAAACTCGATCAAGTAATTTCGGGTATGCTCTACTTTTCTATCGATAAAGATGGGTATTTAGTAGAAGATCCTGAAAACGGTGATACGGGTATCGAATTCTTATATAAGAATTGGAATCGAATCAAATTCAAAGAAAATGATTCGAAGATTCGTAGCGAGAAAATCGCTTTATTTAAACACTTCACTCGCGATGAGGTGTTTATGAGCAAACAAATTGTTTGCCCAGCATTTTATAGAGATATCAATTTACAAAATACAGATTCTAAGAAACCATCTGTGCATGAGATCAATGGTCCATACCAAAAGCTGATTCGATTAGCCTCTATGTTAACACAAGGTAACTTTGCCATTACCTTACATGGAACTCGATTAGAGATTCAAAGACAAATCGTGGTAGTGTACGATTACTTTAAAGCTCGTATCGAAAAGAAACGTGGGTTAATTCGACAAGCCGTATTAGGTAAATCTGATGATTATTGTTCTCGGTTAGTAATCTCGGCACCTCAATATACAACCAATAAAGCCTCTGAGATGCCTGTTGATTTCTACCATTGTGCCTTACCACTCTCTCATTGTATTTCTACATTTGCTCCATTCTTTGTAGGATGGGTACAAAATTTCCTAGTAAATCATATAGATTCATTAGGCTTAAAGAAAGCTGTTCGAGATAGTAAAGGTAAACTTAGATACATTAAAGCCAAGGATCCAACAACGCAATTCAATGATGAAAAAATCAATAAACTGATGACTACGTTTATCTTCAACTATACGAGTCGATTTGATCCTATCATGATTGAATTTGAAGATGGTTCCTCTATGCCAGCGATGATTCAGATTACTGATCCAAAAACATTGGAAAGTCATGAACGTGTTATGACGTATACTGACTTATTCTATGTGGCTGCCGAGGATATTTTGAAAGATAAGCATGTCTATATCACACGATATCCTATTATTGGGCACTTAAGTATTTTCCCTAATAGAGTTCACGTGGCTTCTACGATTACTACTACACACACAATTGTGAATGGTAAAGAGTATAAGTATTATCCACTGGTTGACTTAGATATGGATAAATCTAAAGTGGCTATTAACTTCGTAGAAGTTCTCCAAATGTCTAATGTGTATCTACAAGCATTAGATGGGGACTATGACGGTGACCAAGTTACAGTTAAATCAGTATTTTCACAAGAAGCTAATTTAGAAGCAGAAGAAAAGATGAAAGCTATCTCTAATATTTTATCAGTAAATGGTAATAATACTAGAAAAACGTCTAATGAAGCCGTGCAAACAATATATATGATGACTCGTTGGTAATACTATAAATCCGATACAGGTGATGTCCTGTATCGGATTTTCTTACGTCTTATTAAAACATATATTATGATATTGATAGATTTTGGGAAGTATAGAAAGGAGTAGGAGGATTTTATAACAAATCATTAGGGAATAACATTTCTTGCCATTATGTCATGTTTTCCATGATGACGGAGCTATCATTTTTTAGCTCATGTTTATGATATACGTCCTCCAAATAAAAATAAAGTATATCAACCCATATACGTAGATAGCCAATCGGTTATCTACGTATATTTTTATCGATCCAAGATCAATCAGACAATAGTGTAACTTATTATAACTAAGAAAGGAGAATCACTATATGCCTAGAAAAGCAAATCCAATTACATTTTCTCGACTATATAGAGATTTCGCTCGATTCCAGTTGGGGCTACCATCTGAATTACCTCCAACGATTCCTGTAGGAGAATTCAAAGTAAGTCGTTCTAAACTATTTACATTGGCTAGTCGCGATTATGTGTTGACTAAAACATTCAAATTGGGAATCGAACCAATTCTATTCGATTTAGCAAGAGCCCTTAGAAAAGAATATGAATATGCTGTTCTTCGAGCGTATCATATTATCGCTCAAGCTAAAGTTGATTCTACACGTTCCGCATATATTGAAAATGTACCATTTAAACATCGAGTGGTACCATTCAATATTCCAACTAAAGATATGAATGTATCTGAATTGGATACGGAACATGGTTCATTACATTTAGTCACTGCTGATAAAGGGTATACATTTACGACATTCGATAGTGATATTGACCGTATCATTCATCTCCCAGGGGTAACACAGTTTTTAACTGATACCACTGAGGGGGCTGTGATTTCCGCTAAATGTATCTTTGAACCAGTTATATTCACAAACGATACTTTCGTTTGCACATTAATTGATATGGAAGATAAAGACTTGGGTGTTGTCTTATATCCATCAAAAGAAACCAATAAACATTTCACGACACCATATGAATTGTTATTGACAAATAGCGATAACACATATAAAGTGAAACTATTGCACGCTAATCCAGACGCTATCATTCCTACTAAAGTAGAACCTAGATTCTATGATGTGGTTGCTGATGGTAAAGTAGTGGGTATGATCATGTTCATTGTAGAAGCTGACTAACTATTATATGAGTATAGACAATCTATACTCATATAACCTATAATAATTGAGTTTACAATTAGGTATGATATAATTTTTATTTGTTAAGGGAGCAAATATCATGAAACAAGTACAAGAAGTAGTAATGTTCAAAATCGACAAATCAGATGACACTAGTATTGGTGTAGTAAAAGAAGTGTACAATATGATTGGACATGGAGATCTACAACAAGTGTTAGTAGATAAAGATGATCCAATGTCCTTAGTACACTCTCAGTTACAAACTGAGTTAATTCCTGATTTGAATGGTTCTGTTACATTCTGTGTACGTATGACAACTACAAAAGAAAGTCATATGAATGCTGTCGTTGGTTTTATTCAACGAATGATTACACGTAGACTCAACATGGTTAGTTTAGATGAATATAAGGTATCTGATTTTATCATCACAGATTATGATGAAGTGATTCTGAATGAAGGTGAATAAACATTGAGTATAGGTCAAATAGCAGTTGATCTTCGAGATCTAATCAATTATCTTGAAATTGATGAACGTGCCCATGTACGATTAATGTATTCGTGCAACCAAAAGGATGACAATTTCGTGCAATGCGAGTGGCTAGTACCTATAGAAGCCCATGTAGGAACATCTAATTGGGATATTACTATTGTAAAACATGCTAGCATCGAGGGAATACGATTATATTTCCATGATGTTAGAGATCATCACCTTATCGAAGCACATACGTATATTGATATTGGTGATGATATGGACGGATCTCGATTTGACAACGCTATCATTGAATATACTCGGAGTATTCAGTTAGATAAAGTTCGAATCAATAATGATCCAGATATCGCAGTTATCGACCGTATAAAGAATCTAGTACAAAACTTGTTCTTAGCGATGTATGAACATCCGCGAACAGATCGTATACGAATGACTCGATAACAGTCATAAGAGGATAGCATATTGCTATCCTCTTTTTTTAATAAGGAGATACTATGAATATATGCGAACAACCTACTTATGTAACACAGCTATTCGATTAGACCAGATTATACGTTCATTAGGGATAGCTAAAGAATCTGAAATCATAGAAAATATGGAATTTGATTGGATTCAGTATGATATACTATATAATGATTTTAGTGTGTCCATCATCGAGTCTGATCGAATCATGGATCGATGTACTATAGTGATTCAAGCACCTAATTATTATAGAGCTATCACTCCAGACTCAAGAATATATAGAGTATTAGATATTTTTATCAGAGAATTAGAAAATATACGAATCGATTGTAGTACTCTTCACCTAGTTGAAAAACGAGTGGACTATGTAATAACATATCGTTTGATACGAGATATTATTCGTAACAATGATCATATTGAAGTACATGCATTAGATGGTCTATTAGTCTAGTAAAGGAGTGTGATGGATTATGGATGCACTACATATATCAATTTGCTCATTTAGCATAACTCTATCACTCTGTTCAATTGTATTTTGTGTAATGTGTCTACGTCATATTCATAGACACTAAGAGAAAGAGTATATATGTGTAATGCATATATACTCTTTTTTTTGACAAACTAGTATTGATAGACCTTATAGCACATTCATAAATGAGGTGATTAACACATGAAAATTCATACTCTTACTGATGAGGTTATTGAGTTTGATAATACAGAGATGAAGCAGATACTAGAAGCTTCGTATCCAACAGGTGATCATTTTGATAATGGGGAATCTGCGATTTCTTATATCAAATCACAATGTAATGACCCAACGCTTAATGATGCACCTGTTATTCATTTTGCTAAATTTGGAGAATCATTAGCTCCTTATGTGCCAGATACAGTACTGGCATCATTAGATCCTGTAAAATTCAAGTATATTTATGATACTCTATCTCCAATTGGTACCCTATTTACTGATAAAAATATACGTGGTAGATTTATGAAACGTCTACCATATCGCACCTATCATGTTGACTTATCTGGAATGGATGGAGTCTATGAACCAAATAAACTTAGTAAAGAAAATATGATGTCGTTAACGAACACTATACAGGATACTACCGATTACACTGTATATCGACAATATCTTGGTATGAGTGTCGGTAGAACGTCAGCAACATTTCCAGGTATGTTACCTAGAGCCATTAGACGGTATAAAAAGAAATTTGGTAAGATGGTAACTGGTTACAATTTTACCTTTTATAATAAAGATAAATCAAACGTATTGGTTCAATTTATGGGTGAGACGATGATTCCAAGATCATCGGATCTACAATATGTATTACAATACACTGATGGTAGATTCTCTATCGCTGGAGATACATTCCCAAAATACCATACTAGTTATACTACAGTCATCCCTAAGGAAAAATTACCGGTAGTTACAGATGATCAAATCGTTACAGTGGAACCGAATACGGAGTATAGCTATTATTTCTACCCACCAATGGATACCATGCCAGTTGTGTATGCGATATTCGTTGATAAAGATGGGAAGATTATCCAAGCAGTTAACTACTTTGATATATTTATTAATAATGAAAAAGTTGATGATGGTGGTCAATATGTTACCATTACATTAGATGGGCATCACTTATCCAAAACATCAACGGGGGCTATTACCTATAAACGGTTAAATCCATTGATTAGTTATCGATGTGATGTGTATGATTTATACAGTGGTAAACGAATCCCATTTACAAATACTAATGGGGTTAATTTATCAGGACCTGATAACTTCACGTTAAATATCAGTATGCGTGATCAAATTAAAGCTTGGCATACACGGGTTAATACACCAACGACTGAATATGAAACGAATGTCGATGAATTAACGACGAATACCGATTTACTCGTTGTATTCCGTGAAAAAGATTTATCTAATAGTACATTAAACGTGACGATTGATACGTCCGATATTGACGCTAAGTTACCTACCTTCGATAAATATCGTATGGGGTACTTTGGTGAAAATATGGGTAGGACTGATAAAGTTGGTGGTGATAATGTCGTCTATAATGGTAGTATGACTATTAAACGATATGACCCAGCGACAGATCGATTTGTATTATACCGACCATCCATTTCATTACCTGAATTATATGAAAATCATTTAGAACATAGATTCAAATATACGATCTATTATAATGATGATATGACTACACCAATTAAATCTGTCCCTCTCGGGGTATATGGATTAACTCCAGAATTGTTACATTACATCTATACTAATCGAATCAAGAATAACCAAGGTATCATAGGTATGGTTCGTCCTAATACGGATGACATCTCTCAAATTAAAACAAATAAAGAGAGCCGTGCTCCATATACTAAGAGTAATATCATTCCACCAAATATCGATTTGGAACGTCCAATTACTATTAAAGTAACAGCTGATAGATTTACCAATACACCAATAGCGATCAATAGTCAATATAACTTAATCTTAAATTCAGATGGTACACTCAATACCGATTATTCATTGATTGAAACATATTGGAATTACAATCGTGTAGAACGAAGCGTGTATAATGACATAGGTAGTGTTGGACCTGTATTTACAGCTGTCAATTCATCCGCATATGAACGTCCATTTGTAAGTGACACTCGAATAGCTGTATCTAAAACATGTAAACAAGACATGGAATATAGCATATATGATTTAGCGACAGGTGAACGATTAAGTGGTTACTTAGCATCCCAATTGACTGGGGATAAAAATGCTAGTGGTAATATTATTCTTGATTATAACTATAGAGACCTTACTAAGAATTGGAAACATAGACATCTACTATTCGTATTCCAATTAAAATAATACTATATATAATAAGAAGATTAGGTATATCCTAATCTTCTTATTCTAACCACTTGGAACAAGTTATTATATAGACCCAAGTATATCAATTTAGTATAAAGGAGGGTATAACCTTGCCTAGAGAAAATACAAATAAACCAAGAAAAATGGGTAAAAACCTATATGGTCTTGGCTTTTCTCCATTGAGTATTGGTAACAAAGACCATGCCTTTCCTGAAGAGTTAATGTCTCAAAAGGAAACGGGTACATTTGCTATCATGGGCTCTGATGGGTATATGATTTCTAGTGAATACATCGGTCGTACAAAAGCCCATATTGAAGCATTTGCTGAACGTATGGTATCCGATAATACATTAGGTAAAATATATAAAATGACACTCGATGAAAATCTAGTGCGTACTGTTATCGATTCTGATAATATGATGACGAATGGAATTGTCATTCCACATGGAAAAGACCCTATTTCTTCTGTTCGTTTTAATGTGGGTATTGAATATTTCGAACGTGCTACATCTGCTGCTATTGTGACAGCATCTGATATTAAAGTCGAAATTGAATTCGATATTGTTCGTGGCACATACTCTAAAACATTCTTGATTAATGAGCCAATTGACCAAATTAACTTATTGGCTTATAAGATTGATTATACAGATTATCCTGAAAAGACTGCGGAAGATAAATTCTATCTCCGTGTGCATAAATTCAAGGTTATCTTACCAGAAAGTTTCAATAAAGAAACGCATACTGTAGCTGTACATGATATCTTAATTGGTGTTGTTGGGGGTGACAGTAAATGGTAAAATATACATTAGTAATGGACTTAGCTAAGCAGTTCAGTACTCGTTTAGGTAAAGACCAATTAATCAACTCTGCGTTGATGGGTGATGGTCGTTATATTCTTAACCAATACGATCCATCTAAAGTGTATCATTTAGGGGACAAGATCCCATATCTAACAGATACGGGTGAATTGGTTATCTTAACGGCATTAGAAGATAATATTACAGGTCCATTAGACTTACGTAAATGGGAAGAATGGGATATCATTAGTGAAACCATTCGCCTATACCAAGATTTCATTCAATTGAGTTGGCATGTGCCTAAATCTCGTTTGAATCGTGTTTGGTTATCCATTAAGAAAGAATCTATGGCTGATTTCGAAGGTATCGATATCAACCGTGATGGTATTCTTGTATACAGTAACTTCATTATTAGTAAAGAACGCCCTACTATGACTAAGAATGTCATCTGGGGTAAAGTTACTGAATTGGTTGATGGTGCTGGTACAGTGGATCCGGGTGGTTGGGATGATGATTATGAGTTCCCTCATATTGATCCTGATACTGGTAATACTGATGATAGTACTGAAGATCCATCTACACCGGGTAAAGAAGTTAAGAAATTAACTAGTGATTATTATCGCATGGTTGATGTATATCCTTCAACATATAGAACTATGAGATCTATCGATGCTATACTTGACACTAAAGATCTTACTGATACATCATATATGTTTGCATTATCAAGTCGATTAACCGAGGTTCCTAAATTAGATACTAGAAAAGTAACTATTGCTAGATCTATGTTTTCTGGGTGTGAGTCACTCACCTCACTACCGTCTAAAAACTTTGATGAGTTGGTAGATGCAACCGCAATGTTCAACGGATGCAGATCTATTAAGGAAGTTAAAGGTATTGATTTTACTTCGGTGACTTCAGCCAAAAGCATGTTTAATACTTGTGGAAATATGACTATGAGTAATACACAATTCGGTAATCTTGAAACTGCAGAGGCAATGTTTGCTAATTGTACTATAAATACTTTCGACAACGTGACATTCGGTAAAATAAAAAATGGTTCATCCATGTTCATTGGATGTAAAAATATGAAAAAATTACCTAGAATGGATATTAGTCGCTGTCAGAATTTATATTATTTCTTAAATGATACTCCTAATCTTAGAGGTGAATTCAAACAAACGTTCCATACTTTGTTTAATAATCGTAATGAAATACTATTCAATTTCTTGTATATGTTTGATGGCTGCGGGTTAGATTCTGTTGATGTTACCTTTATTAATGATGGAGATCCAAATAAGAATTTAACATTATCAAATTACACTTGCCCAGTTTTCTCATTCGATAGAATGATGAATCTCAAAAGGGCTCGCATAAAATGTCAATCCATTATGTATAACGGAGCTTTGGCTAATAATTGCCCAGAATTGAAATACATAGAATTACAATTACCTAGATTTAGAGACTTAGAGCTCATGTATAATGTTAGACCGAATGCAACATATGGTGATTTAGGTTTTAATCTAGCAGATAAGATCAGTAATTGTCAGAAATTAAAAACTATGATTGTTCGTTGTGATAAATCGAGATTACCTCAAATACAAATAGATCTTTTAAATAATAGAATTGCTGATGCTACAGTTGGTGCATGTCAAAAAGTTATTGTCCTAGACTATGATGAAGAACCACCTGCTGGTACACCACGTTTTGAAGATATTGACATCACAGTTCCGGCACAATAATATGAGTAGAATATATTTTGTATCTGAGCATCGAATGGATGGTGTAACTCTTGAACCAAGAGTACCACAAAACTTTTTAACTACACATGGTTATGAGGATAATACCACAAAACGTGTATGTTTTTCAACATCTATTGACGGATGTCTGATTGCGCTATCTCAAAATATTAAAGGTAAGATCTTCTATGTTCATGAACCCGTTAAAAAACCAACATCTATTAAGATACCTACTAAGAAACAGGTTCCAGATGTTACCCATACTCATGAAGTGTGGGTAACTGAACCTGTTACATTAAAGGTAATTGGGAAGATTGTGGTTAAAGATGCTAAACCTAAAGAGCTTCATTATTTCTACGGAGATAATCAAGAAGCTATCTTATATGGTTGGAACTATACCAACGTTCATTTAGAAAAACTCCTTTAGACCATATGAGAGAATTTCATAACAAGTATTTAATTATTATTTTACAATCGATATCACTCGATAACCATTTTGAAATATAATAAAAGGAGGCCCCTAAATGGCTGAAACAAAACATCTTATTACGATGATGCAAAAGAATGCTACTGGTGGTTATGATACATTCTATCCTAAAACTATTGCTTCTCAAGTATTCATCGATGACACTACAACTGTAGCAGACCATATCGCTGATACTTCTAAACATTTGACTGCAGAAGAACGCGAACGTTTGTCCAAAGCTGGTCAAGCTAATGGTTTTGCTGTATTGGATGAAAACGGTTTCATTCCTTCCAAAAACATTAACCCATCCGTATTGGCTATCAATACCGAATTCGAAAATATCGCTGCGATGAAAGCTGCTGATATCAACAAAATCTACGCTGGTGAATTGGTAATGGTTACTGATGCATCCGAAGATCCTACTGTTGAATCTGGTTGGGCTATTTACCGTCGTTTGACAAATGCTACTGACTTGACTGACTTAGCATCTTGGCAAAAAATCGCGGAAAAAGAATCTCTTGATGTGGTTGTTTCCTGGGACAACTTGAAAGACAAACCTACATCCACTGTTTCCGCAATCGACGCTGCTGTAACTAACAGCCATACTCACGCTAACAAAGCTGTATTGGACAAATTGTCCGAACAAGATGGCGTTCTTTGCTATGATGGTCTTCCAGTTGCAATGGCTGAAGACGTAACTAAATTCGTAGTACAAGCTGAACAACCTGCTATCGAAACATTAAAAGTTGGCGACTTCTGGTATCAAACTACTGGCACTACTGAAATCTAATTAACTATGATCCTTGGAGTCTTTTGATTCCAAGGATCATTTTCTTTGATAAGGAGGGTATATATGGAAATTGATGCTAAATTAGTGAATATGCATCTACTTGACTCAATGAAACCTTCTACTGTAACAGGAGATTTTAATCCAAAGACGTATTATATGACAACAGAGCAAGGACCGAAGTTTTTTGGACGTTGGTCACCCCTTAATGATGCGTTACAACAACCACTATTGAGAATACAGCTATTAACGAATGGAAACTATCTACCAACGATTCCATTAGATATCCATAAGTTACATGTATCACTAGGAGGTAGACCATATCCGATAACTGCATATGGTAGCACATCATTTGCTATACCATATATGGATATAGATAATGGTATCAATGGTAATGGATTCAAATTTGAACCTGAAAAGAGTGATATCGTTTGGTGGTTTAGAAACCACGTTCCATTTTCAAGATTCACATCATACTCTATGTTTATCTACAATGAACCAACCAACCTATATATCTATATGGAAACCAAGTATGTTGGTAGAAATAGTGATGGGTCTCAATATTATGGATGGGTTAATAACAGAAACTTATCATTTGTTGTAACTTCTGAAGAATATAGAAATGGTAAATTCCCTTACAAAATACGATATAATAGTAATAGTGAGGAATGTATTGTGATACGCGAGAATACTAATGATGCACCAGTTAGAGAAAACCCATTTTATGATTTGGTTAGACCTGGATATCAAACTACTGCGTTGTTTAGTGAAGTGGTAGAAGGCCATAAAGGATCCAATCCATCTAATTGGACGATGCAAGTAGCACATGACCCAAGCGGTGAATATCATAGTTTCAGATCTTATGGTAGAGAATTAGATCCAAACGACTATAGTATCGTTAAACCATATGGTACACCGTAAACTTACTACGTACAATTATATATTATAATAAGGAATAGATAGATGTATACTATCTATTCCTTATTAATCATTTATTTATTTAAAGGAGAATATAAAATGGCAAGTTTATTCACGTTTTTAACGGTATTGTTTCTTATGATCATTATCCCGATGTTCATAATCATCGGGTACGTATCCTACAGAATAGGATACAAAAAAGGTCTAGTTGACCAAGATAAGGTCAACTATGAGAGATACAAAAAATTCTACTACGAAAATTACAACTCGTAGTAGAAAGAGAGTTAGCAATCGCTAACTCTCATTTTTTTGTTTATTTATCATCTTTAGTGGAAATGAAGCGATATGCTTCTTTACAGCTTTTAATGAAGGATTCTACCGTGGCACCTTGTTTAGATAACATTTCCATTGTCTTTCTAGGACCAAAGTAGTATTCCAATTCATAGACACGTTTTTCTTTCCAATTGTAGATGTAGTATGACATGGTTTCTTCGTACCCCAATACTTCACCTGCATTGGAAGGAGAAAAGCGTCTTTTCATAGCAGCCCAAGCTTTTTCTTCTTCAGCAGTTAATGGGGACTCATCACCGAGATTATCGTCACCTGCCGCATCTTCGATGTCAAACTTATTGGCTTTAGCAAGCATTAGTAGAATCTTTTCATTCAATTCACCTGAACCAGCAGCTTCATGATTTATGAATGGTTCTTTACGTTTTAATGCTTGTTCATACGCAACTTGAGCCCATTTCATTTGTTCTGGATTATAAGAAGGTTTATTGTTTTTTTTTATCTTTACCTTTGAATACTTTTTTAATTTTATCTAATAGTCCCATATTAGTAACACCATTCCTTTACATGCCAATCAAAATCTTCTTTACATTTACCCATGAATTGATCAAATGTCAAGCCTTTGTTCGGTTGAGCTTCTTTAAAGTGATCGTCTTCATGATCGAAATAATAGATTTTCTTTTCTTTCCAATTTAGAACGTAATAATCACCATTCCCTAATTCGAATATAATCCCTGACGTGGCAGGTTTAAATCGTTTGAGGAGTGATTTATAAGGTTCTACCGTTTCACTGATATTGTCATCATAATCGATATGCTGGAAATACTCATCATCAAAATCAAACTTATTTGCTTTAGCGATCATAAGTACTGAGTTATAAGTAGCCTTACCAACATAAAATGTTGACATCGTATCCAATGGTTCACGGTTCTTCAATGCCTGTTCCCATTCACGTTCCGATTGAAGTGTAAATTCTTCAACAGTCGGTTTATTAGAACTAGTGGTCTTTTTCTTTTTAAAGATGTCAAATAGTCCCATTATTTACAGAACCTTTCCACATAATCATCATGATCATACTTACAACGAGACATAAACTGTTCAAATGTTTTACCATTCTCAGCCCATGCTTCTTTATACGTAAAATCTTCATGATCGAAATAGTAAAATTTCTTTTCTTTCCAATTCAATACCCACATATTACCCCAACCAGTATTACAAACAATACCAGATGTACCAGGTGTGAATCGTTTGAGAAGGGATTTATACTGTTCATTATCTTCATTGATTTCGTCAGATTCACCTTCTACATATTGGAAGTATTCATCCTCAAAGCTAAATTTATTATTCTTAGCTACCAATAATAATGCATTATAATCGGCTTTACCGATATGAAACGCATCAATGGATGTGACTGGTTTACGATGTTTAAGAGCTAATTCCCAGTCAAAAGTCAAGTCCTTATGATATTGATCAACGGATTCTTTCTTACTAGCATCCTTACTCTCTTCTTTCTCTTGCTTCTTTTTCAAATCATCATCAGATTTGAATCCGAATGCTTTAGCGAGTTTGTCTAATATGCTCATTGAATACCTCACTGTACAAAAAAGTTATCGTAATAACTAATTAAAACTCAAATATACATTATATATGTAAATAATTTAATTATTAATTTTATGTAATATAAAGGAGAAAATTATGGAAACTGTACAAAACCTAAAAAACAAAGTAAAAGACGTTATTAACATGGCTAAGGTTTACGATGAAGTTGCAACGGCAACTCTAGTTAAGGCTGTCGATAACAACGAACCATTGACTATCAACGTGCCTATTGAATTGGAAGTTACTACTCCTAAGTTCATTGATCGAGAATTATCTTGGTTAGATTTCAACGATCGTGTCATTGCACAATATAATCGAACTGATATACCTTTCCATGACCGATTGTCATTCTTAGGAATTGCTGCATCTAACTTAGATGAGTTTATCTCTGTTCGATTTGCTGGGTTATTCCATGCAATGGAGGATTTAGATAGTGATGATCTTAATGCTACGTATCGTAAGGTGTTAACACGCATCATCGAACAACGGGAAAAGATCAACGCTTATGTAAATAAAGGTATTCCTGAACGTATGAGCAACTCCATTATTCGATATGGTGACGAACGCTTTAAGATTACCGATAAGATAAGAAGATATTTCAAGCATGAAATATTCCCTATCTTAACACCGATTTCATTAGGTTCCAATAAGGAAGTTCCTAAATTCAATGACAATGATGTGAACTTCTTCATTCGATTAGCGTCCAATCAAGAAGGTGTTAAAGCAACCTATTGTTTCTTACAAATTCCTCATCAAATCCCACATATCATTCGTATGGGTAAACACTATTACTTCGTAGAAGATATTGTTCGTTCCATGTTTGATGAGATCTTTAATAACTCAATCATTGAAGACTATATGTTATTTAAGGTTATTAAAGAGTGTGATGCTGAGGTGGATCATGACGATAATATTTCCATTATCGATCGTGTGAACAACGTATTGGTTAAACGAGAAGAGAATAATGTTATTTATCTCGATGTTGAGATGAACACTGATGACCTATCCACATCCTCTTCTCTATTGAAGAAATTGACTAAGTTATTAAAAGTGGAACGGAAACATGTATACGCGATTAATACTAAAACAGTAGGGTTACGAACCATTGCTCATCAATATCTAAAATCGAAACCATTCCGTAAAGTATGTATTGATGGTGATGCAGTATGGACTTCATTTAAACCGAAGTTACCATCTGAACTCATGGATGAAACCAGTATCTTTGACTATTTAGATGATGATGATTTGATTCTACATCACCCATATCATTCCTATGATACCGTAGTAGGATTTATCCAAGAAGCAGCAAATGATCCAGATGTTATCAGTATCAAACAAACCCTATATCGGGTAAGTTCTGAAAAGTCTCCAATCATTCAAGCTTTATGTAATGCTGCTATGGTTGGTAAGAAGGTAACCGTTATGTTAGAACTATTAGCTCGATTCGATGAACGTCAAAATATCAATTTGATTAATACCTTGAACCAAGCAGGTTGTAACATTGTATATTCATTAGAAGGTCTTAAAACACATTGTAAAATGTGTATCGTCACCAAGTCCACCAAAAAGGGAATTGTAACCTATTCCCATGTAGGTACTGGTAACTATAATGAAAAGACAGCTAATATCTATACCGATATCAGTTACTTAACATCGAATCGAGCCATTGGTCATGATTTAACCTCTTTGTTTAACATGATTACTGGATTCTCTAAACCAGATGAACTGAAGCGTATTAAGTATTCCCCATACACACTTCGTCCAACATTGGTTGATGAAATGACTCGTTGTTGTAAAGACAGTACAGTGGATGACCCATCTCATATTTATATTAAGATTAACTCTCTTAGTGATATAGAGATGGTCGGCACTATTGAGTATTTAATCGAAAAGTACCCAACATGCCAATGGCATATAACTGTACGGGGTATTTGTTCACTACCTGCATTGGATCGATATACTAACGTAACAATCAAATCGGTAGTAGGTCGTTTCCTAGAACATAGTCGTATCTATGGTTTCGTATCTAAAGGTAAAGATAGAATCTATATCTCTTCTGCTGATATGCTCACTCGTAACTTAGATAAACGAATTGAGATCCTATGTCCTATCAATGACAAATCTTGTAAGACTCGTTTATTTGATATTCTCAATACCTTTGAACAGGATACCGTCAATAGTTGGTATGCTACAGAGAATGGTTTTATCCAACGGGAAAAGACCGATGTAAACTGTCATAATGAGTTTATTAAACTGACAAGATAAACGAAGAAGAAGATACACCCGAATGGATGTATCTTCTTTTTTTACCGTAAGGATCTTTATTTATAAATATATATTATTTTTATAGATAGAGATTACCTACCGGAAAGGAATTAAGATGAAAGACATTTCAATGAAATTGATCTTTTGTCTAGTCTTAAAGATTACGTTCTCTGTAATCGTTAATACTATGGCGATGATTATCACCAAATGGTTACTTGATTAATAGTCATTGATTCGTTTCCAATCTTATCAGGATAGATTAATTTACTGTTATCTAATATTATGTTAGATAGGTAATCTCAATATTCATATGTTTTATTTTTTATAAGACCTTATGGGAGGGTTTATCATGAACAAAGTTATGAGATTAGTGGTTTTAGTTATTGTGGTATTGGGTATCGGTTATGGTACATATGATTTCTATCAAGACTGTTATGGTCCAGATAGAGGGGTCGTTGTAGAATATATTGTACAACGTGGCGATACCCCAATTGGTATTTCTAATAAGTTTGCATCTGATCGTTACGATTCCGGTAAAGTGATGCGAGAATCATTAGGTTATCATGGCATTACAGAATGCCGAGTTAATGATAAAATCAAAGTTGTTACCACTTTGAAACGCTATGAAGAGTTGAAAGAGATTGGTGAAAAGGTCACTCTCGTAGCGGAATAATAAAAAAGAATACCTTCGGGTATTCTTTTTTTTTTGACGAAATAAGACCATAGTAGTACTACTATGGTCTGGTATATCAGGTTATTTCTTTATTTTCTCATCAGTGATATCAGGCTTCTCTTTATTATGATTTGGAGAGTCCTCTTCATCATCATGAGTCATGATATGTTTGACATCTCTAATATCTTTAGCAAGATCTTTGATCCCATCGATAGAAGATAGTTTACCAAACAAATCGAACCCAAGAACCCCAAAGATGAAACTAATGAAAGACATAATCTTCCATGTTCCTCTGTCGGATAGAAACCAATCTTTGAAAGCAAGCGACAAAAAGGTGGCCACGATAGTACCAATGATGATACGAATCATTCGACCTTTATGTGTTGTCGCATGCGTAATTCGAAATAGATAGATTTCTTTTAAGCATGACCCAATCAATGCAAATAAAAAGTAACCAATAATTTCGATGATATAAAAAACGTCAAATCCGAGCACATTGAGTATTAACTCATGATCCACACTATATCACCTACTTATCTTAAATAACATATTCAATTATTGTTCTCTTTCAGAGAGTTGCTCCAATCTCGGACAACGATTCTTACGATGAGTGGAACTCAAGAAGAAAATCACGCAGAATAGAGCAAATATATTAATAGCTAATGTAGCTAGGTATGTAATAGCTTTAAAAGCCATTTGATTTTGAATATCGCGATCAATAGCATCGCGTTCTTTATCCATTGAATCAAGAAGTCCAGGGTGAACACTTTGCATAATATCAACGATATTAAACCGTTGAATGATAATGAATTTATGATTGTTAGTAAACCCTTTATTATTATAATCAGGTGTACCAAAAATATCGCCTTTATTAGTGATATAGTATGGTGCTAAAAATACATATGATGATAACCCTTCTAATCCCTCGTTTATATATACATTACGCAATGCAGCGAGTTTCATCTCATTAATGATGATATGATTGTGATTAGAATTTGCTACCGGTTCATAAAAAATGATTCGAGAACTATCATGTTGACGTATAATCGCATCCATAGCTTTTTTGTAGAGCATCGGATTGTATTCTTTATCTCTATCACTATTCGACGTATCTCGTCCCAAGTCAACCGTAGATGGATCCATATCAGCAATGATGCGATCTCGATTCATTACGATGAGACTGTTGTCATAATTATCAATATTATATAAGAAACGATTTTCTATATTACTCACTAGAATATTAGCAAATTCAGGAGTTAATTCCTTAGATTGCTCCAATTCTCTACGTAACACTTCTTTGTCTGGATATTGTTTCTCTATATCAGCTACAATATGCTCAGATGTATTCTTGGCGGTAATATCCGCCAAGAAATCAGCATCACGTAAGGTAGCATCAATCATTTTCCATTTAATCTCTGTATAGGTCTCGTCATTTTGAACAATTCGTTCACGCAACTTATCCATTTCCGTATTAAATAGGAAAAAATGAAATACTGACACTGCGGCAATAATTGCTAATAGAGCAAACCCAATTACAGTTTGTGTTCTAGCACGGTAATATAGAAATGCTTGTTTAAATTTAGCCACGCTACCTCAACCCCTTTGATGTATTAGATTAGTCTTTATGTAAATCTGTATCTTTTTCACTTTCGGATTGTAAACGACGAATTTCCGCTACTTGCATATCAATAATCCAACCAAGTACAAAACGAGGTAAGCGGATTACCTTGTAGGATAGCAAGCTTTGTAATTTATCAATAGCCGCAGCCCGTTTATCAGCATTTGTCATATTATCGGCAAATTCATCTAAACTACAAATGAATCGTTCCATGACAGATACGATAACTTCATTTTTGCTTCTATTATACAAAACGAAAACTACTTTTTTAGCTACGAAAGCTAAGAAGTATAGGATCGCTAAGATGGCAATAATAGTAATGATTTCTGTCTTACTAAAATCTCCAGTAAGAGCAGTGAAAAAGTTTGTGATCTCTTCGAACATAGATCCACTTCCTTTCTGTATTAAAAATATAAAATCATTATACTATTGTCGGCGATTCTTGTCAAGAGTTTTTTAAATAAAAAGTTATAGGGAGAACAATAACATTTATGTAAATATCAAATTATTTTTCGAAAGGATGGTATTTATATATGGCTAACACTAAAGACCTTGCAAAACTTCTTGACAAGGGTACTATACAAGCTGCATTCCAAGAAGCATTACAAGAAACTGCTGATTCTATGGTTGATGAAATCACACAACAAGCAGTCGCAATGATTCGGGATGAAGCTGTTGTTTTCTTAGAAGCTCGTAAAGAAGAGTTGATTAAACAACTTCAAGCTGAAATTGAAACAACTGAAAGCTATCATGTTAAGATCAGAAATCGTATTTATATCTTCTTATTAGTGGCATCCACTGGATTCTTAACTCAATTAGAACAACGATTCTCTGAAAAGATCCGAGCACAAAAGGATTAATCTTAACATAAAATACGGGATAGGGACATTCGACCCTATCCCGTATTTTTTTTATCCTGAAATATAGATATATATTATACTAATAGATGAAAGAGGAGAACATCTAAAACTATTTTATAATTTTTTATTCTATTTCAGGAGGTTCAAAATGAACTTTAAATCAAAAAATGAAACTTTAACTCAAGTGTATCTTCGTATTATGGAAGAATTAGCTAATCCAAAACGCAATGTTTTGGCATTGTCTATTTCTTACAAGAAAGATCCAGAACGTATTATCTGTCATATCTATGACTTAGTGGATATCGAACAAGATCGTTGTCAACAAGTAGATTTCATATTCTCCACTGATAGTAATTACTATGTGGTACGTGAAGGTGATGACACATTTAGTCCAGATGACATTCCATCCACTGCGTGTTCTATCGATATAGATATTGACGATGCAGATGAAATTGTAGCACTAGAATTGGTCTATCGTGCATATGAAATTAACTTTGATTATGCAATCTATGAACTATTGGAAGATATGATTGAAATGTCTATGGCAAATTATCCATCTATGTATAAAGAGTTACTTAACATCGGAAGCTCTGATCTTCCAAATATCTTAGAGTATGAAGATATTGATTTAGGTGCTATTTATGATAACGTATGTTCAAATACAAGCACAATTACATTTAGAAAAGATATCACAAATAAAGTAGTTGTGGATATTGCTACTCGCATAACAGATATGATTAGACCATGTGAAAAATACACAACTGGCTTAAAAGTACGTGTAGCGATTGGGTATCTATATGCTAAGTATTTCTTAGAAGCCGATACCTCTAATGGATTTGGTTGTGTATACTATCCAGATTCCAAAACACTTGGTGTTGAACGGTCTTTATTCACTTTAGATAGAGAATAAGAAAAAAGAACCCTACGGGGTTCTTTTTTTTTTCGTATTTTAACGTCTCTTAAATATATATTATTATAAGGAATAGATACTCTATGTATCTATTCCTTATTACTTATTTTTATATAAAGGAGAAATTAAAATGGAAAGAATTATTGAAAACTATCTAAACGACGTGTATGTTGATGTATTAAACAGAATTGAAGAAGCTAATCTTCCGGTTAAATATATCAGATTTTTCCAAAAGCAACCAAGTCTACTAATGTGTGAACTTTACACCATGAGCGGTGAAGTAAACAAATTTAAAAGAATCGCTATAGTGTATTCATTAAAAGCAATGTACTATGCCATTAACGTTGATAGAGCGTTAGTGTCACAAGAAAATCTTCCAATTACTGTTAATAAAATCGATAGTAAAAGTGATTTCTATGAATCGACTGTGGCGATGAGTTTATTGTGTGCTATGGTCGATAAGCTAACAGGACCCGCTAATGAAGCATTGGAATATATGCTAGAAATAGCGAAACATTCATATGAAAGCTCCTACCGCAGTATTAAAGATATCACATCCGTTAATATGGAACGGATTGCTGAAATTGAAGATATTGATCTAAAGAAATTCGAAACATCGGTAACTTCAAATACCGTTGCTATCGAGTTTACTAAAGATGCTGAAAAAGCGAATGTTAAACTTATCAAAAAGATGGAGGATTATACGGAATGTGATTTATCCGATAATCTAAAAATCAGAATTTTGATAAGTTTATTATTAGTCAAATACTTCTTTGTAAATGGTGACACAGACAAGTTTGATTGTGTGTATTATCATCAGTCGAATACAATGAATTACCCAAAATCATTGTATATCTAAAATATAAAAGAAACCTCATATGAGGTTTCTTTTTTTACCTTAGATACCCATATCCTAACATTATAGTAATATTTTAACAATCTCAATTTACAGTTCATATAAATGAAAAGGAGAGTGTTTCAATGAGCAATTATATGCTTGAACGCGTCTTCACTATGATGATTCGTCAGGATGATGGTTCTTATAAGATTTTATATCCTAAAACCGCTGCCGAACAAGTTATGGCGACAGACATTACGCTCAAAGAACATTGTACCGACTTCTTGTCTCATATTTATTCGACAGAACGTCGCTTGATTAACAATGTTAATAGACCAAATGGTTATGTACTTCTTGAAGAAGGTAACTATTTGGGTACTGATCGCATTAAAAAAGAACTCTTAGCGATTAATAAAGAGTACGACACAATTGCTGACCTTTTATTAGAATCCAAAGCTCAACCTGGTAAATTGGTTATGGTATTGGATGCTACTGGTGACCCATCCGTTGATACGGGATGGGCAGTTTATCGTCGTACGAAAGATCAACATTTCGAAGATCTTACTAAAGGATGGGAAAAAGTTTCTGAACAAGAAGCCATTGAAATTGATATGCATTGGAGAAATGTAAAGAACCATCCTCAATCTAACCCAGCTGATATTGATGATATGGTTCGTAATGCTCATATCCATCGTGATTTAACAGCATTGCATTCCTTGGGACAAGCAAATGCTGATAGTGTATTTGACCATGATTATTTCACACATAAAGAAAAACGTGTTGGTGAAGATGCTAACATTGTCCAAGTCTATGTGGGTGCCGTAGAAAAACCAGTAGGTATCGGTCGTGATATGCGATCTGGCGATTTCTGGTATAAACCTTCTATTGGTCAATCTTGGTGGCATGATCCTTCTGTGGAAGAAGCCACTGATACATGCTATGAAAAATACCGTGATCAAGCGGGTATGACCACATCTCCATTACTTCGTACCAATAAAACAAAAGTAATGCGTCGTATGTTCTATCGTTGTACTAACTTAGAAGTGGTGAATCAATACGATACACGTAATGTAACTGATTTCACAGGTATGTTCTATGAATGTGGTTCCATTCGTGAATTACCACCATTCTATTCCTTTAAAGGTAAAACATTCGATTCTATGTTCTACAACTGCAAGAAATTGAAATATGGTCCAGAACTTGATTTCAAATCTGCTACTACTACAGCAGGTATGTTTTCTGGTTGTGAATCCTTAAAGAAAGTATTAGCATTGAAGAACACAGGTTCTATTGCTGATATGAGCCAAATGTTCAATGGTTGTCGTTCCTTGGAAAGTCTTCCTGAACTTGATGTATCTGGTGTAACAACTGATGAAGGTTTATTGAAAACCTTTAATGAATGCTTCAGTCTTTCTGAAATTTCTTTCAAACCTAATACATTAACATGCTCTATTTCTTTAGAAAATACTAAACTCGATTTAGATTGTATTCGTCGTTTGTTTGCTAGCTTACCAGCTATCACAACAAATAAAGTGATCAATCTAATCGGTACTCCAGGTATTACTAAATTGACTGCTACAGAACGTGCAGTAGCAACCAATAAAGGTTGGATTGTATTACCTGCTCTATAAGATAACACTAAAGTGGATATACTCATATCGAGTATATCCACTTTTATCCGTATTGTTAGATACGTTAAATATATATTATAATCATGAATAGAACCAATGAGGAAAGGAACTGTTATGAAATATCAGTTAATTCGATTGATGTTCGACCTAATGGTGATGATTGTGACACAAACAATCGTAACATTAGTTAGCACATTGATCATCAAACTTATTTTATGATAGTTTCAGCTTTTTAATGACCCCTTTTATTATGAAAATGTATCGAAGATATCAAAGTCATTAAAAATAATCATTGGTTCTATTCATGATTATAATATATTATATTATTGTATAAGGAGAAATAAAAATGATTAGTGTATCTGATATTATTACAACTGTGGCGATGGTAATGGGCGCCATCAGCCTATTCTTATTTGGGTTTGGTAAACCACAACCTAAGTGGTTCACCTATATCGAAATTCCAATTGTTATTGCTGCCCTAGTATTGGGTATGTTTATCGATGATACTATTTTATAATAAGGAGAAAATAAATGAGATTTACAAAATGTTATGAAATTTGCGGTTTTGATAAATTGGTAGCTGTTCCAAGCAATGAATTGGAACATAAATTCCTGCAAGTATTCAAATATGACCTAATTGACCCAAAGGAGTTACTTTGCGACTGGCATCCAGAGTGGCTCAAACAAGAAATTGCGTTAGAATATATGAAGGCTCTTGGATATACTTCCGTACATTATAATGGGCCAGATAATCGTATAACTCAGATTTTTGAAGGTGAAGAATATGATATTACGGCAACACCTTCAAATCTAAAGGTAATCATCGCCGGTTACCGAATGCTTGGAAAACATCGAAAGGTCGCTCAAATCTTAAGAGACCTAAAGAGAGTTGATTACTACAACAACTAAAAAGAAACCTTCGGGTTTCTTTTTTTTGTGCTTTTACCTACTGACTATTTAACATTTATATAATGCAAATAGCTAATTCCACATTTATGTTTTTAAATAAGGAGCATAGTAAATGGCTAATGATATTAAAAAGATTGTAATTCGTCGACTCGAGTCCGATAATCAATACCATGTATATTATCCTCAAACACTAGTTGATGGATTACAAGATAATGAAGCAACACGCGAACACTTTGCTAATGCTGATATCCATGTAACAGCTGACCAACGTGCCAATGTGTTGAACAAGGGCCTTGTTCTTGATAATAAAGGCTTAGTACCTGATACATTGATGGGTACTAAAGGTGTAGGTCTTCGTGACTATGCTAACTTCACTGAGTTAAAACAAGCATTTGACTTACAATCCGGTGAAATGGTTATGGTTCTGGATGCATCTGATAATGATGATGTAGCTGCTCGTCATACTGGTTGGGAAATCGTTCGTGTTGAAGGTTCCCCAAGAGCTAAAAGTTATTCAACTGTTACTAAAGCACAATTGATGGATTATGTCGTTCATCCAGATCATATCAATGGTATGTATACTAGCAGTAAAACTGATATTGATGCTATGGTTGCTAATGATCATACCCATGCTAATCTTGTTGTATTAAATACATTGACTGAAGAAAAATTGAATGCCTTGGCTAAAAAAGGTCAAACAGGTACCATTAAATATGGTGAAAATGTCGATACTTTAGATAATAAAGAAAGCGACATGGTTTACAAAGTAACTGGTGTGATTGCTGGTGAATAATAGAAATAGAGATATGCGTAATGCATATCTCTATTCTTTTTGTGTTTATATATTATATATAAGAAGAACTATTGAGGGAAAGGAGTTTCCTATGAGATACCATAGTATGATATCTGTACTTAAAGTGATAATAACGATTCTTTGCCAAATTATCGCTACTCTAATCAGTACACTCATTATCAAACATATCTTATAGTAAACTGGACTTAGCCTCCGTCCATTTCCTTCTATTCTACTAATAAAAAATAGGGTATTCATAGATATACTCAATAGTTCTATTATTTTGTAGTGATGATAATAAAAGGAGATTATAGGTATGAAACAGAACGATCTTGCATTAATTAAATGGATTGATGAATTTGCTAAACATGGGTATGTAACTATCAATCGCGGTAAACATTTACCATTCTTATTTGATATAAAGATTTTCTCTATGAAAGGTCTTCATCATTTGTCAATTATTCGATTGGACCATCGGCCAGATTCATATGAATGTGCAACAGCATGTGAAGATACCCATCAGGTAAGTGACCCAGTTAATCTATATACAATAGAAGAAGTACAAGAGTGGTGTAATAAACATCGCGACTTCTTAGATAAATAGAAGATAGAGAATGAGTTTATTAACTCATTCTCTTTTTTTTGTTAGCTGTAAAAATATACTAAGTTGAATATATATTATAGATACGAATAAATGTAATTTATATTATAAGGAGAAATTAAATGACTGAATTAGATGTAACATTGAACGCGTTCTTGGAAGAAACTTTCGGATCTACTCACAATGTAGTAGTTCATGGGGCACATGGGCATACTCCTTATGGTTATACCTGGTTGTATGACACTAAGGTGTCTAACAAGGATGTGACTAAGGCAATGTCTATTGTACGTTTGGATGCTAAGCCGAACGTATATGAGGCAACTGTGTTTATTGTTGGTGAACATGTCACTGACAACGAATACTTAATCGATTTTGATGAGTTGAAGGAATGGGTATTAGCCCACAAGGATTTCTTGAACTCATAAAAAATAGAAAGAATACATCAAACTGGTGTATTCTTTTTTTGTCAAAAATATGTGTAAAAGTGTACTAGTTTGTTTATATATTATAACCATGAATAGAAACGGAAATACAGTTTAATGAGATAAAAGAGTTCCGTAGATTCTGTTCAAAGATTTTTATTATATTATACTTTTATGAAAAAGGAGATTTTAAAATGCGTGTTTTATTAGGTTTATTAGACGGTGTTTGTTTAGCGTTAGTTGTGTATGCAGTGGCTCGTCCACATTCTGTTGCACGACTAATGGGTTGGGAAGACCAATCCGAACAAGAAGGAGGTGAAGAATAATGGATTTAGTAACAGTAAAACACGGACAGTTAACCTATGTGAATATGTGCGGTAAACACACAGTTAAGGTGTATAACACTGAGACTGATTCACTGGTAGTCGAGGTCCCATTCTCTGGTGTACAAGCTCGTCGAGCTGAATCATCTGAAATGGTTTCCGAAGACGAAGGACTTCAAATGTTCCGTACCGTATACGGTGAGGTAGAAGGTCTTCCTGAAGCACAAGATGACGTTGTCATCATCGTGTCGATGGCTGTCCGTCAAGCCTTACCTGAACGGAAAGACCTGGCTTCTCCAGGGTCCTTACGCAAAGATGAATCCGGCATGCCTACGGGGTGTTACGGCCTAAACTTCAACTAAGAGAAGAAAGAGAACTAGTCAATGACTAGTTCTCTTTTTTTATTTTTTTGGATAGAGATGTGATAGATGTAGCCATATCCCTATACATATTACGTGGAGGTATATTATGGGTGGACGGTACGCTACATCTATCACGAAGATAAGATTACACATTGCACAGAAAAGAGGTTAAACAATGCGTACTTTATTGTTCTAAAATGATTAAAAGTTAATGTAATATAGTCCAGCCTTTAATCTTAGCTGTATTGATAAGATTCATCACTCGGTTATCTGTGATATCAACATTCGTATTATGAATATCCAATGTTTTAGGATCATGAAGTTGATCTTTTAGACCTCCGATGACTTGTTCAAAGGATTGGTTTGTAAGCTGAGTATTTGCAAAAGAGATGTCACAACCTATGCTATTGTGTTGACAGGAAACATTTCTTAACTTAATACACCCATCAAACATATTGGTTGCATTCGTACATTCTGGGATATTCATATCACTTACAGTGGTTAATTTTTCACAGTTACGGAACATGGATTCACATGTTTTCGCAGATGGAATATTCAATGATGTAACTACATCTAAATCGATGCAGTTTTCATACATAGAAATGACATTCTCAACCATTGGTAGTGATACACGTTGAGGGGATGCTAATAATGTACAGTTTTGGAACATACTATGAGCATCCTTAACTCGAGTGAGTTCTAAGTTAGGAATGTTAACCAATGATGTACAATCTTTGAACATCTCAGATGTGTCAACTAGCATATGGGTTGTAATATATGGGAAGTATTTTAGAGATGAACAGCCGAGGAACATACGGGAGGCATTCTCTAGTTTATCCGTTTGGAACGTAGGAATATCAGCTAATGTTTCACAGTTTAGGAACATCTCTTTCATACTTTTAGCTTCTGCGGTATCATACCAAGGTACTTTAACTAGATTATGACAGTTGGCAAAGAAACGATCGAGTTTCGTTACCATGTTACTCTTAATCTTAGGAGCAATCACCATCTCTTGATTATTCTCATAATAGCCAGTCATATCACCATGTAAGGTTAATGTGTCTGGACGAATGATTTGGGCTTGGTGTGGATATGATTCTTGGTTATGGTCATGAATTGGGTCACCAAATGGATTTAGTTTTGGGTTTTCTCGTTCCCCTGTTACGTACATAACTAAGTCACCTGGGAAAAGTTTATTGCTCATCAAGTTATCAGTAACTTTATAAGATGGGACTTCTTCCCGTTTACGAATCTTAGTGGTACCAAAGTATAGATGGTCAAGAATCGCAGATAACTTATTCAAGGCTTCCATAGCTTCATGAGTGTGGCCTTCTTGTCCCAATCGATCGATTTCATCTTTTGTAGATCTAAATGGGGCACCCAAATCAGCCCAAGAGAAACTGAATTCGATAGACTCTTCTTCAGCCATCTTATCCCAGTTTTCTAGGTAACTAGAGTCCCCACCTTTGAATCGGTACGTTGCCCAAGTATGTGCTTTCTTAACAGTATCATCACCTTTAGAAGCATCCAATACCATAGCCATAGTGCCAATGTCATGTATTGGGTCTAGTTTAGAACGGATTAACATCTGTACGATATTCTTATATTCTCGATTAATCCCAACAAGAATTGGATTATATTGATCATCTTTCAAATACCCTGTTGGTTCTAGGATAGCAAATCCTAATGGTTTATTACCATGGGCTAAGATGATATGATCTTTCTTAGTAGCATGAACGATTTGACTTCGTACATGGTCTAATACGGTATCTTTTTGTTTATTGATATAGACGCCTTCGGCGAATGTCTTAGGAATCTGAATATCAAGATCATCTCCACTAGAGTTCTCGCCTCTAATAAGGAGAGATATTTTATATTCATTAAACTCTCTAAGCATATATGCATTCTCCTTTCATAGGATGAGTTATATGATTTTGTATTACAGTAATGTTAAAATGACGTTTTTATAGACATATAGGTAGATACTTTTCTTTCATGGTACTCCTAATGATGATGGCGATGTATCCGGGCAATAATCGTGTTGGCTTATTGCTTTGGATACATCGCCATTATTTTCCGTATTTTTACCTCCTATAATTATATATTATTGATGTGAAGTAATGTAATATATTTATATTTTTAATTTCTTTATAGGAGGTACTTATCATGGTACAACAAGTTTCTTTATCCCAAGTTTTATCTTCAGTTTCTGACGAGTTAAAATTCTCCGAGTTTGAGTCTTATGACTCCATACTCGATGTTGAATTAGAATTGGAATTGGTAGATGCAGCATTGAAAGAATTATTTTAATTAGTATAAGGAGAAATAAAATGAAAACTGTATTCGCAAAATTGTTAATGTTATTAATAGGTAAAGTGGTCTATTGGCCACTTTACCTCTATTCAATCGCTATGTGCAGATACTTTGGCACTACGCTCAATAGTGTATTAGAAGACAATTCAAGATTTAAAACCGAACATGTAAGGGTCGGTAATAAACACGTTGCCCGATTAACAGATAAATGGGGACGACACAAATTCGTCTTCTTCAATGTCGATGAACATGCAAGCAACATTTTCCGATCTGTGTATTATGGATTATTGCTAACCTACAACGAATTTAGTGGAGAGGTTGAGTCTGAATTAGTGGCTTACCATATCCACTTAGGTGTCGTTAGATATACTGGTCGAAATAGAACATGCTTCTTAGAGTCTTTGGATAGACTAGAAGCATTGTTCTAAAGATAAAAGAATACCTTCGGGTATTCTTTTTTTTACTTAATTTTTGATTATATATTATTATGATAAGATAGAAGTAGTTCTATCGAATATTACTGATAGTAAAGGAGGTGATATTATGTATAAAACAATAGTACATAAAGGTGACTATATAACATATATGCGTGGTGATCGCATAGTCACAGAACCTGTCGATGTAATATATAAACAAATCAAGGATCGGGAATGTATTAATAGTGACATCATTAGTATACGAAAGTGTCGTTCATATATAGAGGCTGATCCAATTTCCATATTCGATTCATTATCATACCTATACGGTGTAGAAGTATATGATGATAATGATGAGTTGATGAATTCCAATGGAGGCACATTTAACAAATGTCAGTTATCCAATACAGATGATATATTATTGGGTAGGACTGATATAGACGATGCCATTGATATGGTTTATGCATATCTTCTAGGGTATCTTTATAGATCAGTTCACGGTATGCGTATTAAAGGCTCCAGAAAAGCTGTAGTTACCTTTAAGAATAATACATCTGTAGTTGAGAGTTCATTGAAGGTGATGGATAAGTGTATTGCATCATATAATAAATTAACATCTAATAACTTTGATGTTAACTATATTATGCAAATATGTGGTGACCATCATGAACATATCAGCGTAACCTTGGTTGATAGTCATGATAATGGCTTTATATACGGTTTCATTAAAATGATCCACCAATGGTATGGAAATATAGGTATGAAGAGTATAAATACTCAAAAACGTATACCACATGGTATTCTGAATGCTAGACGCCAAATCCGTAATAAGTTCATTGATGGTTTGGTTGATTATATGAACCATAACCGCAAAGACGTACTCTCATTTGATGAGATTGTATATAACCTATATGCTGAAGGGGTTGGTAAACAATTTGCTATAACGTATAGATTATTACTTGAACCCCTATTTATATCATATAAAGCATCGGTTAACCTTGAGTCATATAGAAAACCAAAGGTTACATATAATGCCGATAATAACAATATAAGTCGATTTGATGACGCGATGATTAAAGGTAGTCAGAAAGTCGAAATACGTCGAGGAAAGACATTATCCTCCAGAGCCTATATCATTGAATCCCGAGAAATATTGGGTGTCAACGGTTATAAACTTGAAAAATAGGTAAGACGTATTAGTATTGTATATAACAATAACTGATCAGTTGGATGATAAACTCATTATGCATTTCGCTGTGAGCTGTCACAATCTGAGATAGAGAAGCGTGAAGGTGTACGTATACTATAAAAGTTAGACCATTCGAACTCCACTATATTAGAGAGGTTTGGTTAGGTTAATATAGGTAAGCGTATGTCCATGGGGGTAGGTTGAGAGACTCTCCATGATCGATATCTGGTTACTGCTGAAGTAATCTAGTTCTAGCCGTAGGGGAAACCTAATAGCTAGGATGGTCCGATATCGATAGAATCAATGGGTAGTAATATTCATTGGTCCGATGCTATGATAAGACAACGGTTTCGCCCTAACGTCATAGATGTTCGCACGCAACTTTGTTATTGAAATAATATAGTAGTCGTTATGAGAGATAACGTATAATGAAGCTTGAGAGGTATGTAATGATATATGAGGTTATGTATGGCGGCTCCTTTGTAGTAGAGCCAAAGTTAAAGGCATAATAAACATGGGTGAATATATCGCATAATTACATATCCACATAAGAAGAGGATTCTTATGTGACCTTATAGATAGAAATATCTATAAGGGGATGGTACTGTGACCAATGGATAAGATTGGTTATGTGCCCCATTAGTAGTAATACTAATGCAAGCGACGTTATATTGGAATACTACAACTTTGGTAAACTTGAAAAGTAAATTCAAGTATCTCATAATTGATCAACCTAAAAGAATACCGCTAGGTATTCTTTTTTTTTGCCAAATCCGTCATGGTAACATTATACTAATTACTTCTATTACATATAAAACAATGAAGGAGGTACATGTATAATGCCTGATAATCAAATTAAGGTCCTCCATAGTCAATATAAGTATAACACACGCGTTGAGCAAGGTGGTCGTGGTCAAGATTACGTAGTTGTATATTTTGAAAACAATGCCACTGATGTTATGATGCATGGTTATACTCAAGTACCTGACACACACATTCATTTACAAGGTGAATTGAATAATAAAGATACGGGTATGGATGCATTCAAGAAATTGGATTCCGCGATTCGTAATACTCGTTTCGGTCACCTAAATGACCATGGTCGTTTGAAAGTTAATAATAACTTCCAAATTGATAGCGATGGTACCTTGGGTCTTAATATTATTATGCTAGAAAACCGTGCTGCATATAATACCATCACAACTAAAGATGAAGGTGCCATTTATATGTGGACTGATAACGGTAAATTTACTGGTATTGATACCGGTTCTACAACACCAGGCAGTACGATCAATGTAGGTTCATTAGAAGCTCACAACGCATCCCCATTGGCACATCCAGACATTCGTAACCAAATCAATCGAATGCAAGCTAGTGTAACATCTATTTCTGGCAATATGGATGCCTACCAAACGGAATTGTTAAAAATCCGCTCTAATGTAGATGCCGCAGTTAAAATCGTAAATACGTTCAAAACGACAGGTATTGACCAAGCAGCCTTAGCAGACCGTGCTAGAACTGCTGATAAATTAAGTCGTTCTGTAACGATTAATGGTGTTTCCTTTGACGGTTCTCAGAATATTAACATCGATGATGTAACGTACTCTAAAACGACAGGTAAATTGAAAAAAGCTGTAACCATTAATGGGGTAACGTTCGATGGTTCTCAAAATATCACAATCCCTAAAGTGGATTCTGCTACAACTGCTGATGTGGCTACTCGCTTCTCCAGAGCGATTCGTATCAATGGTATTGAATTCGATGGTTCTCGTGATATTACAATCCCTGCTTCCGCTATGGAAGGTTTTGTTGCTGAGAATGCATCTAAACTTGGTAATGTAGATGCTAGCGAATATGCATTGAAACGTGATGTATATCTACGTTCACAAACCTATTCGAAAGAAGAAGTCTACAATAAACAAGAAGTAGATATCTTAGCAGGTAAAATCCCTGGTGGTCGCATTTACATTGTATAACTATAGGAGGACTATCATATGAATCGTTTTGCTGAAATTAAATATGGGCGTGTAAACGATATCGTGGAAACCCTTAATGATTTAACATGGGTTAGAACTATTTTCTCTCCTATTTCATTATGGACTGATATCACGGACATGCTCGATTCCGAAGGGAATCAAATCCAAATTGGTCATGTGTTTGAAGGTGGTTCTTTTAGAGCCCCTGCCACTAGAACAGTTCCTGTCACATTAGATGATCATCGTCGTGTTGCCTTATATCGTAAAGATCTATTGGTAACACAAAAAATCGAAGAAGGGTTCTTCTCCAAAGCATTAGGAGATCAATACTTCTTCCCTTATAATGGTGATGCCAAACAAATGTTAGATATGGACTTTGAACTATTGGAAGATGAAGAGGAAGAAGGCTTCAGTGTTGTGTATCGTACAACTCGGGATCCTAAAGAATCTACGAATAAACTGAATGACACAGTAACCGTTGATCAAGTAAAACAACTTCGAAAAGACTTCCGTAAGCATAAACTTGCTTGTTCTAAACGTGGTATGGAAATTACTAACCAAATCAATCAAGCGGAAGCTGTTGAAGAGATGTATAATTATATCAATTGGGATAAATAATATGACTAGGTAGTTGACTTTGTTAGCTACCTAGTCTTTCTACCCGCTGAAACATTCTACTAATACAATTACTATAACCTTTATGAAAGGAGACCTTATCTATGGGTTTAGCATATAATGGTAGAGTTGTCAGCGAAGACTACTATGCATTGATTCAATCTAAATTTGCAGTGATTGAACAAGCATTGGGTGCCTTAACAGCTGATACAACTTCTAAGAATGCAAGCTTAGAACAACGATTGGGGGACTTTAATACAAGTCTTAATAACCAATTTAAAAGCTTGAAGAATAAAATTGATAATGATATTGCAGCTCAGCTGAATGCTATCGAAACAAAAGTAACGAATAACCATAATCTGATTACTACTAAACTAGAAAATACGGCTCAACGGTTAGAAGGGTTAATCACTGAAACGGATACATCCCTTACCAATAAAATTAAAGAACTAGATGGCCGTGAAAAAGCAGATGTTAAACAATTAACAACATCTATCGGTACAGCGAAAGCTGAATTAACAGCGATTACCGAGTCCAATAAAAATAAGATTGATGCATTAGCAAGTAAGTTCCAATTTGGTGGAAGACAAGTCAGTGATCAAAAAGTACTCGTATGGTTTGATTATGAAACAAATCCAGACGAACCAGTGATCAAATTTAGAAAAGGTGATGCATTCGTTGCCTTTGGTGCTGACTGGAAATAATATGTAAACTATTTGGAGGATCCATGAGTCAATTTAATGACGTAATGGCAGTCCGTGCAGCCGTATTGACAATCACAACTGATTGTCAATTACGCTGTTCGTATTGTTTTGAAGAAGATAAAGCTCATAACTATATGAGTGAAGATGATGCTATGATCATCATTAAAAAATTATGTGATAACTTTAGGGAGAAAGTGTATTCCCATGACCCAACAGCTAAATTAGATATTAGCTTCTTTGGTGGGGAACCTACATTAAACTTCCCTGTAATTAAAGCGGTAGTGGAATACTGTAATGAGCAAGAATTTATTGTGCAATATGGTATTACTACGAACTGTGTTCATATCACAGATGAAATGATTGATTTCTTCTATGATAATAACTTTGGTATCTTAGTGTCCATTGATGGTACGAAAGAGTTGCATAATAGAAATAGAAGTAACTCCTATGATACCGTAGTAGCTAATATCAAACGCATGTTTGATGGTGGTTTGAAATTAAATATGGAAGCCCGTATTACTATACCACCAAAAGATATTCGGTATACATTCCAATCTATGAAGGATATGTATGACTTAGGATTTGACAGAATTGCTCCCTGCTTCGTATATGACCAAGAATGGGATGAAGAAGCCTATCAACAATTCGAAGTTGAAATCCGTAAAATTTATGATTTTGCATTAGATAACTACAATTCAGAAGAAAGACGAAATCTCCAAGTTAAAAACATTGAAGATTTCATCTATTTATGCTATGATTCTGATACGAATGATACAAGTCCATGTGGATTTGGTAAGAATGCTTGGGTAGCTATCGGTTACGATGGTGAATTAACCCCATGTCACCAAGTCCATACTAACTTCCGTAACTGTGAAGTGTTGCATATGGGTAATATGATTACCGACGAATTCGATCGAAGTGTTATGGATATGATTAATGTTCAATTCGATCGTAGTACGTGTGGTAATTGTCAATATAACAACGTATGTCTAGGTGGCTGTCCTGCTGAAAGTTTTACGAATGGTCATTCATTTAATGATGTAAACCCAGCTGTATGTCGTCATATGGATATTATGTATCATATTGCTACAGAGTATCAAAATAAGATACTCCATAGTACCAATCTCCGTTCCAGACGCTTAGCTATCTTGAAACGTAACTTAGAATTCAAACAATTATTGGATACTGCTATCGATCACTTACATCAAAATGATATCAATGTGATTATGTTAGATTTTGCAAGTATTCAAGAATCTATATTTGGTGAGGAAAAAATCCTTCTTCCTCCATATATCCGTTTAGCAGAACGATATATCGACATCGTATCTGATAAACTTCTAAACGATGTGGTTGAGGAACTTGATAAATACCAAGCAATTATGAACGGTGGTGAAATGAATGGCGATAATTAAAGCCGATGATATAAATGGATTAGTCGAGAAGATTAACAAATTAACTAAATTTTCTCGAGGTATCCGTGCAGTTAAATCAAACCCTGGTATCGAAGCAGGGGGTACTGGCCCTGGTTTATCTTGGGGTTGTCATAAATATGGTGGTCAATTACGTAATGTAGTACCAGATGATAAAAAACAAGATAAGTTTCAGGGATCTAATGTAGTTAACACTCACATTGATAGTAATCACCGAGTTAAAGCAGATCAATTCAATGAAGTGGTTAACGGTATCAATTCCGCTATTACAGAAATTCGACAAAATGTAACAGGCGATGATGGTCCTGGGTTAAGTGATGTAACAGAACCAACTCAAGTGACAAAAGATACTATTGCTAAATTACAACAGCTACAAGCAGCATTAAACGCTGTTAGTACAATCGAAAGTACATTAAATCGCGTTAATGGTTGGTTTAATAGTGCTAACAAATGTAATCGTTCTTGTCAAGTTAACTGTCAAGTTGGTTGTCAAGTTGCTTGTAACTCTGTTAACTGGTGTCATGACCAAAAGTGTGGCTCACATTAATTTTTGTATCAGTAAGAAGGAATGGTATAATACCATTCCTTCTCATTTTCTAGTATGAGGGTACTATGTTTGATTCTATCAATCGTATTTCGATTAAAGTGACAGACTTCTGTAATTTAGATTGCGTGTACTGTCATCAACAAAAAGTAACAAAAGACTCATCCAAGACGTTCTCACACTATGATAAACTAGAAGATTTCATCAAGTCATTACCATTGGCAGATGAAGTTGATGTGTTAGTCACTGGTGGAGAAATCTCTGTTAAATTAGATGAGTTCAAAAAGATTGAACGGATTCTTAGACGAATCAGTCAATCTATTGATGTAAAATTTATCATGAGTGTTATTACGAATGGTACTAATCTTCCGGGAATAGTTGATTTCGTTAAACGAGGAATTATGCGTCCCAATTCAATCACTGTATCATGGGATGGTGTGTATTCATACACTCATAGTCGTAAAGGTAAACTACAGAACTTATCCGATAAGTTCTTTAATGATAATATTAGATATATCGTTGACCAAGGATATGCGAATGAGATTAATATCGCTTTTGCCGTAACTCCTGACACAATCAACGATATGATGCCTAGCTTAGACTATTGCTTAGGTGTTGGGTTACGTAACTTCTCCTTCTATTATATTCATGAAGCAGATTATACAAACCCTAAATTCATCGCTGATTATACGAATGCTTTACAGAGTATGGCAAATCGCTTCGTTCAAACATATCCTGATTTGAAAGAACGATTCCGTTACTATAATTGGCAAAATATGTACTGTCGATACATACTATCAGATGCGTCATTCCTAGCTAAAACATCTTGTGTTAAACTAGGTAATTCTATCCATATTGATATTGATGGTTCCATTTATCCATGCACATTCTTCTCTGATCATAGAAGTATGCAGATTGGTCATATATTGGAAGGATTCTATGAAGATCGAATTCATCGATTTGAAAAAGAATACTTCAGTAAACCAGATTGTGACTACCAATCATGTAAGAATGAGCATTGTTTTGAATGCCCTGCATCTGATTATATCCTTAATAAGGGTATGAATAATAAACAAAAGAATCTTTGTCATCTACTATCTATTGAACGAGAAATCTTCATGGAAAATATTAAGAAAGTTACTATTAGTGAATATGACATTCGTACATTCTGGAATGTGGGAACATCTGTTGTAGAATCCCACTATACTGATAAGATGAATACCGAATGTCATCTTCCATTAACTGATTCCAGAGAATATACCGAAGATGATAAGATGTTAGTATCTAATAATATAGAGAGGATTCAATCATGGTAGAACAAAAACCATTCTTTCTACCATATCAGGTAGACTTTTATCTTATGTTAACAGAAGCTTGTCCATTACGATGCGAATACTGTTATATTAAAGATAGAGATAATCCTGCTCGTATGAGTAGAGATACAATGGACCTTATGATGAAAAAGGTGCAAACAAAACCAAGAATCATATTCTTTGGTGGTGAACCATTATTGGGTATTAATGATATCAAATGGTTTACTGAGAAGTATAAAGACGATGTTAAAGTATTTCAAATTGTAACGTCCACATTTCCTAAACAAAACTTCCATGATCTAATAGAAAATGTAATCAAACCAAGTAGTAAACCTTGGGAATTACAATTATCCTTTGATGGATTTGAAGGAAGTGAACGTAAGTTAGTCAATAAGGATCCCGTTGCTCAGCAGGTATATGAGAATATATTATATACATTAGAGCAGGGAGTTAAATTACAAGTTCGATGTGTTATCAATGATAGTAATATCTATTACTTCCATGATACCTATCGTCAGTTTAAACGTATGAGTGAAGAGTATAGTGGATTATTCTATGCTGATTTCACATTAGTTCATGAAACCAATTTAGATTCCGATTTCCCAGAAGTTCTTAAACGAGAATTGGGGATGATATTGGATGATATATTGACAGATGAAGCACCATTTATTACAGCAGGTCTTGCTTCTATGATAGGGTCTATCCTAGAAGATAGAAAGTGCATGGCTTGTAATGTAGGTTCTGAAATTATCATTCGTCCAAATGGGGATATTTATCCTTGTACCATGCTATCTCAATACTCTGAAGACTTCAAAATGGGTCATATTACAGATAGAGAGCTTAATACTGATATTGCTACTGATGTACATGAGCGTCCAGCAGATTGTGATACATGCGACTATAATAAATATTGCTTTGGTGGTTGTCGATATGAACGATCCTATCTAGGGAATCTCAATGAGATTAATCTTGGGTATTGTGAACAAACTAAAACGGTAGTAGAAGCACTATTAGCATTCCGTGATAAGTTGTATTCCGATTCTTGTAAGAATCGAGATCTTATTATCGAACGAATTCTACGCTATCGTACATGGCGTAGTGGTATGGAGTCCACAATGGATTTTGAGTATATGAAATTTAGAGGTAACCAAAATGCCGGAATTGAGTAAAGAGTTTAAAACTCGTATTAAACGAATGCTTCGGTCTTTGAATAGTTTTCGTTCCTGGCAATCCATCTTCTTCAATCTAACCTATGCTTGCCCATTAGCTTGTAAATATTGCTATATTGACCCAGAGTTGAAGGGTATGACACTAGAAGAAGTTGAATATACTATGGAATTAATTAACCAAGATAAGGGAAACTATTCCAGAACCATTACGTTCTTTGGTGGTGAACCTGCTTTACAAATAGATATTATTGAAAAGATTATCCCTAAGTATTACAACGAAACGATTTCTGGTACGAATGAACGGAGATATCGCTTTGGAATCATAACAGGATTCACTGTTAACCAAGAACGTCTTATGAAACTATATGAGCAATATCCATTTGAAATCGTTGTATCATATGATAATATACGAAACGGTACTCGGGTTGATCACGATGGAGTTCCATTTGATGCATTAGTGGAGTTAAGAAAATATACACACATAGACCTAAGTCGTTACGTCAGTATACAGAAAATACTGACTGGTAATGAACCTGATTTACTTGCTGATATTGAAGAACTTGAAGAATTTCATAAACAAACAGGGGTTAACTATTGCTGGAATCATAATAAAACCCCATTCAAAATCCCAGATGATAATTATGAAAACTTCAAATCCCAATATAGTGCAGTGATTGATTATTATCTAACAGGCTTAGAAGAAAACCCCAATCGGTTTATCCCTAAGATTGTCACTACCGAATACTTACAACATGTCACAGGTACAGTTGAACAGAATCATGGTGGATGTGGTTTAATGACAGAGATATTTATCTCCCATAATGGTCGTGTATACCCTTGCTCAATATCTAATAGTAAATTACCGTACTTCGACTTAACGAACGATGACGCTACCGAAGAGATCGAGTGTGCGGAACGTCAGTGTATCCATAATCCTACATGTGAAACATGTGATATTCGGTACTTTTGTAATGGAGGCTGTATAGTTGATCGGTCTGTTAATTTTGGTGACTATGGTAAACCAAATCCTAATTGGTGTGACTATATACATGTGATAGAATCGGCTGTATCCGATGCAGCTAATAAGCATAAAGATACCGAAACCTATCTTAGAAATGAAATGATTAAATGGCGTATCGGTCATTATAAGACTTGCTTATCACCGACCGATAACCAAAACATAGTTGGAGGAGTTATTGATGTTAATTTATCTACCTGAACGAATTTATGAAGTCATTCAAGATGACCCACGGATTCAACAATATGAAACCGAGATGAAAGAACTTTGGGGAATTGGATTCCCTAGAGTTTGTCGTATAAAACAGATTAATCAAGTTGCTTTTCATTACATATGTCAAGTTAGACGTATATTGCGAAACTATCCATCATTATTAGAACAATTTCAGGTATCTAATCGTGAAAGTGATACGATATATGTAAAATCCGTATTAGCAAATACGGACGATAAGGAAACTAAGCTAGAGTGCTTGTATCGATTGATGTCTAGTTGGATTGATAGGGACACCTCTATCCGAGAGTTCATTACTCTGTTCGAAACGTTAAATCTAAATGAATTATTTGCTTTATCAGCCAATATTGTTAAAGCATATTTCATTATGAAAACGAGTACTATAGAAGCATCTACTATCGATGATTATATTACTAAATCGAATGTTATTTATAGTCAAATCGCTGGAGTATGTAAGATGACCAAATCATTAGAGAAGATGTTAATTGTCGAATCTATCGATCAATTAGTAGCACATTTACGTGATAAACTCATTGATGGTTCTATCACAGCCGAGAAAGCTCTATCTATATACGATAGCAATATTGTTAAAATTATTCATAAAATGGAGCAGATTGATGCCGAATATCTAAAATATAATACTCGGTCATTATATTTGTATCTTATCATATGTGTAAAACGATACGAAAAAGATCGAGATATGAATATAGCATTTGATTTAGTATATAACTATATCATCTTTTGCTTGAAACATAAAGAAGAATTCACTCGTTCGTTATATACACATAACGAGTTTATGTTTTCTCATCTAGCGGTATTATTGAATGCAATTCATATGATCGTACCTGAACATAAGCAAAAAGCTATAGAAGACTACTTAGATGATAATGAACTAGATTATTTGGTTGGACTGTCTAGTAATGGAAAATTGTCTAATTATATAGCTAATGCATTACGGTCTGTTAATGCAGATGATTTCGGTGTGGCTGTATTGAAATACTTTGAATCAGATGTATATGCATTAATAGAACCTATTTTAATTGATAAAACCTTGGAGGGTTAATTATGAATATAGTTTGGTATCCAAATGAATGTAAACCATTCATTTATCAATACCCAGAATTGGTGGAATTGCATGAGTTAGCTCGCAACGATCATCAAACGAATGTGATTACAGATAGTACGGTACAATTAGAAGAAAAGATTGCTTCAGTTGAAACGATACTTGAAGGTGTCACTGAAGAACAAAATCGATTAGTCTATTTGGTAACACATGTTGATGATTTACCATTAGATGTGATCGTTGATAAACTTGATAAATCAACTCGTTCTGAAGAACGATTGATTTTATTGAATCGATTATGCCGATTAGATATGGCTACATATGGTCCACGGATGGAAGCGTTTGTTAGAAATTTAATTACTCAAGGCGTATTGGTATCTGACCCATATTATGTGGAAATTATGAACACCTATCCCATCATTTCTAATGGGAGTAAAGAATCCATTGATGAATGCTTTTCCAATGTAACTCGTGTATATAGAGAACAAGCAAAAATCGCTTTATTCATTGCTGTTAAGAAAGTAATTGTAGAAAGTAAATATGTATTCGAAGTACCGCCCGTTGAATTCCTTACCTATATTGATGCCTATATCGATTCTATCTGCGAAACAACTAAGATGGATCCTATGATGTTTAGAGCATGTGTTGATTATATGGATTTTCTGGTATGTAACAACATGATGGATCGACTCAATACAGTTATTCAATGGATTGATTCCCATAAAGAAGAAGCGATTTACATTAATTCTTCTACGGATTTGAATACAACATTCGATATGTTATTACTCATCAATCGATTGAAACACTTCGGTAAATTGTCAAAACCATTAACGGAAACGTCTTGGAATGATAAAGAGATGGAAGTAATCAATGCAACAACTCCATCAACTATTACTCCATATACTGTATTACATGCTACAACAGAAGATATTGACTGGTTATTCGATTGGTACACTGATATTATCGAATCATTTGGTTAATACACAGAAGAGTTTAGGTAAACCCTAAACTCTTCTTTATTTAGACATTGATGTAATATCAATTACAAGTATTTCATAAGAAAGGAGTCAATCGTTAATAATGGCTAAACTCAATAAACGATTTAAGTTTACCAAAGATACTACGAACGAAACCTTCTATGCTGACATATATTCATCGATTGGTGACTTAGAAGAAGGTCAACCGTATCTTTCGACTGATGTTAAGGTCGATGAGAATACAACTATGCCAGGGTACGTCCAAGGCTCTACCAACTCATATGACGAGAATCTTCTCGATATATACATAAAGCCAGATGACGCTACTAAACAAACATTTCGTTTAAAATCAAAATCGTATAGAAACATTGCCAATGGTGTCACTATCTATTCCCAACCAGGTCAATATACATTCAATATTCCTGTGGGTGTAACTAAAGTATGTGTCATCACAGTGGCAGGTGGTTCTGAATATGATTACGTTCATAACGTAACCCCTAATAATATTACTGCATTGAAAGCTCAGCTATTGAGTTCATCTGTTGATACCTATGTAACTGAAACAGGTAAAACAGATCGATTGATTAGTTCATCTATCGATTATCAAACCGTTTCCTTTGATGGATCCCCTATCATTGGTTATGGTATTGATGGTGTAACAGGTAAAGTCACTCGTGCTGAAATCCCTGTGAATACCCCATTGTATTTCGGTACACCATCTGGTCTATATAATGATACTACATCAGCCTATAGACATAGTGCATCAGGTCAATTACGTTCTACCGTAATTGATGTATCCAATATTGAATCTCTCAATGTGGTAGTCGGTAACTTCGGTAATGCTACCGATAATACAAGTCCTAAACGTGGTACTAGTGAATTAGTAAGTGCTGATTTACCATTGACCACTAAATCTAAAGAAGATAATGGTACATCATTCCATTTTGGTAATGGTGAACCTACCATGCATGTACTTAAAGTAGATGTTATCGGTATGGGTGGTATTGGTTCTCAAGGTCTAAGCCCTAATACTGCTGATCCTGGAACACAACCCTATGCTGAAAGAGAATTTGCTCGTATGGGTAATGTCCGTGGTACTGTGGTTAAAGTTGCTACAGCTGATAAAACGATCGCTAACATTGTTAGTATGAATGGTAATAGTGCATTATTGGGTGATAGTGTTATTACCAATAACAAACCAATTCCAGGTGCTAAATTTAATGGCACTATCGATGTTAACCCAGCCTACCCAGGATTGAATTCTTTGACTGCTGAACAATTGGAAGCTGGTCGAGGACTTCCTGGTAAATCCGTTAAACAGATTTGGATTGAAGGGGTAGAAGGGTATGATAACCCTATCCTTGAAGGTGGTGCTGGTGGTTTACCTGGCCATGATGGTGAACCTGGTAACGTAAGTAAATTCTTTATCATAGAAGATGGTGTTACTAAATACATTAAATCTGGTGGCGGTGGTGCTGGTGCAGGTTATATTGCTGGTAAACTTGTTACTATCAATGGTGACGAGTATGCTAATAATAACCAAGTCAATATCAACGCAACCTACGATAAGTCAAATGGCTTAACACCGGGTACAACTGGTAACTACAATATCACATATGGTGGTACTATTGAACCTAAAGTTCGTATTGGTCAACCGAATATCGGTATTGTATCTATCATATATGGTCCAGACATCGAAAACATGGATATTCCGTTATATACTTGGACGACTGATCAAGAATCCTATGTGGGAGAACAGCTTAGATACACTGCTAATGGTATTGAAGGGAATATTAAATTCTCCCCTAAACGTATTTTCATTTCTCACGAATTTGTGAAAGATGAAACTGCCACTAGTGGTGCCGCCTTTATGCAACCGTCCCAAAAGGCTGGATTGGAAAACCTCGTATTGGAATATATGAATGATAAGGGTGTGTGGACTAACTTCAAAACAGCGTCTATATCCTTTACCATGTTGACGGAAGAAGGCCAAACCTATATCGATATTCCATTGCGTGTATATTCCACAAAATGGAGATTACGATTACCTGATGAAAACCTTCATCTCAAATCAAAGAATGGTGTTAAGATCGATTCTTACATCACCTACACAGAAGATGAAATGACCTAATAAGTATATATTATGAGAATGAGTATGGATTAACCATACTCATTCTTTTTACTGTTTGTTCGAAAGGGATAGTAATATCTAACATTATAGCTAACAAACAGGTATTGATAAATTATTTCATATTTGGAGGGCTTTATTATGGCATTCAACACATCTATGACGTCCCAAAGTCAAACGAATCCTACTGACAATATTAACACTCGTGGGATTCAATTCTACAATGGAGATGCTACCATCGTATTCGATTACTGGAATGGTATGGCATCTATTAAAATCCATCCAGCACTTCCTGAAGCTGAGCGAGCTAATAAACAAGTATACGATTATAAAAAATCTGTATCTGTAGCACTTAGTCCAGATAATGCTGTATTGGTGGGTAAATATATTAAAGAAGATATTCTCCCTGCTATTGAAAAAGGGGAAGAATGTACTCGTGCCGTTGTGAGTGCACGTGTTAACTTATTCGTAGTATCCACTGGTGTTAACCAATATGGTGAAGTAAAACCATTCATTGGTATCTATCGTAAATTAGATGAAAACCGTATTCCTGCAGAATCCATGGTATTCCATTTCGATAAACATCCAGTGATTACCAAATATGCACCTACAACAGGTGAAATCGACATGAATAGCCAATACACTGAATTAGTAGGTGTAGGCGAATTCTTTACTGCTTGCTCCGCATTAATGAATGCAGGTGTACATGCAGACAACTTTTCCAACCGTTTTCGTATCAACCGAGAATATGAATTCAGAGCCGCAGCTTCTGGAAAATTAGGTATTGATAACGGTAGCGGTAATCGTACTAATTTTGTGAACCGTTCCAATGGTGGTGCATCTCAAAATATTTGGGATATTAAAACACCAACTGATACTCTTTCTAATGATAATGGCGGCGGTTCCTTAGCGGAAACATCAACAGCATCTTTCGATGCATTAAGTGACTTGATGTAATTCGTTAGTAACTAGAAAATACTTCCGATGTATTTCGGAAGTATTTTTTTTGGAGGTTCTATGAGTGAAGATGATAAACTCAAGAGTCTGACTATCTTGGTAACGTATCGGGACATCATTAAGACAGCGGATTTCTATATCCTAGATCTAGTGAAGACTCGATTTCGTGATAAATTTAAAGACTTAATTGATTTTAAGCTATTGGATACCTTAACCGAGGAAGCCTTAATGCTTCATTGGTTACATCGTCCAGTAAAGAATGTTCTCGAGTGGTTAGCTATTAAGGAGTTTGATTATGAAAAGAACTATCAGTTTCTATATGATAAATCTAAGAAACTATATATAGATGATGATCGAACACTTAAATTTGATAAAGTACTGGAGAACTATAAGTTTTCGAAAGCAATTAATGATATCTATGTGTGGAATCCCACCTATGATAAGCGTCAATTGTTTGATCTCAAAGTAAGGCATGGTTTAGGTAAAATCAAATACGTGACAGGTGCTAGCTTGGAACGGGTATTAGACAGAATTGGATCTGTCAATTTAGTATACGACACAGATGCTGATCGAGTTGCGGAGCTCATCAGTACAGGCAAATATCCTAAGATGGTATTTGGTGTCGGAGCATATGGTTATAATTATCAACGGGATTTTATACTGAAACATGACTTAGCGGATAATGTCAATGTATCAACTTTCCCTATACTCGTTATTAATGAATCATACCTGTTTAATGGATAAAGGAGATACCACTATGAGCGAAATCTATAATCAGGCGGAAGATAATCAAATCGCCGTTAAAGTAGTAAAAGATACAAGTAGTTCTTTTGATACAATGGAACAAACGTCTAGTATTCCTAGACCTACATTTCCACCATTGATTCCAGAGAACAAAACTAAACATCCTTGGAATGTTATTACAGAAGCTGAGTTCAAAACTCGTATGCAAGAAATTTTCGAGATGGTGGCTTCTGCATTAAAAAGTACATTAGGGCCATATGGTGCTAGTACACTCATTGAGTCTATGGGTACTTATCATTTGACTAAAGATGGTTTCACAGTATTAAAGAATATCCACTTCAATAACCGAACAGATAATACTATCTTAAATACCATTTTAACCATCTCTCATCAAATGGTTATGAAGGTTGGTGATGGTTCTACATCTTCCATCATCGCAGCATATAACTTCTTACATCGTCTATCTCAATCTGACGAATTGAAGGCATTACGTCCTCGTGACTTAAAGCAGTATGTTAACCAATTCGTTGATGTAGCAACACAATATATCCAAGCTAATGCTCAGCAATTAACAGATGAGAATTTCTTGGATATTGTAACGAATATTGCTAAGGTTGCTACCAATGATGATAAAACATATACGAACATTATTCATGAAATCTATGAGAAATGTGGTCGTGATGTAACGATTAGCAAAGCTATGTCTGATACAAACGAACCATCATATGAAATCAAAGATGATATGTTCTATATCGATGCATCTTACTTAGACCGCATCTATTGTAACACTGATAATGGTACTAAAGTGGAGTTAAAACAACCGGCTGTAGTACTATTCAACTTCACCCTTGAAAATAAGCATTGGGATTTAATTAAGATCATGAATGCAGCTATAGCTAAGTCTGACGCAACAGGTCAAAGACAATTATTGGTGATAGCTCCTTATTATGATGACCAATTCTTAGATAGAGTGAAGAATGATATCAACCGTTTCCGTGCTTGGTACCAACAACAACAGCAACAAGCTGGTGCTATTCCATTCCCAATGATCTTTGGTAAAGCACCATTCTTCAAAGCCATTCAACGTGACATATATGATGATGCATCTGCCTTCTTAGGTAACACAATTATTAATCCTATGGATGCGGATCATTTATTGGAAACATTGAATACATTGAATGCTCAACAAGTGCAATGGAATGAATATGAACAAGCTAAACAAACAATGCAACCAGAAGCATTTGAACAATTCTGGGGCACTCGTCCAGTACCAGAAAACCCAGAAGAAAAAGTCAATGAGTTACTAGATGAAGTAGCTAAACGCTTTGGTACATCTGAACAAGTTCTCATGACAAATAAAACCATTGAATTCACTGGGTTGACTAATCAAGATGCTAATATGATTAAGCTTCGCACTGATATTGCTCGTGGTGATATGGAAAAGGAATTAGCTGAAGTAGAAAACTTACGCTATATTTCAAAAGATTTCATCGCTGCTAAAGAACGCTTATCTCGATTAGCATTAAAATCTGCAACGATTCGTGTGGGTGGTAATAGTGAGCTCGAAAAGAAAATGAACGATGATGCCTTAGATGATGCTATCAAAGCATGTGATTCTGCTCTTCGTTATGGTATTAATCCAGGTTGTAATACAGCGATTATTCAAGCCTGTATGCCTGAATTAAATACTCGTTTATCTGAACAAGAACCTATTATCAAAACCATTGCGGATATTGCCTATGAATCATTCTTGGATGTAGTACAAACGATCCATAAGAATAAGGATCCTAAAGTAACACGTGAAAGTGTTGCGTTTATTGTAGAAAATTCAGCTATGGATAATCGCTGTTATGATTTGGTTTCTGAAACATTCTCCACTGATATCATTAACTCCTGCCGTACAGATATTGAAATCTTACGCAGTGCGATTGCTATCATTGGTGTGATTATTTCATCTAACCAATACCTAGCAGCGGATATAAAAAATTAAGCTATAAAGCACAAGTAGATAGAAGGAATTATTGTTTTCCTTCTATCTACTTTTCTATTTGATTAATGGAGATAGTGCATATGGATCGATTTTATCCAACACTAAAAGACTTCTTAACCGAAAAACGAGCTAGAACACAGCAAACCATTTATGGGTATGCTAGTATAGAAGGTAGTTATAAGGAACGGTATACGAAGTTTATTAAACGATTTCCTACTTTAGATGTAAAGTACTATAAGTCCCATTCATCGTATTTCATCCATGTGAAAATCCCATCAAGTAAATCGATAGACAGAGGGATTGACCTCGCCTATGATGTTATTTTTGAGTTCTTTGCACCAACCGATGATATTGCTAAACAAAACAGTTTACAAAATTGGACTGTTCGAGTGTTCTCGAATGCACCATCGTTTGCCTATCGCTATGCCTATGTATATTATCGCACAGGGTTACTAATTGATGGTCTACAAGACAAGTTTGATGATAAAATTCTTAAAGCAAAGCCAACTAAACAGAACCCAAAAGAATTAGTTGGGTTTGATTATACCATTTATTTCGCGATCATGTATCTTATGAATCGACCTAGTTTCATTCGTAATTTACACAATCGGAATTTTGGTAAGTTTGAAGAGTTGGTTAAGGCTACCAAGGACTATTATGAAGTTCTTCGTATCTATAACAAAGTCAGTCGACTATCATTATCGAATATCAAAAATCGATTAACCCTCAATGTAGATAAATTCAAACGTCATCGCTTTCATACTAACACTGATTCAACTACGGTTAAAACAACCAAACCAGTGAAAGCGACAAGTTTGACAAAATCGGTAAAGACAACCAAATCGATTAAAACGACGCGAAGTGTAAAAACAATTCGAAAGAAAAGATAAGCATATATTATCGTTTAGATACCTAGCGTTGGTGGTTTTTATTTCATGATGAGATGGAGAAGATAAGATGAATGAAGATGTAAAAACGAATGATATCATTCTTGACCCTGTTCCAGAAGGCGTTACACCTGTTGATGAATGGGTATATGGTCCTGGTGATGAAGTCATCACTTATACAGCGAAACAGGTCATTGTACCATTCGATGTCATTTTTAACATCCCTAGTCAAGTACGTAGATTAAATGATTTCTACGTAGTCTATAAGGATGCCTATGTAAAGCAGTTCGGTGAAATCACGAAGTATATGAACTACTTCATTAAATTCTATGATCCAGATAATGAGTTATTGAGTAACTATTTAGGTCTTAAGTACTTACTCGAATCTCGTAAAATCAAGATGGGTCGAAAAGATTTCATCAAGTTACTATATGAATATATCGTAACACCTACCATGTATCAGAAAGTGATGAACATGGTTAACGATAACTATCGTGTTGATTTGACTCAAAAGAAAAAGGAAGGGATTTCCTATTATGAATCCCTTGAGTTTACCAATCATCATGCGAAGTTATTGATGTTAATTTCTATTTTCATTAGAATCTTCATTCCGATGGTGATGCATTACATTTCCACAATGAAGTCTAAATCTGAAAATGCACATTTGATCGAATACTATCGACCAATTTTTGATATCGTGGAAGAGAATGAGCATGTTAACTTATATCAAAAATTGTTCAATTCTATCAATGTATCTGTACAGTTATCGTACAAGAAAAATAAGATCATTTGGGATAAGTATGAAGCACAATCTGTGGATGTTATCTCTCGATCTGAAGAATACTTGGATAAGAATATCATAGTTGATAATGTATTCAAGTATCAATTTGATAAATCCATTATTTCCTTTAATAGTGTTATCATTAAGACACAATTGAAGTATTCTTCTCATAAGAACTTCAATATGAACTATAAGGAAATTAATCAGGAGAAAGACTCTGAAGGGTTATCATACTTAGATAAACTTGAAATGAGTGCCGTTAAGATTGATGAGAATATCATTCTCTTATCAAAGGTTAACATCGATAGCACGATCAAGCGTATCAAACGTGAAAATCGTATCAAGATTAGCAAAGATGAAATCAAGTTCTATACGGAACAATTCAAAGTGAACCGTATCAGTAAGAACTTAATCTTCTATTACTATAGCAAATACTTTGGTGGGTATAATGATTTGAACCATATTACATTGAAGCAATACATCAAACTAATGATTTTGATGAAACGTAGGATGGAATTCAGTGGTTACCAATACTTGAATCAAATCATTACCGCTAATATCAATGGTAAGATCAATAGTCGTACAATCCACAACTCCAAGTTCATTGAGAAAGTGGAAACCTCTTCCGTATACCAAAACATTCGGAATGAAAAGTTTAAGACGATTAATGATGTGGGTAAAGGTGATTTGATTATCAATATCTTATCCACTTTAATCAATACTGAATTCACCTATGTGGATTATGACAATCCTGAATTGACAGGCGAACCAATTGAAATGGATCTTGATATTCTTTCACAAGAATTCTTAGATTTTGTAAATCAAATCTAAGTATATATTATATTAGGGAATAGCGATATGCTATTCCCTAAACTTTTTATATTAAGGAGGATAATACTATGGATACAACAAGCTACTTCAAACAACTAAACCTTGTGTTACGAAAAGCGAATCGTAGTGATTTGATTGCATGGGGCAGATTATTGGATCAAAAGGATCGGTATACACACTATAAGAAACAGAGCCTAGGTCGGTTACATCGATATATGAAACAATTGTATCATGGTGCTGATGTGATACATCTTGAGCCTGGGGATTCCCAATTCTTTGCCGAATATATTACCTGTGAAGGTAATCTTAGACATCATCGAATGATGCAAATTACATTACGTGATTATCTTATATTAAAGAAATTACAAAAAGGTAATTACCGTGGTGTGATAGATATATTACGAGGTGAACCTGATTCTGTAAAGAAAGAGTTTCACTCGATTGTGATGAATGCAATGCAGGAGAAACTATGGTAAAATAATGGAAATTTCATCAATTCAAAATGTGATCCGACTTCTTGAAGAAACACCCTATGCTAAATGGGAGGATAAAGAACATCTAGTAGTTCGCTGTCCTATTTGTGGTGATTCTAAAAAGCATCATGATGGTGCTCATTGTTCTATATGGGTACGAAATGATGAACCCTTAGTGTATCACTGTTGGATCTGTGAAGAAGCTGGATTAGTGGATAGACAATTCTTACTCGATAAAGACATCGGCGATATCGATAGCACGATTCAGTTAGAGCAATTCAATCGTGCGAATGGTCGACGGAGTGCCTTAACGAAACGAAGTAAGAATGGTCAAGTACAAAATGTAGAGATTCCTAAGATACGGGAAGAACATCATAACAAAGTGGAATATCTTCGTAAACGATTAGGAATCAATTTTAACTATGAGCAGTTAGAAGCTCTACGAGTCATAACATCCATTAAAGATTTCTTACAACTGAATCATGCCAAGGTTAGTAAGAAATATGCATGGGCGATTGACCAAATGGAACGAGATTATGTTGGGTTTTTATCTAGTTCTAAAAACTACATTATCTTTCGTTCTATTAACCCCGATAGTAAATATCGATATATCAATTATCGTATTTATGATTATATTATAGGTGCTGAGAAGTTCTATACGATACCCTCACAAATGAATATTATGGATAATGACGTATCATTACATTTGTCTGAAGGGATATTCGACATACTATCCGTAGCGTTCAATATGGGTGAGAAACGAGAAGGTAGTCATATCTATGCTGCTATATGTGGTTCTGGATACACAAGAGTCTTAGAATACTTTCTACGGAAAGGATTCATTAAGAATCTTCATATTAACATATATTCCGATTTAGATAAACAACCTGATTTTTATAATGAGTTACTATATCTTAAAGACTGGTATAAAGACATCAATATCTTATATAATACCTATCCAGGAGAAAAAGATTTTGGTGTACCACGAGATAAGATATGTGCACAGGAGATTAAACTAACTAGGAGATGATGACGTATGACTAATGAAGAATTAAGAAATGTAATTGTGGAATGTATTCGTGAAGCTAAACAAGAAGCCTCTGACTACTTTGACAGTATGAGTCCAAAAGACCAAAAGCACATGGAATGTATACTAATTGGAGAAGACTATTGTGATACAGTATTGAGTAACTTACAAACAGCCATACTCAAACGTATTAACTCATAAAATAAATATATATTATTGACAGGTAAATTAAGAGATATATCTTAATTTACAGGATGGATGCTGTCTGAACTTCTCTCCTATAATATCGTAAGATATTACATTACTAACAACCCAAAAATAATTAACCAACTAAAATTAGACAGCATCCATTCCATATACTTTAGTGAGGCACTGATGGAGCCCTCTCTATGTCATAACTGATTCCCTGCAGTTAACGACTAGAGTATTAAATCACTAACTCTCTCAACTATCATTTCATTGATCATTGCAAGGTTTACCCCTTTTATCTTCCTTGCACCATCCGATCTATACTCTCCCATAAACTATACAAAAATTCATCCAATGCTTATATCGGATGGGAGATACAATGAAACCCCAATGATAGACAACACACCCACCGGTTTTCCCTGACCGGTTCATTAAAGACACAATTCACTCCCTCCATCGGTGTCTCACTAAAGTATATGGAAACAATAAAATCGGATACGCAAATGCGTATCCGATTATTTTATACTGATTAATTATTTTTTTGATTTACCGAGTAAATCGATCTGGGATTGTGATGTGTGTCGTTGTAGATGTATGTATAGTATTTTAACCTAAGGTCCTAAAAGAGAGATAAGACTCCCAGATCTGTGGTACTTCACATTGTGAAAACGTATCATGTGAAATGATTTGTATTAGTGTACAAAACTAGAAAAGTTAAGCATGTTCTGTTGATAGACTAATTCATGTTGTAGTTATATTATTGGAGGAATGCTCGTACCACATACCGAATATTGACAATAATTAATCAATAATAGAATGTGGTGAATATAAACCTGTACTTTAAACAAATCTATAATATTCTCTTACTAGAAAGAGGTGAAACCGATTGGCTAGATTTATTGATAAATCAGAGTTTATCAACCAGAATGTCAACCTCGCAGAGAGTCGAATTACGTCACAATATTCTACGTTCCTGGAGCAAAAACCGACGTTCACTACATTCTATCATGTGAACACACGTAGATCTACTACCGATAAAGGTCTTAAAGATATAGAAGGATTGATTGATAGTCGTTCGCCAATCCGATACAATAAAATCTACAACTTCCCACTCTATGGTATCGAACAAATACAATTAGATTTACAAGAGGAAGATGAAGGTTTAAACTCATCCTATGATGGAAATGCCGTTATTCTACCGAATACGATTTATCCATTACCTGATGATTATTTCTATATCGACTACTTAGGTCGTAAGGCATTATTCCGTGTAACCGATGTAAAGTACGACACCATTAAAAGTAATGGGTATTATAATATAGCCTTCACTATTAAATCCGTAGACGAGCACGATGTAGATGTGCTCGATACATTAGTGGTGGAAGAATATAACTGCGTATTTGAGAATATTGGTACTGGTGATAATTGTTTAATCAAATCTGAAGATTTACAACTGATGAATCGTATTCGTCAGATTTATGAAAATCTTAAGACTGGGTACTTACAAAAATATCTCAATGCAAAATACAATGCGTTACTATATATGGTAAGTTCTGAAAATATCATGTATGACTATACAGTGTCTCGTTTTGTAAACAGAAACCAAATCTTTTATGATAAGAAAACGAATAATACTGTCTATGTATATGAAGAAGAACGTCAAGTCAACAACTTCGAATATGAAAACACGATCTATGATAGAGTCGTTCATAAAGATTTCGATGATTGGGAAGAACTGCTTGCCTATTTTAACGTAGAGCCTACGTTTATGATGGCTGAAGTATCTATCTTTGACTACTATCGCGATCGAAGAATCAAGTACATGCAATTCTTCGACTATCCGTTAGGTCCATTCAATGATTCCTACTATAAGTATATCAGTAAGGACTTCTTACATGCGATTGAATACCATGATGGTACACTGTTGCCACCTAAGGAACGTCCTTGGGAGCATTTTGTATTTATGTATTGCACAACTGACAATGTATTGAGTCTAACTAAATGGTTAGATAATATCGATAGACGACGATTCCCATATAGTTTGGAAACCTTCGTATTCATACCTTTGGTATTATATAGCCTTAGACAACTCATTAATCAACTTACTAATGATAGTAAGGCGTCCTCTACGACGATGGACGATCATCTTCTTAAAAAAAATGATTAGTACTAATTTTTAGGAGGTCAATTACAATGGCTTTAAAAACGTTATATGCAACTTTCGAAGCAGAACGTGCAGAACAACAATATCATGATTTGATGTTAGAACAAATTCTTGGTTCTGATGTACGTGATGCTATCATGGAAGCAGCAGAAGAAGAAGATACAAAAGAAACAAAACGTGACAAAACTGGTCACCCTGAAGAAGACGGCGAATCCAAAGATTCCGATAAAAAATCTAACGATTCTGATGAAGAAACAGATGATTCTAAAGATAGCAAAAAATCTGATAAAGAAGACGAAGAAGCTACCGAAGAATCTTTCTTCATGGATGAAGATGCCATCCTCAATTATGTAGGTGAAGCTGACGAAGTCGATGCTGAAGATGCAGAAGCTGAAGATACTGTTTCTGAAGCTGAAACAGAAGAAACTGAAGATGAAGAACAATCCGAAGAAGATGAAGCTTTGGAAGCTCTTATTGACAGTATCCCTGAAACTGACCCATCTGAATGCGGGGATTGTGCACCAGTAGGTAGCGTTGAAGAAGCGTTGATTTTCGATGAAATCGATCGTTTAGTTCCTGATACTGTACTTTACTAATATACTAGTATATAGGAGGACTATTGATGAACGTATTCGTTGAAAAGAAACAAATCATAATCGATTATCGTGGTGATATTCCTGTTCTTAATGTAGCAGGTCCGATTGATATTCCATATTGGGAAACATTGGAACATATTTCTCAAATGCTTATGTACAACGTACGCATTTATGAAGTATTAAGTGATGGTTCTAAAGTGGAACTCGATCTTTGCAACTATGATAAAGAAAACGATCCAAAAAAACAAGGCTTGAAACAAGCCTATGAACCTACTACAAAAGACAACCCAACTCGTCTTGTTACTGATAAACCATTAAACATGTCTGAAGTAACTGACAACTTCACTAAACCACAACCATTACCTCCAACAAAAGAGGACATGATTCATGACACAAACTATGAATCCATGGTGACTGGTGGTGAAGAACCTACGGTTGTTTCCAGTAGTGCTACTATTCGTGAAGAATCTAACAAAAAAATGAGTAAGAAACTTCAAAAAGCGAATAAAATCTATGTTCCACCAACTGTCGACGACATTGATGAAAAATAGTCAAAAAAAAGAGAAGCGTTTGCTTCTCTTTTTCTTCGTTTTTTACTTCGAAAATAACTTAACGACATCCATTGCTAGGTCATGTTCAAAGAATGCTTGTAAGATCGGCCAGAAGTCTATTCTCATTACACTTCCCCCTTTCTTACATTATTCAATACCTTTTGTAATAGAGCTCTTGGGTCTATTCCTTTTTGATAACACTCCCAAAGGATAGCATCAATGATATTGTCGATTTCACTATCTCTATACATAGTCATATACAATATCACCATCCTTATCCCGACGTGCAGAAGCCATGTACTTATACGCTTCAGTTTGCACCTCTTGTAGAATGTCATGACCCTCATACTCACCAACAATGATAAGTCTAAATAACATAGGGTCTAAATTATGAGCCTTCATGAGATATTCAATTTGACTCTTGTATTGTTTGGGTAGACGAATTCTTGCTGATGCAGTTCCATTCGATTCTTGCATAGCTTTAGCAGATATTCGTCTACCAATATTAGATACGATATGGCATTCCGTCCTTGAAAGGAAATCTATTATGTCCATCAAACGTTCACTTAATGGACGTTCGTTATTATTAATCCAAACTAGCATCTTTGGATTAATATTTGATAGAGCGATCGCATCAACATATTCGATCTCTTTGTTATTCGAACGGATATATTCGATACATCTATCTAGTTCGATAATTGGATCTCTTTTGGTCACATCGCAAACTTTTAAGAATTCCTGGATCTTCTGTTCTAGTTCTCTACTAGTTACCATTAGCAGCACTCCTTTCTTTTACTAATCGTTTTGGTGCCGTTGCGGTTTTAGCAGCATTAGCCAACCATTCTTCGAAAGTGATGTTTTTATACACACTAACTGATCGATAGTGGTAACTTTGTTTAGTGTGCTGCATAAAGTTTTCACTATTCAAGTATAGATCATTGATTGATGATTGGTCATCTTTAAGCATAGACCATAATACTCTTAGGCACCAATTCATTAATTGTGTATCTGAACAGCTCAGATTGCGTTTAAATACATATGGGATCTTAATCATCATATTCACATATGGAACATTTCTATCAAGACCATACAGTCTACCAGATACGGTATCCATCCATTTCGGAATACTGATCGTTCTGGCATCTTGTAACAATGACTCAACTTGATCCACTATTTGCTCATCACTATACTTGGACTGTAATAATTCAGCCATTTTCTTTGGGATTTTTACCCAAATCTCATGACCTTGTTCAGAGTCTTTTTGGACTCTTACGATTTCCGCTTTCGACTGCTGAATTCTATCAGCAACATCGATCCTACCATTTCGTGGAGTCTCACATTGTTGTGACATGCGAATGTCCAATACAACTCCGCAGTGTCGGCATCTGAATCTACCATTACTTAATTTAAAAGTTGCCAACTGCCCATTCTTTGTTGTATGGGTGCAATGAACTAATTTCATTAATTCAGGATTGCGTTGTTCCACTAGACGTGTCAACGCTTTCACTTCTTTTTTGGTCATGTTACCGATTAGTAACTTCTCCATTGTATTTTCCTCCTTAATAAAAGATATAAACATGAGGCTTACTATATCCTCATATTTATAATATATACTTACAATCGTTAGATATGCGGGTAAAAAAGAGAATGGGTTAACCCATTCTCTTTTAATCGCTTTACTCTTCATCCGAAGGTAATTCTGTAGATGCCAACTTACGCAATTTAAGCTCTTTCATAATTTCTTTATATTGTTTTTGAGCTCGATTGTATTTTTTAGCTTCATCTTTAATTTCTTCTTTGAAGAAGATATCGTAATCGGATTTACGATACTTATTGTACGTAGATGGTTTAACGAATTGACGACCCAATTCTTCAAACGATAATGATAAAGCAATCGATGGACTATATGCCAATGCTTTACTTACCGTTAAGATTTGATAGTCATTCATCTTCTCTTCATTGTTGAATGCTGGTGGTTGTAGAATATCTTCCGTGCTACGGATTAATCCTTTAAGAATCATTTCTGTATGTACAGAATCTACACTCATGCCCGAATCGATAGTCAATTTGTTATAGGCATTGACCATTTCATCAATCGTTGTACAATTGTAATGGTCTTTCTTATCCAATAGACGGATAATGTTTTTCAATGGTTTACTTACTTCATTATTAACGATATTAATCATAGCGATTGGTGATTCAATATCCAACGCACTTAATTTAATACCAATGAAGTCAGCACCAATTGGTTTTAGATGTTTACTTACATCAGAGAATAGGTATAGCTCACGAGGATCATCAGGTTTTCCAATTTCTTGAATAGGAATCATCTCGTCTGTATCCTTGTTCCTGAGGTAAATAATCTCTGTATGATCATTGAAATCCGAACTACTAATATCATCCATGGTATACAAATCTTCATTTCGAATTTGTAAGAACCATTGGCTCAAATCTTCTTTTGAGTCCATATTAAAGATGATTTTATTAGCATCTAATGCAAAGAAGCGATAGAAGTCTGCACTAAACTCAACCTTATCAGAATTCGTTTTCAGCATATGCTTAGTCGACAAAATCTTTTGTTGAATTGGATTGTTTGTTTGCGTAGCAGCAAATCGTCCTGCATGGAAACTTGGTGTATTATTGATATAATATAAATCACCATAACATTTATGGCAGATACCATCATGTGCAGTACATGTGACTGGAGAACGCATAAGAATCGTTTTACCAATTAAATGCTCATCTGTTTCCATATTCACTACATGTAATACTGATGGGTCTTCATCAGGTAACCGATAATACCGACCATTGATCTTCTTTAACACTTTACGGTTAGTCACATGAAGTTCAATTAACCGTTTGGTATCACAATCATCAACGGTTTTACTAATATTATATGATGATGTGAGAATCATAGTCTTATAAGAAAAGTGACCAGATTTACCCATAACTGTACTGTTCATAATCAATGCTTTAGGACCTGCTTGACCATCAATATAGAAATTATTGATAGAATTCAAGCCACCAGCAATGTAGTTACTATTAATTGGTACTGGAATAACATTACCTTCTACATCAGGTTTTAACCCACCTGAGATAGCAAATTCTTGTAACTGTCCTGTATTAATACCCGCACCCGTTACTAAGAATGGTTTTAGATGATTATCTTCATCATTGATGATGATATCCAAGAATTCTTTACGGGAATTGAAGATGGTATCTTCAATTTCTTTTGGTTGTAATGTGTCATCCAATTTAGTATGTAGGATTTCACGGAATCTAGGATACCGTTGAGCTAACTCAATAAAGGATTCCATATCCATCGTTGTGCCAGCGAGAATACCAAAATCAGTAAAGATTTGGGATAACGCATAAATCATATCATCTAATGCTTCATTCATAGAGATGATATCCACTTCTTTATGATAGGGTGCAATCAAATTATGGTTGATATAATCAGCGATATAATCTTCCGTAATTTTAGCCCCATCGAAGATATGCGGACTACCAATATCTTGTACTTTATCTAATTTTCTGAAAGCGTTCCAGATAATTAGATTGACAATGAAGTGTGTCACTGGCATGGTTTTAATCTGTTCAGCATTATCAGTTGAAAATCTAAATTGAACAGGGTGCTTACGAACTTTTTCTTGTTCATATCCCTGTTTCATGTACGTATATAGTTCATTAAATACCGCTTTCCATTGTTTCTTATCTTCCACAATGGCATGTATGTTAAATACGGTATCAGTAAGTCGTTTGTGATAGGCTTCATAATCAATATCACCAACGAGTTCAATATCATAACTTGCCATAATATCCTCCAAATCATTAACATATGTTACAATAGTTTATTGTAAACTTCGATATACGAACTTACTCATACTATTTCATACTAAGAACTTTTGTAGCTTCATTGTATTCTAACGTAATCGTTGAATAAATAAGCTCTGGAATGTCTAATACAATCAGTTCGTGTTCTCTATTGCTATCTGAAATCGCTAATCTAGTATGACAAAGCGATTCGATAACTGTGTATGGAGTGAATTTAAGTACAGCGTTAAGTTGTTGCATCAAAACAGATGGTAATAGTGATTCGATATGTATTTGAATCTCAACGATAGAACCATCACCTTTACGACTTAATCCTATTGTATGTGTGAGATCTGTTGGATCTAGTATTCTATTAGGACCAAAAATTCGAACAATATCGCTATAATTCATATCAAGAATGGTTTTTTGATCCCCCATCCAACGTGTAGCTTTATATATGTCAACTCCTACAGAATCTATTGGATCATATCGTAATATAATACCACCATCTTCTGGGAAAGAACGCAGCACAATGGGATGTACCGTTGTATCCAATAAGATTTCATCAATATCAAATACTCGATTACCTTGAATCCAACCCATAGCACCAATCAATGACATATTCACTTTGCTATCATCACGATGTTCCCATACCTTACGGATTCGGTAAGTTCCAGGTAATGCTTTAACATATAACCCTAAGATATCAAGATTTTCAACATCGTTTAGATAACAGAGTTGATTATCTTGTATATCTTTTAGAATCACTTTATTACCATACACGGTATAATAACACCAAGAGCATCCAGGGATAAAGAATCGTTTCCCTTCAGACTCCACTTTGTTGATTTCATCAACCCTAAATGTAAATAATAATGTATCCATTCATTATGTCTCCTTAATAAATAATATCAAATACTTTCAATAACCCATATAGGATTATGATGCAAACTGCTCCAAAACCGAGTCGAATGAACCATTCCACTGCGGTTAATACATATCGTCCCTTTTTACTCATACACCTCACCTCACTATAAGTCAATAATATTGCTCATATGAGAGGTACCAGAACGAGTACGTAAGGTGATATCTCCTAAACTTTCTAAGATAGGATTAAATTTAGAGATGATATCATCCACCATAGTATCAATATCCATCGTGTCGATTACCCATTGTGGTAATCGATCAATATTTTGTGGTATACCTACTACAGTGATGCCACCTTTAGCAATCTCAGCAATCGGGCTTTCAAATATTTCCTTGCGGATAATATCAGCCACATCACCAAATCGATCAATGTTATCATTAAATCGCTTCTCCGTTTTATAATCCATCTTAACAATGAATATCTTTTCGGGAAGATTAATGAGTCGATTCTTTTCAACCGCATTCCATACAATCGTTGCTTTAATGGCTTGCTGGCTATATGGTTTCTTATAGGCTTCTGGTTCTTTTGCAGATACTAGGTTTAAATAGGTGAGTTCACCATTAAGGAATGAGCTTCTAAGTATCTCTCTAAAGTTCTTAATTTTACGAATGATGGTACTCACATTGATTTCATCTACATTCAGAATATCATCATGAATGATAGATGTGAAGAATGATTTTACATCATCCGATGTAGTGGACTTAATAAAGTCCAAACCAGAAATTTTAACCATGGGTGGATCAATTAATTGACCTTCTTGTAATCGTGTATATGATACATACCGTTTCTTCTTTGGTGTCAATATCATTGTTAAGTTATAGAACTCATTTTTCATATTGATACGCTTATGTTGGTCTGCTGGCATATTCACATCTTGACAATATCGTTCTAGGAAGCATTGTGAATAGCGTGTTAATATATATGCCATGATATTACAACATATGAAATCTAACTCATCTTCGTTTTCAGCTGCTACTTGATTGGTAAGATTTTGACTTAACATGAGTTCCATATATTTAGCAATCGTTACCATAGTGGAATCTGTATCTTGTGTCACTGTCGCAAATCGAGTATGCTGACTATCTCGAACAATACGAGACCGTGTTGGGTAAATATGACACACATTATGGAAGATATACTGCCATAATGTAGTAATCCTATCTTCGATTTCTTCTGGTACTTTATTTGGATTACGGAACGATTTTGTTTCGGAACATAGAATTGTTAAAAGTTCTTTAACTTCACTTACATCTCGTAAGAATGCATATAGGTTATTCTTAAAGTACAATCGAAGTCGATCATAGTCAGATAGATTTGATACTATCGTTGTTAGTATCGTTCTATACTCATCGTTATTGGATTGATCATCTCTGAACTGCGATAGTAATCGATCAACGACACGTTTTACCATATCATCAGAATATGGATTAGTTACTGCAAAGTTCATATCCATATCAGTCTCGACAACCCTGTTGATAAATAGAAGGCATTCATCTAAATCAAAGAATTTAATATTTCCTTCCAATAGAGCCTCAAATGATGTTTCTGCCGTAGCAATCAATGCTTGACCGGTACCTGTAGTAGACGCTGCCACGTACAAATTGTAGAATACCGAAGTATCAGCACCTGCGGCACCGTAATATGAGTTGGCGATAACTTTCTCATTCCCTTGCCCGATATCTCTTACAAGGAATTCATAAGACCCTTGTGGGTATTTCTTACGTTCAGCTTTAATCTTATTACGATTATCTAAACTTTCAATCAATAGACCAGCTGAAGCATTGGCTGATTTATCATGGGGTTTAAATAATACACCATACCCTGCTAAAATTGGTTTTTGTTTAGCAAAGAATTCTGTCATAGCTAATAGGGTGGTATCTCTTGATGTCCCTAAATAGTTATTGTCTAATAAACAAGGATGATCCTTCATCCTTGTATTAATAATGCGATATAGTTTCTCCTCAATATCCGATTCTGACATTGATGGATACGTTCGCATAAGTTTTATTTTCATTTCAGATACCCACTCTTTCGAGAATGATAAATCTGATTTGTTAATTCCCATTAGTCTCCTCCTTTGTAATATAAAAATAAATGAATACATCATTAATGTATTCATTCGAATAATATATATTTGTAACCAAGACTATGAAAAATCAGAAAAAGAATAGAGAATACGGAACGAGTCCGTATTCTCTATTATTATTAACGAATAATTTTAAGTTTAAATCTCTTACCAATAGGTTGAATAGTCATCTTTGCTATATAATATTCTATATACGTTTGGTCATTATGCTCACCAGATGCAATACCTGTTTTTTTAGCAATAACTTCCCATTCGTTCTTAGATTTTGTTGCGATAACAGAACCATTGTCTGTATCTACACATTGAATACCCATTCGTAATGATACTTGATCATCATGGTATGGTGATTGGTCAATATAATATCGATTAGCTGCAGTCTTATCAATCGTTTTTAGATCGTATACAAAATATACAGTTAATGACCCACCATATGGGAAATCATTAATTTCCGATTCCGTTTCAGTGATATTTCTACTAACCGTTCGAATAGTATTTCCACCATTATTATAGTTTAAATTAACCCTAGATAACGTATCATTACTATTCATGTATTCATAACCAAATACAGAGTTTACAATAACCTTACTACCAGGAAGAATTTTTCGTTTAGTTGTTACTTTAAGTGTCGTATTATCCAATTCTTGAGTATTGGATAGTGTAACAGTTTTCCATCCAGGTTCTAATGGTTCAGTTAATTGTTTTGTAACATTCCCAATGGCAGCAAATCTATATTCATATTTATCCGTATTTGGTATTTGTGCAAATAACTTACATTCAATAGCGGGTAACCATTTAATCCGTTTAGGCGTTGTGATTGTACATTGTGTACCATCATCATTCGGTTTATGATTGAATCCAATACTATTGAAGATAACTGGTATATTACCATCATTTACACACGTTTTCGTTGTAAAGAATGTTCGATTAGCTGGTTTAATCATATTGATAAATGACAATGAATTCACTACGCCACCAATATAGTTATTATGTAATGTATTGATTGGTAGTCCCGATTGACCATCAATTGTCATAGTAACAAGATCACCTAACCCAACATCTCGAGTGTTCATCAATTTAACGATATAATGAGCACCTTGATTATGGCCAGTAATAAATGGAATATCTAACTTATCTTCTGGGTTTCTTGAATATGCTTTATCAAGAAGTCGCATACCAGCAATTCGATCAACGCCATTATGACGTTCATATACAATGATAATAGACTTATCATTGTTTTCAACAATATCGGCATGAATACGAACTGCTAGAATATCACCCACATTATAAGTCAATTCACTCATATCCCAAATACCAGTTCCTAATGATTTAGGACCAATAGATGTAACTTGAGGACCAGAACCAGATAGAATATCACAATATCCGTTTTCAGCAGTGAATCCTTCAATTGAAATACGATTCATAGCATCCATACGTTTAAAGATAATAGTACCCGTATTTGAATGGTATGCATTAGGGATAGCCATTTGAGAGTAGTGGTCTTTATTGGTATTAATTTCAACGGAATTAATGTAATGACCATTATCATCTAAAATAGCATACCCTTTAGTCGTACTAGAAGGTGTTGATTCAAAACGAATATATTCGTTATCAAAATCGGTATAGTATAGTTTAGTATCAGCTTGTCTACCAAATGAAATAGCGGTATAAATAGGCAATGGTGTTTTAACAACCTTACGGTTTAACTGATGTACATCTTGTAATGTACACGTAGTCATTGTATCAATACCAATATCAATCATAGACTTAGCCGTATCTACACTACATCCAATTTGATATAGATGATTAGTATCCGACACATCAATCTTATATACATTTTTATTGTATATAGGTTCAATAGTGAGAGATTTAGACCCATTCTTATTACTCAATACCGAATAATCAACCACTTGATTATCAGCATCTTTCACGCAGATGTATTGTGTAGCAATATCTGGAGCATGTTTAAACACTTCATCTAAATACACAATCACGTTAGATGAGTATCCATTACTGATTTTAGTTAATGGATTTTGGTAATATAGACGATAATCTGGATATAATTCAACTGTATTAGGTTTATATAGAATATCCTCTGGTGTTACCGGAGCCATAGACCGTAATCTAATTTGATCTCTAGGTAATACAGTTTCAGGAATTTGAGGTGTTACGGTAAGATCTAAGTAGGTATGAGTAGAACCTTTAGATAGTCCTAGTATAGCTACTTTATCAATTAGACCCTTAGCTCGTGCAATATTAGTACGGAACCCTTCAAGAGTAGGCACATTCGTTTTACTAATGGTGAACGAAGAACCTGCATTATTAATAACAGGTTTCATAGTAATATGATATCCATCAACAGCATTCTTATGGATTTCAGATGTTAAGTTAGATTCATTAACAACAAGTGCACTGATATCAATCGGAATAGGGATGGTTGCCGTTTCTAAATGATATAAATTAATCGCTCGATCTTTGAATTTAAAGGTAACTTTAAAATCATCTAATCGATCCACTAAATATAACCAATGACTCGTTGCATTTGTAACCTTAGAAATCACTAAATCACCATAGTAGCTTATGATCTCACTACATAAATCAAGAGCATTACCTACGTTAACACGAATCAATGGTAATGGTCTGTATTGTAACGTGAATCCATACGATGGATTTTCAGCTGTAAAGGTAATTGAATCTGGCATACCATAGGTATCAGTGGCAAATACAGCCAAGTCTTTACCAGTTCGATTATCAGTTACGACCAACACTTTAGAATCAGTACCAGTTACGTTTAACAATTGTTCATTTTCAATTGTGATGGTACGTGTTAAGTTGACTTCATTTTCTCCATACATAGGGAATGTATCAGGAGCAAATTGCCCACTTCTCCAACCATCAGAACTTAATACACAATCTGTTGGTACACCTGCACCATATGTCAATTCAAGACATCTTGGTGGAATATACCGTTTAATGGTAATGATACAATTATCATATCGTTCATCTAACCGCATAGCATTATCGCCTAATGCACGAACCGCTTGTTTACGGTTATCATAGCGATAGGAATCAACAACTGCACCCGTGTCCTTATTGGTAAAGATAATATCAAAGAAACCTTCATTGATTCGATTACCCTTATTATTTTTTGCAAAGTTGAATACAAGTACAGAGCCATCAATATATTTCAAGTATTGAACATCAGCAGGTGATGTGATTCTATCTAAATATTGAGCAGGAGTTGAATTACCAATATCAATTGAATAGGTATAGATGTCAACAATGTCAACGTCAGATTGACCAAGTTCCATTCTGTAGATATGCTCTACAGGCTCACTCTTTAAGAAATATTCAGTAAATGGTGATTGTGTACTGAACGTCAATTGCTTAATTGGTTTATATTGATCATATAAAGCAACAGCAGATACAGTACCTTCATCAGTACCGACACGAACAGTTACCATTTTATTCGGAATATTGTTCAAAACCACTGGAGATACATAGGTGACATCCATATTAGATTTCCCATTAGCGAATAATGGATATAGATTATCTCTATATTTACCCATGTCATCTACCCGTTCACCAGTCATATTAGATGATTTTGGAATAATTACATGACCAATTTCATCAGAAATAGAGGATAATAAATGAAGTTTCAAAAGGTTCTTAGCATTAAATAATGTTAAGTACGCATCACCCTCTTTGAAATTGCTTGTATCCGGTACAGGGATATCAATAAAGAACCCATTTTCACCAAATGTAACATCATGGATTGTTGGATTGATTTCAGGCTCATATACAATATTACGTACATCGTCAAAGAAAGCTGATTTAACATTAACTGCCGTATTAAGGAATACGCGTATAACACTGGAACCACAATCAACACGTACCACTCCATCATGTAATGTATCCATAACGATAGTATCGTTACTATCAACATATACACCTTCAGTCTTATTGGAAATAACTTCTACTGACTTCACATGATCCGTGAATAATGGAGATGTGGTATCAATATGAATTTCTTTGACCGTTTGTGGTAATGGTTCATACGCAACCGAAATACGTGTAATCGGTTTATGTAAGGTAATATTTAATTTACCAGTATTTGGATTACAGAATTGACGAGTAATAATCTTACCGCTATCTAAATCACGAATGATTAGTAGTTTATTGGTAGGACCTACTAAGCCTTCTTTCGTAATCGTAAATGTGCTTGTATTAGAAAATTCATCATATAATGAATAGGTATCTTCTACGAACACTTTAGGGTCATCAATATCTTCATCATCTTCCCATTTACCGTTAGATAGTAAACCATCATCAGGGAAACCACCATTAAATTCAATATATAATGGATATTTAACTTCACCACGACTTGGATCATGGTTTTCAATAGTGATTGTCATGGAACCTGGAATAATATTGATGATTTGGTTGATTTGATCCTCTGGTTTATTCGTTAGGATATGTGAATATACCAAATGATTATCAGCATCTACGATTTTCACATAATGCTTACGAGATAAAGCTTCTGTAGATACAAAAGCGATACGTAATGCATTCAACGTTTTAGCATTCACACTAGCACCATGTGCTACGGTTTGAATTGTATGATCAAATTCGTTTTCGATCGTTACTGTCAACTTAGCTTTTGTTTCATCAGTAAACGGGTTAGTGCCTAAGAACTTAATCACAGAATCAGTTGGTTCTACATATGGTTCATATTCACCTGGTTCAGGTAACGTTGGTTCAGGTGTAGCAATATGTTCAGGCATACGAGGATTTGGATCTACAAATGGAACAATCGTTACATCTTTTGGTGGATCTTGTGGTAATGAATGAGGATTGACAGAGCGTTTTGGTTTAGTGTATGTACTAATATGAGCTCGGTCATAGCCAGCCCCATCTTCATCATTATCACGGTCATGAATCACCTTATAGTTAGCCGGATTCAAATCATGTAAATCCACACCATCTAATTCAGTTGGTTCTGGAGTTTCTTCCTCTCGTTCATGAAGAATTTCAGTATCATAGTCATAGATCGTTTTAACATTACCGAATGAAATACCATTTTCGATATATTCTCGTTCTGTAATAGTTCGAGTATCATCAGGAATGTTATCATTTGCTAATCCTTCATATACGTTTCTAGGAGGAGGATTAACACCACCTGTTTCTTCTAGTGTTTTATCATGCCACATGTAGAAACGATTTTCTTGTGTAACATGCCAACGTACACGATCATCACCATTGAGTAGTACACGATACCCATAATTTTCATCAAATAATGGTTCATATAACTCTAAGTCATACCGACGGTCAGCATTCACGAATCGATTAAAGAACCAATCATCCAATAAGTCTTTATACCAGTTACGAATTTCATTCAAATCTTTGATTTTCCCATCAGGGTTAATCTTTTCAAGAGAATCTAATACGTGTTTTTGGTATTCTTTATCTTTATTGAATAGACGGTCTGCTAAGTACGCAGAATCTTCATCGATATCGAATTTAAACATAGCATCAGACGCATGTACCTTTTCATAAATTTCAAGGTTGTCTAATGTGTTATGTTTCTTTAAGGTTGTGATAATAAACTTAAATGGTGCAATGATTTTAATATCTTTCTTATGAAGACGTACACCATTCAAATAGATATCATGATACGCTAAACAGATTGGACGAGTTGTCTTACCTTCCAAATCAACAAAGCCATCATTACGAACATGACGACGATGATAGATCAATCGTTCATCATACCCAACGTAAGCAATACGATGGAACGCTGTTTCGCCAGCTTTAATTGGGAGATTGAATTTTGGACGTTGTTTAAAATTATCGTGATTGTAAATTACATACGAATTTTTAGAGAACAAACGACCATCTTCTGTATAGATACGAAGACGTGGTTTTACATCCTGTTTTACATTAGTGATGTTATTTTGTAAGTTGAAGTTAACCCCAATATTACGTAAATAATCATCACCACTATTCTTACGAGTAAATGTAACTAATTGGTTATTAGCACGTAAGAATACACCTTTATTAGCATTCGCACGTTCTTTAGGAACAATACGAAGTTTCATCTTAGGAGAAATATAGTAAACAGAGTTAGTCAAATCCAATTTAGATTCAACATTGTCCATTTCCGTATCAATCACGAATACATCATAGTGGTCATTAACATATTCATTCTCTTTGTTTGTTAAGAAGAATGAATTAGCTACCGTAGATGTCTTAATGATACCCTTAAGAGGAAGTGTTATTCCTTCTTCAGGAATGGAAGGAATCCAATACCCAAAATTGATACCATCAAAGCGTTCTACTTCAATCATAGAATCTGGTTTGATTAATCGTTTTGGTAAATATACATATTGGAATCCTCTATGTACAATGATAGCGGATGGAATCACCATTTTACCATCAATATAGAATAGATAGGAGTTTGCATCATCAAACTTCATATCATTTTTGTACGTAAACACATATTGCGTTTCCGCAAATGTTTTATGGTCAACTTGGATATGACCAGTTGGATCTACTGGAACGTCTTGTTCTGTAGAGTTACGTTCCTTAGATGCTAGATGTTCATCACTCCATTTGGAGATGTCATGATACCAACCAGTTAAGAAACCATACGTTCTACGTTCATACTCAAGATAGAATTCAGACCAAAGTTTAATCAGACCACTAATCGTGTTCATCTTATAATGGAATGGATTCCATCGATCGGTCATATCCACTGCATGGATACCCTCATTCTTTTCGAAGTAATCTTTAAGCCGATAGTCCCAATCAGCAGGTTTATAATTTTGCAAAATCTCAGGAACGGAACCTTGTTGATAACGATCTAACAATCGTTCTGTTTCTAAGTAGAAATCCATTTCAGTATCGAATTTAATATGATGGTTTTGTGTGGATTCATCATATAAAGCAATCAAGAGAAGTTGATACTTTTGAGGATTACTGATTTCGATAATGTTTGGATAGTGCTCCGTTAAGACCACGGTACCATCGTTTGGTACATAATCTCTACGGTTTGGGTGTTTGTATAATACAATGATATCGTCTTTAGGTAATGGCATCTTTTGTAATTCGAAATCTACGAAGCGTTGTGTAGCACTCACGGCTTTGATTTTGAATAACAGTTCCGTACCTACTAAGATAACACGGTGTGTATTAGCATAATCAGCGATATTAATACCATCAAATGTAAAGTTGGTATAGTCTGGATTATAGTGTACACCACCCGTAAATTCAGTTTCCAATGTTTGTTTATTTTGGAAGATAGCGAAGTAGTTATCTGTCACATTAAATTCACGTTTAGTGGAATAGAACGCATTCAATAATAACTTACTACCTGCTGTATTAGTTGCATTAATCGTTTCCGCTACAGAAACGATAGCATTTGGAATGAAGAGAACATTGATTACTTTAGGTGTATCGATAAGATATTTAGCCAAATCTTTACGTCTAAAGTAGATATATGTGAACTCCTCGTTCGGTTTAATTCTAATATTCGTGATTAACTTGTTATCCACGAACACTAGTACGTTATATTTAAAAAGCTTTCGATTTCGATTGATGTCATCGAACGTTAAAGCCTTATTGTAAATTGCAGAATCACGCCAAGCTTTACGACGACCTGTTGCAATAAACTGATGTTTCATAGGGAAGACGAGAACTCGTTCAGAGTTCACGTCATCAAACATTTTAACCCCCACTTCAGTTTTTAACTGAGCCGTTGTAAATCGTTCTTCGTGATAAGCGACTAAATCTCGTTGGATTTGATAGTCGTATTGATAGGATTTAATCTGCATATCAGCAAAGAATTGTCTAAACATCTTAGGATTTAGATCCCCTAATGCTAGATCCTTCTTCACCATATCCTTAGTAATATCTTCAGGCATAGTCAGTTAACTCCTTTATGAGAAACGATTATAGTGAGTTATTTACCTTTCGCAAAGTTTGCTACTACGGCATAAAGTTTATCACCGGATTTACCAATGATATCATCAAATGCATATTGGTTATTTAAGAAACCACCATTCACAGCACTAGCAATATTGAAGATAAAGTAATTGAAGTTTTCCAATGCAAACAATGCAGCATCACCATACATTCTACAGAATGCTTCTACATAACCACGAACTGTTAAATCTTTCATTGTGTTAGTGATCATATAGGCAGATTCTTGTAATTGTGTGATAAATGTAGCAATCGTTGCATAATGTTCAGGTTTGAAAGCTGCTTCGATATCACGTACAGCAATTTCAGTTAATCCTGATACTTTCAAAGCATAATTTTGCACCATGCTGTTATCTTGCATTTTTAAAATAGCTAAGAAGTAGTATTTAGCCGTTAAGTATAATACTTTAGCAAAAGCTACTTTATCTACATTCAATGCAAATAATTTATTCAATACACGAGTCATCATGTGTGCATACACAGAAGCACCTTCTGTGTAAAGAGTTGTGTTATTGAGTTTAGAGAAGTTTTGTTGAACCACTCTAGCGATAAAGGCAGATTCAAGTAATACATAGAGTTTCTTTGGATCTACATCGATTCGACCACTATCATCTTTCGCATAGTTAGCAACACGGTCTAATACCGCAATACCAAACAAGTTTTGTGGGTTACCAGCTAAAAAGAATGGAAATGGAGGTGGTAATTGGAAGTTAATATTAGATCCAATGGGTAACATTTTACCATATAAACCATCTTTATGTGTGAATGCGTTTAATACATCATTCACGAGCGGATACTTAAAGTATCTGCGAATGTTACTAATTGCTTCATCAACAGCAGACGCATCTACTACAACGGATTTTGCCAAATAGTTTTTAAGCAAGTTATCCATTTTATTACCATGATTGAAAATGGAGTATAGATACGAATCTCGGATGGAAGATAATTGACGTGTACTCATTACGCTTCTTCTCCTTTAATTCCTAATCGTTTAAATTCTTCTTCGTCGATGTCTTCGAAGATAATACCGTCAATAGGAATATCCAAAGCGGTATTCAATATAATTATATCATAGGTAATAGAATCACTGATGATACGATCAACGATATCTTTACGCATATAATATTCGAATGAGCGGATGACGATAATATTGTATGTCATATTAGGATCCACTACTGGGTCTGGGTATGAGATCGAGTCTAACTTCGTGTTATGATGTGTTTTGACCCGTGTCTCAGCTAAAATTCCTGGTTGTACTGGGAATAAAGAGAATACAATATCTTCTGTGTACACACTTTCCATCATACGATCAATTTCAATCGATCGGTTAAGTGTTAATACCCCATCGAGTGATTCAATACTATTATGGGAAATAAAGTGTACAGATGAATTCTCTTTCTTGTTATCAATCGAATCGAAGAACGCTTGAGCTCGTTGCTCTTGTTCTTCCGTTAACGGTAGTTTGTATCTATTTTTAAGATACTCAACCATACTGACTTCATTGATAATTGTGTTGTTGCCTAACATAATCCAAAATCTCCTTTACTTTTAAATACATTAATCTCTTGTCGATGCAAAATAAGTGTACTAGACGTATAAATTGTCTAGTACACTTCGTCATTAATCGATTTTTACATTCTTTAAAATATCGATAACTTGTTCATCATCCAGTTCGGGTACTTCAGCTTGATGTTTCATTTCTTCACGAATGACTTCATCAGGAACTACATTCATACCAATGTATCCGAAACGAGTATTCAATAATACTACTTTTACTGGAGAGTCTGGATTGCCCATAACTACAAAGATGGGAGCACCAATGGATGCATTAATGCGATCGGTTTCCTCAACGATTTCATTGGCATCGATCGATTCAATAAATTTGCATATGGATTTAAAACTTGGATGGTTATTTTGTTTCACAATACGAATCAGTTGAGCACCAATTCGTAACGGACCTTCACCCACAGGAACTTCATTCTCAGAGAGTTGATTAAATTCCCGAATATCTTTTAATAATTGCTTAATCTTTTTAATCTTCATTACGTCCTCCAATATAGCTATCTATCTTTATAATCATATTCATAGTATGATTGTAAATCGCTAATATTATCACTAATTTGATTAATGTATAGGTTATTCACATAGATAAGAATCCGATAGGTAGCATCCACATTTTTATTGTAAATAAGAACCCGTTTATGAGGTAAATCGACAACGTAGTCAATCTTGTCTCCCGGTTTTTCTTTCTTTCCTTTTAGGATCGTTTCATTTTTTAAGATAATGAAATTGAATAGAATATCTGTACTAATCCCATGACTATCATGGTATTGTAAAATCTCATCAAGCACAGAATCTCCTAATAGCTTAGATAAATCTAATATATCAGGTTCCTTTGGTTCCAAGTCCTCTTCGATTTGGAACATATTTGTGAATAGAAGTCGATAACCGTTTTCATCTTCTTCACCAAATTGGATTGTTGGTGTATAGTACGTACGAATGTTGATACCATCTGTACTTCCCATATCTAATCCCATATTAGCTTTGAACCCTTTATCGTCCCGCTCTGTACTCAATTGGAATTGACCCATGGTATTAAACTCAGCCGTTAATGTAAAATTAATATTGGCTGATTCAGATACAGAACCATGTTTCGATAAATCGTCCATAGAAATATCAGTAAATACATATTCCATAGTAACGGGATAGTATAAAAAGAACTCTTCATGGGACGATGCCGTTTTTTCTTTATACGTCCAATACTTATTAGAATGACCTGTTAGATATTCTAAGAAAGGTTTAACCGACATCTCTTCATTACGAATTGGTTTTCCAGATAATGTAGAAATCTCTTCAACAATCTGACCCGGCATAAAGCATTCTAATGCCGTTTGTTGCCAATAGATTTGATTCTCATTGAATCGATTTAATAATGAGCTATATACGTTTACTTGTTGGTATGCAGTATCAAACATCATAGTGACTTGTAACACAACACGATACCGATTCGTAAAGTAGGATAATGAGATATCATTTACATCATCACGGAATAACGGAAGAAATTGACCGTAGTTCTTATTGAAGTTCGTCCCATTATACAACCGAGTGAACATAGACCCTGATAAAAAGATATCATCGTTAACTTCTAAGTGGGGTCTAATAATCAAAATAGGACGGTTCTTCTTAATGAAGGCAGCTTCTTGACGATTTTCATTTATCTTAAATTCTCTATACGCCATACGACTAGAGATATGAGTATGCCTAAAAAAATTAGGAGTGAATAAACTTTTAATGAATTCTGTCATCTGGAATGTCACATTCCCAACGGTATGTGCCAGACTAGAATTTACTATGGCTTGATTCATTAGTATCACCTCTACAGACTTGTCTAATGAAGTACTTATAAATGAAAACAATATGGTAATGCAAGATTGGTTGTCTTGTATCTTGGTTTGGCTAACTTACCATAAAATCTTCTCTTATACAAAAAATACATGAAATGAGTATATGGCTTACGTCATATACTCATTTTACCATAAAAAAATAAGGATGTACTCACTCGAATACATCCTTTCTTATTATTTATTACAGAACTGATATAATCCAATCAATTGGTCTTTAATCAAGGAAAACTTGTTATTGAATCGACCCGTATTACGGTCAATAACCAATGATTTATGAGGATTGAATACTTGGTCGAAGGATTTCTTCAACTCGTTTGTTTTCAATGAGATGATGTTCAATACATCCCCATCGAAGTCTGCATTTAATGATGTTAGGATAGAGATTGGTAGACTGCAAGAAAGGTCATCATAATCTTTCTTCACTTCTACAATTTCCATACATACGAATGAACCAAAATCAATCGTTGGATTTCGGTTTAATAAGATTTTATTCTTATATTTCGTATTCGTTAGCATATATTGAATGATTTTATAAATCTTTGGATCGAATTTACGATACCCTTTGAACCATTCATCAACTGCTACATTGTAGCTGACACCTGTCAATTTAACAATAAGGTTGATAATCTCCTCTTTATAGAGTTCCATGAACCCTACGTATGGAAGACGTACTTGATAGGAGCGTAACTTCGCATCAGGAATGATTACGTTACGAGAACTGAAGTTAACTTTACCCCCTAAGATATTTCTACGGATATGACCTTCTTTCTCGGTAAGAGATGTGAAGATGATACTGTAAGCTTCCATAAGTTTGGTTTGAGCACGGAATAGATTCTTATTAACCTTAGCGATATTTCGTTGGTTTAACCCATCGGATTCTTCATTCAATCGTTCAAAGTTACCATACATCGCATTGTAACACGTATCAATCTTTGTATATGAATAATCTTCGTTTGTGAAGAATACAGGTCTAAGTACAGATGAGAAGATTGGAACTTCTTGAATAAATATCTTATGTTTATCCATCATGATATTATCAAATAGCTCGGCTTTATTCTTCTTTTTCTTTTTGAACCAATACATGATTTCTTCAAAACGTTCTTTGAAGTCAACCATACCAATACCGGCAAATGGGTTCTTTTTATCATCTGTATTAGGTTCTTTATAGTAGCCATCGATATCCATTTCTTTCTTAAACTCAAGAATGGTTTCTAGGGTATCACTACCAAAGAAATCTTTGAGCTTGATATACATCAATGGTTGAATGATATAGAATGGTGCTGTCAATTTAAGCCAAGCAAACATATCTAAATCAACATCGACGAATTTAACTTTTGTGTTACAGTGTGGGCAGATTTGACCAGTATAGAATTTACCAATCGTTTCCCCACAAGAACAACGGTACCGTTCAGCAAATGCATTTTCATCTTGCCAATCAGACCCGAACCGAGGAGAATGGATACCATCCATCTCTTTCGTGTTTCGTGTCATAATATTACCGTCTTTATCTTTTAATTTCTTTTTGAATGGTTTACTCTTAACAATAAACCCTTTATTAGTTAGCATATCGGTAACGAATGATTCATGCCAATCCATTACACGTAAACGAGGTCCTACGGTTTCAGGGTTATAAAACTCTGGTAGAAGCTCAATATTTAAATCCAAATCGGTAGGGGATAGACTATAGTCAATTTGAATATCCTTCATGACATTTACTCCTTTAAATAATATACAATATTGGGACTCACCAATATAATATATAACCTAATTTGTGTTTATATATTATGCTAGTATGTAGTCTAGGATATGGAAAATTACTAGTTTTCTATGATCCGAAAATATATTGACTACTTATATTTTATTTTAGGAGGGTACTATGGAAAACCTAATGAATGTTGGTGTGACAACCAACAAACCTAACACAGATTTTGATGTACTATGCATTCATCATAATGATATGGATGGCTATACATCAGCTATGTGTGCTAAACTATCTCCATTGTGGAGAAAGAAAACATTTAAGTTCATATCAGCTCATTATGATATGGTATTCGATTTCAGTAAGTTAAAGAAATCTCAGTATGTATTTATTTTAGACTTCAGTCTTCCTGTTCAATATTTTGATGAACTCGTAGAGCGTGTGGGTATTGATCATATCATATGGATTGATCATCATCTCTCATCTATCAATAAATATAAGAACTATCCAAATATTAATGCGGTTCCAGGTATACGTATTAATGGATTAGCTGCTTGTGAATTAACGTATCTTCATTTCTTCAGAAGTGTGGTACAACTAGATGACACAACGCTGTTCGATCCTGGTATGGAAGTGAATGTTAATGGTTGTGAAGTGACATTAGAATCACTATTGAGCCCATCTATGGATGGATTGTTCCCTAAAGCTGTTCGTATGGCTGGTTTATACGATACTTGGCGATTCACTACCTATGAAGACTACATGACAAATCTCATGTTCAATGATGGCTTCTATGCTGAATTTGAACGTCCAAGTAATGAATCTTGTGAGTTCTGGGATGCCTTCTTTGATAGGAAATTATCACAAGATGTCACTAATCAAATTATGACATCGGGTAAACCAATCGTAGATTACAAAAACCGTACATTCGTAACCAACTTACAACGAGCAGGATTTGAATGCTACATTCGTAAGTTTGAAGATATTGATGCTATTGCTATTAACACATTAGACCGTGGTAGCTTTATCTTTGAAACGGTTAAGAACGATTACGAAGTTGGTGTAGTATTCTTTATGAATGCTGATGGTAAAATGGAATATTCCATTTATCGCTTAGGTAAACATCCAGAGAAATCCATTCTTGTTAACAAGATCGCCGAATCCTTTGGTGGTGGTGGTCATGCCGGAGCCGCTGGGTTTACTACGAATGGTACATTAGTTGTAGAAAGGAAGTAGTTCTATGTCAAGTCCCTATATTCAATCCATCTTTACGTATATTCCTAAATATTGCGAAAAGACACCAAATGATGCAGTGAATTTCATTAATAGTTTAGGTCATGCGTTATATGTACAAAGCGCCATTATTCAAGGCACTCATAAATACGAAGATGCTACAACTGTAATTGAAACAGAAAAAGGAATTCGTAAATATGATCTATTCACCGATAACTCTGATGAAGTATTAGATTCGGTAATTAATCATATTATGCGATATATCCCAACCCACTTATATCCATTAGATCATATCAGTATCATCAAGGATGTAATTCGTGATATTTCTATGCATCATATGACGTTAGCAGAAGCTAGTGCTAAATTGGATGCTATTTTCGTTCGGACTACCTTCGAACAAATTAAGACATTCAAAACTATCCCAGGTCAATTAGATATTGTATTTAAAACGATAGGGTTAGTTGCCTTAAAATCTACCTATATGACAATAGATGGAGTAACTAATGTCAATGACATAAATTTCTTAAAACAACAACTCTGGTCTATCCCAGATATGAATAAGAATATGATGCTCGTTGAATTTGATACTAAAGCTAGCTCTACTGATATGACACTCAAAGATGAGAGCGGTGACTATTATACATTTGCTAATGGTCATAGACACAGCAATCAGTATATTACAGTTACTAGTAAAACACTATTGCCTGCTAATATTAAAGAATATTTAGATAGGATCGAATCGGCAGTAAAAGCTGCCTTTGATATGATCGGTCGAGATATTCAATTTAATGATTATAATTGTACTCCAGGTAATTATCTTCATGGAATTCGATTCGAGATACTCGATTACGTTGACGATGAAGATATGATGATGGTTGCTAGCTATTTAAACCAATGGCAAATAGCCTTTGGTGATAAGTATTTTAGTGACACAGCCTTTATGCCTCCGAAAGGAGTATAATATGGGTAAAGAACGCAATTACTTTTCGTATCTACATCCATACACTATTATTCTCCCACATGAATGTGATAGAGTATGGTATGGTTCGATAACGAAAGCTATCTTTTTCAGAAGGGTATTAACATTCTTAGGTATTAATGTTAAGAGTGAATATCGTTCTATGCCCACAAATCCTCAAATTATGTATCGGATTGGTGGTTATACATATAAAAGTCACGATATTAATGTGGGTGATACACTATGTGATATTATCAAGAACAGAGTGCCTGAATATGTATATGCAACCGAACTCATTGAGCAAGTGACCAATATCTGTGCTCCGATAGAAAATCCAATGAATTTATGGATGGCCGATGACTTGCTTGATAGGGTACAAAGTAAGTTTAAAGGACCCAAAGAGATATTTCGATTCGGTACAGACTATAAGGGATTTGGTATCAACACTGTTCGATCAATGGATTCCTATGATTCTTACATGATCACGGTAGATGATACATCGGCACAGGATGATGACTATACTCGATTTAATACATCAGTTAATTTTATGGTAGGGGCATTAACTCGTTTATCCCATAAACGGTTTGGTGGTATCTCTATTAAGTATAAATCATTTTATCAATCATCTGGTACATTGGTCTGGGCTAGATATCCTGACATCTTTAAGGATACCTACCATTCTGACATCTGTAACTTTCTTGGTGATTGTGCTCTTGATGCATTTGATGAACCTGTAAAATGGTATAGTCACAGTGAACCAACATCATCCATTCGATTTAACATTCCATTCATAGAATCTGATCTAATGGAATATATGGATACTCTGGATTATTCCGCATGTAATATGAAAATGCTCGATTGGGTGACTGATAGAGATGGGTGTCGTAGTAAACGACTTATTAATATAGGTAGAATATAACTTAGTGAAAGGAGACTTTTTATGTTGAAAGTCGGTATTATAGGTATTGGTAATGCAGGTAATCAAGTTGCTGCATTAGGGTTAGCAACAAAAGACATTCCAGCATTAGCTATCAATGCATCTGAAAAAGATCTTGATACGTTAAATATTAAAATGGATGCAATCATCTTCGGTGACAGTTCTGGGTCTGGTAAAGACCGTTCTATCGCAAAAGGTTTTGTGAAAGAAAATATCAAGGAGCTGATTAAGGATGAAGCGTTCAAACGATTTATGGATCAAACTGACATTGTCTTTGTCGTTAATTCCACTGGTGGTGGTACTGGTTCTGGTATGGGTCCTATCCTAACAGATATCCTACGTAACTACTTCCGTAAAGACGAAAATAAAATCTTCGTTAATGTGGGTATTCTTCCTACATTGGGTGAATCCGTTGGTGCACAACGCAATACACTTCAATACTTGAAAGAAATGTCTGACTTGGGTGGTTCTTACATGTTATTCGATAATGAAAAACGTGCCTACTTACCAACCAATAAACAAATGGATGAAGTGAATAAAGAAATCGTTACTATGATCTCTGCGGTTCGTGGTGACTTCTCTCACTCTTCCCCATATGGTATGATTGATGATAAAGATATGCGTAAAATCATCTCCGTTCCAGGACTTATCTTCATGGATGTATTAACAGGTATCTACGAAGATTCTATCGGTGCCGATGAAACGTTGGATGGACTATTATTAGATCATTCCGTTAAAGGTACTTGCATGGATTGTTCTGAAAAAGATGACCATACAGTAAAACGCATGGGCTTCATTGCATACTTAACTAAAGGATTGAATGATAAGTTCAATGAAAACTTACCAAATATCCGTAACTTCTATGGTGAACCAATCGAAGACTTTAAGCACTTTGCTCAAAATGAAGAAAGTGATAAACTCAACGTATTAGTATTGCTATTGAGTGGTCTTTCTGTACCAGATAAACGTATCAAAGTGATTATCAATCGCATCGAACGAGTAGAAGAAGAGTTAAATAAAACACAAACTAGCTCTGTACTCAATAGTGCATTAGATAAACTCTCTGCATACGACGGTACTAAAGATGCTAACAATGATTCTGATGATGAATTCGACATGGATTCTATCTTGGATAAATATTAATATAATGAATATAAACGAATAGGCTAACTACCTATTCGTTTATATATTATTTCTCTGACAGAGTAAAATCTGTCACGAGTTTTATTAAGAACTAATCGGTCTGGAACAGATTATTAGTTCATTTATTTTATTCTTTTTATAATGAAGGAGTACGCTATGAAAAAGACTAGTGGCAAAGAAATCTTGTCTGAATTCAAGTATAAACGCTTGAAAAAGATGAGTAAAGATGAATTGAAATCCCATATTGCGGATAATTTAATTCCGCTTGTGGATTATTATTTCATGGATTCTTTTAGAGGTGAAGAACGTCGTTATGAAAATCAATTCATTGACCTTATCACCTCCATGAAAATGTTTGTAAAACCTCTACGCAAAATCGTTAAAGACTATAACTTTAAAGATGATGTGCCAGCGGGTTTGCACGTAATGTTAGTGGATTACTTGGAAAAATCCTATTTGGCGATTGAAAAATCCCTCCAAACAGAACCAGGTGTTGTCCCTAGTGAAGAACAAAAAGAACGTCAACGTCAAGCAATTGAGTACTATAAACAATTGCGTGATACGGTAGCTGATGTTGTAAAAGTATCGGCTAAAAAGGTTATCAAAAAGTTGATGAAATTGGGTATCAAAGAGGAATATGCTATCGACATCGCTGCCAATATCGTTCCAGTTGAATACCTAAACAAATTCAATGTAAGAAAATACATGTTTAGATTAGACCAAGCTTTGTATAAAGTACAAAAACGTGGCGTGGAACGGTTAGGTGATAACAAATACACCGTACACGTTGGTGCTGAATTGAACAACATTGACACATTGAAAGCGATTTACCTTATCGCATTAGATGGTGCTGACCAAGAAATCGTTCGTAATGCTATGATTTCCATTGCATTGGAAAAGAAATCTAAAGCCATCGAAAACTTCACTGTACCACAAACGGCAGTGTATAACACAATTAGTCGTCTATTACTTGGTGTAATGGAAGGACAAATTTTGTTAGCTCCAGAAGTGAAAGAATCTAAACTTTCTAAGAAACAACTTAAGAAAGCTAAGAAAGAATACTTATGGGGTAAAAAGGATTTGAAAGAATTCTTTAAAATGTATCGTAATGAACGCATCAAAGATGCTAAGAAAGGTCGCGATGGTGCACGTCGTGTACAATTCGATACACTTCCAGCTGAGGACTACCCAAACATTATCAAATACTATGAACGCTATATTGGTAAATTAGCGGAAGAAGTAGCTGAAGTAGCTCCTAAAAACGAAGAAGCTAAAAAGGAAGAACCAGCAAAACGTAAACCTGGTCGTCCTAAAAAATCTGACAAGAAATAATCTTGGGTAGATAGGATCCTATGTGCACGAGAAATAAGAGAGTTGGTGATTGCCATCTCTCTTATTTTTTTCTATTCGTGACATTACAAGTAATTGAGATTCACTTTTTAGATCTATTATTAAATGAAAGGCACGAACCTATTATGATCTTCGTTTATAACCAAACAAACACACCACAATGGACAGTAACTGACAAAACTGAAAAATTTGCACGCATTCATACGGTAGCAGACAACAAATTCGGATTGGATATATTCAAATCCGATGGTATTGCTGATGAAGTAAGCCATATGGATGTATCCCATGAATTTGGTCAACATTTTGAAATCAGTAAAGTATTGAATGTAAAAACAACATTACGTTTTGACCATCGTCACTACAACCCATTCGTCATGCCGTCCAATGATGGATATAATACCGATGTATTACTCGTATCCATTTCATTAGATAACGGTAAAGACCTTATCAATTACTATAGCCGTGATGCATTCATCTATGCGTATAAAATTGATAAAGAAAACCAAGTATTCCATGCGATCATTTCCTTGAATACTCGTCAATCACTACCATTTGTACAATTCATCACTCGTAGTGATATGAATCGTGATGTGGTTAATCGTTTGATGATTCGCTATAGTGATCGTCGTTATTGCTACGAAATCATTAATACAACTATGAATACACTTGATGTACCAGCTCGTGGTCAAAAAGGGTATTTTGATATTAGTGATAAACGCAATGAAGAAGGCGTATGTGAAATTCGCACATATCGTCCAGCACGTCACACACATACCGTAACACGATTGAATGAAATCACTGATGAAGCATTTGCTAAAGTAGCAGAACGCTTCCATATCAATGATAAATCCGCTAAGGTACTAAATCAACGTGATTTACGTGCATATGCACAAAAACAACATATCAGTGCGATTACGTACATCGTTGATTTCGATGCGAATACTGTTAAAACAAATCGTGATGAAGTCATTGAACGATTGGCTAAATTAGGTTACCATTACTATCGTACGATTATGGTAATCACCAATGATTTAAAAATCATTCGTATGAAATAATATAGTTTGAAACTATATATCATAGAAGAGATACCACTTCGGTATCTCTTCTATTTTTATCCTGTGATAGATTATAGACGATTCGACTATTTATTACATATGAAAGGAGACCAATATGGCTAAATTACATGACGCTCTATTAGAGCATGACAAGAAAGGTATCTTTACAGCAGAAGCAAGAAACTTAATGGGGTATTCCAGTGGGTTTATGCCACTTGATTATCAAAACGGATACCTCTTATCAGTTACCGATAAAAATAACAACGTTACTGAACGTTGGGCTAACACTGGTATTTTTGGTGGTCAATTTATGACTGTCATTGGTAAGTCTGGTGTAGCTAAAACATCGTTCTGCGTACAAGCAGGATCTCATATTATTAGACCATTTGAATACGGTGAATATTATCATATCGATGCGGAAGGTTCTTCTAACCTATCTCGTATTCGAGCATTAAATCATTTCACAACAGAAGAAATGAAAGATAAGTATTATATGCCAGCCATCGACTATGTCGAAGATGCATTTAAACATATTTATCATCTAGCTAAAGTAAAGTTAGAAACTAAGGATCTATTTTATAATACAGGTAAACTGAATGAATACGGTGAAGAAATCTGTCTTCCTCAACCGACTGTGTATTTGATAGATTCCTTGCCATCCTTACAAACTAAGGAAGTAGAAGATAGTGATGAATTAGGTACGCAAACCTATAATATGCGGTTAGCGATTGCCTATAATACCTTCTACAAACGCTTGCGTCCTATCATCCAAAAAGCCAATATCACAGTTATGGCGATTAACCATATTAAAGATAAACCAGAAATGGCTTTCCAAAAGACACAAGCACAAATCCAATACATGAAAACCAATGAAAATATTCCTGGTGGTACGGGACCTATCTATTATTCCCAAAACTTACTTCGCTTCATCTATAAAGGCAAGTATGTATTTGAGAAAGATGGCTTTGATGGCTTCTTAGTAGAAGTGCAATTCATCAAATCTAAAACTAACCGTGGTGGTTCTTCCGTACAGTTAGTGTATGATTATAATACAGGGTTCGATCCTTGGTTAACTATGTTACACTATGCGAATATGGCATGTGTGATCAAAGGTCGTAATCCATATTCTTACTTTGAATCGGCACCAGATATCAAATTTAATAGTAAACAGTTCCGTGATATCATTGGTGGTAAACCGGAATTACGTGATGCTTTATTGCGTGATTGTGCACCAAGTTTATATAAACTTCTATCAACGAACCAATTAGACCCAGAGAAAGAATTCAGCCCTCAGGAAATCATTAATCGTTTCAATGAAGCCTATCAAGAAAATGATGTTGATTTTGATACTGAGGTACATCGAGATGAGTAATATTGGTTTATTAAAGAACTATCATGGTGAAAAAGTCTTTGGAGAGCTTCCGCACTCCAAAGACCATTTATTATTAAATGTATTTTATCATAGACCCGATTGGGAATCCCCTGGTAAACACGACTATGCGTCGATTGTATTTAAGGATGTCAATACAGGTCGTAAGTGGATTCAAACGATTGAAGATCCGCGATATATGATGTATATTGTGAAACCCCAATATAGAGATTATACACACTATCCATCCTATATGCCATTAGACCGGTGTGATCAAAAGATCGTTAAGTTCAAAAATATCATTAACGAGATCATTAAAGTTGGTGGTAAGAAACTGGCTGATTATAAAGAGTGGTGTAATAAGAATAATAAATCGGCTAAGAAAAATTTACACCACTATCCATACATACTGGCTACTGACTATCCATATACCAATTACTTTAGATGTGAATGGATGCTTCATTATCATGATTATGATATGCAGTATTCCTTAACTAAGGTATTTGCCGATATCGAAGTTGATGGTATCGATGCACCAGGGTTTCCAACTGCTGATATATGCCCTATTAATGCAGTAGCCGTCGTTGATGCTGAAACGAAAACTGTACATAGTTTTCTTTTAAGAAATCCCGAGAATCCGCTCATAGAGCAGTTTGAGAAGAACCTTCCTAACTTCATTGATAAATGTCATAAAACCTTCGATGAATCGTACGGGGAACTCAATTATGAGATACATATGTATGATACGGAGATTGATATGATTACGGAAGTATTCCGTTTATTCAATACGTTAGCTCGGGACTTTATACTCTTCTGGAACATGGCGTTTGATATTCCGTACTTCATTGATCGTATTAAAGCACTAGGTCATGACCCTATGAAAATCATGTGTGACCCAGAATTTATACGAGATGAATTGTATTATCGTAAAGATCATCGACACCATGATTTCAAGACAAAGAACGATGTATTCACATGTACATCAAAATCGGTCTACTTAGACCAAATGTCTCAATATATCAAGATTCGTAAAGCTCGTTCCGAGTTAAAAACAGTTCGGTTGAATGCGATTGCTAAAGCAGAACTAAATGATGAAAAACTTGATTATAGTGATGAGGCAAACATTAAAACGTTACCATATGAAAACTATGAGCTATTCGTGTTATATAATATCAAGGATACTCTGTTACAATATGGTATCGAAATGAAGACGCATGATATTGATAATGTATTCCAACGTTCATTGATTAATGCGACACAATATGAATCAGCATTCAGTCAAACGATTCTATTGAAGAATCGAGCTTATTTATCATACTATAAACAAGGTTTCATTATCGGTAATAATAACAATATCGATTATGGTAACCGTGGATTTGATAATGATGATGCTGACAAGGATGAAGATGAGGACGAAGAAGGGTTTGCTGGTGCTCTCGTAGGTGACCCAATGTTGAATGAAAAAGTAGGTGTTGAAATCCTAGGAAGACCATCTAAATTTATCTTTAGTCGGGTTATCGACTATGACTTCTCGTCGATGTATCCAAATATTACTATCACTCATAATATTGGTACGGTTCCGATGATTGGTAAAATCCAATTAGAAGGGTTTGGTCAATATAATACCGATCCAGATAATGTATTTTACGATGAAGGGCAAGTCTTCTTAGAAGACTACCTATCGAAAGATTATTCCTTTATTGGTAATCGTTACTTTGGATTACCAACAGGTGAAGAATTAATTAAGGAGTTTGGTCAATATGGAAGTGCGTGATTTAGTAATACCCCCTAAGAAACGTAATGCGATCTATGATCTCAACCAAGTGATCAAGAATATGTATGACTGCTATATATCAGTGGATGGATTTATCTTTCCACCATATGCGGAAACAGTTAAACGACCAACTTACATGAAAAGTTTGGTTCGTCATAAATTTGATGAGGAATTTATGCAGTGTACATTATTAGATATTGACTCATTGAGTAAGGCACTAAAGGGTATCTGTATGACCCAAACATTTACAGATGATAAAGAGTTTAAATTATCAAATGATAAGAAAGAACTCTGTTTTTCCATCGGTAAGTTTATTGATGCTGATGCCTATGTAGCAATGAACAATTATTTACCTCGTCGTACCATTATGAATGATATGATGGATATTGAATCTGGTAAGAATGGTTGGGCTACTAAGGAGATTCATGAAGAAGTACTTTGTAACTTAATCGATTACAAAATCGAAGAGTTCGCCTTAGCACCAAGAATTCATATGGTATTGACAAAAGAACTATTACCAGCGATTAAGAAAGCTGATAAAGTACTAGTTCATTATCGGTTGATGGATGGTAAGTTTGATATCTATGAAGTAATCCTACACTCATTGACTGAAAACTGGGATGTATATACCAAGCATTACATTGTTTCCTATTGATTAGGGGACACAATAAGAAGACCTTCGGGTCTTCTTTTTTTACCGTTTTTAACAACTCTGTAATGTGAAATTATTAGTATATTAGAGAATAGAAGGTGAAGTACTTGGCCGATAATGAACCAAACAAAAGCAAGCAGCCCGAATTAGATTTGAAAGAAATGAAAACTCGTGCAGAGAAAATTGCTAAAACAAATGGTACTATCAGCAGTCTATTCGATTTGTTTAAAAATACTACATTAACCGATAGTAACAAACGACAAAACGAAATCAATGCCATGTCAGATGAAATCGATACATTGTTAAAGAAAGAAACCAATCGATTTGTGTCTGGAACTCATAATGGTAGAGACGTTGCTGCATTTATAAATTCTATTTTCACTAAGAGTCCTAAATCATACACTAGCATGAACACCTTCATGCAAGGGCAATCGATTGAGGAACTATTAGGTGATGAAAATAGTCAAATTAATATCATTCTTAGTGAACGATATAAGAACGTAAATAATATGTATGAAGACCTTCGTCTATTAACAGAACAAGTATCTGAGTTAGATGAAGTTATCTTAACCATGCGTGATGCGATTACAAATACAGATAATATCACATCAGAAGCATCACGTATTATCCGATTCGAAGGCGAATCCGATGCTACACAAAATGAAACAAAGTTAGAAACCATAGAATCAATGGAAGAAGTTACTGGGATTATGGATAAAATTAAAAAGATTATTATCCCTGGCACTCTTACATATGGTAACTTCTTTGTCTTTACCCAACCATATACGGACTTATTCGCTAAATTCAAAGCATTAGATGATCGCTATAATGATCAACGATTACCAAATATCTTTGAACAAACCATTGCGTATGAAAATACGCTCCCAGAGAATGCGAAGAAAGGTACTCTAACACCTGCTATGGAATCCATTGCTCCATTATTGGAACGATATGAAGATGATTTCAAGCAAGTTGATAATAAGTATAAACGGTCTGATATGGTGAATACCATTAATACTATCATGGAAGGTATTAGTGTGATCAATGATCCAGGTGTCCCATTATTGGAAGACTCCTCTATTGCAGGATTAGCTGATGAAGATATCCGTAAGGACTTATTCAAAGCTATGCAAACGAAGAAGAAATCTAAGACATGGAATACAGTAGCTGATCCTACCGCTGATAAGGGTAAATCCATGAATCCATTTGCTGATGGTACAATGGATGCTAAAAATATTAATGACTTAACGGACGAATATAAGAAAGAATTCAAAGATACTGTTAAAGGTGTCTATATGAAACTATATGACCCTCGTCGTGTGATTCCAATTCGTATTATGGATTATACGCTTGGGTATTATGTTCTATATGAAACCGTTGATGAAACACGTTCTAATGTATTGAATGCGGTTCATACATTGAGTCGTACCACTATGCTGTTCCAAAACAGTAAACGACGTGAGTTTGAAGAAGAATTAGTATCGTTACTGTCTGCTCGTATCTGCGAAAGTGTTGATAAGAAATTCTTACGTAAGAATGCTGAGTTTAAAGAATTGATTGCCAATGCTATCTCATACGAAAACTTCTATACGAAGTCATTCAAAGTACAGTTTGTCCCAGTGAACTATATGACTCATTTCAAAGTCAATGAAGATTATAATACTCACATGGGTGTATCTGTATTGAAACGTTCTTTATTCTATGGTATGCTCTATCTATCTATCTTACTCTTTAAGATTATCATGATCGTAACTCGTAGTTCTGACACTCGTATGTTTATGGTTAAAGGTAATGGTGTTGATAAAGATATTACCAACCGTATCAATCGAGTGGTAACCGACTATAAGATGAATCAAATTAGCTATAATGACTTTGGTTCTGTTCGTGGTATCTTATCTAAAGTAGGTAAGGGTAGAGATTTAGCTGTACCTGTTGGTGCCAATGGCGAACGTGCCTTTGAAATCGAAGTTATGCAAGGTCAAGATATTCAACTCGATACGCCACTATTAGAATTACTACGTAAAGGTATGATTTCTAATACGGGTTGTCCTAGTGCTATGATTAACTATTTAGAAGAAGTGGATTTCGCTAAACAAATTCAAATGCTAAATAGTAAATTCGTATCACGTATGGTTTCTATGCAAACTGAATTGGAAATCCCTTGTACTGAACTCTACCGTAAACTATTATCGTTTGGTGGGTATGGTATAGATGAAGTTGATATCGATAACATCTATTTCGAATGGTCAAGACCGAAAGCACTCAATAGTCAAAATATCGTTGATATTATCAGTTCTTCCGATTCCATTGCGGAATTTATCACTAAGATGTATAGTGGTGATAATGACCAAGATGATCCACGTATTAAGGATAGAATCTATCGCTACGTTGTTAAGAACATCACTATGCAAGGTGTACTTGATTTTGAAGAATTAGATGAAGATATCAAGAAACTTAAACTCGACTTTAAAGCCGAATTACAATCTGATGACCTCGTTAAATTAGCTCCAAATGAAGGAGATTCTGGCGGTGGTTATTAATCACATCATTAAGAAGAATATGGGAAACCATATTCTTCTTTTTTTTTATTTTTACTCATACTATAAATATATATTATTACTATAGATAATTATAATCATTATATAGAAAGGAAAATCAAAATGAGATTCTTAAATTTATGCCCACATGGCGTGGGCTATGAAGACCCTAACGGTCAAACGGTTATTTACCGAAAGATAGGAGTTGTAGCTAGATCCAATAGTACAATTTCCAGTGCTGGTAGTATCAAGGTAGATGGTATTGAAGTGGTATTAAATAAGATCAATCAAGGAGACACCGAATCTTTACCAGCACCTAGAGATGGTACGATGTATATCGTATCTCGTATTATACGTGAAAATAATCCGAATCGTAAAGATTTGGTATCCCCATCATTGAAAGATCGAGTATATGATGAAAAAGGTGATGTATTGTATGTACGCTCATTTGACACTAATTTTTAGAGCCAAGTATATCCGTATTTTTACGTAGCTTAAATATATATTATAATCATGAATAGAGATAGAAATAAAAGGATAATCTTCTCTATTCATGTTAATTTTTAATTATTAAAGGAGAAATAAAATGACTGGAATTTTGAAAACACTTGGTATTACTACATGTTCACTGTTGATATCATCTGGAGCATGTGATGCTATTGATATCTATACAAAAGATGAAAACTGCAATAAGGTGCTTAAAATATGTGCAATACACACTATTGCACTACTTAGCTTTGCAGTAGCTAAGAAAGTATAAAAAAGAAACCTTCGGGTTTCTTTTTTTTTGATATTCTCCCTTATCGATACAATATACTAATTACAAAAGCGAGGTGATTTTTCTATGATCCGACAACTTCCATCCTATGTGGATTACTGTAAGACTCATAGTATAGACCGCCCTACAACAGCGTATCTATTAAAAGAAGTACCATTAACATCTACCGACTGGTACGACCGACAAGATTCGTTTTGTACTGGTCTATTACATGGACAGTTTATGCTATACTATGCATTAAAATCGTTTGTATCAAATAAACGTGATGATAAATTTGTAATATATTTCATTACTGATATGGGTCTCTTTGTCAAAGAGATGTTCCATTCTAATTGGGATTTCCCATTAGACTTTAGAAATGTATGTGCTAAATACGTAGGTCCTATCGAACCAGGCGATCTAGTTATCAATCATCCAAATCGTCGTTCACTCATGTTCTTACATGGTGTTCGATTCACTGAATTGATTGATGGGGTGGCTCAACCTAACTCATTTGATAGTACAGAAATCTATGAAAGTTTAAAAGCTAGAACCCATACACTTCTATTAGAATCTAAAGACCATGCTCCTGTTGAAGTTCCGTTCGATATCCATCTATATGGAGCATTACGTCATCGTAAATTCTATATTCACGTTCGATTGGATAACTATATCAACTTCAGAGAGATTCGTGTATGGAACCCTAACCTATAGTCAAATAAACGGATATACTTGTAGCCAAGTATATCCGTATTTTTTACGTATATGAATATATATTATAATCATGAATAGAGATAGGAATAAAAGTTTAAAAAGGAAAAGTCCTATAGATCTATTCGTAATTTATCATTCAATGTTTTAAAAAGGAGATTGAAAAATGTTAAGTGAAGTATTGGAAACTGTTGAAGGTTTCATTAAAGAACACCCATATGCTTGTATTGCAATGGGAACTGGAATGGTCGTAGCAGGCCAATTTATGTACTATAAAATGTTGAACGATAGTATTCATCATGCGATGCTCACTGTTGCGATTGAAAAGAAGAAAAAAGCCAAGAAAGACAAAAAGGCTAAAAAAGAAACTGAGGAATAATCCTCAGTTTCTTATTGACGTGTTAAAAAAGGAGATTAAAAAATGTTAATTGGTATTACAAAATTTGCAGCAACCTTATTGATCAATGGTTATATTTTCGGACCTATGTGCACTGATGCATGTAATACAGTATTTAAAAACAGGAACGTTGATGAACGTGCCGAAATAATCACTAGAGGTACTATGGGTGTTGGTGGGATTATAACATCTGCTGTGATTGCTGATGGTCTTGTAGATATGATTATGAAAAAAGGCACTGAAGAAGCTGTAAAAGGCTTTATTCGTGCAATAGTTTAATATGTATAGTCTAGCGAAATGGCTGTTTGTAACAGCCGCCGTATATATTACAGCATATGAATACAAAGGACCATTGGATTCGGATGATGCTAGAAATTTAAATTTGGTTTCTACCATCATCCGAAAAATAGTATAAAAAAGAGAACCGAAAGGTTCTCTTTTTTTTAGCACCATACGGCAGCTACACGATTTAAGTGGAAGGATTGATCCCACTGTTCCAATAACTCTTCCCGTTTACTTTCAGCATCAGCCCAATCATCGATTTGTAGATTAAACGATGCAATGGATGTTTGGAAATCTTTCCAATATTTTAACTGATTCCAGAAATACCGTTTAGCATCTAATAAGGCAAGCTTATAGAATGCTTGACGAAGGGTCATGGGAATATCATATAGTTCAGTAGAATAGGATACTTCTACCCCAATGATAACTTGGTCTTTATAATACGTACCATTATTTACTCGAAAACGGTTTGGTGGTAAAAACTCTGTTAAGAATGGTGGTTCCATGGTAGATGCCAAGTCACCCACCGTTTGAGAAATTGCCAACGCTTGGAATGATTCGATCGTTTCATAGGCAGAAGGTACTGATTGATATCGTAAATCATTGAATGGTCGAATACTTTCAATCCCCACAATGAAACGATCGCTCGCATCGGTAAGAATCGGTGGTAATTGATAGATATTACTCATATCAGCAATAGTATTCTCTTTATCATTACGGATACGAAGTTCGTTTAAGTTCGCCGGTACATGGAGAACTCTTGGATAATATGTAGAAAATGTTGGAATGGTATCATCTACAATGATATCATGATATAAACAGTTATCATCAACTGGGAGTTGAATAGAATATAATCCACAATGTTGTTTAATAAGTTTTAATATATGTGCTTTATCGCGAAAGACTGACATACGATCACCCTTACATATTTCTTAAAATATCAGATACTTGTTCTTGAACATAGTCTTCCAAACCAACTGTGAATGTACGACGAGTACCATCAACAGCAGATTCTTGTAATACTAAATTCTTACCAGTAGAATCTAATGTAGCAGATTCGTAATTAATTTCAAATATATCTGCAATGTTTTTAGCCATATTGGATTCTTCTAATAAGAAGTCGGATAAGCCAGGAAGACCTTGGCATTCACTAACTGGAATACAGATATCACCCACTTGTTCAGTTGCGATAGCTGCCATATCAGTGGATTCATGAATCGCTGTGATAGGATCATCTGTTTGGTAAGCTACCTTATGGGATGGTAGAATAACACGGTCATAGGTAATGATACGAGGGGTAGAACGAATTTCGCCACGTGTTGCATCAATCTTAGTGATTGGAGCGAGTGCACGTAAACTAAATGCCGCTTTAGCACCTTGTAAGATATGACCTTTGAATTGATGACCTGGACCATTGTAGTCATTAGCTGTATCAATAATACCAAATACGGTATCACCAACGAATTCATAGCTTACGATTCTATGGGATAAGTTATTAGGGTCAATACTAACGACACGTTGAGGGTCTTTTGTATTTGGATGACCATTTTCACCAAAGAATGTACCATATCGTAACAATTCTTGAATATGTTCAGCTTCCCAAGCTTTCACCATTGGTTCACGAAAGTAATTACGATTATTTCTATTGAATGTATTGAAGTTTTGAAGACATGTACGGAAACGTACATAATCTGTACCTGGTTGGTTGATTACTTGCATAATCTCAGGAGTTTGTGGTTCTGTAGTTTGTTCCATGACTAAGCATGCAACAATCTCGTTACCTTTGATCATATGATTGTAAACCTCCTTTGGTTTATTTTTTTTTAGCAATATTAACTTATATAGTTGTTTTTATCGGGAAAATAAACACCTGGACATATTGGTAAACTTTTTAGTATACAACAGAAAGGTGGTTAGTCGAATATGATTAACATTCATGTTGGTCGGTCGAAGGACTCTGCTCAATCCATCTACTTAGATGAGATTACAGCAAATTCTGTTCTTAATGTAGCTCGATATGAAGCGTTTAAGCAAAATAAACGGTTATATGTCGGTGACGTAAGACCGGCTGTATTTCGAAAAATAGACAGTGCCGTTAAATACGGCGTTCCTAAATGGGTACAAGGTGCCTACATTGCTCCCGTGTATCCGGAACATACGGATATGATTATCTTAGGATATATTACATTCGTTGATCGTGATGATAATGACCCTTCTAACACAACAACGTATGAACCACTTGAAGTTCTTATGATTGGTCAAGAAGAACGTGCAGGTCTAGTTATCGCAACTAAACTATTCGAACGTATCATCGTAGCGTTCAATAATCAAGTAAACGCAGGTAACCAAATTACAGAAGAACAAATCGAAACCGGTTTCCGTACTAATGGGTTACATACATATGAAGTGATTCGTGGTGAAGGTCAACAAGTATACCCATTCACAGCTATTCCTGATAATGTGGTTGGCAAAATGGTTGAATTACAAACAACTACCGCTAAAACAAAAGACTTTATGCTTATGACGGTAAGTACTGATGGTGCTGATGGTCATATGGTGTACATTGTTCCTGTATATGAAGGTAACCGAATCAGTAACTTCTTCCAAGTTATCAATGTTGATGGCGATATTAAAATCATGCCAGTTGACTTGGCAACGATCTGTAAATCTGGTGGTATTATTCCTCCTACAGAGGGTCCGACATTCGAATCTATGTCTCCCACTATGGAGTCTATGACTATCGCTGATAAGAATAATTTGAAATATCATCCTCATGTAAACCTTCTTATGAAGCAATATGGTATTTCTGCTACTGAGGCATATGGTATGATGGAAGCAGCTATTGAAGAGAATCCATTCTTCTTGATGGAGTTCATGGTTCCTTCTAGTTACAAATCTCATGATGAGTATGTACAAGCATTAGAAGCTAACTTCAATTTAGCTTGTGAAGCTACCAATATGGACTTAGATAAGTTCTGTGAAGCATTAGTGTATGAAGATCTATATACTAAAGCTAAAGAAATTGGTGGTAAAATTGCAGATGCCTCTGCTAAAACTCGTCGTAAATTGGTTGCAGCTAAGAAATCAGTAACTGCAATCGCTGGTCCTATTATGAAATCGATAAAGGATATCACCGATGGAGTTAATGCGTCCCTTAAAGAAGATACTCGAGAAGAAGTTATCACAGGTTCTGCTTTCTCTAAATTGAAAAATATCTTTATTCGCTGTGTAGCTCCAGCTGCTGGCGTTGCTATTTTTAGTGGTGGTGCATTGGCAATCGTTACCTTCTTAGGTGCATTAGCTGCACATAAATCTATCACTAAGAAAACTCGTGGTCGTATCATGCAAGAACTTCAAATGGAACTTAAAATGGTTCGTGAAAAGATTGAAGATGCGAAATCCGCTGGTGATAATGAAAATAAATATAAATTAATGCGTCTTGAAAACAAAATCGAAACACAAATTGAAGACGTTCGAGAACGTATTCTAGGAGGCAATTAATATGGATTTATGGAGTTCTATATTAGAATCAGGTACTAGTGAACACACAAGTGATGTATATTTAGCTAGACTATCTACATCTTTATCTGGTACAGAACCCATTCGAATTGATCCAGAACAAGGTGAGATTGTCAAACTATATCGTTCAATTCACCACGCTATTGATGCATTATCCATTTCAGATGATATTCCTACGGGTACTAAAGTAACCGTATTTAAACCAAAGTATGATATTAGTATCGATACTCCATCTATTGATGAATGCCCATATGTTAACTTACTCGATGAAGTATGGACAGAAGGTGCATTCGATATGGAGTCTGTTGGCGATTATGTTATCATTGATAATCGCTCGAATCGTCATACGTTCGATGGGGGTTCTGTAGTTGAATCCATTATCTCTGAAGTTCATGATGAACCTATCGTAGAATCATCTGATGATGAATCTGTCGGTAGTATAGATGATGTCTATGAATCTATTCTAACTCGATTTGTCACTGAAGCTGATAGTGATGATAAAAAAGAGGAAGATGATGATAAGACGACACGTGATACTATGCGAGATGCTCGTAAAGATTTAAATGACGATTTAGGCGATGAGGAGCCTCTCGATGAAGAACAAAGTGGGGAAATTCCTAAAGACAATGAAGATAGTGAAGACTCAGATACAGATGATACTAATACAGACGATACAGCGGATACTCAAGATTCTACTGAAGGAAATGAAGAAGGGTCGGATTCCGATTCTGGTGATTCTGATGACTCCAGTGCTGGTGATTCTGATTCTGATGGTATGGATGATGACCTTGGTGACATGGACGAATCTGGTGATTCTGACGGTGGCGATTCTTCTGACGCTGATGCTGAAGGGGATTCTACAGATGGTGATTCTGATGGCACTGATGATAGTGCTAATGGTGAGTCTACTGATGGCGATCCTAATGCAGATAAGAATAAAAAGATAAATAAAATCAATCTCCTTAAAGATTTTATTTCTCTCTATAAGACAATTGAAAATTCTAACAAAAAATTAACAGAGGCTAGAAAAGATAATATCTTAACTTCTGTGACAATTAATCAAGTGCGTAAGAATTTGACTCGATTGGGAGAAGTCGTGTACAATTACATCTTACTGTACTATGATGGCAATGACCATTCCATCAACCTCTACAACTTTAAATATTTCTCCGAAATTTTGAAGTTGAATGTAGACATGCTTCGTACTATGCAAATTAACGAAGATAACGGTCAAACAAATAGTTAAATCATATTGACTATTTGATGTTTTAATTAAACCATCAAATTTTTTCTTGAAAACAAAAGTAATTTAGGAGGTTGACAAATGTATCAACACATCTATGATTCCGAACGCCAAGTAACTCCTGGTGTAGGATCTTTCACTGATAATCGTGACGGTGGTTTCAAAGAGCAATTCAAAGCAACTGTTGAATCTTTCCGTAACAACTACCAAATCGATATCCTTTCCGATATGAAACAAGTATTGAACGTTGCTCCTTTATATGAAGCATACAAAGAAGCTATGTTCAACGATGCGTTGGAAGCTACTTCTGAATCTTCTTTCGCTACTTATGGTCACAATAACAACGACGAATACGTTGCAATGCATTCCGACAAAATGGACCAATACATTGAAAATACTCGTCAAACATTGTTGACAGAAGCATCTTCCGTTGGTTTGATCGAACCAATCGTTGGTTTAACAATGCCTATCTTGAAAAAACAATACATTGCTAACCAATTCAAAGATATGCTTCAAACTATCGTATCCACATCCCCAATCGTGAAATATGCTTACGAACGCCGTTTCTTGAAAAACAAGAAAGGTGAAAAGAAATATTTCCCTGAATGTTTCTACGATGGTTCTTACTATGAATTCACCGATCAAGGTATTGGTAAAGAAGTAACAAACAAATGGTACCCACAAGCTGGTGGCACATTGCCTTTGTTCGACTTGAACATCCTTGAAGAATCAGGTGGTTCCTTGGAACAACGTGATGCTTTGTCCTATGACTTCGGCATCAAAGCTATCAAAATGGAAATCCCTGTACCTGCAACTCCTGGCCCTGGTACTAATATGGAAACTATTGTAGTTGACAATTTGGATATCCGTCCTGACTATGCTAACAACACATTCAAATACACTCTTGAAATTGAAAACAAAGTAGACCCTACACAAGCTCCTAACAAAGTACAAGTGTTCGGTTCCTATTCTCCTTATGATGGTTTGGTAACTGTATCTGCAGCTGTAGATCCTTCCACTAACATCACCATTAAAGGTATTCAATTCGGTGGTCACTTGTCCAATGCAAACAACAACGAAACAATTGAATTGGATAAAGAACGTCATAACCAACAAATCACCATCGCTGAAAAAGAACGTTTCAACGCTGGTTTGACTTTGGAAAAAATTAAAGACGAAAAAGCTTTGGCTAATATCGATGTAACTGTTGAAGTTGTATCCGATATGTCTGACGTTTGTGCACAAACTGCTGACTCCAACACTCAACGTTTCTTGGAACAATCCTTCCAAAAAGTTAAAAACATGGGCAACCGTGTATTCCAACCAATGGGTTATAACTTCCAATTCGCTGATGAAGTATCCTTCGATATGGCTGCACCAAGCACATACATGGTTCCAGAATCCGAATGGAGAAGTAAACAACTTCGTTACTACTTAGGTCGTATGATCTCTTACATCAAAACTAAGTTACGTGACGAACGTATTATGATTGCTATCTCTGCTAACTCCTACGTAGTTGAATTGTTAAATGCAACTGATGATGACATCCGTTGGGTATTGAACTCCGACTCCAACATCGGTGGTGTTAAACTTGACTACAAATTTGGTGTTATGACTGTTGATGGTACTCGTGTACACATCATTGCCAGCCAAAAAGAAACAGTAGAAAAAGGTTTCCGTATCACTGTTATTCCTTTGACTGACACTGTTATCACATACCGTCGTTATGAATATAGCTTCAACATCGAAACTAACTACCGTAACGCATTAACTCCATTGACTCCAAACATCATGTGCGTACAACGTTACGAAAACATTGAAGTACTTCCTGTTCAATCTTGCTTGTACATCAAACAATATCGTGAACGTAACCTTGGTTTAGCTCCTAACGCTGTATACTCCAGCTTATCCGCTAGCCATATCTAATAGCTAACGCATAACGTGTTTACGTTATTGGAACGATAAGTTATATCCCCATATGGTTATCATACCATATGGGGATATTCTTTAATGAAAGGAGTACACTTTGATGTATTATGATTCTGCTATAGAATATGAGGAATACGTCTTGTATACTACTGAAGCTGAAACTAACTTATTGAAGTCCAAAACAGCAACTAAAATTAAAGATATCTTAATTCGAATTGCTGAGAAGGCTTCTAGCCTTGTTTCAAAAATCATTTCTAAATTTATTGCGTTAGTTAAGAAGGCTAACGTAGTAGTACTCGACACACTTGCTAGTCGTAACTTAAAGAAGGGTCGATTTAAAAATAAATCCATGGCTGTACCAGATGTTCCTGGGTTTCGTCAGCTACTCATGGATTTAAATAAACTACCAAGTTATGCTAAAGATATCAGTGCCGCATTAAGTGGTACCGATATTGATTGGGATAAGTCCTTTAAAGACATCGACGATATGCGTGACCGTGTCAACACGGTACGAACTCAATTGAGTTCTCATAAACGCACTAATATCAACCCTAGCTTAATTAAAAAGTTAGTCATGTATGCTAACTTAGGCACTAAAGCTAGAATACAGACAGCAGATGTTAATATTAAACGAATTAAAAGTAAAATCGCGAACTTACGAGATGATAAAGCCTCTCAACAGGTACATCAAATCACAAGTCGGTTTATTAACTTATTCGTATCCATGACATCACTTATATTCCGTATTACACGTATGAGCTTAAACAATCTACGTCGATTAGCTCGTAATATCGTGAAAACTGAAAATTAAAAAAGAATAAGTAGGATAGATTCAAATCGAATCTATCCTACTTTTATTATGCGTGTTTAACTGCAGAAACGGCTTTGCTAGCAATAGATTTTGCTTTTGCTTTAAGCCAATTAAGTTTAGCTAATAATTTAGCCACTAAGCTAGAGTATAATTGTACTGTTTGTACATGAATAGCACTAACATCCTTAACGGAACATTGTTTAGCGGCATCAATACCTGCACTAGCCATAGAACCTATAGCATTTGCACCTTTTTTAATAAGCTCAAGTGCCGAACTGATACCCTTACCGATGGCGGAAATGTCAGCTGAAACATCTTTTTCCATTAAATCAGACATCCTTTCAAACATATCTTTCCAGTCTAATAATTTTTCACGAATTGGTTTTACTTTATCTTCGCTCATACCAGGGATCTTAGCAACTTGACCAGCAAGAGAATGTAAGCCACCTAAAATCTTAGCGATAATAACTGAAGCACCTAAGGACTCAAGATCAACTTCAAGTCTGAGAGCTCCTCCAAATCCTTTAATTACATCAAGAGCTTTTTCCAAAATATCGGAATCGATTTTAGCCAATTTTTCTTTAACATAATTTGAAATTTTAGTAAAAAGTGCCTTAATTTTTTCAATCACTGTTTTGAAAGCACCTTTGGCTTTATCAACCATACCTTCAGTTACCAATAAATCCAATTGAACACTTTCAATTAGAATTTCATTACTTGTATTCATTCTACGAATCACCTTTCATTAACTAAAAAAAATAGTATGATAATACATAGTTGTATTAATCATTTTCTGGTTCTTTGACGCCTTTAACACCTTGTGCTCTAAGAAGAGAACGTAAAGACATTTTATAGGCTTTATGCATAGCCACCACATAATTAATCAATTTACTAGATAAATCACCCATTAATCGGCAACGTTTCATTTCAGTAGCACGATCTCGATCGCCAGATTTTTCAATCTTATTCGCTACGGAATTGAATGTATCTGCCAAAGACCATAAATAGGAATGTTTCTTTTCCAATAACCCAAGCATACCTGTCATGATATTCGCATATTCATTACCTTTGATAGTTTCTTTCACTGTCAATGGGAGCTGTTTAACTTTATCAGCTTCTTTAGATAGTTTAACAGTTTTTTCTTCATCAGAATCATCAAAATCCGATTTATCAAGGATAGCTTCTGCTAGATGATATGTATCCAAGTATACTTTATCAAATTTATCAAGACTTGCTTTATTTGGTACTACACAAGAATATTCATCTCGATCCTTACTGATTAAACTAGCTTCGTATTTAAGTTGTTTAAGGTCTTTCTTTAGTTTACTCATGATAAAATCTTTGATTTTACTAACGATTTCCTTAATCTTCTTAATAACGGCAGCCATTACATTTTTGGCTTTATCAACTAAGCCTTCGGTAACTAATAGATTCAATTCAGTAGATTCTATTAGTATCTCATTACTAAAGTTTTCCATAGTATACCATACCTTTCAAATTAGAAGTTTAAGTTATTAAATAGTTCACATAGATAGATTTCTGTGATTTAAACAAATATTTAATGTTAAGACTTAGTAATTATAGAGGTAAAATATATGAAACTTGATAAAGAAATTGTAATCGAATCTACAGAACTTCAACTGTTACTCACAGAAGGTGACACTGAAGGTGCGGCAGAGAAAGGTGAATCCCTTCTCTCCAAAATGAAAAAGAGTCTATCTGAAAAGATCAAAGCTCTTAAATCTATTTTCAGTAAGAAAAGTAAAGATATCGTGCAAGCTAAAAATGCCGATGGTACGATTACTACTAAATTGGTTAACCCAAAATACTTAACTGCTTTCAATAAAGCATATGCAGCAAATGTTAAAGCACTTAAGAATATATTCACCAATAAATTATTTGATGACAAACATAAAAAACTTCTCGGTGATGCATGTGAACTATTCGATAAACTATCTAACATCGAAATGACGATCATAGTAACTATCGATCCAGTAGATGCAGTGAATGCTATGCATAAATTGGGTGGTGAAGTATTAGATAAACTTAAAGAACTCGACGATGTTTTCGAGTATATTAATAAAACTGCTACATTTGTAGTACAGAATGACGGTGAAGAGGTTGATAAAGAATTAACATTTATGGAACTGGCAACCATTGCTAAAGTCCAGAAAGGTATCTATGCTGATACTGAAAAACTCTTCAATTGTTTCATGGATATCCGTGATGAAATTTCCAAAGCAATCAAAGACTAGTTAATCAATAGAGATAGAACGTTTAGTTCTATCTCTATTTTTTCTCATTAGATAATGCTTAGTTAGACACTTAAATAACATTGATTAGAAAGGTGGTTACTATGAATACCAACAATCGTGCTAGAATTCAGACCAACCTCGAATCAATCGTAAACGGTATGGAGTTCCAAGAGCTTAGCGATAAGTTCGATAACATCATCCATACTCGTGACGAAGATGCTATCGAGGCAAGTCTATACCACATAGCTAGAATACTAAAACGTATTTTCAATATCGAAACTAAATTCTCGATTATTGATCGGACCGGTCAAAGTCCATTCTTTGGGTTTAATCTGTTCCCTACCTTTGAAGATATTAAAGATATCTCTGTTAAAGTATTAAGTAACTCCACAGATGATATTATCGATATCTGGCAAAATACAGATGATTGGTACGTCGAAATTGACTCCAATATCCTATATAACTCTAGTAAGCAATTTAATGCCAAAGAAATTGCAACGTTGTTATTGTATCGCATTGAACAAGTTGTATTCAATTACGAATTACCAGAAACAGTAACGATGATTGTACGCCAAGCATTAACGTCACTCGATTACCGTAGTAATGCAGTGGCTCGTAGTGCTATCTGTCGTGATTTGTACATCATTCCATTCTTAACAGCGGCTGGGTATGTTAACTATACACGGGATCTTCCTGTTGATTCCATGTTACGTGCCACACCAGAATCAGAACAACGGTATCGTGTCGCATTTAATAAAATCTTAACTAACTTCGGTATGTTAGAAACAGTTGATCGAAATACAACTGAATTTGAACATACGTTAAACTACGTACTTCTTATGATTTTTGAATCGATCAACGATATGAAGTATAGTACTCGTACACTCCGTTTTAACGTGAAAAAATATGTGGATGGTCTTCTATCAAACTATGTGAAGGCTATTATGAAGAAAATTTTCATCAAATTCACTAACGTGAATGGTAAAGTTCCTGCATTGGAAGCATCTAATCCTAAGATGAAAGAGATGCAAGAAAAAATTGCAGAACAGCATATCGTAGAACAAGTGCAAGCGATTTATGAATCAACTAAAATTATCCAAGAATTTATTGACAAGCATGGCTTTGTTAAGAAAGTAGATAATAAAGAAATTGATATCATTCGTATTGAAATCTCCGATATGGAAACAAGTGATGATAAAATCTTCTTAATTGAACGCGTATACAAATTCCTTAGTATTGTAAACTACTCACTATCCTTATTAGATGATCCTGAGTTAGGAAAACGTGTTCGTGTATCTAAATCTATGCTTCAAAAACAAAAATCCGAACTCGAAGAATTACGTCAAACGATATTAGAAGCTAAAATCGCTCCTAAAAAATATGGTTTATATGTAAAATATCCAGTTGGGTATGAAGGCTAAGATGATAAGTCATTAGGGGTTCGCTCCTAATGACTTATTTATTCGTATATAGGAGGTTCTATGGAAGAAGTCTTTATTCCTCAAGGAGCCAAACCCGCTATGGGATATGATATGTCTAAATTTTATGGGATTGACTCCAGAGGTATCCCATTCTTTTATCACATCTCTACATCTAATTTATCATTTATACAAACCGCAAGGGATTTAAAATCTCTTGGCATTAATAATAATGCATTTTTCTTAGCATTGTATAACCCTGATTTAGCTGATGTAGACCCATTTAGCCCCAATCTAACGAAAGAACAAGTGCAAGCCATTATCAATGAATGTATCATTAATCCATGGTATTTTATTCGCGAATGTGTTCGTATCCCAGAACAAGGTGGTGGCACAGGACCGGGTGCTGGCTCTAAATTTAGATTACATCGTGGGAATCTAGCTGCTTGTTGGTGTTTCTTCAGAAACATCGACTTATACCTAGTTATCCCTCGTCAATGTTTTAAAACTCACTCTATGTTAGCCTGTTTAAATTGGGCGTATATCTTTGGTACATCTAACTCCGTATTCAACTTCTCAAATAAATCACAAAAAGACTCTGATGATAACTTGAGAAAGATGAAAGAACAAAAAGATGTATTACCTATCTATATGCAACACCGGTATGGTATTGAAATCGATGAAAGTGGCGATTTCAAACAAGTTAAGGGTCTTGACAACGTTCGTACGATGACAAACCCTGTGAATGGTAACCGAATTGATTCCAAACCATCGGCAGCAACAGAAGAAAAAGCCGATGGTATTGGTCGTGGTAACTCCGCTCCAATTCAGTTCTATGACGAAGTTGAGTTTACGAAATACATTGGTACGATTATCATGGCGGCGGGTCCAGCCTATGTTCGTGCCGCTGAAAATGCTAAGAAGAATGGTGCCATGTATGGTCGTATCTTCATTACAACACCAGGGAATATTGATTCCCAACCAGTAAAAGATTCAATGAGTACTCGGGAACAAGCTGCGGTATTCACAGAACGATTATATGATATGACAGAAGATGATATTGCTGCATTCATGAAAGCCAATTCCAGAAATGGGATTATCTATATTGAATTCAATTATAAGCAAATCGGTATGGATGAAGAATGGTATCAAAAAGTCTGTGCTGTATCTAACTGGGATAAAATCAAGATTAAACGGGAAGTACTACTTCAACGTATTCGCGGTACATCCGAATCACCATTTGATCCAGATGACCTAGATACCATCAATGGGTTCCGTAAAGAACCAATTGATGAAATTATGGTTAATAAGATTTTCACCCTATATGTATATGAGAAACTTGATAAAACGGTTCCTTATATCATGGGGGTTGACTGTGCAACAGGTGTTAATAACGATAATACCGTACTTATGATTATCGATCCCTATACATTACACCCAGTGGCATGTATGAAAACACCATTAGCCGATGCTGTAGAAACGGCTCAGAATATCATTCATGTCGTAAACCGATATATTCCAAAAGCATTAGTAGCGATTGAATCGAATCATCTAGGTTCAGCCATTATTGCTATTCTTAAACGAAGTTCCATTGCCGCTAATCTATATTATGATATCGATAAAGCCATGGTGCCAGATGTAGAAACTCGATTAGATAAACATGGTATGGTGATGAACGATCCAAATAATCGTAGATTCTATGGTGTAGCTACCACAGCTACCACTAGACCAATGATGATGCAAATTCTATTGCGTCATGTAGCTGAACGAAAATCAGATTTCATTTGCCGTGAATTGATCGATGATTTAAATAATCTGATTCAAAAAGCAAGTGGTAAAATAGAAGCAGCTCAAGGGGAACATGATGACGTTGTTATGGCGTACTTAATCGCTTTATTCGTATACTATCATGGTAGTAAACTGAGTCGGTATGGTATTACTAAATACGACCCTCGTAAACCGATCGGTGAAAAGGCTAAGAAAGTTGAAACGTATGCTGATGCTTATGAAGCATTACCAGATAACTTGAAGCAATACTTCCCTAATCCACAGGGTCAACAACTCTATCAATCATATGGTGGATTACAACTTGATGATGTACCTAAACAACATATCGATCTAAATCCTCCACCTGATTATTATCATAGTGAACGAGAGCAATATATTAATACATCTTCTGGTATGAGAGTCGGAGTTATCAATGATGAATATCGAGAAAAACTCCATAGTCCATATGAAGACTCTGGTTATGATGATTATAGCGGAGCGTTTGATGTATGTGATATTTTAAACAGTGATTAGTAAATTAGATGGTATACTACTACAGTATACCATCTAACCTTGTAAAAAAATAAACTCAGTTGTACAGAGAAGTATATACTTATTCGAAAATTATATACAAGGAGTGTATTATGATACTCACACACGACAACGATTTTGAGGTGCTAGGTGACTCTGTCATTGAAGTATCACCTCTTAAAGATTTATCTCAAGAGCTTCTTGATGAATTTATTTCAATCCAAATCAAAGAACCATTTGAAATGCGGACTAATTTTGTAGAAAACTTCACAGATGAAGTGGATTTATTAGCCATCAATAATGGTGATGATGAAGACTATGTGAAACAAATTCGTGATGAAGCTAATGAGTTTTATTTAACAATCATTCATAAGATTGAAGACCAATTCCGATTGGATATTGATCCTGATGTGATTGATGCATTAGATCGTCATGGGATTCAAAATGTATGTGAAGCCTTATATGAGTTCTTCACAGTGAATTATACTAAAAACGTTGCTAAATATTTAGCAAGAGTGGCATTGGGAAATGTAGATGTTATCCTAGATGAACTCGCAAACAATGAAAAAGCCAAAGACGTATCTACAATGGCTCTTAAACAAAAAGTAGATGATGAAGTATTTGCTACACTATTGGCTAATATCAATTTAGTCGTATCCATTGCTAAAGATATCAATATTGAACCAATTGATATGATGCAATACTTCAATCAAGATAACTTTGATGTCTCTGTCATTCGATATTGTATTGAAGAGCACGTGATCAATGGTAATTTTCGTAAACCATTCTTAGATCTTATCTTTGATAATGATCAAGATTATGTATATGATGGTATTGTAACAGATGTGTACCAATACTTCCTTCAACAATACGCAGAGCTTAAAATGAAAGCTCAGGAATCTATGAGTACCGAATTAGGAGGAGATATCGATGGAGAATACGCCGATGCAAACAACGAATACTGATACCGATAAGTTAGTGGATCAATTAGGAGATTTAAAAATCGATCTACCAGAAGACTTATCCCCTGAAGAACGTGAATACGCTCAAGTCATTCAAGCAATGGAAATCCGTAACTTAATCAATTCCTTTGTACGGACTCGTAAGTTTTCTTTGAATAAAATTTTAGCCATTCTACCAATGGATGAAGAAGATGCTAAAATTATTCTTGCTCGTCTATCTGAATGCACAGAAGATGAAATCGCTGGTTTCAGTGATGAAGAAGTTAAGAAAATTTTAACGATCAATGAAGAAGATGGTCCTGTTGGTAATTTCTTTATCCCAGAAGTTGAAATTGAAGGTTTCAATATGCAAACATTTGAACGAGATATGCTCACATTATTTGCAGCTACCAAACAACAGCTGGATGATATTGATGCCATGATTAATCGTCTACAAGAACAGTATGATGAATATATTCCAGAAGAAATCACAGCAATTATTAACAGCAGTACATTCGATGAATATATCTTGAAGTTCTATCATCATCAATTAACTGAAGAGAAGTTAACGGATGAAAAACGAGATATCATTAAAACCAATATCAAAGCTATGGAAGATGCGGTTACTTTAGAACCATTAAGTGAACCGATCATTAACTTATTAAACACGAAAGGTAATGAATCCATCCTTCATGGTTTCCATAAACAAATGGAAGATACCATTGCTAAAGCAACTGAAAAAGCTGAGAAAAATAACTTCCAATTTCCTTTCCAATTAATGATGGATTTAGAAGTTAATACATTTGGCGAAGAGTATAAACCATACAATAATCTATTTGTATTTTTATTTGCTCGTTTCTTGAAACATCAACCAGATACAATGGATAGATATACCATTCAATTCTGTAGAGCATTATCAACATCGTTGGTAAATATTGTACGTCGTGGCGAGAACGTCTCAGACGAATACATTGCTAACCATACTAAATATATCAAAGAACTTGTTGATTTTGTAATTAACGCAGAATGACAATAGGGTAAGGAGATAGATGCTCCTTACCCTATTTTTTATGTATTTTTAGAATAGGAGGAAAGCTATTTATATGGCTAATCCGTTTACTAAAAATGGTGCAAATATTGAATTTAGTGGCGAGTATATGGAGGCTTATATACCCGAATACTATTTCAATACAAATATTGCACGCATGGTCGGCGATCATTTCGCAGTGCTCGGTATATTTAATATCCGAACATTCAAAGACGTTGATGGCAAACAACCTCTACAATTACGCACAGTGAATCTGCCCGTACATATAGTAACCTATCCTACAGGGGGTTATGAGAAGAAGAAATTAGATTTAGTTGGTAAAGGTGAAGAAATGTATTATGTATTGAAATATTACAATACGGATATATTCTGTCAAACCGCGATTCCACAATCCGTTGTTGCATTTAAGGATTTCTTAAAGATTTTAACAGCCGGTAAATTACCGAAATCATTTTCTTATGATGACATCATTACACTATGGGATAGAAATTTTGAACTCAATGGGATCAAATTCGATATTCCCGATGTGATCAAAGAATTGGTTATTAGTGAAATTTATAGAGATCCAGCCAAACCAGAATATCGGTTTGGATATTTAGTTGGCAAAAATCCATCAATATCTCGGTATGATTATACGACTGCAAATACAAAAGAGATTACAAAATATAACTCTTCCTTTGCAGCCATTACATTCGAAAATATGGATGAATCCATTGTCTCTGCGGTCACTACGACACGTACTGAACGGAAAGAACAGACGTCTCCAATGGAACAACTACTCAAATTCTAATGTACTCTGTAAAGAACCCTCTGGGGTTAAAACAAACATTAAATTAATAATTTAATACCAAATTATAAATATTAAAGGAGGGTTAACATATGCCACGAGCAGGTCAAATTATCCCTGAGTGGATTCAACCTCATGAAGCCGTATATATCAACGATAATACCTATTTCGAAGATTATACGTCCGATAATAGTGGTCCGACTTTTCTATGTGTATTCACATCTCCTAAAGGTCGTAACAAACTTCAATTAAAGAAATCTTTCACTGATTTCGTAAATGAATACGGTTTACCTGACTACCAAACTTACGGTCAACCTATGTATATGCCATATGTAGCACTATATACTGGTAATGCAAAAGCTCAATGTTTACGTGTTACTGCTGACAACGCTACATATGCTCATTTCATTCAAACCGTAAGCTACAAAGTAGACGCTGGTAAATTGAAACTCAAATTTGAAACATTTAAACGTGAAGATGTTTCTGATTTGGAAATGTTGGAAATCTACTCCAACGCTATGGCTGCAACTGATGTTGATGGTTGGAAACGCCTTCCATTATTCAGCTTTGCTTGCCTTGGTCCTGGTAAATATGGCCAAGACTTCCGTATTCGTATCACTCATGATCGCAATGCTGACCGTGATAACGAATACAAAAACTATCGTGTAGAATTAATCAGCACTGAAAGAGGTACTAAGAAATTAGAATCTTACAATGTATGCTTCTACATCGATGCCTTAGACCCTAACACTCAAATCACTAACTACATCGAAGATGTCATCAATGATGAAGGTGGTAAAGGTTCTTCCCGTGTATCCGTTAAATTCTACTACGATACACTTCTCGAAGTATTCGAGCAATACAAAAAAGTATATGACCAAAATGGTTTCATTCCTCCTACAGTTGTTTCTGTAGATCGTCGTCCAGCTACTACTGCGACATTACCTGATCCTGAAGTTGTATACTACATGACTGCTGCTGATGTAGTAGGTGGTCGTAACATCGCTCAAGGTACATACGTAAAATATGATAACGTGAATAAAACATACAACGATATGACATTCACTCATATTGAAAATACTTTGACTGCACTTCCTACATATACTGATGCTGATGCTAGCTACTTATACTTGATTCCTCAAGCTGTAGCTCCAGGTGCTGTAGCTCCTGCAACTCCAGTATATGACTACTATGTGAAAGCTGATACTTCCACTGGTGGTACTAATGGTGACGGCTTCGTTAAATTGAACGTGGTTGAAACTAAAAAACTTCCTGCAACTAAACTTGCTGAAGAAGGTGTATACTACTTGTTGACTGCCGATGATGGTAACTTCCAAAACGGCACATACTTGAAATACACTGCTGCTAATGGTTTAGCTGCTACTACTCTCCCAACTCCTGTTAAACCAGAAAATGAACTTCCATACACTATGGAAACATTCGATATCTTCGGTTACAACCGCTTCACTGAAGAAGATGATAAATTCATCGAAATCGAAGGCGGTAAACAAACTATCCATGTAATGGATATTGAAGGTGTTGGTCTTGAAGGTGGTTCCGATGGTGACTTTGACCCTCGTTCTGGCTTGTCCAAACAAGAACGTCAACAAGCTATCGACAAAGCGTACCAAATGGCATTCCAAGGTGGTGTCGACCCTAAAGTTCGTTCCAAACGTCGTGCTCCAGTTGACTTGATTCTTGATGCGAACTACTCTGTTCAAACTAAGAAAGCAATGGCTTCTTTGGCATTGAAACGTATGGATGCCGCTGTTCGTCTTGACACTAACCTCTTGACAAATGTAAACGATGTGTACACAATGGGTCAAACATTGAAAGACATCAATACATTCATGGTATCCAAAAATGCAGGCATGTTCAAAACTGTAGATCCTATCACAGGTAAAGTCATTCCTGTTACCAATACATTATGGATGGCTCAACGTTATCCATTACATGTAGCTACTTACGGTAACCATGTTCCTATGGCTGGTGAACGGTATGCTACATTGAGTGGTTATACTAAGAACTCCATTCGTCCATTGATTGATGCTGACGATATGGAAATCAAAGAAAAATTACTCACTGAGTACCAAATCAACTACATCGAAGCTATCGATGAAGATACATACATTCGTGGTACTCAAAACACTTCCCAAGTTAAAAACTCCGACTTGAGTGAAGAAAATAACGTTCAAGTATTGCTTGAAATCAAACGCAAAATTGAACGTATGGCAGGTAAACGCCGTTATGAATTCTCTGATGAAGATGAATTGAGAATTTTCCGTCAAGACTGCGAAGAAATCTTCAGCGGTTACAAAGGAACTAAATGTCGTTCTATCGACATCCAAGTTTCTATGAACAAATGGGAAAAAACTCGTTCCATCGTTCACGTATACTTGGCAATTGTATTCCGTACATTCCAAAAACGTGCGATCATTGAAATCGACGTTAACCCAAGAACCTAAGAAAGGAGTCGTAATATAACATGAAATCTATCCAGCAAAATATTAAACGCAATACGAAAGATTTCTCGGAATTCGGCTTATGGGTTGGCGGTCTTGATGTTTCCACAAAGAACATTGACCAATTTGACCCTCTTCGTGCTGGTTATTCCCGTATCTTTATCGTACGACTTCCACGTTTCATGGAACGTATGGATATTGCGGCTGCAAAACGTTTTAAACATTTACTCGAACTTGGTTTCACTGGCATTGATGGTATCGCTGATACTACAATGGAAACTGAAGAATTGACTGGTGGTTACGCAGGGAACAAATTCCAAATTCCTAACGTAGTTAAAGATGAAACTGATTCCTTAACTATTAAAGTATACGAATTCTCTGGTTCTCCAATCCGTGAATTCATTGATACTTGGATGACTGGTATCTCTGACCCATTGACTGGTTTGTCTCACTATCATGGTCAAATCTCTCCTGAATGTCAATTCAAAGCGTCCAACCATGTAATGGAAACTATCATTGTAAATACCGACCCAACTGGTATCGATATTGAATACTGTGCTATGTTCTCCAACATGATGCCTAAGAAAGTTGCAAAAGCTCATTTCAACTTTGAACCAGGCTCTCATGCTGCTGTATCTCTTGATTTGGAATTCACAGCTACTCGTTATGAATCCCCTCAAATCAATGAAATTGGCTCCGCATTGTTGAACAAATATCGCATCCTTCGCGATTACCTTGACTTCAACTCTGGCTACACTACTCAAATGGTTAATGCTATGCCATCTTACCATAACATGAATCATTTCTAATAGATAGCTAAAAAAAATAAAAGAGAATGGAACTTCGGTTCCATTCTCTTTTATTTGTTTACTCATCACTTGGTGATAAGAATGCGAGGATATAATCCTCTGATACTTTACTATAAATATTACTGCCGTTAGATCTCAAAATGTATTTTCTAAAAGCAACTTTTAGTGATTCAACTAATGCTCGCTTTAGCTCTAACTCAGTTTTATAGTCTTCAAAATCTGGTATCGTTAACAACTCATCCCACGTATAATGTGTATGCATGAATGTAATCACATCGATTAAGAATCGTGTCACATTTTCATTCTCTATACACACTGCCTCGTGGTTTGGTTTTACCAGTTTAATGTACCATGTGTGTTCTTCTGGCATAATATAGCCACCTCCTTATATAACTATATGATACTAATACGTTATATAAGAGATTATTTCCTATTGACCACAACCAATTACATCTCCCGGTTCACGAATGTCGCTAATGTAATACTCTTGAATGCGTGGGTCATTGGATACCTCCGGATCAATCGTGTCATTGTAACGATCAATAATGGCATTAATTTCTTTTCCCAATTCAATTTTAAAATCAAAGCCATCAAATCCAGCTATCCAATCAACATCGATACGGTCATTGAATTGACCATACATAATTTCATCGACTTTTCTTAGAAATTCTAACTTATCTTTATCAGCTGCAGTTGTCCAACCATTAAAAGAATCTCGAACTCTAATGAAATATTGTCTTGCTATCATAATTATTTTCTCCTTTTCAAGAAAAATGAAATTAAAAATGACTATAGAATTGATTCTATAGCTATGATAATAATATATATCCAAAATTACGACAGGTAATTTCAAATATACATTATGACAACGTGATAACTAAAATTGATTGTAATAGGAGGAAATAGATATATGGCACATTTACCATATTATAATAGCAAAGCCCATGAAATACCATCAGTGACACAAATTATTTCCTTATTAAATAAGAAAGGATTAATGGATTGGTCTAATTGGTTGGGCTTACAACGAATTAAATATAGAGCTTTCTTAGATGAGAAAGCATTATTAGGAACACTCGTCCATAATAAAATCGAGTGTGATATATGTAAGACGCACTACTCTCCACATATTGATTATAAATTAGAAAGAGAAGCTGATGTGCGATTTAATTACTACCTACAGTGGAAACGTGATTGTAACGTCATTCCAAAATGCTCTGAACTTCGATTACATAATGAACGTTATGGTGGTACCATTGACTTTATTGGTACTATAAATAATGAGTTAACACTGGCTGATTTTAAAACATCCAAGAAACCTCATTTTACCCATTTTATGCAACTAGCAGCCTATTTGAATTTATTACAATTTAAAGAACCAGAAATATACGATAAGCTGACTACCTGTCGTATTGTGTGTTTCACTGGTAAGGCTGATGTTCCTATTATTAGTAAATCGAAACGAATTGAAGAAATGGTAGAGTATAGAACGGCTTTTGAAAAATTATATGAAGCATTCATAGTACTCAACCATATCAGTATCGAAGATTGGAAAGGACCTATCATATGATACAGAACGAATTATTTGCAGTAGCATTTATTGCAGATATTCACTTTGGTGCTGTACGAACAGAGAAATTATATGAGCAACTCAAAGAACATTTCCTGCGAGTGATTGATGGGAAACGTCTTGATATGATTGTATTCGGTGGAGACCTATTCCATGGAATAACTAGTATGAATTATTCAACAGCTCATTCTGTTATGATGTTTATGGAAGAAGTCGTTGATATCTGTATCGAAAACAATATCAAATACATTCGAGTCATTCAAGGCACTATGAGTCATGATAATCGTCAATTACATAACTTCCGTCAATATGAAACTCGAAATAATATCAATTTTCGAATTATCATGACGGTTGAACAGGAACACTTAGTGGAAGGCATTGATATTCTCTATGTTCCAGAAGAATATATGGAGCATCAAGATGAGTATTACGCCCCATATCTATCAACACCTGACCAATACGATTTTATATTTGGTCATGGTATGTTTAAAGAAGTGGGGACTATGGCTAAAGTACAAGAAAGTGAAATCACTATGAGTCGTGCTCCTGTATTCGAGTCTAAAGAATTGATCACTGCTTGTAAAGGACCTATTTTCTTTGGTCATATACATACCAATACAGTAATCAAACATCATATTTATTACCCAGGGTCATTCTCTCGATTCCAACACGGTGAAGAGAAAGATAAGGGCTTTTATCTGTGCGTATATGATATACACACGCATAAGTATGCCGTAGAGTTTGTCAAAAATACTATGGCTGAAGAATATACAACCATTAAGGTTGACGATTTTACAAAATATAGAGATCGACCGCAAGATTTGGTTGATTTAATGCTGTCTATCAAAGCAGATTTTGTAAGAGTTAAAATCGTTCTAGTACAGAAAGTTGACTTCTCTTATGCATTACAATATTTACGTGAGTTTGTTAAAGATAAACCACGGTTCAAATTGGATGTGACCGATGAAGCTCAATTTGTCAAAGAACAAGAAAGTGAGAAAGTTGTGAATACCCTATTAACCAAATATGCCTTTGTATTTGATCCAGGAATTTCACACGAAGAAAAGATTCAGAAGTTCATCAGTGTACGTCATAAGCGAGAAATCCCATTAGACGTCATTAAAGATGAACTCAATTTGTTATAAGTAAGGAGAGGTCGTCCCCTTGTTAAAATCAGATGTTTCGTACCATAAGAAGCGGAATGAACGTGATGTTACATCACCATACGATTCCACGATGCATAAGGTACCAGTAAAATTTACAAAGAATTATTTGCAACAGTTCATAGGATTTATCTTTTCAGATGATCCTACGATTACTCGTATGCATTTAAATAACCTACAAAAACTATTGAATATAGTAGATGCAACACCATATGAAAAAGACGTGACAATGTATGCCCGTTTTTGGTTTGCTAAACGAGCATTAGATGCTCGTATCAGTATGGGTACTATTAACCGCACATCATTAATCTCTGCGGCGGAAGACCCAAATGAACCTGAATGTAAAAATATCATTAAATATCTCGATGAATATACGGATAAGAATCATGAAGAGATTCAATATACGATTAAATTGATTGAAACTCTATTACAACATGCCTATCTATTCTACTATCGAGATAAATTGTTCGATTCATTCTCAGATATCAATTGTGGTGATTATCTAAACATGGAAGAATCGACGAATAAAATTAAAACGGTAATCGGGAACCTATTAACCGATATTAGAAAATCCGAATCCAAAGCATCTATGAGCACATTCAGCTTAGAACAAGATGTAATGGAACCATTTGTAGAAGAAACTATTAAAAATGCCGCTGATGATAATTTGGCATTAATGACTGGTGTTCGAGCATTGAATGATATGCTATCGCCAGGATATTTACCGGGTCGTTTATATATGTGGTTAGGGGTAACAGGTGGTTTTAAATCAGCTATGTTACTATACTCTTGCTATTGGATTAAAGCATTCAATCGAATCCAACCAAGACGTAAACCTACTGCTAGACCTACGGTATTATATATCACAACAGAAAACTCAGTAGAAGAATCTTTAATCCGACTATTCAACCTTTCTACATCAACAGAAGATATTAAAGACTTCACACCAGAACAAGCAATCGAATTAATGCGTAAGCAAGGTGGGTTGACATTAGAAGAGGGTGAAACCAATATCATCATGAAGTACTATGGTAACTTGGAAATTAGTACTTCCGATTTATATACAATCATAGATGAAATTGAAGAAGATAATAATGAAGTCATTGCTCTCGTATTTGACTATATTAAACGGATTCGTTCTAGTGAACCAACACAAGATGAAATTATGCGGTTAAAATACGCATCCAATGAAATGAAAGATTTAGCCATCCGATTGAAGATCCCCGTTATTACAGCACAACAAATTAACCGTGCAGGTAATATGGCAATCGATGCTGCCCATGATGCTGGTAAAGAAGACTTGGGTAAAATGCTTGGTCGCGGTAACGTAGCACAAGCATGGGATCTATTAGAGAACTCCGACTGGGTTGGTGTTCTGAATGTGGAAAACGAACGGTCTACAGGTAAACGATACTTAACGATCAAAGAGTTAAAGAAACGTTACAAAACCATGACCGATCAATTATATATCAATCACCCATTTGTAGAGGGTAGTACGATTATGTTGGTGAATGATGTGAACTTAGATCATTCTGTATCTAAATTCTCCTTAGCCTCCGATTTAGCAGATATGGGGAATGAATTTGGTTTACATGGGGCTCACACTAGAAAACCACGTAAACAGGCAGGTGAACAAGAAGAAGTAAGTGAAGTGACTCGTTCATTCTCATTGAACGATACATTAGGTGCCGATCTTGTTACTGTTGATGACTAAAAGACAAAAGAACCGCATAGCGTCTGACGTATAATCAGTTCGCTATGCGGTTCTTTTGTTTATTCTTTTATTTATTAAGGAGAAAACTATGAAACACCAAACAACCTCAGCAACATTTTAGGTGATGTTCGTGTCCTAGTAATAGGGGTACAACCCATAGTCAACACATGGCAGCTTGAGGAACTATGGGTGGTGTATGTACCCGATACAAATCCCCGTATTGGGGATTGGTTTTGAGTATCTATTTGAAAGGCTGTCACCTCAGGATAACTCACAAGAACATAGTTGCAGCACTTATCTGATCTTGACTGTAGTATGTATATATGACATTAATGATTCTAAAACCCCTCTACTTACACGACAATCGGAAAGAGATTAAGGGTCCCGCTTGTGTATAAATTATTTAATACATATACAGTCTGATACATGTTGCGTGTGCAACCTAATTTATTGTTATAGTTTTTTATAGGTGTTTATAAGTTAATGATCTCATCTTTAATTTGAGATCGATTCGCTGTTATTACAGATTTCTCTTTAATAACCATTTCATTGAGGAAATCCAAAATATCACCATTAAATAACTTGATACCTCTTTGGAGATCCTTAAATTGGGTAACGGATGTCATATGATTGATTCGTAGAATCAATGGAGCCATTTCAATAGTTCCATACAATTCATTGGCTAGCATATATGGTTTATATTCATATTTCTTAGCATCTACGTCATTCATAACATACGTTTTTGTGTATTTAGCAATATGGTAACGATATTTACTCAATAATGTAAATACATTCAGTAATAGTACATTATGATTATCTAATTTTACCAATTGCTCAATTTGGAAGTTCTTATAGGAAATCTTAAGATTCTTTCCTGTTATAATCTGTTGCGTTATCGTTTTCGCATCTGATATCATCTGGATACCTCACTTACTATTAACGATGTTCATCAGCAGGTTCCATTGGATTGATTTGTCCATTAGGGAACATCACTTCCATACGAGTCACAATGCAATCATTTGGATCATGATTCATGAACATACAGATGAGTCGAGATCCTTTTGGAATTAAACCTTTATCTCCTTCATGAGGAAAATGATGATCATGGTGGAAGTGGTGACAGACTTTTAAGTCTGATATACCTGGACAACATGTTTGAGCTCCATGTACTAGATTGACGCAATTACCTGGGCAATCATGAAACGAATGTCTATGGGCAAGTGGCATCTGTACACGAGCTATGATATAGTTTGCTGATTGAACTTGAGATGATGATTCTAGTTTACAATCACCGGAGTTCATAAAAGAGGTTTGATCAACCCCTGATTGATTTGTATTTGCAGAACCAGTTTTTTGACCCATTAATTTTGGTACATAAATCTTCATTTGTGTAGCACATGGATCTGTATCTTCTACTAGATAGCAATACTCAAACTGGTCTAATGAAAAATCATTACCGCCTGCATTTTGCATACTATTTCCTCCTTTATATTAACATATTGTGCGAAATAAGCATCCATAGAGTTATGTTAACATCTCTATAAAAGGAGGTCCATCATGTCTAAATTCTATAAACATCAATGGTTTGGACGAACTTCTGAATATCCGAATGTGACGGAACCTAAAGATGAATTCTATGAAGATATTCGTAGAGTGAATACTAAAGAACGGTTAGCAATTGAAAAATATATGATGACTGAATATGACTATCGACGAGAAATCCCAAATAAACCTGGGTATGATACTCGTATGGATATGAATCTTCATCCATATTATGCTAAAACACTCTGTCCGCATTATCACTTGGAAGACGAACATACCTACCATGTAACTAATGATGATACAAACTGTGATTATTGGAATCCGCAAGAGTCTGATATTGTGAATATGAAGGGCTATAATGCCACTAATATTCGTATCATGCATCAAGTATCCAAACGTATCGCCGATTTAACTAAACTATTAGGCTTGATTAACGATTTAACGAAACCTCTTGATTTGGCATATATTCAATGCAAATGCCCAGCTATTAATAGTTCTTTATTTAGAACTATTCTTTCTGTTGCGTTTAATGAATTGCTTAAGAAAGATATGGCGTTAGCGACTAAATTACAAGCCCTTATTAATCCAGTAGATACTCCTGCTGATAAGGACCCTGAACCAGGTAAAAAAGATGCAAGTACATCCACTGAGGATATCCCATCTGGCACATCCGTTCATCGTCCAGAATATACAAATTACCCTAAGATTAGTGAAGAATTCATTGAACGAATTTTGAAACAAATCTACGAAGAAGGAAATTGGAAACCTACTGAAGGTAAACCTGGTCATCAAGATGGTAACACGCAAGTGCAACCACCTGTGATTCCTGAAGTAAAACCGCCTAAAGTGGAAGAACCAACTCCTAAAAAACCGGAAGGACCATCAGAAACAACAACGCATGTAACTGAACAACCTTCCCCAACAACTGAACATAACACTGTTGCTACTACTGAAACAGGAACAGAAGCAACTGGTACACCAGCCGTTGAACCAACACATACAGAAACTCATGTAAGTGCTGAACCAACAGCTGAACACCATACGGATCCAGCTGCTTCTACAGTTCCTAGTTCTAATACTGAAACGGCTACAGTAACTGAACAACCAGTTGCTGACCCACCAGTAGCACATACTGAAGAATCACACTAAGTTGATTATTTTTGTAAGGGGTAGTACACAGTATGCTAGAAGTGATAAAGCCTGTACAGTCTGATTTTAATTGTTATTGTAACCTAATCATACACGATCAAGATACAATCAATGGTCAATTTGCTTCCAGCGTATCCGTGCCTAACACGAACCAAACTGAAGTCAGTTTGAAATTTCAAGATTCAATCAATCAAATTGAATCGATTCGGGTACATGAATGGTCTAAAGGTTCATTTTATACACTCTTAAAAGAATATTTTCGTTCTTTTATTGGTATATATGACATGCCCAGTGAAACCAACATGCTTGAAATGTATAAGATCATTAAGACCCTCGTTTATATGTATTTTGGTTTACCAAGAGGACATAAATTCATTCGCACTATCACGTTTAGGGACTTTGATAGTACCATAGCGATTGAATCGATTACGTTACTCATTGGTGGAAAAGATTACACTATAGACTTTGATTTTTAAAAAATAAGAGTATATACCTTGTCGTACATAGGTATATACTCTTACTATTGTATTTTATATAGAGGAAGTTATACTGATGGAATTAAATAGAGGTCAAGAGACTGCCTTACAGAATCTCTTACATTGGTGGAAGCATAAAACTAAGCAAGTATTTGAAATATCAGGTGCTGCTGGTACAGGTAAAACCACGATTGTCAAAGAGTTAATTGAAGCTTTATGTCTATCCAAAGACCAAGTACTATTTATGGCATATATCGGTAAAGCTACATTAGCATTAGCTAGAACCGGTTTAAATGCCAAAACAATTCATAGTTCCATTTGTAATATAGAGATGGTACCTAAAGAAGATGAAAATGGAGACCCTATTGTGACAGAAAAGAGTCACTATATATGGGTTCCTAAGTTTAGTCGTAAACAACATCTTGATGGTGATATTCGTCTAATTGTAGTTGATGAAGCAGCTATGGTACCAGAAGAATTAGCAAAATGGATATTGGAATTTAATATTCCCGTCATTGCATTAGGGGATTTGAATCAGTTACCACCAGTTATTGGTAACTCATTCTTCTTAAAGAACCCTGATGTGATACTAACAGAAATTATGCGTCAAAGTGACGAATCCCCTATCCCTTGGTTAGCTAAAGATATTTTAGAGGGGAAACGGTTAACACGAGGTCATATCGGTAATTCTATTGCCATTATGTCACAACGTGATTTTGATAAGAAGTTATTCACATACAGTGACATTATCATCTGTGGCACTAATAAAACACGTGATAGTCTGAATAACTTCTATCGAAAAGTGTTATTAGAGTACACAACCGATGATCCAGTGGTTGGTGACAAGATGATTTGTCGTCAAAATAACTGGAATGCTTCCATTGGGGATAATATTTATCTTATCAATGGTATGGTTGGCTATATCACAGATATTGATTTAGAATCATCGAGTGCCAAACGTCTGACCATCGATTTTCGTCCAGAATTTATGAATGAATCATTCATCGATTTACCAATGGATAGAGATTATCTTAAATTACCAGCGGCTTATAGAAAATCACATATGTCACGACTCAATAAGTTTGAGTATGGGTATGCGATTACGTGCCATTTGGCTCAAGGTAGTCAGTATAATAAGGTTATCATCATCAATGAACCATTCGGTGATTATCTATTTAGACGTCAATGGTTATATACGGCGGTAACGCGTGCCATTGACCAATTGATTATACTGGAGTAACTATGAAAGAGTTATTTACATTAACTGGGGTTGATTTGGAGAACCCAATCTCCAAACAACTTATATTTAAACCTAAAATCATTGAATATGATTGGCGTGCTAAAAATAAGCGAATGGCTCAACATATTCGTGAACGCTTGCTAGGAAACTCTACAGTGAATAAAAATAAGTCGTCTAACAAGCGAGTAATTTCAAATAAGAAGAAGAAAAGGAGGAAACGATAATGGATATCGGTGAATTCCAAGCTATCATTAATAAAAAGGGTATTGACAAGTTAGCAGGGATTATCTTCGATAACTCGATTCGTTGGTATTTCGATGATAAACGTAAAGTACCAAATACGGATCCAGCAACAAAAGATAAACACCCATTCAAACTTGAACCTGTTCCTATTAGTGACTGCTTCAAAATCGAAACAGATATTTCCTGTTTATCTCGCAAAGTATATTTCCCTGGTAAAAGTCCATATGATGAAGATAACAAAGCATACTACTGGGACGTAGTCCATGTGGAAAATATTCAAAAGCTTATCTTTGCTGATGATAAGAACGTAGATTATCTACGTATGAACTTCGATTTATCTTTAACTTAATCATTAACAGTAAAACAAGTTGGAATAGAAATATATATTATTTCAACGTGATAGAACAATTCTCTATCGATATTTTATTATTTTGCTAGGAGGTTAATAACACATGGCAAAGAAAAACAAAAACAAAGACAAACTAAACGGCATTCAAAAAATCTTGGCTGGCATTCGCCAAGAACGTTATGCTCTTGAACAAAAAGAACGCGACACTCAATTTGAATGCTTACACAAACGCGGAAATTCCATGCGTCTTAAAGAAACAAAGACCGAAGGCGTGTTCCGTTGTAAAGAATGCGGAGCTAAGTTAGATTTCCGCTTCTTAATGAAACAAAATGACCCTAAAAAGGTAAAGGCTCATTTGAAAGAATGGAAACGCGATGGTTTGAACTACGCTAACTTAACTAAGTTACAAGCGGACTTTAAACCAGATTCTGATGAACTTAAAAAGTTAGTTAAAGCGCAACGTGCCATCGATTGGAGTGCGAGAGCGTTCAAAGTTATCATGTTGAAAGAGAATAAAGCTTTCGGTAAGAAAGGTAAGAAACATGGTAAACATGGTAAGAAATATCGTTCTTCCATGACAGTCATGGGTGGCGGTAGCTCCATTCTTCGTCGATAATATTTAGAAGCTATTAAATCGATTTAAAAGCTTCTAAGGAAGCTATAATAAGGAATACGGGATTACCCGTATTCCTTATTTATTTTTTATTAAGGAGAAACTAATGTATACGAAAGAAGATTTCCAATTACTAATTAATGGAACTCCCATTGATGAAAATGATAATTTTATTACAGGAAACATCAAACCAGATGTCCCATTTATGTATTTTAATAAAGATACTGACTATATGATGGAAGCAGTGTTAGATTCCGAAACTGGCGAATTGGAAGATATAGATGCTGTGGCTCCATTAGTGTATATTATGAAATTTATCCCAGAACGTAACATGTTCGCTTTGTTGGAGATGGGTGATCCCTATCAATTAATTCGAACAGGTGAATTAGTTGATGGTGATATCATTATGCTAGTATCTATCGTCGATGGTTCCACCCCAGTGACTAGTCTATTTGATGTGGTAGACGAAAATGGCATATACATGGTCATGACAAATGTAGATACGTTATTATATCCTGAACGGTATGAAAACGAAGGTCATATCGATATCTCAGATATCGAAGCCTATGTGAGAGAACAAGGTGTCACATCATTAGAAATTACTAAAGAAGACGATGACGATGATGACTCTGAATGTGAATGTGGGTGTGGTCACCACCATCATGATGACGATGATGAATATGATGATGACTTTGATGATGACGATGTTATTCCAGATGATCATTTAACATTATACTCTGGAACTAATATCTTTAATATGGCGACAAGATACAGTAAACATGTTACTGATCTTGCTCGTATTATTGAATCCATCAACGACTAATATAAGAAATAAGGTAGCTTGCTACCTTATTTTTTTAATGCCTGTACTACTATACAGACCATTAAAGATAATACGCAAATAAACAAATTAGTATTTGTTATTTATACTAGGAGGTCCATGTAAGATTATGGCAAAGTTTAAAGATGATAACATAACTGTCATCACTGATGACCTTGAGCGTCTTCGTGAGAGGACGACTATGTATATCTCTTATAAAGGTGAGAAAGGTGCCTTGCATCTATGTAAAGAATTAATCAATAATGCGATTGATGAATCTATGTCACCCTATTCCCCTTGTAAGAATATTCACATCGCATTTGATGTAAAAGCTAATAAATTAACAGTAAAAGATGATGGTCGTGGTATCCCATTCCAGCACGTTATTGATGTTGTATCCCAGTTACAATCCAGTTCCAATTTTGATAAAACCAAAGAAGGTGCTGAAGTATCATTTAAAGCTGGGGAAAATGGTGTTGGGTTAACGGCTATCAATGCCTTATCAGAATACCTCACATTGATTATTACCCGTGATGGTAAACGAGGTACCTTTGCATTTGTCGATGGTCGACTCAAAGGTGAGCCTATATATGAAAACGTATCCAAGGAGTTACATGGTACAGAAGCTATTTTCGTACCAAGTGCTAAATATCTTGGTAAATGTAATATTAAAGAAGATGAATTGTTCGATTGGATCAATACCATCTCATATTTCATGCCAAGTAGTAAAACGATTTACTACTCCGCGATTAAAAAGAAAGGTGACGAGAAGAAAGCCATTAAGCTAAAACATAAAAATGGTCCAGTTGAACTTCTCGAATCTACAATCAAGAAACCTCTCTTGAATTCTACGATTCATTTCACTGTAAAAGATCCGAATATTCAAGTATGTTTCAACTATGATGAGAATGATAGTACCGATGGGTATAATACGCTCTCATTCTGTAACTGGGTTAAAACCATTCAACATGGGGAACATGTGAATGGTGCTAAGAGTGGCTATTGTCAAGCTATGTCTAAGATTACCCAAGAGTATATGACTGATAACGAAAAGAAAAAGTGGAATATCACTTTTGAAGATATTCGTTTGGGTCTATGTACTGAAATCTTCGTATTCCATAATGACCCACAATTTACGAACCAAACGAAAGAAGCGGTTGGTAATCGGGAGTTAGGAAAAGAGATTCGTGATGCAGTCTACGATGCCGTTATGAAGTATATGAAATCACATGCTTCAGAAGCTAAGAAGATTGCTAACTATATTAAGAAAAATGCTCGTGCACGACTTGAAGTTTCTAAGATCCGTAAGTCTGATTATAAACCTATGGATTCCTTAGAAGAATCTATCATGAGTGGGTATAGTCCAGCGATTGGTAAAGGATATAAGGAACTATTCATAGTCGAAGGGGATTCTGCGAAAGGTGGCGTAACCGCTGTTCGTGACCCTATGACACAAGCTGTATTTAAAATCAAAGGTAATCCAATGAACACCTATGGTGAGCCATTGGCTAAGGTTCTTCAAAACGAAGAATTGAAAGCGTTAACCAAAATCATTGGTACTGGTATTGGTAAAGACTTTGACTTAAGTAAATCGAAGTTCGATAAAATCATTATCTTCGTCGATTCAGATATCGATGGGTATAATATGACTTCGTTACTATCTACATTCTTCTTATGTTTCATGCCTGAGCTTGTGCAACAAGGTATGTTATACAAAGCGAAAGCTCCATTGTATATCTTAAAAGATCATAAGCATAAGTATATCCTATCTAAGGTGGATTACTATAAGTTATTCGCTGATAATGTAGTTGAAAACGTGACGCTTACGAATAGTAAAGGTCACAAACTATCCAACAAGGAAATGCATGAGTTAATTAATATCAACTCTGATTACTTATTAGAGCTTGAGCCACTATCTCAATACTTCTATACGAACCCAGAACTCATTGAGTTCACACTATTGTATGGGCAAACCAAAACATTCAATAGTCAATTAAAGAAGCGTTTCCCTGAATTAGTATATGATGCTAAAACGGGGGTTATCCAAGGTTCTATTAATGGTATATATCAATATCTATTGGTTGATGTAGCATTCTTCAATAAAGCATCTCGTTTAATGAAGTTCATTAAAGATGCTAATCATTCCGATATATATTATACTATGGAAACCAAAGATGGTGAGAAAGTTTACACCAGCTTAGGTATGTTCTTCCGTGAAACGAAAAAGTATTTACCACCAATCGAAGAACGGATAAAAGGGTTGGGTGAGTTGGATAAGACAATCATGTGGGAAACTACATTGAATCCAGCGAACCGCGAATTGATTCGGTTAACGATTGATGACTTGGAACGTGAATTGGATACTGTTAAAGTATTACATGGTCCAAATACAAAACTTCGTAAAGCATTTATGATTGATAATAGTCATAAATTCAATCGTGATGATTTGGATAACTAATTATGGTTATACCTGTAATAATACTACTAGTTGTGCTGTTGGTGCTATCGATAGGTAGCTACCAACACACAAAAAGTATACAACACAAAAAATCACATAATGGGTTTTATGAATAGGAGGTGCATCACTATGGAACTACCAGAAATTGTTGCTATTATCATTGTAATTCTACTGGTTAGTGCTCTAGGTGGATTATATCTATATCTTGAAACCAAGGAAATGGAAGAATCTCAGCAGTATTTCATATTAAGGGAACAGTGGAGAGAACGTAATGGCGAAAAAGACAAAGAAGAAGTTTAGTGGTAAAATCACCGATATGTCTTTATACACCAATAACCGTGGTGTCGTTGAAGAAAATATTGGTGCCTATAATGAAGATGGGATGTACAAATACGGCACTAACGTTGTATTAGCACGTGCTATCCCAGATATTACAGATGGATTAAAACCTGTTGAACGTCGTGTATTGTATGCAACTGCTAAGATAGCGGGTGCTACTAAGAAGATGACAAAAGTATTGTCATTGATTGGTGACGTTATCAAGATTCACCCTCATGGAGATTCCTCTGTAGAAAATGTAATTACTGGTCTTGGAAAAGACTGGGAAGTCCCATACCCATTGATGACAATCGGTGGTAACAATGGTCAGATTGCTGGTAGTCCATCAGCAAGTGCTCGGTATATTACGGGTCGTGTATCTGATTTTGCGTATGATTGTTTCTTCAGTGAATGGGATGATAAGGTAATGGATATGGCTCCAACGTATAATCAGGACCTTATGGAACCATTATCATTGGCAGCTAAATATCCAAATATGTTATTGAAACCATCTACTGGGTTTACATTCAGTATGGCTACGTATGTACCATCCTTTAACCTAGTAGAAGCATTTGAAGAGGTCATCAAATGCATTAAAGATCCAGACTATCATCCATATCTTATTCCAGATATTCCATCTCGATGTGATATTATTGATGAAGGTCAATTTGGTGAGATTTGTGAAACCGGTAAAGGTGTATTCAAGATGCGTTCGACGATTATAGAGGATCCAGATGAACACACATTGACTATCACATCTCTTCCATATAAAACTAAAATTGAATCTGTGATTGCAAAGATTGCAGAATTCAGTAAAAGTAAACAACTCCCTGGTCTAAAACGAATTAATGATGCATCTGATGCTGAGTCGGTATATCTCATTCTTGAGTTCGCTAAAGAAGTAGACTTACATCAAATGAAGATGTTCTTATATGCTAAGACAGGGTTAGAAAGTTCATTCCCAACACAAATGAACTTCGTTGATAACTACGTGGTTAAGCTCTTTAACCTTCGAGAAATCATCCATAGCTGGATTATGAATCGTCGATTGTTTAAACGTAAAGTGTACACCATTCGATTAGTTAAATTGAAAGAGTTGGTGTATATTACCGAAGTATTAATCGATATCATTGAAACGCCAGGTAAAGCTGAGAAAATCATGAAAATGATTAAGAAATCAGAAGATGATAAATTGATTAAGATGCTTAATAAGGATTATGCCTTAACAACCGTACAAGCTAACAAAATTATCAATCTTCGGATGAGTGAATTCAGTAAATCCGCATTGAAACGTTTCAAAGAACGATTGAAAGATGCTCTCGATGAGATTAAAGTCTGTGAAGAATTGATTACTAAACCTAAGAAATTAGATAAGGTCATTATTGCAGAACTTGAAAAGGGTATTACTAAATATGGTAAACCTAGATTATCTCGAGTAGTGAAAGCTAAAAATGATGCTAAGTATAGTGACACTGAACATCTTATCGTGTTCACTAAGAATGGATATGTTAAGAAATTACTTGACAATGTAAAATCCATTGGTGAGTTAGCACAAGGTGATGAACCGGTAGAGATTGTTCATGCTAATAACTTAGATAGCTTAATCTTCTTCGACCGTAAAGGGTATGTACATGCCTTAGAAGTTGGTGAAATTCGAGCATCTGATAAGAAATCATATGGTGAAGCCTTAAGTAAGTATGTGAATATCAATGGTGATGTAGTAGCTATCTTTACAAAAGATGCTGTGAAATCCAATGAAGCATTCACATTCATTACCAAGAAAGGTATTATCAAGAAAACATCTTGTTCCAAATACCCATTCCGAACATCAGTAGCTAGTATCATCCTTAATAAAGATGATGAGTTAGTATCTGTACTTAAAGGTAAAGATGCTATGGATATCATTGCCTATACAAAACAAGGTAATGGTCTACGATTTGATACGGGTACATTTACGGAAACGAATCGAATGAGCCGTGGCGTCATTGGTATTGATTTGGCACCAAATGATGAAGTAGTTGGTATTGCTCGTATTACAAATACCGATGACCAGATGCTTATCTTAACCGATAAAGGTAATGGTAAACGGTGTACATTAGATACATTCGCTAAATCTGATCGACGTGGTCAAGTTCTCAAGTTGATTAGTTTGGGAAAAGGTGAACACTTAGCATTCGTTATTGGTTGTAATGATTTCTGTGAATTTAGAGTCTTATTGAAAACTGATATCTTTGATGTATCAGCTGACGAATTCCCAGAACTTACTCGTAACCATCCTGGTAAGAAAGTCATTCCTGTTCGTAAGGGTGATACCATTATCAAAGTGGTTCGCAAGTAATAAGAAAAAGAGGAACTTTTCGTTCCTCTTTTTTTTTGGTTAATTTGACATCTATTTAAGTACAATAACTATGTATTTAGAAAGGATGGTACAGCTATGCTATATAATGGTATAGACATGGACACATTCCTGTTACAATTACGAAAAATTATTCGGTCTGCTGTTATCAAACAGAGTAAACAAGCAAAAAAATATGAAACCAAGAATACCAAATTAATGGGTGATGCTTATGTAGCAGCCATTGAAACTGGTGACTACTGGGATTCGTATATTACGTTTGAACGCAGCGTTCTTGTTAAAGCGGGAATAGATCGTCTCTTATTGACGAAATGCCAACAAGATAAAGAAAATATCCCTCCTCAATATAGAGATAGGGTCGTTCAACTTCAAAAGAACTTAATCATAGGTTCCTTTGAAGAGCATAATAACTACTATCGTATGTTACATGGTGAACCAGATATGGAAGATACCGATTTTGTCTACGTTCCGGAGAATCGTTTTGGGATTCCTACGAATGTACCAGTACATGAATTGGATCCCCAATTAGCTCACTTAGTAACAACTAGCGGTATAGCCGATGAACTGATCGCGAAGCACCCAGATAAACCATATTTGAAATTTTTAGGTGGCTACGCTATACCATATCATACAGCTAGAACTGCTAGAAACTATGAATTACTATATGTATTACCATCAGACATAGAGTATATCTCTAATGACTTCGTTAAATTCTATAATGAAGCTCGTGACTATGTCATGATGGGTTTATATACCCAAGAAGATAACAAGATGTTTGAATACTATGACGAGTTCATGGGATTCTTAATCATGATTATTGCGATCCAACGATTCATCGCTAACATCTTTAAACAAGGTATCACTCGTGAGTTCTATGATGACTCCTTAATTCGATACCTATTCGAAGGATATAATATGCCTTACTTTGAAGAGATTGCTGTATTATACCAACGAATTATTGCTAAGGATTTGAACTTGATGTTACAAGTGAAATCCTCTAACCAAGTCATTTATGACATTTCCAATATCTTCAACTTCATAAAGGTTAATGTGTATAAGTACTACTTGGTGAAAGACTATAAACGAGATACGAATGATAACCCTGTTATCAAGTATAAGACAATCGTTGATGAAGAAGGAAATCCGAAAGAAGTCATCGACTGTGAGAATACATGGAACGTATGGTTCCAACGTGTTAATATTCGTGACATGGACCCTGCCGCTGCGATTGCTAATCCAGATAACAAAGTAGATTATCATGCCATTACTGATGGTGATCCATATTGGATTAACGATTCTGACTTAATGGAAAAGATTTGTCATAATAATTTCAACTCCATTATCACGAAGTATATGTCAATCGACTTGATTTATAGTATGACTAAGACGTTCTATGAATCTACGTATACCATTCGTATGTGTATCGATAATCAGGATGAGATGGATAAGTTGAAAATGAAACTCCCACGTTTAAGTCCTGACTATGTCAACCTATATGAATTGGTTATTTTCCTATGCACATTAGTCGCTAATAAGTTTGGTCTACGTGGTGAGATTCCTCTTAAAGGATATCAAATCGCTAATGTATATGGCTTCAATTTCAAAGGGGATATCCCTAAGATTCGTGATGACTTATTGTATGGTAAAGGGGCTTGCTCTAAACGCATTGATCCTGAAATTCTTAAGTTCTTCACTAAGATTCATACGCCTACCATCAATGACGTTGATGATGTATATCGCAACATCAATGGGTTACGTAAGTTTATTGATGAACGTATACGGTTGACTAAAGACTTGGAAACTTATGAGTGCTATAAGAAACTCTATGACTCTCTACTTATCACAGAGGATGTTAAGGAGTTATATAAGAAACCAAATGGTGAATATGCAACGAGTTATGAAGATTTATTGAGAGATCTACGTCCAGACTTATGGAATATCTTTAATGATATCCGTGGTAAACGTAAAGACTTAGATGACTTAATCAACTATATCTTACATAAACTATCCTCGTTAGATGATGAATTCCAATTCATCAGTAGTCTAAATGAAAAAACTGATTTGATTAAGATGGTTGAGAAGTTGGTCAATGAGTTTAAATCATATACTGTATCCGACGCATTCTCTGACCTAGTATACGTATTAGATGATCCGCATTTCAATATGCTTAAAATCCTTGATAAACTCAAGGGTATGGAAGTTAATATGACGATTGAGGATCGTAAAGCGTTACAATATATCTACGATGATTGTATTTCTATGATTACGGTAACGAATAAATATGATGATAAAATCAAATTTACCGAAGAGTATCGTACATGGTCTTGGCAATTAGTTAAAGACTTCATTCACTTTACAGATAGAATCCACTTCATCTGGAAAGATATGCAATTAGATGACCATTTCGCTATGCAATTCTATGATATCATTAGTACATCTAAAGATATCGACTTAAAAGATTCCGCAGGTGATAAGGTAGACATCTCTGAACTATTGCACTTTATCAAAGATAAATCATTCCGTGAGAAATTCCCATTAAGTGAAGTAGTAGTACGTAACTTTATCGTTGACGTTATCGTTAATAGCAAACTTGATTTATTTGATCATATTCAAGTAGAAGAAAAGGTCGCTATCTATCAAAAGCTAACTGCCTATCTAATGGAGTGGTATGTATATTCTTCGGTAACTTATTTGAAGGATCGCTTCCCATTACACATGAAGAATAAACATCGGTTAACCAACGATGATCCAGCTAACTTTAGTTTTAAGGATTTCCAAGAATTATTCGACGATCATAGTATGACAAAAGATAAATCTCTACGAAGTGGTATGGTAGTTAAAACCCTCATGCCATATTTTGCTAGCGATTATGCATTCAAAGATCGTAGATTCTTAAGTGATTTGCGTCATATTGAAAGATTTAACCCAAAAAACAATACAGTAGAATCTATTATTGACAACAGTGTGTATCCTATTACGGAAGCTCCTTTGAAGAGTTCGTTAGGAACTGCAACTAAAGTAACAGGTACTGGTAAACAACTAGTATCTAAAGACAATATACAGTTTAAACACACGATTAAGAAACACTATAGTTAACTAGTAAAAGGAGAATTCAGTAATGAGTAATATTGTTAACAAAAAACTCTCCGATCGTATCGGTACAGTTGATGTTTTGAAAGAACAGTTCTCTGCTCCTAAAGAAAGACGACACACTACATTCCATACAGAAATCAGTGCCACTGATGAATTCGGCAATGTGTTGTTTACTAATGAGCACAATGAAACAGTACTTGGTGGTGCCATTACAGTAATGGAAAAAATGTGGGGTATCCGCTCTCCATTACAAATAGCCACTATCAATGAAATTATGGATATCAACTCCAACGTGGGTGTTGATCCTAATCCATTAACACAAGATGATATCGTATGCCTTTGGGGTGTTGGTATCGGTGGTTCTGGTGATGCATTTGGTTCTATTCGTCCAGTCAATTTCTATGAACGTGAAGTTGGTCAAAATGGTCAACGCGATGAAATGATTCCATTCCGTGTCGTACAAACTCCATTGAGTGGCGATGATGCTGCTAAATACCATATGATGGAAGAACGTCATTCCGATGGCTTATTCGCATACTACCTTAAAGGCTTCGAACAAAAACCACAAATCAAAATATTGTGGAAAGATGGTGAAGAAGGTGAAGATGGTTCTGAAGTAGAATCTGATGTTCACAATACGTCTCGTCGTGATCTTATCGAAGCTTTCGTAGAAATGCATTTAAAGCTCACTAAAAAAGACGTTCGTGAATGGTTCGACGTAAATGGTAATATCCAATTATCTCGTATCAACACTATCGCACTTTTCACAGGTAAACGTGTGGAAATTGCTCCTGGTAAATTCGACTATGTAAACGTAAAAATGTTCTCCAAATTGAATTTGGACAATGAACCATTGACAAACACTAAAGAAATTAACTTCACATACCGTATTTACACTAACTAATCACAACTATTGCGGATATAAGATTAATTTCTTATATCCGCTTTTTCTATTCTATAAAGGAGGTTTAATGATGGGATTAATTGATAAAATCCATAAATTGTTTAAAACGAACACATATAAACTATCAGTCGTATTATCGCAAGATATCGATGAAAAAGTTGATTTCGTTGAAATCAATCAAGATATAGATGATGCAGTTATTGAAGACCATTTCGATAGTCGGTTTATATATCAACTTCAAGATGTGCGAGATAGTATATTAGAAGATAAAAATCCTAAAAAAGCATTACAGCTTATGCGAAAAGCTAAGATATCTATGGCTGAAATCGAAAAGTTTTTCGATAAAGAGCTATTTATTGGTGGTTCTAAATATCATAAAGTTCCACTTAAAGAAGTGCTCTTATACTGCAATGATACTAAAAAAGCAAAACCTAGTTTTATTGATCTTCCTGTAAATATTATTATAATGGGGCGGTTATTAGAACTTGGCTTAACTGAGTATATTAATAAAAGTATCGTTTCATTATACGAGTCCGATGATATTAAGATAGCATCTATAGTAAGCAATATCAATAGAGGTAATTTTTCCGATATTCCAAAAGAATGGCATCCCGTATTAAAATATAGCGATGAACTATATACAATTGGTTCCAAAGTTATCCAAAAATATGAAACAATGGCTCGCGAATTGACAATGCTATTGAAGCAATATTTTAATGATGCAATTAAGAAATACTATACTGAATAAGGAGTGTTATAATGGGAATAATCGATAGAATACATAAACTATTTAAAACCGATTCTTATAAACTAAAGGTTATCTTATCTAAAGATATCCAAGATGAAGTAGACTTTGTTAAATTCCATGAAGATTATGATGATACAATCGATGATCATTTTACTAGACGATTCGTATATCCTCTCCATGATGTTAGAGATGCTATTAAAGAACGAAATGCTAAGAAAGCTATATTATGTCTTAAAAAGGCTAAAATCACTATCCCTGAACTTGAAAAGTTCTTTGATAAAGAATTCTTTGATGGTGGTAGTCGGTTACGAAAAGTTCCATTAGTTGAAGTATTAAAACAACGTAATCAATATAGTTATACGGGCCCTAAAGATGTTATAGCTACTGTGGATGCTATTCTATCTGAAGTATTACAAGAATTTGGTACATCTGAACTCATTGTATCTAATATAATCAAACTAATGGTAGAAGATGGTATGGATAAAAACGAAGCTGATAATATCGTAATCGATAGACATTATGACAAAATCCCAAAAGAATGGCATCCTGTTTTGAAACATGTAGATGAAATCGAAGCGATTGCTAAAACAGTTTACAAAAAATATGAAACACTATGCAATCATCTATTGGAATTAGTGGTAAAATATTTCAATGAAGCGGTAGCTAAATATTACGACCCAAAAAAGTAACAGAGGCTACTTGCCCACGCTACCTATTTAAACCAAAAGCAATTGATAAAGCATTCATTAAGGAGTATAAATCCGTGAATGACTTTATCAATAAGATTAAGGTAGATGATGATCACCAAGGTACAGTACTATACTATGAAGGTGAACTGGTTGGGATTGTCAATGTACAACAATCCACACATGGTTTACAAGCATTATGGGTACATGATGATTATCGTAGAATGGGAGTAGCCCGTCAACTATTGAAGATTGCTACCACTAAGCATGGTTGTAGTCAACTCACAATCGATAAAACAAACAGTGCTGCTATATCACTATATAAAAGTGATGGTTGGACGTCATATAAAGATGATGACCAATATTTGTATATGAGAAAATAGGTGAATTATATGATTACAGAGACTAATAAAGCCTATCTTTTATCATTAAAGCCAGATCAATTGACCAAACAATGGTTTGATGAAAATTGTTCTCGTCATTATGATCCAGTTATGAAAAAGATGACTGAGCCTAAGTTTAACTTCCAAGATAAGTTTACACTTAAACCAAATGAATATGTGAATACCACAAAAGTAGAAACTAATGTTGGTCAATTACTCGTTAATAAGTATTTATATGAAGCTATCCCGAATATTCAAAAAGTGTTAGGGTATATTGCCGAACCAATCACGAATGGTAAACTAGGTAGTATTGAAAGTGATGAGTTATCAAAAGCTCTTCTTGATGGACATATCACAGCTGAAGATATGTGTCAGTACTTCAATCGATTACAATGGTTAGGTAATACCATTCACACAAACGTAGCACCATCATTCACTGAAGGTACAACGAAAAACCTTGCCAAAGTTATGAAAATTCGTGATAAACTATATGAAGAAAATAAAGAAGCGTTAGCTAAAGGTGATGCTGTTGTTGCTAATAAAATAGAAAAACAGCTTATCGATATGACCAAAGAAGAATTAAAAGACGACATTGGATTGACGTTATATACATCGGGTGCTCGTGGTAGTTTTGAAAATAACTATAAAAACCTTTTCTTAACTCGAGGTCCTGTGTATAACCCAAACACTGGTGGTTACCAAATCATTAAACGTTCCTATATGGAAGGGTTAGAGAAGGATGATGTTCCTTCCTATGGTACAGAGGTAGTCAATGGTGCCTATCCTAAAGCCATCGGTACAGCCGTGGCAGGTTATGCTACTAAAAAATTCTTTGCTGCTTACCAATCCGCCGTGTTAGATAAACGTGGTTCGGACTGTGGTACGAAGGCGTATCGAAAAACGCTAATTACTAAAAAGAACTATCAGAAACTAATGTATAGATACATCGTAGAAGGTAATAAACTGATAATGTTAGATAACTCTAATATTAAATCGTACATTGGTAAGGTAGTTAATTTACGGTCTCCTCTATATTGCGTAGGAGATAAATTATGTTCTAAATGTGCAGGTGATTTATATTATCGCCTAGGTATTGAGAACATCGGGATGTCAACATCTGCCATCGGTTCAAGTTTACTAAAACTATTAATGAAAACATTCCATGATAGTTCTGTTAAAATTTCTGAAATTGATGTTAATGACATTCTAATCTAAAAAAAGAAAATAAGAGATACAACCATTTGGTTGTATCTCTTATTAACGTGTGTTTCTGGATTAGGTCCAGTAGGAGTAGTTCAGGAAATCCATCCCCTTGTTAAAGATAGAAAGTCCCTAACTATTAGTTACCCCAATTATAAAATTTTATTATACACCGACACCAGGTGTTCCTGTAGTGGAGGATGCAGGTGCTGCAGCTGGAGCTGCTTCTTCTGGGTCATATGCTTTGAAAGCTTTTGTTGTTGTATCAAATACCCATTTGGAACCCACTAAATGAGTGGAGTCTACTTGTTTATTCAATACATAAATCACTTCAGGATTTACAGTTAGACCAACTTTAGCGAAATCTGGTTTAGCGTCTAATGCAACAACAGCTTTAGCAATGATAGGACCGAATTCACCGGAAGTAAATTTACGGTATACGCCGTTAACACCATAGATAGTACCTTCTTTAGCCACTACCAAGTTAGGTAATTCAGATACTTCTTCGATCTTAAATGTTTTTTCTTCTAATGCTTGTTCTTTACCAACATAGATTGTACCAGCTTTTACTTCTGGTTTGTCTTTTTGTTTGATATCTTTAGTGACTACATAGATCAAATGATCTTCGATATCTTCTTCTTTAGGTAAACGAGCAATTTCTTTTACGCCAACATAGTCAGCTTTAATGAAAGATGTACCATTGTATTCGAAGAAACCACGGTCAGCTTTCTTAGTTGGGTGGTTCAAGAAGTACAATACATTTTGTTTAGCAGTGATTTCAATTGCTGGAAGTTCTTCTACTTCAACAATTGGATCCGTTACTTCTTCAAAACCATCTTCAGCATCATTCAATTTATACACTTTACCATCTTCTTTTACATGGTAGAATGCAGATTTACTGAATGCTGTTTCAGCAGGAAGAGCATCAACAGATACAACACCAGCGTATTGTTTTACAGTGGATTTGATACCAGCTTTAGCCAATTCATATACGATGGCACTCATAGTTTTAGGAGTTACTTCGATTTCGGAAGTTACTTCTGCATTTTCAGTGTTAACCACTTTAACAGTAGCGGCTACGTTTTGACCAGCGGCATCCATAATCAAGAAATCGAATACAGAGATAGTTTTATCTGTATCATTTTGAATATGGGTATGAACTGGTTTACCAGCACCATTAGCTGCTTTACGGTAAGAAGATAACGCTGCTAAGAATTCGAATTGATAAGGGAAGTTTACCAATTTTTTAGCGGCAGCTGCATCTAATTTAAAAATACCTTTACTAGGTACAAGTACAGTTAAACCTTTAGTTTGGTCTGCTTCGATGAAGTATTCCAAACCATTAGGAGCTTGATGAGAAACAAAACTCATTAGTCTTTACCTCCGTCTGTATTCATCATATTTTCTTTTAAATATTTTTTAAGACTTTCGTCTTTAGTTGTGTTAAAGAGTTCAGTAACAGGAGTAGTTGTTGGATCTGGGATCGACATGCTACCGAATGTACCGATTTCTGTAACAATGCACATTTCTGTGTCTTTTTCTGGCATAAGAGTCACTCCTTACTAGAAAAAAGTATTATTTAAGTGTTCCCTTTAGAAGGTAACCTTCTGTAACGAGATTGGTTTTCAATCCCATGGAAATGGTATATACATCGAATGTGTTTAAGGCAACTTTATTTTCAACGTTATCACTTAATTCTTCCATCGATAAATACCCTTTACGTCTAATTTGACTATAGGCTTCTTCTTTCATAACCATATCATCCGCACGGAATGACATAAATTCTTTAACAGCATTGGATGCCCCATAGGTCATAAGACAATAGTTCTCTTCAATAGCTTGACGACCATTTTTATCTTCATTGATAACCTGACCTGTTTTGGTGTCACGTGCCGTAATATCAATGGATGTGGTATTCTTTTTACGTGCTGTTTGTTGTACACGTTTTTCATGAATATATCCAACTGGCACTTTATATGGTGTGACAATAGGGTTTGATTTATCTGCACTAAAGAATGGTAAAACGACGTATTCATATAATGGAATATCGAGTAATTTAGAAGCTTTCTCGATATTAGCCATATCTAAATCCCGCTCGAAAATAACAACATCGAGTGGTAGATAAGGACTCTTCGACATGAAGAGTTTCTTAAAAAATGTATCGAACTGGGTGTCACTCATTTTACCAAAGAATGACTTATAGTTCTCTGCATTGACTTTACTTGGATCGATTGTCGCAAAGAATTTATAGATTAAATCTTCCATTTCTTTACGTTTCTCCTTAGTAATAGCCATTGTGTAATCACCACCTTTTCTTAGTATGCGATTATAGCTATGTCGAAGAAAGGAATTATTACTCTACGACTTCTTCAGGAACTTTAGCATCCTGTAAGAACTGAAGTGTTTGGGAGTATGTCATTCTGCGACCACCAATTAAAATTGTTGACTCCTTAAATATTCCGGTTGAATCCATTAATTCAGGAAACAATGTTTCAACACAATACGTGATAAGACTATCAACCAATCGTAGTTGGTTAATATCTGATTGATCAAGTCCATAGGAAGCTTTTAAATAGGATATTAACTTACCCTTCATTTTATCCTGTGTATCTAAGGATAAATACTCTGGTCTAAGTTGATCCGATGTTACATTGTATTCTAAACATAAGAATTTTAACATCATAAAATCAACCCATTCCTTATACGATGCAGGTCCCATCTCTTGAATGAATGCTCGCATTGGATCCAATGGAAGTGTCATCATCAAATTATCAACCTCAATGATATCTAAATAGGTTTCTGTACTCATAGTTTCCTCCAATGATAAAAAAAATAGAGGCGGAATACACCGCCTCTATTGTCATAACACCTTATCGATTACGCAAGATGTTATTAAAGATTTCACCCATCTCATTATTGGCATCACTGTCAATCATTGGGTTTCTCCGTTCACCAGAGCGGAAAATGGATTGGTGTTGTGGTTTGTCTTGACGTGGACGTTGTTGATTATTACGTTCTTTTGGCTGTTGTTGTTTACCTTTGTTATTGTAATGAATCTTATTCACTTTTTGTGAATCTTCACGTTTTTCATTACGTTCGAATCGAATGTTCTTAGGATCGATTCGATTTCTTTTTGGATGTTCAACAACAGGTTGTTTATGTTCTTTAGAATTTTCTTCTTCTTCTAAATCCATCAATGAACGTGGTTGATACACTGAAGATTTTAATTGTTCTTCTACCTTAAGAGTGATGACCTTATCTTCTTCGACTGTATTCGTATCGGAGATTTCAGAATCATCAGATTCAGTAGTTTCCCATTTCCCTTCTACTAGTGCATACTCAGTGTTATCAGAGTCATCAGTTTGGAATTCAACTTCTGGTTCTTCTACACGAATTTCACGATTTCCTTCTGGATCAACTGTAATGGATACGCCATCACCACCATCCATTGGTGTTTCTGGTTCATCTGGAAGGATATCCATTCGGATATGTTGATTACCACGTCCATCGTACGCACTGAATCGCAACTGACGAGATTCATCAAGTTCTTCTGCTGTGAAGTTTGTTACGTTGAATAAGTAGTATTCAGTACCTGTTTGTAAATCAACAGAAGCAATCGCAACATCTTCTAACTTTTGAGATGTACGATTTGTACATCTACCTGTTTCTTTATCGATGTCTTCGATAACTAATAGAACAGTGTCTTGTTCCGAATCGGATAAATCCATTGCCATATATTGAGTAATATGGTCAGGGGCATATGTTTTTCCAACACATACCATATCACGAACAGGAACGATGTCAGCTCGTTTTACTTCGAGCTCTCTTTTAGTAAAGGAATAATGCATTATATAATCCTCCTTAAAAAATAAAAGAATACAAAAAGGTCTCATGAAAACCTTTATCGTATAAATAATATATAAATAAAAGAGAGATAGGCTAATGCATATCTCCCTTCTATCTTACTTAGTACGTTGCAATGTAAATACGAAGAATGTGTATAGTGCTCGTCTAAAGTTATTGAGTGTAGCAACACGTTGTGTTTTTCGGTACGTTTCCGAATACTTCTCAATCCACGTATCTAAAATACTTTTAACCTTGATGACATTTTCATCATTAGTATTCGATTTCTTATATACTGCTAAGCAGAATGTTAAGAATTTACTACCATTTAAGTCGTTTACATGGTTTTCACCATTGAATAGATATAGATACAATATAGACTCACACAATGCTCGAATATTTACACTTTCATCTTTATTTTGCGTTAATTGATTGAGTGTATTTCTCGTTTCATTAACAGACACTTGATTCATCTTAGCTGAAATATCAACGATACGACTATCAGGTCCATTCACAGATAGCTTCAATACGACTTGGTCAACGATACGTTGAATCAATAATGAGTTGCTATCTGATGTTTTGAAATCATTTTCGTCTTCATTATCTCGTTCTGTGTTCATATAGTTACCACTACGATAATCCTTCTCAAACGCATCACGAATTTTCTTAATCAATGAGTTTAATCTAGTTTTATAAGCATTGATATAGTCTGTCAATTCCTTATCATTAGCATGACGGATATTTTTATCGTACGTTTTATCTGCTAATGCTGTTGTATCAACCAATGCTTGTAGAATATTCCCCACCTGCTTAACTTTGAACTTATTGGATAGATTATTAATGGTATATTGCATAATCGCTTCATTTGGTTCAAATTTAAAGTACTTGTAATGTAATGATGGATACATAGATAATGTTAGGTAGGTAACGGCTAATTGGTTAATTTGGTCTAACTGATTCAACTTAGCATAACGAAGAATCATCATCATTACTAAATTAAATGGGTCATTAACGATTTTCCAACTAGCTTTAATATAATTCGATTGCTTAACAATCGCTTTACATAGTTTTGGATCGAAATCAATAAGGTCATATACCTTATTCCGTTCCATATCTGAAAATAGAGTACGTTTACTAGGACCAGCGGTGGAAAGGCGATTCACATTACGATCCACATAGGACGCAACAATCGCTGAAAATTTACGTTGGATCTCTTTACTAGTGAAGGCTTGCTCTACTTTGGGATATATATTTGCTAGAATTACGCTAGTAATCATATATAACCTCCGGTTTTACATAGTTAGTTTTTCTTGGTTATTTTACTGTTTATAAGCTCCTAAATAACTCCACAAACAATTAATGGACTGATCTTATAGTAAGAGAGGTTATTATAATGAATATAATTAATACTGTATCGGAATTGATGCAAGTAATCCCGAAGAGTATGTCGTTACCAATATGGGGATTCAGAGAACCTGAATTCCATTTATTGTCTGTTAACCCACAAGCTTCGAAATACTATAGTCAATTCCAGCTTATGACAGGATTAGCTTCCTATGTATTAGCTAGGTCTAAACTGTCATATTTAACATTATCTGCATTTGCAGAATATCTCAGTGGTATCCAGTTCTATGGTGTGCAACCATTGAACTTTAAAGGATTTACCCAATTACGAGATAAGCGAATCAATTCGTTTACCGATACATCTCATGTGATTATATCACCGTATGAATATATCCTATTCAATCACCCTGTTCGTGCAACGGCTGATGGAGTGGTAGAATCCATTGATGAAAATTCATATGAAGATAGGGTGTATCGTAATACGAACTTTTTGAGCCGTTTAGCTCACAATCCTAATGATTATAGGGGTAATTATATTTCTATTAAGCACAATGAAGTCATTCGTTCCAATTATTGTAACTTAAAGAAATACTCCTCTAAACTCAAAGTAGGTGACCAAGTTAAAAAAGGTCAAATTATCGGTAGAGTTGGTCTATCGAGTATTATTAACTCACCATGTTTAATCTATTTCCTATCAGTCGCTCCTGGTATCGATTTAGGTTTCTTGGGTCGATATACTTTCCCATTGCCTAGTGTAGAATGGGAACGTGTTATTACGTGTAGATTAACGAATCAATTCATTAAATCAATTGATGGGATTGAGGATTTCTATGCGAAAGATATCAAGTATACGATATCAAATAAACTATTATACGATGTGAGCTTAGTTAAAAGAAACGTAGGTAATGAAAATGAATGAATTTATTAGTCGTTATTATGATGATACAGTAGCGGAAGCAGTAACTGAACGATTATCTGCTAAATTAGAACCTGTTGAAGAAGGGTATGTTGGTAAAACAACTAACCTTATCAATGCAACAGCATTGTTAGATAGTATCATTGCCGATGTTGCTAGAACTGCTGGTGAAGGTGCAGGTAACATTCCTAAGATTCAAGCAGCCTATAAAATGAATATCAATAAAGATCCACGCATTGCTAAAGTGGCTAAGTTATTAGAAAAAGAATTTAATTTCGCTAAGATGGATTTAGCCATCTACTCTACAAAAGATGCTAATGCGTTCACATTAGTTAGATCTAAATTTAGTCGTAGAACATTGGCTAAATTACCAGACTTACCTACTAAACACGGTAAACGCTTTATTGATAAAAATAAACAATATGTAGCATTCGTTGTTGTATATTCTCAATTGTTTGCTATCATGAGTGGTTCTGAAATCATGGCAGTTATCCTTCATGAAATTGGTCATAACTTTGAAATGGCTGAAAAAGCTTGGTTTGCTGATTACGTAGGTCAAGCTATTGTAGAAGAAACCGAAGCTATGGCTAGAGAACGTGATGAACTCATTGATGATATTACAGGTAACGTCAAAACCGAAATTCATATTATGAATGGTGGTGCGGAACGCCATGGTGGTAAATGGTATGATCGCTTGAATGATAAAATCGCCCAAATATTCAGATATATCCCTATTACAGGTCTTCTTAATATCTGTGGATTAGCTATGATTGCACCAATTACATGGTTGATGTCTAAATTCAAGAAAGATGATTGGGAAGGTATTGGTGGTGAAGTATATGCCGATAGTTTTGCCACTGCCTATGGCTTTGGACCTGACTTGATTTCTGGTATGTCTAAATTCGAAGATGCTGAAACATTAACTTCTGGTGGTTCTAAAAAATTAGTTGGTACTATGAACTACTTATTGTCCACATTCCCAATGATTCTTGCTTATCACGTTGATGTTCATCCAGAAAACCAAGCACGGTTTAAACGTCAATTGAACGATTTACTTAAACTAGCCAATGACCCTAATACACCTCCAACAACTAGAAAGTTGGTACAACGCGATTATGAAATCGCTAAGAAGATGTATGATCAATACATTGACGGGAATGGTTCTAAAGTTCGTCGATTTGTTCGTCAACTACAAGAAAAATACTTTAAGGGTTCTATGGATATGCGTGGTTATGCATTACAAATCAATGCATTAACTGATGAAGATGAAGCTAAAGGTATTATTATGGGCGGTAAACAACCAATCAAATAATATAAGGAGAATACCATGAAAGTCAATCTAACAGAAGTTAATAATGAAAAACCCATCCAATTGTTATCCGAGAAATATATGGATGAACATTGGGATGAATTGGATAAGGATGAGGTAAGTCTATACCAAAACATGTCAATTCGTTTCTTATTGAAACATGAAGATGATATTAACTGGAAGCTATACTCCACTAACCCATTCATCTCCATTGACACGATCGATTTTTTCAAAGATAAAATCTCTTGGGTTAATATCTGTATCAATGGTAAAATCACATCACCAAATGTAATCTATAACTATAGAGATCATATGGTATGGAATATTCTATTGAATAAACAGCAATTAGAATTGCAATTGCTGATCATTTTATCTGAAATCTATCGCGTAAATCCTGCTGAGAGTCAAGCTAAGGAGTTCTGGAAAGCGGTATCTCGTTATCAAGACTTTGACTTGGAGTATGCTGCGGAGTATGGTCAGTACATTGATTGGAAACTTGCCAGTCATAATGAACTACTCAATGAATTAGTATACCAAGGATTCCTAGATAAACTTGATATTCTAGCGGTTGTAAAAACTAGAAGTTTAAGTGAAGATTTCCTAATGAAAAATGCTGAATTCTTAAAAGATAAGTTAGGAATTTAAAAAGAAAGATGTATAGGGTTATTCCCTATACATCTTTACTTGTTTCTTTGGTAGCAAATAATCAATATATCGACTCATATTATACACTTTATCTTCATCGTAAATTGTTTTAATGATATCGAATCGCTTATCGGTAAACATACAACCTGGCGCACTCAGATATTCATCCAATAGGTCTGTTTCAATATGGTATTTAGTATCGACGATCATATCAAATAGTTCATAACCACCCACTTGTGTACCCACATTTTCTTTTACAGCGATAATCGTATATGAAATATCATGTTCTTCACGACTACGTTCCAATAGTGTAGTAAATGCGATGGCACTAAACGGTACAATGACTAAATTGATGGTATTTGGGTCTAGGTCTTCTTTTTTAAGAACCCACATGGTTTCACTATCAATAGACCAGCTTGTCACAATCGTATCCAATTCATCAGCTGGTCGTAAGAAATTCTCTTTTTTAGGATACACTAAATGAGCATATTCCGGTTGGAATTGAGCTGCTACCATATCACATAGTAGAGTATTGTTTGCTACCAAGAAGGCTACAGAATATTTCATATCAATCTCCTTATCATATAGTATCGTTACAATATTGTGCCATACCACCTTTATAATTATTTATTATACAACCAACACATTGTTAGAATAATAATATTATTTCCATAAGCTGTTGCAGGGTTATGGATACTCAATCAACTATTATTTATTCTAATTCCTTTCGAACAACATGGTATATCCTCTAAGTTTGGTTTTTGTCATATCCCCAAGCTTAGAGGATAACTACTGTCTTTCATATTTCGATATAGCAATAAGTACATATAAGTAATTTATAATAACCAACAAAGGATTTCAATGTCTGTTGTTCTTATGGTTGACCACAACCAACCATAAGTAAAGACTGTTTTCATTTTTTATCTCCTATTTGCCCATGTGATCCCCTCGGTCACATGGGCACTCCTATGTCATTTTTCAAATATATATCATAATAGTGTATCGATACAATTCTTTTAGTTAGAAAAGGAGATTTTGTCATGGCAATTTCGTCACTAGAACGCGATCGTTTGCTATTTAAGCTAAATGAACGCAGAAACAAGAAATACAAAGACAAGAAGCTTCGTAAGAAGTTCCTTGAAGTATTTCAAAAGGTCAATCGAGAAAATGTATACAAGTTTTTCGATGACCACGATAACATGACTTACTACAACATTCTTTTTTGGTTGTGTTACCTAGATAAACTATGTAAATCAACCTGTGGTAAGGACTATGATACGTATAGCGTAGAACGCGTTATATTGAACACATTTAATTTTGATTTAACTTATCGGGCAGCTAAAACATTAGATAAGTTAGATAAGTTCATTAGAAAGACTAAGGATAAAAAGATTAAATCCTTCCCGATTAGTGGGCTATTGGACGGTGACACATTTACAGAGTACGTAAGAGAATCTGAAGAGAAGAATCTCATGACAGATTGGGAGGTAATGAACTTATGATGGAAATGGCTAAAACGGGTATTAAGACTGGGTTTAAAATAGGAGAAGTGTTAAACATTGGTGGATTCTTAAAGAATCAAATGTTTAGTAATATCATTAAATGTATTCCTAAACTTATCCCAGACTTTGACCCCGATGCGAAATTGAATATTACCGATTATAATGTGAACCCATTAACCGGTATATTTGAACTTGAATTTACAGCAACGGATCGTCGTGGTTTTACGTTATGGTTCATTAAAACAACCGGTAACTTGAACAACCGTGAAATCGCAGTATCAATCAGTAAAGACAAAGTGGTTTGGCATAAAATCACATACAGTATTGAACTCGTTGAACAATTGATTCAAGCATAAGAAATAAAGGTGTATAGCGGAGAATGCTATGCACCTTTATTTTTTTTATTTTTTATCAAAGTAAATCTCTTTAAGTCGTTGGGTTAATCCCACAATCATCTTATTGCCAAACATAGTAATCAAGATAGAAGGTACTTTACGAGATAATACCGAGTTAGCTGGGAATATGGTAGATATTTCTTCATCTGGATAATCGACTGTATGAGGTTCTTGTCCTTTTGGGATAATACCTGACACAACACCTTTCAAGGCAGCAAAGTCTACTACTTTATCACCAACACCCACTGGGTCATTAAACTTGATATAGAATTCGATAATAACACCCTTGTCAATCGTATATCCTTTTACCTTACCATCGGCATTAGGAGTGATTGGTTTATCCATTTCATAGAAGGTATTACCAGAATAGGTTGGGTCAGTAATCTTATATTTCTTAACAAGAGCTTTTTTCTTACCAATCTCTTTCCAGTATGGACCTACAATCGCTTGTAACGATGGAGAGAGGTTATCTAATTCTTCTGTACAATAAATACGAATATCTTCAATCACTCCAGTGTACTTAGATTTTAAACTCGATTTACCTAAGTTTTTGATTTCTTCACCTAAGTCTTGACCGATCGATGATAGTAATTCATTCATCGCATCATCAGAATTCGATTGTTCATAATTGATTAATGTATCTCCTACTTCAATCGTTTGACCTTTCTTAACAATATGATCTACGTTAGCATTAGGTCCTAATGTAATATGCTTACACATAACCATCTCAGTAGATAATCGATGCGATAACTGTTCAGTGACTAGTTTACTATCTTCAAATGTACCAAAGGATGATAAGCAGGCCACTTTACACAATGTGCCAATGTTGAATTTGGGTCCATCGAAATTATCACCAAAGAAAGTATCATTAATAGCTAAGATATCATTCTTAGAGAACTTATCACCAACTTGCACTTTAGCGTCTAGTTTATTTGAAAGATAGAAACCACCAGCACCATTCTTAACCACAACTGGGTTTAGGTTGATAGCTTCATGATTCCCATTATTGTATTTAACAATCATCATTCCGGTTGACTTATCAAAAGATTCTACCACACCATTATCCTCTGCCTTAACAGCGAAATCTTTAGATATGGTATATGGCAACGTCTTTTCAATACCGGATGAAATCAATACTGGACTCATATCTGCTACTGGAATGATATGTTTAGATTGTTTTGTCGCCATTGCTGTACGAATACTATCATCACGAGTTACACCCAATGGTGTTAGTGCTTCAGCATAGGAAAACATATTGGCATCATTGATGTCCTCATTTGGCTTGTCAACGTCAATGAAGCCACGACTATCTATAATTTTAGGTTCCATCGTTAGTTCCCGTACTACACCACAGTTAGCATCAGGAGATGTGGAAATGGCCATCAATCCAGTCATAGATTTATCAAAACTACGTTTCTCTTGCGTATACGCTTTATCCATATTGATACCAAAGTGACCTTTAGCGGAAATGGAACGAAGCTTTTCTTTTTCAGTAATTGGATTAATGATAGAGTAGTCTTCCAATGTATTCAATGCCATAATCTCTTTGATGACCGCATTCTTTGGAACAGAAATCTTCATAGGGTTTCTATTCATTGCAGTACGTCTATATTTCGTATAGGCTTCAGATACTACACTATATAGAACAGCCGCAATAATTTCGTTATTACGAACACGGAATTGACTCATATCAATTTCAGAATGATAGGAGTTATCCGCCAATAAGGTATTAGCAGCAATCAATAAACCAACAAAGTCTGTTGGATATCCCATTTGTTCTAAGATTTGTTTTGTGATAGGGTCTATCATATTATCATAGAATGAATCATAACCAGATGCAGTCGAACGCATACCGGTTTGCGATTCGATGATATCAAGATATGGAGCCTTTGTATCAAAATCAGAGAACTTATAAGCCACTGTATCAAAAATAGCTAACCCATTCAATAGTAAAGAGGATTGAATTGGTTCTCGTTTATAAATCAAATACCCATCAGAAAATTGAATAATTCCTTCGCTCTTAGCGATACCTTTAGGTTGCGTATCAGAGAAACGGAATTCAATGTTGGCTCTACGTAAGATAGTAGTCAAACCTTCATAGTACCCAAGTAAGATAATGGTTGGAATTTTCTTAGCCATAATCATACAATAGGTATACATGAACTGTTTACCTGGCTTAGCACCTTTCGATAATGACCAGAAATCCATTTTCGTCTTATCATTGAAATATTCCACGAAGATATCGATAATACTATCAGCACTATTAGCATCGGCGTTACCATCGGCATTGACACTGAGTAATTCAGAACCAATGGTACCAATTCTAAGTTCATTGCTATCTTTAGGAGCAGGAATCAATTCATGTTTGACTTGATCACTGTAAGTCATTTGGTCAAATCGCAATGTTAATGGGAATTTACGTACTTGCAATTCCAAAATATCTTTAGCGATAGAATCGTACTCAATGGTTGTTTTTGTATTACCATTCAATGCAGTACCATTACCACGTCGTACTTTAAAGTATTTAGCATTCTCTGGAGATAGAATGATCTTCTTAAATAATTCAATTTTAGGAGATACGTTATCACCACGACGATACATAAATACTTTCTTAAAATCTGTACGGATTTGAACCGTATCCGGTTTAATCTTTACAATCGGTTTTTGTAATAGCTGATTGACTAACTGTTTTCTATTCCCACCGAGATACATGTAGTTATTATCATAGATTTTAGGAATATCGACTGTGATACTATGACGTACCCGATTAGCATCTTCCATCTTAACCGTATAGGTTTCTTTCAAATCCATTGCGGTTGAGGTATCTTCTTTACTGATCGATGTGATATATACAGGAATCGGTTTATCATTTAATGATTTGAATACGTTTAGAATATCCTTTTGCATCAATTTTTCATTATATGATTTATTGAAGTTATCAAATCGGATTTCCTTTACGTTTTCATTGGTAGTAAAGACCTTTTTAGTTACATTATTCGTTTTGATTTCCGTATCTGGCATATCAATCTTTAATGTGCCTAATTTAAGTCCATCTAAGGTGATCTCTTTTTGACGTTTACGCAACTCTGCTTCACGGGCAGAATTTTTAGCCATTGTTCGATCCATCTTGTCATAATTTAGTTCAACTGCCGCAGCAGCAATCTCTTCGTCTAACTCTTGATCGTCATAGACATTCAAATCAACTGCTGTGTCGTTAAGTTCATCTGACTGAGGTGAATCCAATTCTTCTTCATCGTCAATATCGTCATCAATATCAACATCGGGTTCTTCTTCCGTATCCACTGAGTCTGGTTGTAACAATGCGTCGTCAACAGGGCCCTTATTAGCACTCTTGACGCTACTAATCAATTCTTTACGCAACTCATCTTTTGTTTTAGTATCCAATATCTCATCAGATAAATCATCAATTTGTTGCATACTTGATACAAGTTCGTCAGGGATTTTTTCCTGTTGATTATCAGGAACTTCACCTTCATCATTTAAGGTATCAATATGGTCAACCATAGCGGAAGCATTTCTAAATTTACGCACTTCTTTAGCAAATGCTAAGTGTGTCCGTTTATCAATATCTGCCGCATTAAAGTAAAACCATCCCATAGTTCCATCAAAGATAAGGAAGGTATAGTCACTAAAGGACTCTTTCAAGGCAGTGAAGTTCTTACGAAGTAAGAAATAGATGATACTTAATGGGTTAATGAGTTTAGAACTCATATTAACCACATCTTTTTTATTCACACCACTGATATCCCAGTTAGCAGCATCAATTAGGATATACTTGTGTTTATGGGTAGAACCTACCATTGATAGTGTGATAAACTCTTTGAGTTTATCTACATAGGCATTGGCTACTAGTTTATAGCCTCGATTACCAATCGATGCTATAAAGTTCTTATGAAAATCGCTCGTATCAATTGCGATATTACGGTTTTTAATAACATTTGGTTTAGCTAGATATAGCATATTCAATTCATTCTTACAGAATGTTGCCATATCACTCATTTGGGTTTGGTCCAACCGTGTTTGTATCATCTTAGCAAAGAACTTTTGACGTACTTTATAAGGACGATAATAGCGTTTATATGTGGTTGCAACCCTGTAACTATCTTGATTTAAGAGAGTAATGGAATCTCTGTGATCAGATAGTAACATAACTAATCTAAATTCGTAACCAGGCGTTGACGCATCATAGGGAAGCTTCAACTTCTGTTTTGTATACTTGAATGGATTAACTCGATCCAATGTAATCAAAGTAATTCACATCCTTTCATGTGCATTATACGTTACATATCTGTCAAGCCAAATAAAGCAACATACAATTTGCTACGTTCCTGAGCTATAAATATATATTATTATAGCGTATAGAAAGAAAAAGTAAAGGATGAATCTAGTGGACCATATGCAATTCCAACTAGATTCATCCTTTGACCAGTGTATAGGGTTGATACGTGAATTATTATATTTCATTAACGATGAGAGGATTTATATGCGTATGTAACCATAAACATATAGTATCAACCTTACATAATAGTACACTAGTATATAAAATTTGAAAGGAGCACAATATATGGCTTTATTAAGAATCGACTTTGCGAAAGATACCAATAACCGCTTTCGCTATAGTATCAAAAAAGGTTATTTCAATATAAGTAAATTTGATGATACCACTAGATTTGATAGTGGTGATTGGGTGGTTGAATTCAATCAGGAAATGATTCATTTCACCTGCAATTCCGTAGTTCGTGGAGCTAGTAACGACATGGTTAGAGACTTCACATTCACTACGAAAGAAGGTTCGTTGTTCTTGTACACATCACCAACGAATTGGTATTGGTATTGGAGAGAGAAACATACGCAAGACGTTATGGATAATTTCAATATCAATAAAATCATTCCAGTTGACGTTAATGATTATGTGTATATAGAACAAACTAACATAATCAAATACCACTATACTCCAGATAATGTGTATTGTGGTTACACAATCAGTGAATCTGAATTAAAAGGTTCTCAATCCTTTAAAGTTTGGATTACTGATGGGGTATCAATCAATAAGATTGTACCTAAAATCGTTGTCACACATCCAGTATTAGGTAACACAACTAAGCTACTATTATCGGATGTCTATTTCGGGTTAACTGATTTCTTATTAATCCAAAACCGAAAAGAGCATCGAACATTGTATATCAATAAAGATTTGGATATCAATGAAGTAGCTAACTATATGAATGAGCATCAAGAACAATTGACAAACGTCACTCCTGTTCTGGATGAAGAATTCGTAGATACAATGCTAAAATAAGTTCGTGGATATAACCTGTGAGGTTATATCCACTTTCATTCTCACATAGTAAAGGAGGTGAGTTAGAATGAGATTATTTAAGTTATTAGCATTAGAAGATGAATTACGCCATGAGTTAATGGCGAATACTAGACTTCTATTCAAGTATATGATTAGTCCAAAGAATAATCATAAGCGATGTTTAGTTGATACCTCTTCGAATAGTCATATTGATTTTATGCATCGGTATTGTTCAAAAGGTACACAAGTCGAAATCATACATATGAAAAATGGTAATCATAAAATCCGTATGTATGATGATGGTGACGATAAATGGCGGATTCAAATTGTTGGTAATGATAAGTTCCCTGAACGATTCCGATTTGTATTCAGGGGTTGTCCAGATGAATTGACCGACAAAATGCCCGATGCGTATCCACCAATGGATGAGTTTTATCATACAATATTCCGTGTATTACCGGCGTATTGTAGGGATCATGTACGGTATAAACACCAACAGAAAATCATGGTATTGGTAAAGGATATCGCGTATTTAATCAGACACCTAGATCAAGTCTATGGTGCTGATGTTGAATTATAGGAGATACAAAAAAATGAAAGTAATAACAGAAGTAAACCAGCATTTTACACTGATTGAGCTAATTAAACGATATAAAGATGAGGAAAATAATTTCATCCGATGTAGTGAAAATATCATCAATGCATTAGTCTTTGCGTTGTATGAAACACGATTTAATGATGATTATGATACGTTTACCGTATCAAATAAAGACCCTGAAGCATTCCAATTATCCACTGATCTATACGATTATCATCTTTCATCCAGCTATATGCTCGATACGAATTTAGATGACGTTCAGTATGAATCGATCTATAATATGCCTAGTCGATTATTATATCGCTATATCACTATCGTTCGAAAAGACCCATTACCAAATGATACACCAACCCAAATCGAATGGTATGGCGATTGGACACGTGGAAATGATGAAATGTTTGATATTCCACTCGATTTAGACGATATGGTGTATCTTAAATACACATATTTATTAGCGGATATATTTGAAGATTTAGCTAGGGTCTATGAAAAGCTACAAATATCCCAACACAGAGTATGCAAGCAATATGAGACGTTCCATGAAAATAAACGCTCTATGATGGACTCTGCTTATTTCTTGGATAATGTAGCAAATAAGGTTTCATTGGATACTGATATTGCGGTCAATTATTCAATTGACTATATGGCTGCTTATGAAAAAGCGTTAGGTCATACTGATATGGATACTTATCGTGAAAGAATAGCCGATTTGAAATCGAACCCAGAAAAAATGGTCCCTAGTAAAGATGATGGTCCAGTATTTTAATTAGGAGGTAATTACCATGTTAGAACAATTTGAAAAACGTCTTAACGTAGAAGACTTAGTATTACTTAATAAATCCAATAAAGACAACTATTACGATATCCAAACAAATGCTCTTTGGGCTATTTGTATGCTGATGTTAAATGGTATACTAACTAAAGAAGTATCACCATATGGTGAGTCTTATGATCGAGTACGATTCGGTCATTATATCGCAGATATTCGTAAATTTGAAGTACCTGAATTTGAAGATGCTACTGATTTATCTTATAGTACAGATATAGAATTTTGTGATTTCTTACAACGGGTCGCAATTATTGAACGTACAGAACCATTACCTAATGGAATACCAAGTAGTTTCATGTATTGTACAGAATGGTTTCAAAATAAACCTTGGACATCTTCTGTCCAAGACCATACCCCTTTAGAAACTAATGAATATGATATTATCTGTGAAAATGTGATTGCAACTAAGTATATCTATCTATTCGCAGATCTATTTGATGAATTACATTTGTTCTGTAAAGAACGTGATATTGAGCAATATTATTATTGCCGTGAAAACGGTGGAGATTTCCTTGAATTAAAAATCCGCATGTTTGAATATGCCCGTTCTGTTGAATCTTATGTTAAGATTGTTAAGCAAATCGGTTTATTAGACTATAAGGTTGAATTCGATACAGAGAAAGACCTACTTGATAATCTTGGGGTTGCTGTACTAGAACAACGACACACTGAATTACCAGAACGATTCAACGAATCCCATGCTCAACAACGAAGTGATGAAATGGAAATTCCATTCTAGGAGGTATCATTATGGAACAAGTATCAATCGAACGATACATAGACATACTTCGTAATGATACCAACCAATGGTTGCATATCATTGCAGACACTATGAGAGCCATTACCCGTGAGGTAATGGCTCATCATTTTGAATCTACGATATCGGATTCCAGTCCAATTACGCAACGAATAGATATGACTTGCATTTACCATTCCATATCTATTCGAGGTCGTGGCTATGCGTTTAGAAATTCTCGTGTATTCATTATAAAGAAAGATGGACAAACTCTATTACATATCAAAATCAATAATAAAGAAAACTATTGTAGCATTGAAAACTGTCGATTGAATAAATCGACATATACAAATGGTATTCTTAGAGATATTGATTACCAAGAGGTATTATCTATACTACTTGCCGTTGTGGATGAATTACATGAGGATTATCCGGATATTCAACTATTACCAAATCGAGCTCGTTTGATTGAGCTAACTAATAAAATTGCTACTATGTATAATACAACGGTGGAGGTTTAAACCTCCACCGTGATTTACAATTAAAAGGAGATTACAAATATGAGTAATTATGAAACATATACGCAAGAAGAACGTATTGCGTATAAAACTAAAACAAGAGAAATTTTCTCTATCGAGACTATTCATGATGATGGTTGTATTACTATTAAACATGATGGCGACTTATATCACTTAGATGCAGAACAAGAAGTATCGATCGGTGATGATTGGTCTATCGTGTTATCCCATAGTATGACATCTGTTATCATTACCTATGTTGGATTTACTAAATATCCTGGTGAACGAAATACTTTTGCCTTCCCAGTTAAACTAGGCATCTGCTATCTTCATGGTGAAGCTCCAGGGTATGATGGCGTTAAGAAATTCTATTTCAAGTTCGTTGATAAAGTTGATCAACAAGCTCGAGATGAAATGGGGTTCGATAGTATCCGAGAAATCGTTGATACCTCTCTTATGATTCGACTTCGTTCCTTTAACGAGAATCCAATTGTCAGTTTATTTGTTAATCGGGACGATGTTATCAATAACATGAGTGGTATCTTCCCAGGTTACGAAACTAACGTAACTCCATCCGGAGACGTATCCTATATTATCCGAACATCTTACTTCTCTCCGTTCTTAATCGTAGAGTTTAAAGATGGTCGTCGTGTATGCTATATCCACAAAGGCTATAGTATCGATAATATCCGTGATCTACTCGAAGAAGATAAGCTACTTCGTATCTAATATACATAAGCCCGTACTCAATACGGGCTTATTTTTTTACCCACTTCTACACTTTGACAAGTTAGTATATACTCATTTATCTATCTGCAAAGGAGTTGTGTAACTCTATGACATCTATATCCGATATCCGAGTATTCCTCGGTAAAGAATTCGATAACTATTATTGGGTCGATGACTTAGACTCAATGAAATGGTTCTTATGTCATACCGTACTCGATCGCTTTATTGATTATGATCCTAATCGGGTAGCTTATACACATGATTACCTAGATATGATATACTCTCTATTAGACACTAGTAAAGATATTATCAATACGATACCCTATAATTCAGAATACCGCATTGATAAGCTCACGATCTATATTGCTTGTATCTATCTATTCACCGGTATGTTACAATCTAATCATAAAGACTACTTCGTACTATCCATCAGGTACTTACGTAAAGATGCAAATCAGTTAATTTCTTATGGCTTAAATGCATCTATGCTTGAGGAGATCGAATGGATCCTGTCCAATTGTCTCCTCCCTGATGCCTCTAAATCCTATCGGTCGTATCCATTTAACCCAGGTAATCTCTATGTAGTCTCTGATGCTCTAAAACTCTCTCGTTTACCTATCTATGATTTAGTATTAACTACCTTCTATGATGTATATGAAACTCATAAATATAATATCACTACCTACGATATGGATCATATCATTCATCTGGTATACCTTAGACTTCAATCGTTATATGGATATAATCAATGTAACCATTTATACTTACTGAATATCATACTGGATATTCCAATCTATTCTGAGTATAATACTTTACAAAATATACTGATATCATTCGATTTATTTAAAGATTATATATCTCACTATATTAATTTTGAATCTATCAATCGACTTCTATAGAAATAATAATAAGAAGAAGGGTATTAATACCCTTCTTCTTATTATTTTTCATATAAAAAAATAAAAAAAGAAAATTTTATGAGGGGTGGGAACCCCGAATAAAATTTTAATATAAACGAAGTGGAATATAACTATTCCCTTCGATTATATTCTATCGTTTACTACTATCGTCTTTTTTTTATCCTATCGTTTATAGGTTTCACTTATATCCTGTCGTTTTATTTCTTCCTCTTCGTTTATCGTCTTCGTTTACTGTTCTTTTTTAGAAAGGTAAGATTTGTTCATCATAAAAATTTTTTGTCCTTATTCCTTCGGAACGGACAAAAAATTTCTATGGCGCGGAGAAAGAAAAAACCCGTTCGATTAAAAATCGAACGGAGGCGATTTTTTCCGTTTACTCATTATATTACACTTTTGTAATTTTTTATTATAACTACTACACTTAATTAGGTATTAGAACTTAAATTTTATATAATTATAAAATTTAACAGGTTTTAATATTTGCACTGGGGTGGTTTTTTTGAACAGTTTGCATAATATGTCCACTAAATTATAATTAATTAATAAGATATATATTATAGAGATAATAGGTATGAACCCTATTATCTCTATTTCTTATATTAATTAAAAGGAGGTTACTACTATGGCTAGTATTAAGCTATATGGCACTAGTTTAGTAAAATACATATATGGTGATCAATATAGTCAAGAAAAAGCTATTATAGAGCCAGTATATGACATGTTATGGAGATTAGGTGGTGGAAGTCGAGCGTTTGTACGCAATGAAGGATTTTCTGGTAGAGGTAAAGTACAGCAAACGACTAATGTTCGCGAGATTTTACCATGCACGGCTCATGGCGTTAGTAGTCTATTGGTAGATGATATGTTTACTACCTACATGGATACTGATACCATACAAGCGATAACCTTTAATTCACCAGCAACAGTCAAACGAGGTATATTAGATACTCATGAACGAGATAATCGAAATATATCAAAATTTTTAAACCATATGAATGAATGGGTTAGATTAACAGCCTATATATTCCCTTTCATTAAGTATATTGGTAAACAAAAGGGAAGAATGTTCATCGTTCAATTATCCATCCCTACGAAAGTATTTGATACGGTATTACCCATCATCCAGGGTGCTATATCCGATGTATTTAACAGTTATACCAAGTCATCTGCTCATTATGAGAACAAGGTTCCTACTCCAACCATTGATGATAGTCATGATAGTATTGTTATTGTCACCTATATGTCAACAGGTAAGGTAGTGGATGTGTTTGAAAAATGGATACAATTCACACAAACGGTGTATGATCGAGGTGGAGTTGGATTCAATAATAACGCAGTACCTACTGAGATATTAACCGGTAGTGATAGTGTCCAGAAGTTATTCATCAAATGTTTAAGTGAAGTAACCTCATTAAAAGCATTCTCTGAAAATGAATGTGGTCTATTTTATGATCCACGAAGAAGTATGGTTATTTCACTAAAATGGTTATTTGACCAACAGAAGCAATATTATAAAGTATCGGAAACGATTACAGATGGTGTATATAGAGGAACGATCTATACAGAAAATCCAAATGAAAATACCTCTATGTATAGTCCATTCGATGCTTATGTTGGTAAAGGTACAACTCGTAATCAGATCACCGAAAGAGACCTATTCGATATTACATTTGATGATAATGAGATATGGGTAGATGGACTAATTATTCCATTTCATGAGTAAAATTATAACACGACTTACAAATAGGTAACTAAAGCGAAAATTAATGTATAGTCAGGATGTGAATGGCTAGCAAGGCTACTATAGAATTACGGAAGAGATACCGACGTATAGAAAAAGGAGATTAGGATCTTTTCAATTTAAGACTTCTATAGAACAGTGTGCTATGCGTTAGATCTGCGAGTCGATTTGGTGCACTAAGTTGCCGCTAAGAGCATATAGGAAAACCGCATATGTTTTTTAACGAAGAGGATCCGACGACAAAGTAGGACGTACCGTACTAAACATATGGTCTGATATGTGTTGACTAGTTCTTTTGTAAGTCGTGCCTTTGCACGCAGCCGATGGTCATAACTTAGGAATCCGGTACCGCGGGAGGTGCTAGGCTGTGGGTAAATCTACGCACACATCTGTCAACAACGTATATGAAATCGCTATGCTCCTATTGATCACTTCGATTAGTATGGGTTTTCGACTGCTTGTTTTCCGGTGGGGTGGGCTCATGAGTACTAATGGTATATCGATAGTGTATAGAAATGATGCATTACAGGAGGCTAAACGTGAAAATTTATGAATTAGAAGTCGCTGGTAAAGTGGTAGCGTATTCCAAACATCTTGATATGTTGAAACTCTACTTAGTCCAACGACACCTAGAAAAATCAAATTTTCAAATAACGACACGTAAAGTTGGTAAAGGAGACTATGTTAATCCTGACTTATTGCTTTATGTGATCGGAACGTTCGTCCTAACTTCGTTCGAGTATGAATATATTCAGACTATTGGAAACGAGCATAGGACATACATTGAGAATCTCGTCGTAGGACTGAAGCTTATCGCGGGAGATAAGACTGCCAACCTATCCAAACGGGATTTAAAAGCTATTAAACGAACGATCCAATACTTGAATAAGCATATATCGTTCGACAAAGAAGAATCGAGCCATATACTTGATACGATCGTGGATCATCCACATGTCGTTGACGAGTATATGGCTCAAGTTAAGTTTATTCGCGATGTATTAAGAGGAGAATGTTAAATGATTAATATTGTAGCAATTGAAGGACTTGATGGTTCTGGTAAATCAACCTTCGCTGAAAACGTTGTGGTTATTTTAAACAAAATTGCTAAGAATGTACACATTGAATACGTACATTTCCCAGATTATACATTGCAATCTGGTAAAGAAATTCTTGATTTCTTACAGCATGGGGATATCAATAATAGTAGAGCAAGGGATAAAATCATTAGACTGTTTATTAAAAACCGTCATGAATGGTATGTTAACAACTATGAACGATTAAGCCAATTTGATAATGTAGTGATCATTGCTGATCGCTATCGTCATAGTAATGACTATTTAAACTGCTCTAAGTTCAGAGATATTCCAAATGCTATGGCTAAATATACAGATATTGAATTAAATGGGTATCGTGTTCCAAGAGAGATCCTAAATTTCTTATTAGATACACCACTAGATTTGATTTTACAACGATTAGCCAATAAAGCAATTGAACAAGGCATCGATCAATACGAATCGGAAGCCAATATTCGACGAATTTATAGTAAAAAAGATATTGTGACTCGTCATTGTATGGATAAACATTTCCACATTTTACCAGGTCAACTACTAGACCAAAAGTATATGGAATCCATTGGTAATGAACATTACGCAACAGACCCATTGATGTCTGACTATGCTCAATTATACTTTACCTATAAAATGGCTAAAGAGATTAATGAGTTTTTAGATACACAAGGACCAGTTGCTAATCGCGGTCATCTATATATCGGCAGACTATTGAAAAATAGTACAGTCAAAAACCTAACAAAGAAATTCATGACGGAGCTAAAACAAAGCGTCGTTAAATGTTAAGGAGAGTTTGCGTATTATGATTCGTGAGGAAAAATTATTCAATAAGATTAATTTTATTGGAAAAGGAGGAGACTTCTCTTGTGATTTGACAAAACGAAGTTTCTTCTTAGTTCATGAAGGTTGGTTGTATATCTTTGAACCCAACTACGATGCATTTATGTTTTATATGCGGTCTGAACGACTTCGGAAATATAGAAATATTGTATTCTGTATCTCCCATACCCATGACGATGCTATGAATGGTATCAATAGTTTCTTATCCTGTATTCATGATAGAGGAGAGCACGAAGCGAAAGTATATATTATCACTAGAGTTGATGATGTCATTAAGACATTGGTTGCTTCTGGTGTGTATCCTCAATATACAAAAAATACACATGTGGTACACGAATTAATTAATACGGCTTCCTTAGATATCATTACTGTGGATATGACACATGGGGAATTTGATAGTTGTGGGTTCTTGGTAAATGATAGAGAATCAACAACGAATGATAATATATTCTATACTGGTGATTGTGATTCTATCCCTGCCTTGATCATGCGTCGATTTGTTGACGGAAGTATCAAAGGGTTGATTAGTGATGTCACATTAGAATATCCGTGTCCAGATCACGTATCATTTAAGTTTTTTAAGGACTTAGTATCAGTAGCCGGTACAGATATACTGAACCGCATTAAATTCGTGCATTTTAGAAATGAATATGAATTCACAGCAATCAATGAAGCAGTTGAGCGAATGATATTCAACAATCTCAAGGTAGATTAATAAAGATAGAAGATGGATTTCCATCTTCTATCTATTTTTTAGTTAGGAGGAAATGTCATGCATAAAGATGATGATCGGGTCTATATCATGATTGACCCAGAGAATCCATATAGTGTCTTATGGGCAGAAAATGAAGCTGACCTAATATCATATGGTGTTCAAAATGGTATGAAAGAATATAAGGACTATCGAATCGTATCTATGAAAGCTGACGTCTTCATGGATGGGGAGTTTGATGGTAAATATAAAGATGAAGTCTTTGAATACCAGCAAGGTGTCTATGTTACAGAGTCAGAGCAAGAAATGATCTCTCAATGTATAGATACTGATATCTCTGGACTTATCAATGATATCGAATCATTGATTCACCAATTGAAGTTTATTACTGGTGATGATGCCAAAAAAGCACGCAAAGCGTTACAACGGTTATTGGAAGATCCTGACATCCCAGAATGGTTGTTTGATCAAATGGATTCGGTTGATGATATCGATGAATTTATGATTATGGAAGCGAAATTAAATCTTCCTAAGTACATTAAACGGTCATGGGGTCGTCGTCATAAGAAAAAGGATAAGTCCATGGCTAAATACAATCCAGAGCCAGACTATTAAAAGCGTATAATCCATAGGATATTATAATAAGTCTAATTACTCAGGAAGGAGATATACATGGAAGACCAAGAACGCAAACAATTGAAGAGTGAATATTTTAAACTGATGGGTCAAATGGGCTATAAAGTCGTATATGATTTACACGCTAAACAGGACAGTGATATGTTTGATTTAGAGGTATTATGTACGACGACCACACCCGAAGGTAAAACTCTCTATGGTTTCTATCAAATTGGAAATCATAATGAACTAGCGGTTCATAAATTTAAAACGTATCGAGATGCTAATCGATTAGATGAATTCCGTCATGGTATCCAAATATGGATTGAGAAAATGGTATTCACAGTGAATGAAATTATCGTAGCCCTACTCTATGATGGGTATGATATTGAAGAGATCTATGTGGATAACAAAATTCATTTAACACCTAAAACAATTAAAATCTTAATGGATACGTTTAATCGCAGACAGCATGATTTTATTAAGGAGCGATAACTATGGGTAACAAGAAACGACTTGAAAAAGAAGAAGAGCGTAAGTTATTAAAAGCTCTTCGTGGTAAAAAATCTAATATGGATAAATTATTGGAAAAGATAGAAGAACAAGTTGAGTTAAAAGCAGTAAAAAATCACCTTGTTGATTTGGTGGAAGAACTACAACTAACTTCTGAACAAGAATGGACGAAAGAACGGCTCGATACATTATTCGAAGCTGTGGCTATTCTTACTGATCTATTGGTAGACTATGAAGACTAATGGCAAATAACCACCTTTAAACATATATCTAATTAAGATATTTAGTTTAAAGGTGGTGAATGTCACTTATGAGAATACCAAGAATCAAACATTATGAATCGAATGCTGAAACGGTAACTCAAGCTATGGAAGAGTTAGCAATCAGTAAAACGTTTTATAATTTTGGAAATAATAAAGAGAAAGTGAAATTCATCAAAACAGTTGAAGTACTCATTCGCTCTTCTTTAGAATATCGAGAGCTGATCCAATATCTTGGATCAAAAATGGGAATGAACTACTGTTCTTTTTTTCATAACGTCTCGAAAGAGAAGTATGGAAAAGCTAGAATTCGCATAGAATTACACCACGAACCATTCACATTGTATGACATTGTGAATATCGTGTTAAATAAACACCTCATGGAACACGGGGACAATGAACGCATTAACATGATGGATATAGCTGAAGAAGTTATGGGTCTACACTACGATGGATATGTAGGTCTAGTTCCACTGTCACAGACGGTTCATGAACTCGTACATTCAGGTGCCATGTTCATTCCTCTTCAATTTATTGATGAAGGGTTTAATACTTTTTATCTTCGATATAAAGATTATATTGAGGAACCTCTTAAGCAAATGCTAATCACTAAGCTGAATTTATCGAAGGATTATGCAGCAGATCCGGATCATTTTACTGAGATCCTTCGCAAAAAATATATCTACGTGGTTAATGATAACTATGAGAGCGTTCCTGAACAGTTTGATTAATACATAAGGAGATCCGTATGGGAGACTATTACTCTGATGAACCTATCTTATACATAGATAGATTCTTAGAGCTACGTAAACGAGAAAACACCCAATACAATGACGTGATTCGACTACGTAACTATAGGGGATTAAGCGGAGCATTTAACACACATAAAGATCTAAATGTGGTTACCAGCTCATTATTATATAACTTCTCATATAGAGACACCTTGACCAATAATGGGATTGGCGTCTTACCTAGATATGAGTTAGAAGATAACCCCGACTTTAAACAATTGGTAGTTGGTTTAGTCATTACTAACCAAGAGAATACGCAAGCACTCTTATTGAGACGCAAAACAGACGATTCTCAAAATAACACATTAACGTTGATACAAGGTCATGTTTCTATACCAGAGTTCAAAACTGATAAAGAAATAGATGAGTATTTAACATCAACTACGTTATATGATGTATTATATGATAACATGCTCAGAGAAGCAGAGGAAGAAGTACGTGGATTGATTTCTGTAGTGTATCCAATGCTACCATCCACAATTCATATCGAATACTTTGCTAACAATGATTATGATGCATCTAACATATCATATTATCATATCGGGTTCATTTTTGAACTTAAAGTTGATGATTTATCGAATTTAACTAAGTTAACATCAGGTGAACCAAATAAACATAACCTAGAAATTGTAAACATTGCAGATGTGCTTGATGACCCATTATTAGATGATTGGGTATATGAAATCTTTAAATTAAATAAATAAAATAACGATAGAAGTGGCTGTTTAGCTCTTCTATCGTTATTTTTTTCCGATTTAAAATATATATTATTTAATGGTATAGAGAAGCGGCAACCCTTTAGATGTTCACGCACTATACTAACTGATTTTGAATTGAAGCGGAGGATGCTGATTCAAACAGAATGGTAGCAAAGACAAGAATACTACCGATAAAAAATGAATAAAAATTACAGTATGTTGTTCGAGAAAGGAGTCCTAGGATGGATAATAACAACGAAAAATTTAGTCCGTTGGATGACCCAACCCTCTCTCGCGAAGATAATGTTAAACGCTCCGCGGCAAGATGGAAACGGTTAGTAGAGGAAACCGGGGTAGATCCATTAACGGCATATATGGTGGTTACAATGGATCCAGATGAATACTGGAAGCATGCCATGGTGTTATCTGAATTAAAGAACATCGGTGGTGTGGATGTAATGAATTTCGATTACAGTAACCATAAAATTCTAAACAGTGCAAAAGCTAAGTTTAGAGATATTGAATATGAAATGGATACCGAGGAAAAAGATAATATTGATATGGATCAATATGTCGTGTATCAACATAAAGATGGTACCATATCCTTAGTTCCAAAAGATAAACCATTACCATTCACCATAGGAGATGTGAATAGAGATGAAACGTCTAGTGTAGAAACAGACACCAAACCAGTTAAAACATTAGGTGAATGGATGGAAGAAGAACAGTTAACAGAAGATGAATCTGATGACGAATTGAATGAAGAACCGAGTGTGGATTCTAATACATCCGACATGGATGAGGACGACATTGATTGTTCTGATGCATGCTATACAGATGAAGAAAAAGCTGAGTTACGAAAACAATACGAAACAGCAGATGCTTCTGAAATGAGTCAATTCTTTGGTGAGTATGATATGATGCGAGCAATGGAAGATCCTGAGTATGCAAAAGAATGCTCTCGCATTGCACGTGGAGTCACTGAAGAAGAAGATGATGACGATGATGATACCATTGACTTCGACGATTACGACCCTGACGAGTACGCTGATGCTAATGATTGGTCGGATTTAGATTATTCGGATTATGGCGAGCCCTTAACCGAAGCGGAGAAGTTAGGTATGCCCGAAAAGGAATGGCGAATTAGCCAAGATCCAATTTTCGGTGAGATGTATCGTTCTATGGGTAAGTTCGATAAATATGAGAAACAAGACAATCTCGATGAAGATACAGAAGAATCTCATACAGAAGAAGTTGAAGAAGTGAAAGAGAAGGAAGACGTTCCTGACTATAAACAAATGGCATATGACCGTTTTGAAAAAATCATTTCTTTGATTCCTGAATCTATCGACTACTATCCATTTGAAGGACATCAAAACGATGAACCTTGGATGAATAATATCATGCCTGGTGATAAAGTAACATTCGGTGATGTTCGTATGGCCATCGAACATCATAATGGAATTGATGTATTTGCACGTAACCACATTCCTGCCTATACAAAAGCACGTGCGGTATTTAATGGTCTTAGAGATCGATTCTTAGCCCATGAAAATGAAATTATTCCAGAAGATGACCCATCGGGTGTTGGTGATGGTGAATCCACATTTGGTGAAGTATTATGGAATATGGAAGATTGGGTCATCGAAGAAGAAGAAGATATGCGAAGAGAATGGTTCGAAAGTGCCAATCCAACCCCATATGTTAAAGACCCAGACACTATGCAGTTGATGTGGGAACAAGAAAAAGAGGAGCAACGACAAATGAGAGAAGCTTCTCGTAAGAAGAAGAAAGAGCAAGAAGAACAGGAACAAGAGATTCTTAATGAAACCGATTCTGTTCTATATGCGTACAAGCAAAATGGTTGGTCTGATGAACGACTATTAGAGTTCCCATCAGTCGTATGGGATTATGGTGAAGACGATAATTACCATGAAGACGATGAAGTCTTGGAAGAATTGAAGCCTGGTGAAGAAGAATCGTTAGAACGTAAAGAAACACGATTACGACTCGCTGCTCAAGAATTGAAGCATCGGTATCGTCGTATCGAATCGTGGATTGAAGCTACCGATATATATCGGGAATATGTATATTTCCTATTTGATAAGTATGGTGGTAAGAAACGATTCAAGTTTGCTAGAGCTATCGGACTTTCCAAAGAATGGTTCCCTTACTTCCCAGTATTGAAGAAGAATAAGGAAACTCGGGAATATATTGAATCAGGTGAAGAATATAGTCCAGATATGACAGTACCAGATTCTATGGAAAACGATATGTGGTTATACCCAAGATCTGGAATTCCAGTACAATTCCATTTCAAAGATAACCCAGAAACAAATCATTTCCAATTCCCTAAACGGAAAAAACGGACGTCTGTGAGTGTTAAAGTCGTTGACCGATTTGATAAATTTACCGAACAAGCTATATTGGAACATTCTGGTATCGATTTAGATGATAAGAATGATCCGATCAGAACGGCTAAATCAGTAATAGATGATTTAGACTATTTAGCAGATTTTGCGGCACAACGAAATCGTGATATGGATAACATTGATCGTATGCTAGCGGATACTCATTTGAGTATGAAGAAACGTAAAAAGCTTCTTAAGAAACGCGGCAAGATTATGACATCGGTTCCAAAGGTAAAACGTAAGAACCGAAATGGGTATGTGGGTTTACATGAACGATTCAAGCAATATTATAAAGAAAAGTTCAGAAATCCATGGATTGATGATGAAGAACGTTATCGTGACCCAGGTCAAATGGTTATCTATAAAGACGTTTGGTTGAAACCTGAACGGTATGAGCAATTACAATTGATTGATCGATTTACCGAATTGGGTATTATTGACTTCTTCAATCCTAAGAAGATTCTTCCTAAGAAAGCTCGTCGCGTAAAAGTGATGACTTCTCATGGTTCTAAAGACGATCCAGATCGTTACAGAACTAAGAAAGAGAAGAAGAAAGCTAAAAAGAAGAAAAAGAAGAAGAATAAAGAACGTAAAAAGTTTATGAAGGATACTGGAATGGATCCAAATAACTTATCGTTTACGGACGTAACGTCTATCATTAATAATATGGCGAATTCCGCGTTAGGTAATAAATAGGAGGCAGACATGCAAGAGTTTATAACAAACATTTCTCTTGACAGAGAAAAAAGCGGTAAAGTTCGTCATAGAATTTATGAGAACTTTACCGAACAAGATATGATTAACTTCTTAGGAATCCTAAGAGATCCATCTTTTCGTGATAATAATGAGAAGTTTGATTATATCTTAACCTTACTTCGCAATCGGGGTTTCTTAGAAATCGGTGCGGGTACAAACCGTATGGCAGTTAAGAAAGGTGGTTACATCTTTAAAATCGCTTTCGATACATACGGTGTAAAGGATAATTGGCAAGAGTTTAAGATGGCTCCCGAATTACAACCATATGTGACTAAGGCATATGAATGTAATGGATTAGTCTTGGTGGCAGAATATGTAGAATTGATGTCCCAAGAAGAATTCATTAATAGTAAAGAAGTGATTCGGGAAACCTTAAAACAGTTAGAACCAAACTATCTGTTCTCCGATATGGGTACTATTAAGAAGAACTTCTGTAACTATGGATACCGTCAAGGTAGTGGTGAGATTGTTATCTTGGATTATGGATATATCTATCCAATCGATCGCAAGATGATGACTTGCTTGAAATGTGCTCATGAATTATCTTGGAACTTTAACTTCAATGAGTTAGTATGTCCAAATTGTGGCACAAAATATGACCCAATCAAGATACGAGATCGTATGCGTAACTATGATAGTACCGAAGTTCGCTATGAAAACGCATCTGATAATGAGATGCTTACCCTTGACTTGGATTGGTCAGCGGAGGATTAGGATATGAAGTCAATCATATTAGCAACATCATCTAAACAACTTGAAAAGTTAATCAAAGACTTTAAAGTTGGGGATGTTGAGATTGTCGTAGTATCAAGAAGAATTGAACCGACTGAGTTAGATAAACGATTCAGTCGGTACAATTACGGACTAATGATTCCACCAATGGTTCTCTTACAAAATTATTTAGACTATGGTGTGGATCAAGTCTATGGAGAACGATACTTTGAATTTCTAAAACGTCCAGCGAATTACTTCTTTCTCAATCGGATTATATTCAACCTATCTCATAGAGAAACGAATGTAATTATCGTTTGTGAAAGTGACGAAGCTGAGTTTGAGTATATATCATTAATTGGTATGGCTATCGAGAAGATGTATCAATTCAAACCAGTGACGTATAAGAAATGGAAGAAAGGTAAACGATCTAAAACAATCCATGATATGAAATCACTACGAGCAATTAGTGAAAAAGTGGATAGTATTTTTAGAGCGAAATTGGTTGATTCGGGATATGATCTTCCGATTACATTATTAGAATTCTTACCTCGAGCTCAAGTTGCATTAATGACGAAAAAGCAACGTAAGCTATACTATAAACATATTGAACGTATGGATGAGCTTGAGAAACTGATTTAGGAGATAAACTATGGCAAAGAAGAAAAAGAAACAAAAATTCGTTTCTGCTAAGAAACAACATAAACAAGCAAAAGCAGCTCTTAAGTTGCTTTTGCAATCCCAAGCAGCACTTAACAAATTCAAAGTGATTTTGCAAATGCAAAATTATACAGATAAAGATGTTAAACGTGCACTAAAAACACTCATCAAAACATATTGGGAAGAGCATGAAATCGACCCTGAAGATGAGGAAATCATGGCATTACTTGAACAACGTGAATACGTTGAAGGTAAGAAACGTGGCGATAAGATGAATTATATGAATCCATCTAAAAAAGCCATGAATAAATACATTGACGATCATTATGATTTTGAGGAACAAGCTCGTTTACAAGCATTAAGAAATGAGTTTGGTGACTTATATGATCAAGATGATCTTGATGTCTATGCCGATACCGAAGGTGGAGTCGTAGGTGATCTTCGTCAATATATGTTTGACCCAATGGCAGATGACGACGATGACGATTGGGATCCATGGGAAAACACTGGTAAGAAAGCAGCTAAGCGTGCTGATAAAATTAAAAAGAAAAACGCTAAAGCTCTTAAAGCCTTAGAAGAAAACAAGAAGAAAGATAAGAAAAAGAAAAAAGCTAAGAAAGATGATAAGCTAGTTTCTGACTATTATCTTGGTGGTGAACCAATTCGTGATACCTATAAAGATAGCGATGATATTCCACATGATGGATTGCATACCTATGTGGGTTATGAAACCTATGAAGATATTAAGGATCGGTTAGCAGAAAATGAACTTCTTGCTGGGGCTAAAATGGAAGTGCAACCGGATGGTCAAATCGACGTTCACTTCAAACCAACATCCACAATGCAAGCTCGTGAATTTGCGATGTTCCAAATGTATCGTGGTGTATGGAGCGAAGATATGGCATATGACTATATCGCTGATGCTCAAATTGAATTCGATGGTGATGACCCATATCAAACACAATTCACACCAGTCATTCAAACTAAACCATCTAAAAAGAATAAAAACTTTAAAGATGGCTATGTAGATCCTTCCCAAATTAAATCGGAAGAAGATGTGATTGCCTATTGTGAGCAACAAGTGAACAGTGGGAAATGGTCTAATCAAGAGGCGGATGAAGTACTGGAAGCATTCCGCCAACAAGTCCAAAGTAAGAAAGAAGAACCTAAGAAGAAAGGGTTCATGAACTACGTGGATTTGAATAAACCTGTTCGTGCTGCTGACAACATCATTAGTGGTATTGCTCGTACCTTGCGTGGAGAAAAACCTAAAGATGTGATTAAAGAACAACGGAAGGTTGACAAATCAATTAAATCTCGCCTAGTGAATGGGGGTATTGCTATTGATTTCGATCCAACCGCATTAGGTGGGGCTGAAAAACCTAAAAAGAAAAAGAGAAAGAAATAACCGGAAGGTGATAATTTGAGTGAGTTATATAAGCGGAGTCTATACCGAAATAAAGATTATGATTTTATATTCGGTTCTGATATAGTGGAATATGATATTCGCTCAGCTGGTCTAAGTCTAATCAAGTATTACGATTTACTACCACAGAAAATAATTGACCGTCTCGAAGGTATGGAGAAATTAGCTCGTAATAAGCAAATTGGTATATACCAACGGGACGATCAAGTATTCAAAGAAAGGCTCATGGAGAGCTTTGTCAATATTCGGAAACTATTCTTTGAAACCAATGACGTCCAAGATAATGAGATATTAGCCATCAAGAAAGATGCCATCTTCACCATAGACCGACATATGAGTCAGCGTGTATTTGGACCTGTCGAGTTTGTCAGAAAGAATAGCTATACGTCATATTTATATCTCAATAACCACGAGATGTATATAAACTCAATGCTACGCAAAATAGATATAAAAGGATTGAATGATTATGAAGAGCATCGTGCGTACATGCTCGACTTCTTAATTAATTTCTGTGCCGTTAATGAAGGAGCACCGTCTAAGAAGTTACCAATATCCAACCTGCTATCGTTTATAGATAAGTATAGACATAATGAATTACCCGCTGGGTACTATAGACGATTATCTCAAGAGAATAACTTTATCATATTCGATGAGATAAATGACGAATGGGTAGAAGTCAACGATATTGATACATCAAGATACGATGTTGATATCACATATAACTATATAAACTACCTAGTTCCATTAGCAGGAATCTATTTATAATAGGGGGGCGGAGGATGCCACTATTACAAACTGTCCGCGTAACTGACGAATTGATAAAGACTGTGAAGTCGTTCGTCAGTATACGTAAAATCGAACCATTGAGTGACGTCTGTTCAGTACAACTAGTATTTAGAAAACATGACTTAGACGCAAAGATGATGCGAGATATCAGTAAACTATTTAGTGAATTCATAGAATATCTTGAATTTCTAATAGAACGGAATTGTTCAGGTATAGACGCTACTGATAAACGAACCCGAAAACAGGTCATCCAAGTTGTATACAGTCGATTACGTGAAACGAATCACTGTAGAACAATAAAAGACCTGTTTCTCAAATTCATTACTGTAGAATTACAGTAGAAAAGAACCATATAGCCCAGTTAGGCTATATGGTTCTTCTTTTTCTTTTTTTTTATTCGCTTGGTGTAAAATTATGATTACGCATATAATCGACGATCTTATAGGTCGTTCTTCGTGTGATATATTGGTTGATATACGCTCTTGTCATACCTGCCATATTAGCAGATAAGTAGAATTGAGTGGATAGTCCAACCAATACATTTTGCACAATTTCTTTTTGAAATTCTTCAAAATTCGTTATGACTTGTAAATCTTGTGTCATCATAGGGGCTTCAACCACCGATATGAATTCGATATCGACAAGTATATTCATTTCATCGATAATAGATGTAATTGTTTTCTGTTGAATGGGAATTGGAGGATTCATTTGACGTTCTAATGATTCACGTCGTATACTCCAATCTTTATATACAATTCGGCATCCAAGTATAATGATAATGAGCATCAGTATAAGAATGCTAATGTGTTGAATATCCTCCCATGTAATAATACCAACTTCCATGATGTCCTCCTAATAGTAATTAACGATATGACCAATTGACCATATTTTTTTCTAAGTCAAAGATATTAGAATCATGACTTTTAAACTTCTTACTTAAATCAATATATTCATTGATTTTAGCTTTATATTTATCTAAACCATCAGGATATGAACGTAAGAATGCGTTAACATCTCCGATACCTTGGTTTAGATTAATGAATAATTCACCACTATCAACCAATTGATGTACGGTTTTAGATAACATAACGACTTGAACGTGCTCTTTATAGTGCTCATCAAGTACAATCTTAGCGATTTTAAATGTATTAACGGTCTCACCATTATTCAATAGATGGTCAGTTACAATAGCACAATAATCGAATAATGTCAACATAGGACCATGATGCATTTCAATCGTCGCATCAAAGCGAGTGATATTACCTAGTACTTGACAATGTTCCATTTTAAGTTCTCGTATAGCATCAACAAAGTTACCATAGTCTGGATGTTTACGAATCGATCGTTCACAACCTTTAATGAAACCTACATAATTTTCTAGGTTCATGAAGTAGTATTTATCTTTGTTGAAGGATATATCAAATTCAGCGACTGGTGATGCCACTGTTTTATTTGGATCATGTAAGTAATTTACATTGCCCATATTGTATCTCCTTTCATATACATAATTCGTTTACTACAATGTGCTGATACCTTAGTATATAATACACTAGTATACAAGCCACTATATACGATTCATGTTATACTAAGGAGATGTACTATGAACAATACAACTGAAGAACGTATTATGATAGATGAGAATACTAATTTCATTGCTTTGAGTATGATTCAAGGCAAGATTCCATTACAAAGTATTCTCCAATATAAAGAACGATGGAACTGGAACCTATTATCCAGATATCAGCCATTCAATATTATTGAAATGGCATATATTGAAGATTGTGTTAATTTTAAAGAGCTCTTCAAAGAACATCCATTTGATGTTCTAATAGCTCGTAAGTATACCGACTACTTAGATTGGGATCATATTTCCAATAATTGTGATATGACTGTAGATGATATGATTGAATTCAAAGATTATATCAATTGGGAATATGGTCGACCAAACCAAAATGTATTTCTACATGGCCTATCTGGACAAATTCGGTCATTAGCCGATAAGCTAGATTGGCATTACTTTGAGGATAAACCTCTTAAATATGACTTATTCTTCTTAAAAGACTTTAAAGAAGAAATTCCTTGGTGGAAAGTTCAATACACTAAACGATGGGATCGTCAGTTCGTATATCAATTTGCAGATGTCTTACCTTGGTATATGATTGTACGAACTCATCCAGAATTGATGACGGAAGAAGCATTCGTAATTGCTGCTAAATATTTACTAATTGATGCAGATACATCGACTGGTGAAGCTAATGGGATCTATGCGTTAATCAATAACTATAATGATGAAGTAGTTATCAATTGCATGGAATACATCGATGGGTTCACTCATTTGGGTATTAAGGCTTTCGCTGGATTACCATATGTAACGGAATTACTAGCTCGAGTGAGTATGAACGATGATGAGTATCTACTTGATAGAGTGAGTCAAACACTAGATGATATTTTAGTTCATAACTATCGGCTAGATGAAACATTCCTTCCAGTGATTGAAGAAGTGATTAAAATCGCATTACATGTAGACGAATTATATGATGGAAAGGAGCTGTTTTCTATTGAAACATCTCTCCTCAGATACGCCTACAACCTATCTCCGAATAAGAAAATCGTAGATTTCATCAAACGAGTGACTGGTAAGAACATCTATACAGATCCTACTAAATGTATTAGTGTAGATGAGTATGTTGGATTTGCTCAACGCTATCCAGACTTAGCATTCAGTGAAGGATATCCTAATAATATTGATACATTTGTAGATATTATTGCTGAATATGGTACAGCTGAAGCTAAACAACGATTAATTGATGTAATCAATACGCATGATCTATTTGAAGGCATTCCTGATAAAGATAAAGCGGACGCGATTGATAAATTAGAAGGTGTCTATAAAGAACCAATCGATAAACACCAACCAATTATACCAGAACCACCAAAGGAGGAAGGTGAAGTAGATGAATCTGACCATAACGAGCAATAATCGTGAATATATTCCATTAACAGCTGATGGTAAATATGCTATCGTGTTAGGAACCCTATTCGCATTTGACGTAGATCCCAGTTTAATTGATGCTATGAAGCAAACTAATGCGTCATCGCTTTGTATCTTTCCTATGGATATTAGTGATGGATATGAACGATATAAAGAAGGTATCACGAATATCTTTAAATATATCATTTATGAAAACCAGAACTTCATTGGTAACACTGTGGTGATAGCTCATAATGCTGAGTTAGAGAAGATTACTTCTGAAGTCATTAGTTCTGTAGCTCGAAAAATATCATCCTCTCATAAGGTATATCCGACAGAAGATGTGATGATGGCTCAACCAGTGACTGCCTTTAAAGGTTCTACTGGTGATGCAGCTACAAAAATCACTGCATTTGTACGTTGCTCACAGGCAGTAAGTGATCGTCAAGATGGTGATAGTGAGAAAATCTATTACTATAAAATTGAGGATACTGACATTTCTTTTGAATTTCGAAAGAACTATATGCTCGGTAATATGTCAACAGGTGTGAATATCGGAACCTTCTCCTATCACTGTAAACGAGAATGGTTAGAACGATTTGTACTTAAGCCTAAACGGACATCGTCTAATGATTAAGGAGGAATACGATTGACTGAACCAACTATTTATCCAAAGAATTCATTTTTAATACGATTGGATTCAGATGTCGATGTTGAACCAATCTATCGAAGTGAATTTTCCGTTGCTATTCGAACCGATAAACGGATATTGTATGTAGCTGATAGTGTCGATGACTATATTGTGGAACGAACAGCGGAAAATCTTAGACTGTTTGGCGAAGATGTCATTCGGTTAGATACTACATGTAATCGAAAAGATATCTTTACACTAACACGATACATTGGATATCCATTTAGTGACCAACTGGCTGATACTACATCTATTGTTAAAGCTGAACCCATCAAGCTCACATTTTTTATCATAGGGTTATCACGATCACAAGACTTAATTACTAAGTTATCATCGTTTGATTCCTATGAAAAATTTGTGAATTCATTGGTGAATAACATAGCTAAAAACATTGATATCGATTACCAGAACGAATACTTAGAATGGTATAATAGCAAATATGATTTCGCATCATTATATGAGTTTATGACATATTTTAATATGAAAGGCTCTATCAATGATGGTATTGTAGATATGCAGATCGCATTACAATCTACCATTAAAAACGAATCCATGCTACCAACTAAGGAATGCTGTCTGATTGTCCGATGGGACGAATTGAATTGAAAACATATATTATTACCACGTATCAGTAAGTAACTGGAGGTTTAATATGTCAAATGCAACATTTTCTCTAAGTCGATACTTAGAGAAGAATCAGGACACTGAACATCCTGAACTCACTGAAGATTGTTTCGTAACAGATGATGAATTAGTCGACTTCATTGAATCTAACGGAATAATCAATGACGTTCATTATTCTATTAAGAAAAAGAAATCATCTAAACGCAAATCAGAGGACGATATGCTAACCGTTGAATTTCTATAAGAATTAATCGATGATTGAACGTATATGTAACACTATGCTTACATAAGCTAGTTGATCAACTATTTTATTGAAGGAGGACATAAACAATGTCAAAATTCAGCGAAGTCCTTAAGGCTTTGGAAGGCAAGACCAAAGGTACTAAGGACAAAAAAGGTAGCACAACTTTCTCCAAGAAAGATTTTGCTGATTTAACAGCTTCTTTCTTGAATGAAGATGACTATGTTGCCAAAGGTATTAAAACCATAAATGGTGAATACACTGAAATCGAAACTAACCCAGTTAAAGATTTCCGTGAAGCATTTATCAAAGATGTGCTTGTAAAACACGGTATTGATAAACAAGAAGCCGAAGCTGCGGCTAGGACTTATCAATACAGCCCTAAGCAAGCAGAAACATTGTATCCGGTAATCACTGAATTGATTTACCAATACATTGGTGCAGGTCGCACATTCAACTTCCAAAATAAAGCAGATTTCACTGCTGCTATTAAAATGCGTGATGTCGACGCTCACGATTCTACATTTAAAAATCGTGAAACTGGTGTAGAAACTGTTACAGCTATTGCACCACATCGCGTATTAATTAAAAAATCTTCCGCACCTGCTTGGAAGAAATCTAAGAAAAAATAATTTTTCTTTACAACCTATAAGAGAGTATACGGATTACCTGTATACTCTCTTATCTTATTATTTCCGTATTTTTAGTACTTGTAAATATATATTATAATCATGAATAGATACATATGTATCTATTCTTTTTTACTTATTTTATTCTTTTATGATAAAGGAGAATTAAAAATGAACATTATTTTTAGAAATGGTAGCGTAGAAACAAAGGTGTTCAACGATGCAAAAATCGTTGACATCGATTTTGATTATTTCCCAAATGAAATTCATTATTATGTGGATTATACAGAAAATTCATTTATTCGCGGTACATCACGAATAAATATTTCTGTACCAAATAACCCTAAATTTAATCAAAAGATTATCATCGATAAAGATGATATCTTAAAAAAAGTGAAGGATTTTATTGCACATACCCATGCATCCAGTATTCCAATCCACTCTATCCACGATTATGTGGTAGATTTACTATTGGGTTCTTATGATATGGTGGAAAAGAAATCTAATGAGTCTAATAATAAACCAGACATTAATGATTTAGCTAATACCTTCTTCGACATGTTGACGGTGGTTCCGCAAATCATTAAATCTGGCGGAAAACCAAAGGTTAATAAATCTGGTAACGAGGTCTTAAAAGAGACAGCGCGTAAGATTAAACGACCACCATATCCACCTAAACGTAATACTCACAAAAACTATCAAATGGTCAACATTGACAGACCAATGACAGTTGTTGTACCTGAGCCTAATGGCTCTATTCAAGTATTACCATCGATTACAATCACTGGTATAGTAGTCAATACTAATTCGGTAGCTATGTATTATACACGTTCCGGTAACCCATGTGGGGCGTCACCTATGGAATGTGTATTAACATTTAAAGATACCGATATCCATACAGTATATGAAACTATTACTAAATATTTCAACAAAGCGAAATCTGGCGTGATCGACTTTGTGAATTTACAAGAAGTACTTACAGAAGAATTGGGGGCGAAATAATATGGTTTTATATATGAATACCGTACTTATAAACGGCAATATTAATTCAGTATTTGTGAATAGTGCCCAGTTGGTAACACTTAAAGTATATAAATCCGATAAAGATAAAAGTCGTAAAATACTTGCTATTACCGTACGGTATGGGCAAGATATTAAGACGGATGCCTGCTTTGAAACATTCGAGATTCCTGTTAAAGGAATCTATGACAATGTGGACATTATCACTAGACTCATGATAGGTATCAATAAGGTACCAAGCATAAGTCGGGATTCTATCGATGTCGATGATATCCTTGGTGATATGGTTGATCGATAAATAAGAGGAGCTTCGGCTCCTCTTTTTTTTGTCTGTTAAACTCCCATACTAGGACATAGTTTTAAATCCAAATACTATGGTTCATTTTTTTTCTTGGATCATAGAGAAAGGAGTTCACTATATGCCTAAAAATAGAGATACTCGTTGGCTAAAGAATATCGGTAAGTCTGTTGCATTTGGTATGAAAAATGTACTGAATGAAAAGATGTCCGAAAGCCAGAGTATTCGCGGATCAGTATATGACTCCGCAAAGAATTTACGTCAATCTATTATCGAAATGCGTCGTAATAAAACAGCTGGAGCTGGTAAAAAATTTATCGATGATGCAAAGACAAAAGCAAAAGAAACATATGAAGATGCGATGAAAGCATTGAAGTCTGGTGATTTGTATCCTGATAAAGACGATAGTGGTTTCGATGATGATTTTAATTTTGATGATGACGATTTCTCTTTTGACGATGATGATGGGGCAACACAGTCCTCAAGTAAATCATCTAAATCCACTGCTAGTGCCGCTGAGATTAGCTCCATTGGTCGTGTCGAAAAAGCGACATATGCTACAGGTGCTAAAACGGCAAGTGGTATTGTCAAATTAGATAAAACCATGAAAACCCATGGTGCTATTATAGCAAAAGGGTTTGAGAAACAAGCAGCTACTGCTGCTAAAATGACATTAAGTATGCTAGTGGCCCAAGAAAAACAGCATAGTCAATCTATGGGTCAATTAGTTGGTATACGTGATTCATTAAATACAATTAATACATTTAATCGCGACGTTATGGGAAAATTCGTTGAAGGTTCCTTGCGTTACTATGAAGACAGTTTAGGTATTTGGTCACAAATGCTTGAATTACAAGAGAAAGCCATGAACCCAGAAAGTCCATTCGGTAAAACCGGTGGTCGTGCTTCTGATTTCTCTAAAGTCTTCGGTATGGGTGGGTTCGACCCAAGTTCCTATATGAAGGTTATCAAAGATAACTTCTTGGGTAATACTCCATTTGGGATGTTGGCTACTGGGTTATCCATGGCTAGTTCAATGGGACCAAAACCAAAACGTGGGTTTATGAATAACCCATTAGGTACGGTACTAGAACAAGCTATGAGTGCCTTTATGCCTAAAATGATTGAGCAATCGTTAGCTAGTTTAGATACATCGATTGCTAATATCGTTCCAGCATTACTATCTAAAGTCACCTATCAACGGAATAATTACAATAGTTCATTAGCTCAATTCATTGGTAATGTATTTGGTATTGATACCAAAAGCGGTAGATTCGATCCAAGTAAGTATAATAAAGGGGCTGTTGCATTCGATGGTATAACACATCGGACGATCAACCAAGTTATCCCTACGTACTTAAGTGAGATTTTAAAAGCCATTACCAATGGACCTGCGACTGTATTTGATCACAAAACTGGTCAGTTTACAACTCGTGAGGAAATGCAAGATCGATATAATCGAGAAATGCAATATATGGCTAATCGAGCTACGGCACCATTGAGTGATAAAACAGATAAAGTTATGCGTCATATGGATTTTGATTCGGCGGCTGATAAAGAAGAAGTTGAAAAATCCATTAATAAATTCACAAGTGATTTAGCTAAAGGTAACATTCGGTATAATCCTAAGAATTTAGAGCGAATGTTAGCTGATATTGAAAATCGATCAGCGAAAGCCATCTTAGAGTCTGTTATGAAACAGATGTCCAAAGGTGACCATATGGCAATGGCTACGGCTCATTATAAATATGGTGACATGGTTAGCGATTTCAATAATAACTATTCTGATGGTGATTATACTGGCTATATTTTAAATGATAACTTCTCTGAAGCGGGTAAGAAAATCTTATCACAACGTGAAAAAGATGAGAAGAAAAAGAAAGATAAAAAACTTAAATCAACAGGGAATGCTCTCCTTGATAAGAAACTGGGGATTGAAACCGGTGCTAAAACATCTGCTAACGATATTGATAACATGGATGAAAATGTTAGAAAAGCATTGGCTGATGGTACCGATCAAAGTCTACAGGATAAAAAATCAGTTGGTAGTAATAAGGGTTTAGGATACTATCTAAAGAACCCTATGAATGCATTGACTGATGTGATTAGTAAGATTGATAATTCCTTATATAATATCATCTTCTCTGATGATGAAGATGGTTCGATTATTCAAAAGATCGAACAGCAAATCATAAAAACATTTGCTTCTGTTAAGAAGTTCTTAGTGGATAATATCTTTAAACCAATTAAAGAACAAATCATGCCAGATAAAGCTAAACAAAAACTCCATCAATTCGGTGATAGTCTTATGGACTATGCTAAGAATATGATGATGGGTGTTAAGAAAGGTAATAAATATACTGGCGGTGCGTTCTCCTTTGCTGCAAATGCGGTTGGGGATATTGGTAAATATATTAAGCAAACCATTGATGGAAAACCATTCATCGATTCTGCTGGTAAAAGTATCAAGAGTCAAACGATTGGTATTGGGGCAGAGATGAAGAAAGGGTTCGATACCGCATTTGGTTATTTGAAATCATATTTATTTGGCGGTAGTGATAAAAAGAAACAAGAAGCTAGTAAAAAGAAATCTTTATTGAGTAACATCTCATCTACTCTTTCCCAAGGATATAAGATGTTCTCTAATAACTTCTTCGGTACTAAACTGAATGACCGACAAGCATTCCAACAGTTTGGTGATTTCATTAAACGAAAACTTCCAAAAGGGATTGCTAAAGGTGCTGTGATTGGTACTGGATTAGGTGCCTTATCCTTAACGGGTGGTGCTGGTTTATTAGGTTCTTTATTCTTACCTGGTGGTCCTATCGGTGCATTAGTAGCAGGTACAGGTATTAGTTTACTTTCTCAATCTACTAAATTCAAAGATATGATGTTTGGTAAGATGGATGATAAAGGTAAACGAATGGGTGGCCTTGTCGGTAAAGGTATTCAAAAGTTCTGGAATAAGAATAAGAATGCCATTATCGGTGGCGGTATGTTTGGTGCCGTTAAAGGGTTACTCGGTATTTCAATTCCTGGTATGATCGGTGGAGCTCTCAACATGGTTGGGCTTGGTGGTGCTGGTAGTGCTATCGGTGCTATTGGGTTAGCTCCTGCCTTAGGTGCTGGTCTATTAGGTCCAGTTCTTATGGGTGCTGCTACAGGTCTTGCTGTTAAATCTAAACGCTTCCAATCTCTTTTATATGGTAAAGATAAAGGGAATGGTGAAAAAGAAGGTGGCCTTATCAACAGTAAGTTTGGTAAGGGTTTAAAGAAAATCTTACCAGGTGCTGCATTCGGTGCTTTATCTGGTCTAGGATTAGGTGCCTTCGGTAGTAGCTTCGGTTTAATCGGTGCATTAGGCTTAGGACCTATGGCTATGGCCTTAGGTGGTAGTGCATTAGGTATTGGCTTAACGTCCGAAAAATTTAAAGAAGCGTTATTCGGTAAATTTAATAAAGATGGCACTTACAAATCTGGCTTAGTGGATAAATTCAAAAATATCTTAACAGTCGGTGTTGTAAATCCATTAAAGATTCGATTTGAAAAAGGTGCTCTTGCTGTTGAAAAATGGTTTGCTAAATCTATTGTAAATCCATTGCAAGATGCATTCACTCCATTGAAATGGATGTTTAAAGATCTCACAGGTGTGATTAAGGATAAAGTAACCAATATCTTTACTAAAACAGCTGATGCGATTGCTAAACCATTTAGTCCATTAACTCGTGCCATTACTAAACTCTTAACTGGCGTATATAAGACTATGAAGTCTGCTACAGACAGAGTATTCAAAACCGCTATGTGGGGGTTAGGTCAATTATTATCATCTCCAGTTAAACTTGTTGGTTTAGCTGCTGGTATGGCATCTGGCTATTATAGTATGGGTGCTTATAAAGAAAACGTTCGAAACAAAGCCAGTCGTGTAGGTGAAGCTAGTGGTTTCTTTGGTAAGTTGAAAGCTACTGGTTCTACACTCGGTGCTATGTTAGGTATGGGTGATGCTGATCTTACATCAGATAAGTATAAAGATTTAGCTCGTGCTAAAGCCTATGCTAAAGAACGTGATACTAAACAAAACCGTTACTTTGGTCGAAGAGAAGCATTGATTGCTAAACATGAAGCTCAACAAGCAGCTCTTGAACAAGAGATGCAAGCAAATGGTTGGTCTTCTAAAGATAAACGTCGTGCTCAACAGGATTTATCTGCTAAGCAAGATCGTGATAAGTTAATTGGTGCTGATACAAAAGACCAAATGACGGCGATTAATCAAAAGGAATTGGAAGTTCAAGAAGAATCCAGAGATCATTTAAAAGGTATTAAGAAAATCATTAACCGATTAGCGGTTCGTCTTGGTATCGTTGATCCTAAGGAAGCTGCTGCTGAACCTAAGCATGATGACGATGATCCAACTAAATTAGTTGGTGATAAAACAGCTCAAGATATTGCTAAGGATAAGAAATTAGCAGCGAAATCTAATTTCACTTTTGATATTCAAAACTTCGGTAAACCTGCTGATAAAGCGGATGGTACAGGTCGTCATGCTGATGATGATGTCACTAAGCTTGTTGGTGGTCGTACCGGTCAAGAAATTATGAAAGAGCGTGATGCTGAAAAGAAACGTCAAAGTATGCTTGATATGTTACGCCCTATTGCTGAAAATGCTAAAGATAAATTAAAGAATAAAGCCGAAAGCTTCTTAGATAAATTGACTAAAGGAATGGATATGGTTAAAAACTTCCTTGGTCTTACAGGTATCTTAGGGGTTTTGAAAGCAATCTTCGATAAATTATCTGGTAAAGGTAGCGATAGAACACATGATCGTATTACTCGTGACGCGTTACAAATCGGTGGTAAGAAAGTGGCTCAAACTATCGATGATGCTGCTGAGAAGTTTGCTAAAACCGATACGGGTCGTGAGATTATTGGTAAAGCATCTGAAGGCTTACGTAAAGCTAAAGTTGCTGTACCGAAATACTTTAAGAAAGCTAAACGAGATATTGATTTCGTACGTTCATTCCATGATCGTAGATTGGCTAACTTAGATGCTACTGCTGGCTATAAGGATATGAACCCGTTAGCCAAAGGCTTAAATCGTGCTTATGAAGCCAAGAGATATATTGCTAAATCTTCTGTTGGACAAGCTGCTGAAAAAGTATCTAATGTAGTAACTAAACCATTCTCAATGGCTAAGGATGCTGTTACGTCTGTTAAGAACACAGCGTCTGATATTGTAAAAGATACTAAAGATAGAGTAGCTAAAGAAGCTGCTGGTGACGGTGCATTGGGTACATTTAAAAAATGTATCGATGCTGTTGCTGAAAAAGTCGGTAGCTTGGATATTGTTAAGAAACATCTTGGACCAAATGCCGGTAAACTAGTAGGTGCATTAAAGAACCTGGGTAAATCTATTACTCCAGCAATGTTTACTAAGATTGCTCCTAAATTTGCTAAGGTTGTCGGTGAGACTGCCGCTGTAGCAGGTACTGCTGGTATACTACAAATCGGTTTCAGCTTATATGATGCCGTAACAGGGGCTATTGATGCTGATGAAATCTTCGGCGTTCCATCTGATAAAGTAACTGCTGGTATGAGAACCGCGTGTTCTATCCTTCAAGTTATCTTAGGATTACCGGGTTTGATTTATATTGATTTAGCATTAGAGTGCATCAATATGTTCTCTGGTGGTGAAATCAACATCAAACAAATGTTGGCTATGAGTGTATACACTGCACTTCCTGGAACATCAGAAGATGACGCAGCGGCTATTAGATTAGCACAAGAAGAAGATAAAAAAGAACGCGATGCGTATGAAAAGAAAACTGGTAAGAAGATGAGTGATTCTGAATGGCGTAAGCATCATGATGCTGAAATAAACGACAAGAAAGAATCTGAACGTCTTGCTGGTGTTCGTAAAACCGCTGTGGGTAAATTCTTATTCGGTGCTAATGATGAGAACGGTGAATACCAAAATGGTTTGTTTGCTAATATGAAACAAGGTGGTCAAGCCTTCTTAGCTAAGTTATTTGGCGAAGCCGATGTTGACGACTATCAAGGTAAACAATCTATCTTTGGTGATATTTGGGATGCTGCCAAGAACGCTGCCCATGATGTTGGAGTATGGTTCACTGGTGGTACTAAGAGTGATGGTACAGAGATTGAATCATTACCTGAACGTATCGGAGATGGAATCAAAAATAACCTTAAATGGTTCTTTGGTGAAGTTGATGATGACGGTAATGTAGTCCAAGAATCTGCTATCTCTAAAGGTATTACGAACCTTAAAGAATTAGGACAGGAAGCTGTCGATAAAGCTAGAAATACAGTTGTCTGGGCATTCGGTGGTATTAATGACGAAGGTCAATCACAGATGCCAGCATTGAATAACGGTATTAATAGCTTAACTAATTCATTATTTGGCTTTAAGTTGTTTGCTGATAATGGTGAAGGTGTGGCTGTATTCGACCCATCTTGGTCCGAAGGTCAAACCTCATTATTTGAAGAATATATCGTTAACCCATTCAATGATGCTTGTAGCAACGTTAGTAAGTTCTTTACTAACTTATATACAAACATTACTGATTTCACTAATGAATGTGCTCAAGAAATTGATGATAATGGCGTAGTGGTAGGTAGTTGGCATATTCTCCAAAAAATGTTCTATGCATTTAGTGGCATTATGTTCGACTTAACAAGCCCTATTCGTAGTGCTGTATCTACAATTACATCGGGTATTCAAAATTTCTTTGGTGGTATTGCTAATTGGATGAACGGCGTTAAAGCTTGGTTTGATTCCATTACTATTAGTGACGTTGGTAAAGCGATTGTTAAAGGTTTATTGATGCCATTACCCGATACTATCAAGAATAAGGTTATTGATGTCTTATTCGGTAAAGAAGATGGTTCTAATGGTGCTACCTTAGGCGATCGTATTTTTAATGAAGTAAAATGGGGAGCTAGCAAAACTGGTTTATCTGGAGTTCTTAACTCCATCACAACTAAAAAAGCATTTACTGGTGGTGGTGAAGGAGACGACTCTGAACAAGCTAAACCTAATAACATTACGGCTAACCAAATTCAAAACGTTGCTAATAAGACTGAAACATCTACCGCTACTGATGGTAAGATGATTAATTATAAACAAACTGATTCCCAATGGAGTGATTTATCTGTATTGGGTCAATCTGGTGGTTATGGTACTATGGCTGATTATGGCTGTGGTCCTACTGTATTGGCATCCGCTATGGCGAATGTAACAGGTAATACGGCAATTACTCCTAAAGTTACAGGTGCTCTTGTATCTTCTGCAGATGCAGGTCCTGCTGATAACAAAGGTATTAGTCCATCTTACTTTGCTACTGCTGCTGATAAATTGGGTGGCTCTACATTTGATTTAGATACTAAAGATCCTAACTCATTGATTGATGCAATTGCTCAAGGTGGTACTGTTATCCTCGGCGGCACTAATAAAAATACATCAGATGTTCCATTCACTAAGGGTGGTCACTATGTTATGGCTAATGGTGCGTACGAACGTAATGGTGAAGCCTTCGTTAACGTATACGATCCATTGGGTAAACGATCTAAAGGGTATAATATTAAGAATTTGATTGCTGGGATGAATGATCCTAACAATCCTGGTTTTGCTAGCTTGATTGCCCGTAAGGGTGCTGATGTTAGCAAGTTTGTTAAGAGTGCTAAATGGGTTGATCCTAAACAAATGGAACAATTCAAAGCGGCTACTATATTTAGAGGATATGGTCCTAAGAATATTACTGGTGATGATATCCTTACTGCAGGTGAAGCATACTATGGTACACAATATAGTTTAGGTTCCGATGGTTCCGATGCTCTCGATTGTGGTTTATTTACTAAGACTGCCTTTGCGGACGTCGGATTGAGCTTGAATAGTAGATGTGCCGATGATCAAATGAAACAATTTGAGGATGCTGGTGCATTAATCCCACTTAGCCAAGCAGGTCCTGGTGACTTAGTATTCTTCTTACATACGTATGAATGTGAAGCCTATAAAGGCGTTACTCACGTTGGTATCTATGCGGGTGATAATAAAATGCTACATTGTGGTTCATCCAAAGGTGTAGTATATGAAGATCTCAATATAGATTACTGGCAAGGTAAAATTTATGAATATGCTGGCTCTATTGAAAAACTATTTGGTATCCCTACTGGTAAAGGTAAAGGACCTGGTGGTATTACAGGTAAAGGTAGTAAAGCCGATGGTGGCGGAAAAGGTAAAGGTGCAAGTGCCAAACCTAAGAGTCCATTAGAAGCATTTATTTCCAGATTCCAAGAAATTGGTAATAATGCTATCGGTTCTATGATTGCTGGTAAAGCATATACTGGTACACCATGGGATGACAAAGGTGGTAGTAGAGGTGGGTCAAGTGGTGGTTCTAATGGGGCGTCAATTCCTCAAGACCATCAAGAATTCATAAAAGCTGTTGGTACATCTGCCCAACAAGCAGCACAGTCAGAAGACTCTTCAGGTGTATTACCATCTGTTACTGTCGCTCAAGCAATTCTTGAGTCTGGGTGGGGTAAATACTCCATTGGTAACAATATATTTGGTATTAAGGCTGATAGTGGCTGGACTGGTGCTAGAATTACTAAAAATACTCGAGAAGTTGATGAAAATGGTAATGATTATTATATCGATGCAGACTTCAGAGATTATCCTTCTCTTGAAGAAGGTATTTTAGATCATGACAGATTCTTAAGTCATTATGGATTAAAGGGATTAACTGATTATCATGATCAGACAGCAAATCTCCAATCTAATGGCTATGCAACAGATCCAACCTATGCATCAACACTTAACTCACTGATTAGTGAAAATGATTTAAGTTCTTATGATTCATTCACTGGTGGTGGCGATGCTCAAAAATACGGGGCAGCTCCATCTGGTAAACTACCATCTGCTAGTATAATGAAATCCCTTCCTAAATTAGGCTTATTTGGTGGTGGAGATACTACGGTATTGAAACAAATTGCGTCAAATAGCAAAGGATATAATTATACTCCAGATACTAAATATGAAGGTTCTGTCATAGCTCCTGATTATGACGCATATGGTAATATTATCGCTACTGGTATGCCACAAAATAACATGGTGACTGCTGATGATTCCATTACAGTTATCCAAGCTAAACATGATTGGCAACGCAACTGGTGGAATAATAAAACGGATGCAGAACGGGCTGCTATTAAGAAAGCTAATGAAGAAGCTAAGAAAGCTCAAGAAGCTAGTACCGACACAAGTCTACTTTCCAAGAAACCAAGTCCTAATGCGAAAGCACAAGGTCAAAATAGTGCTGATAAAGGTAACATCGTTGAGCAAATCAAAGCTCAATACGAAGAAGCCATTAAGAAGCTTACTAAAGAAACTGGTATCGCTGGTACAAGTAACTCTGCTGTTGATAAAGCTCTTAGTGCTACAAGTGCCGATTCTAATTCTATCGTATCTGCTATTAAATCAATTGATATTCATGCCGAAGCACAAGCCATGGTTAAATACTTAGAAGTGATTGCAGGTAAATCTACTGAAACTGCTCAATACACTGCTAAAACAGCGGATGTTGTAACAACATCAACTGCTCAAGCACAACAAGCAGCAGCAACTGATCCGGCTATCGCAGGTTCTAAGGCCGCAACCATTCCAGCTAATGTGAGTGCTGCTAATAGAAATAATTCGGATAAAAAATCCTATCGACAAGCACACCAAACTAATTTGGAAATTGCTAAAGGTGGAGAATTTAGACGAAGTTAAATAAAGAATATAGAGATATAGACTGTTACGTCTATATCTCTATATTTAATCTATTTTAACAAATCCATAACTTGAAAATTAATTTATAAAAGTGAGGTGGATTTAGTTGTTAATTAACATCAAAACTAATTCTGCTGTTAATGTTCGGTCTGGACCGGGGATGGGTTTTGAAGTTGTAAACACATATCCTTCAGGCTATATATTACAAGCAAAGGAAATGCAAAAAGATGGTGGCGATAATATCTGGTATAAGGTTAAAGACGGATGGTTATCGGCTAACTATACCATTGATATCCATGAACAAGGAACGGTTCATGGTGAGCGAGGGAAGATCAATCTTCAACAATTTGCTCCAGGGAATCCCGCTGGTGCCGTACCATTAAGTAATACAGTACCAAAATCGGAATCTCCTCAAACGGATAAGGTTATATCATCTATCGCACAAGGGCAGATTACACAATCAGTGACAAATCCAAATGGTGGGTTATCATCGGCTGTATTTGTTGGTGGTCATGGTAATGAAACTGATGTAAATAGTGATGTGATCTTAAATAAACGTATTTATGGAGTTCCCTATCAATTTATGGAAACGACTGATTATAGACCTGCTGCTAATAATGGTGGTGATGGTGAACTAGGTGCTACCTTTATGGAAATGATGGCTGAAGCCCCAGTGTTATCAATCATTCCTGGTAAGGCTAACTTTTTACCTGATTTAAGTGATGAAGAGAAGGAAAAATTTATTGAAGCTGCCAACCAAACTCTTCAAGAAATGCAAAACCGATTTAATGACACAGCTCAGAAGATGATTGATGATAAGAATGCCGATATGCGATATTTTGAATTCGTGTCTGACCACTCCACATACATTCGGTATGTGAACACCCTTTGTCAAATGAATGCTATCATGATGGGTCTTGGTGATGAATATGTACCAGGCCATGAAGGTCAAGGTGAACAATATAAGTTTAAGTATTATGATTGGTCTGGGTATCGATTATCAAACACGATGGCTGGCAGAGCCTCTACTGGATTATTGAATGGTAATGAATCTGGTCCTGGTGAAAAAATTGATAGTACAATAGAATATGTTAAGAGTGCGGTAGCGAATAAAGAAAGTTTAATCGATAAAGGTATGGCAGCAGCGTCTGCTCTTAACCTAACGGAATATTATATAGACTTCTATATCAATCCATCTATTGGATACTCGGAATCATTTAGTAACCAAACAAAAGAATCTATGATTTCATCAATGGTATCAGGGATGGGTGATTTAGCAAAAGAACTCCAATTCTTAATGGGTGCTGGTGCTGTTAAGCAAGACGGTAATATGACAAATTCCATTGCTAAAGCCACTGGTGAAATTGGTGAGGCTGCCAATAAATTATTACCAAATTCAGGTATTATTAAAAAAATAACTGGTTCTGCTGCCTCTGTACTATCGGGATCAAATATATTTTTCCCTGAACTATGGGCTTCGTCTGATTTCTCTCGTTCCTATACAGTTGAAATGGATTTAAAAACACCATATGGGAATAAACGGAATATATTCTTAGATCTATTTGTTCCTATGTGGCATTGGATTGCTCTTGTAGCACCAAGACAAACCACTATCAATACCTATGGTGCACCATTTATTGTGCGTGCCTATATCCCTGGCATGTTCTCATCAGAAATGTCAATCGTTGAAAACTTAACGATACAAAAAGGTGGGGATGGCTCCGCATGGTCTGTTGATGGGTATCCATTGGAAATCAAACTATCTGTTACATTAAAAGATTTATATAATACATTTGCCATGTCTCAAATCACTGATTTGAAATCGGCATATAACATGTTATGGAACTATGCGTTGATTGACTACGTATCCGTTCAATCTGGATTGGATATGAAGCTTTCTGAATTTGCTAAGAAGATTGAAGTAGCCAAAGCTCTAGGTAATACTGCTATTAGAGGTCTTTGGAATTACCCATTGGAAAAAGCAAAAGAACGTTTGGCTCAATCTATACGTATTGCTTCTGGTAGAACATAAAACTATCAAAAACATAATAATGGAATACTACGGTATTCCATTATTATTTATTTCCCATGAGAGGATAGATAGTATATGCTAAAGAAAAATTTAGAACTATATAGAGACTCATTTAAGCGAGTGAGTATCAATCAATTCACTCGTATTAAAGACTTCTTATCTACTAAAACCATACCAAAGAAGTTCCAAAAGAACCTATTTGAACGTATAGAAGAAATCTCCCGTATAGATACACAGACCCTTAAGATAATATTCTATATTATTCCAGAGTCAACTCCTAGACCTAGGTTATCCTTACGTGGAGGACATTTTTATGTTAAAAATGCTGGAGCTAATAATACATTTGTGAAGTATGTAGTGAAGGAAGAGAAAGACCTTCTTCATCTAATCACTAAACCTTGTATCTTTGATGTAGTTACTTATATGCCAATTCCTAAGAGTATGAATATTATGGATACTGTATTGGCTGAATTAGGTATGATTAAACCAATTACAACACCTGATTGGGACAACTTGGGTAAGACATATTCTGATATGGTACAAAAATGGTTATTGTTGAATGACAGTTTAATCACTGATGGTTCTGTTAAGAAACGCTATTCATTAAAACCTCGTGTTGAAATTACCATCACCTATACATTAAATTATGATAGTATATATAACAAAAAGGTAATTGAGAATTCAAAATCGTATAAAGACTTAGAATAGAGGTGATATTGTGACTCGATTTGAAATGAATGTGATGAATTCAATTGAAGCTGTTCAAGATTACTTTGCTACGAAAGATATAGAATGCCAATCCGCAGGCATGTCTTTATCTGTTAACGTAAGTGAACACCCGATTGATGCGATCACTAACGAGATCAAAGATATCATCTGTCATACGTTTGATTCCAACAAACCAGCCAATGAGATTTGTAAACTAAATGTACACGGGAATGTATTATTTATTCGATTCAAAAGAGAAATACACTGTTAAGGTGTATTTCTCTTATTATTAGTTTTTTTGTAATAAAGATGGGATACATGGTGGTTGCGCCATGTATCCCAATTGTACACTCAGGTTAAAAAAATAGTCACACTATCCTAGGAGTAGCTAATCAATTGCTTCAGGAGGCTTACCATTCACATGATTTAGTAACTATCCGGTGTACTCATACTTATATGTTATGACAATATAAAACCCCATATACCAATTGGTATATGGGGTCTTTGTTCAGTATTAGCAACCTTTACGCATATAATCAGCTTGTTGACGAATATCATCTAATGTGATATTAACAAGTTTCATGGTATGAGCGGTTTCGAACATAGTGTATTGCAACAAGGCTTCAGATAAGATAAAATCTTTATCTAAAGACGTTGTTCTAGCAATTTCACCAGTATCTGTCATGTCCATACGACGAAGGTCATCCAAATCTTCATTTTTATCTTGCATATATACGTCAAAGATATTAAGATTCAATGGATTTTCCAATAACACTTGTGGTGTTTCTACATGAGTAGATTCTGTTTGAGTAGATTCTTTTAATACTTTGGTAGCAATACCTTGCATCAAAGAGAAGAAGAAAGATTTATTAGTATCTTTCTTATCGTAATTGAAGGTACGAGTCAAAGGATTATATGTTTCAGCAACATGTTTAGCTGCTTCCGCTACATCATCTGCTGTTGTATCTTCTCGATCATCGACTTTTACATCATTAGGATCTTCATTCATATCCTTTTCCATAGTATCAAGAATTTCAGCTTGGTCTTTTTCACGTTGTTGTTCATCACGAACCACATCGATAACCTTATTGCTGATCATTTCAGCCAATTCATCAGAACCTAATTTATCCATTTTAACTAAAATGGTATTACGTTCTTCATCATTCAATTGAGGGGAAATCATTTCTTTGATTTCTTCTTCAGTTTCAGCTTCATTGATTTCTTTGACACGTTCCATAATGATCGCTTGAGAAAATTCATTACAGAATTCAAGAAGAGCACGTAGGAATGGGGAATTTGTACGATTAGCAGATTCAGCTAAGGCTTTCACGCCACCGATCTTTTTAACATACATAGCACCCATATTTTTGATCGTCTTGATATTTTCATCGACATAGTCTGTATCATGCGGTAATGATTTTACGAATACTGTGTTAAAGCATTCTGCTAAGATAGCATTTGGAATACTAGCTGCTAATGCATTAATACCTGCACCACGATAGTTTTTCATAAGTGCACGGTGATTAGCTTTCAAGGCAGCATCGCGTTCATAGGCTATTTTTTCTTCATTCAATCGTTCGTTTTCTAATTTAGCTGCTTCAGCTAACATTTGATCACGTTCGACTTGTTGTTTACGTAACGCATTGAAGTCCAATGTGGTAAAACCTAGACCTTGTTGGCGTACGACTTTACGGTTGAAACCCATGTGGATATCTCCTTTACTATTATAATCAAAATGTTATAGTTATGTCCCTAGGCTAGTCCAAAATATTGATGAATATTTGAGCTGTACGTTTACCATTCTTGATAGTATGGTCTACGTTTAAGTACTCAGGAATAACCTTAGATGTTTCAATAACCCCTTGAATAACATTTGTTTCATTAACTAATGATTCGAGTGTTTGCATAGAAGGGCCATATTTATTAATGCCATTAAACTTGATAAATTTAATGGACGGGAAGTTTTCTTTGATACCAGCGATTAAGTTAGAGATATATAAGGAAGGGCTAGATACCAACGAGATATCACGACTTTCAATATATTTCTGAATGTATGATTTCAATCGCTTAGTCATATCTTCAGCATCGGTAGTGAATGTATATTTCACATCGAAGCTGATAGAGATGTTAATCTTATCCAATGGGTTTGTTGCTTCTTCCAAATCTTCATGTTTGAAATAGAACTTAGAGTACCCATAGGTGTTAAAGAACTTAATATCGATATGGAAGTTATTAGTTAATAAATCCAATGATTTACGAATATAATCATAAATACTACGGAATGAATTCATGAATCGTTCCCTAGCATTTGGTAACTTAAAGTAATTCGCTTTAATCAACGGAATCATTTCTAATCTAAACCCATACTTACCATTTGGTCCCCTATTTGCATATTGGACATAGGAACGAACTTCTGGAATCGGGATAATGAATCGGATTGGCGTATCCTTACTCATGGTATATCGATTCGTTAATGTGAAGTGTTCTAATAATGGTAAAGAGTTGAATTTATGTAACTGCTGCTCTGTTGTGTCAGGATATTGATAGAACGTCAATAATTCCATTTTACAATTAGTCCCATCAACAAGAACTGGATCTGTACTATCGGTGCCTGTAGTAGGATCCAACATACCTTCCGTTAATTGGAATTGGTTTTTGAGTGTTACATAGTCATTGGTCTTAATAAACTTCTTGAAGAAGTAATAGTCTTCATCAAAACCGTATAAGTCCATATCAATTAACCGTTTGATACGATTTTCTTCCCCATGAAGTGTTAATACCACCTTAAGGTTTTCGTTATCAATGTATTGATAGCCATCAGTTGGATTCTTAAATGTTTTATAGGATGGTAATACGAGAGTATCATCTTCAATTAGTTTAAACGCTTCTTTAGGAAGCATAGCAGAAGGTGCAATTTTAGTTGTAATCATATACCCATCTTCACCATTTAAGGCATCCCGTTTGATATTAATACTATTGACGATAAACTGGTTGAAAGATTTAGTATCCGTTGGTTGATATAACGTAGTGATATTATCGTTCACTGAATTCAAATAAAATGCTACCGATAATGGGTTAGCACATACTACAGTTAAGAATGGATTGATGTATATAAAATCATTATTCTCATACCCATCTAAATTCGTTTTCAATGATAGTGTTTTATCAATAACGGCAACCGATTTATCACTACCCTTGTATCGATAGATTTTACCTGCCTTAATAATGTTACGTTTGGATTGTTCCATATACGTATCAATATCAGTCGATTCAATCTTAATATCAAGCGTATTGGTAGGGATTACATTTTGGTCAGCATCCCTAAATAGAATAAATGTAGAATAGAGACGCTCGAACGCATCATCTCGTTTTTTCATGAACAGAATTTCATTTTGTTCACGATGTTTGATATTATTGAAGTAGATTTGTAAGTCATTGGTAGTAGTAAAGGATTTGATAGTAGAATATGCCTTAACTACATCATTACGAAGTTCTTCAATATCTTTACGGTCATAACCACCAACAGATTCTCCTGTAACAGTACCCATGAAAATCATACCACGGTTATTTGGATATCGATCCGCTTTACCAATGATTTCAATATCAGTACCATCATAGGTAGTGAAGTTACCATTCTTACCCTTTGTGGTATATAACTGAATATAAATTTCAGAATTATACTTAGGGGTAAAGTAACGTTCATCGTTAGAGAACTCGATTTGGAGCTTATGGTCATCGACGATTTTGTAGAAACAGAAAGGTTTATCTAACTTTTCTGTATTCATTAACTTCTTCGTCAATTGTGTGTAGGTTAAATCACCCGGTGCCTTATAGAATATTTCAAAGTTAGCCAATTGACCTTCAAATGTGTATTCCATAGATACCATATTGATTTTATCATTCATGATAATTGTATCAGTAATCGTTTTCTTTTCAACTTGATGTAGCGTTACCGCTAACACTACATACCGTTTACCATTATCATTTACATATGTACTTGTGCGTATATATGGATTCAATAATGGACTTACGCTATTATTGTGATCCATGATATAATAGGCACTATGAATTGTACCTTCTAATGTACGTTTACTTGTAACACGTACATCATAGTCTAACATGAATGGGATACCATCAACATTAAATACCATCTCAGAGTCCATATCGAACTGCGTGATATTACCATCGACATGAATACCATTCTTTAATAAAGCTTCTTCTGACATCATGATGGTGAATGGTACAGAAGCTGCCGTTGCCATCAGATTATCAATTTGGAAAATCGTGGCATGATTATAAATAGATTCAGGTAATTCTGCCTGAATCGGGAATATCTCTTTAAACAACGATGTGATAGCGAAGTATCCATCATTGATAGTAGTAGAAAGGATTTCTGTAATATATCCAAATAGACCCACATTCATTTCATTCATATCAGCGATATCTTTGAAATACGTTGGTGCTATTTCTTTGGATAAATAGTCCTTTATATCATATACACTAGTACCGTTTTTAATAGTACCCACTTTATCACATCCTAAGCATACATAAGTTGATAATCAGAATAAAATTGTGTCACCCAAGTTGTGAGTAATGTATACTCGAATTGTGTTGGGTTTCGTTTATGGGTAAGGACTTCCATGATGGATCTATCGGTATCATCATTTGTCAATTTAGCTTTTTCAAATGATTGTAAGACGTCTTTAACCATCATAAACGTCAAGCTTAAATCATTATATAGAATAAATGGGTTTGTGTGTATTACCACGAAGATACAATCTTTAGTATCTGGTCGAGTATATACCACACCATCTTCATTTAGTATACGAATACAATCACCAACAGCTATCTGTTCGGTGTTTGCTTCTAACCATTGTTTAATATCGTTATTCCAACGATAGAGAGTTGTTTGTGCCATGTGTATCCCTCATTATTATACTGGTCGATAACGTAACTTATATAATTCCCCACCATTACCAGTATCCACAAATGGACATCCAACGAATGTCTTCGTAGAGTGCATTGTACTTTGATTGTATACTGGAATATAATTGAATGCTTGGTTTTGGGATAAGTAGTTAAATTCAGCTACATGTAATGGATTATAGTCATCCTTCTTACTATAGTTAAACGTAATGGTATACGTTGGTTGTTTAATCGTTTCATTAACTGAATCTGAGAAGTTAGATGATGGAATATTCGTAGGGAAACAACCAGTGTATTTACACCAGTAGAGAATATCCTCACCTGTCGTCTTAGTTAAGAAATAATAGATAGAAATTGCATAATCCAGTGTATGCTTTCTAGCATGAACAGGATTAGGCATAGCTTCACCACGATATACCGCATTGATATATTCTATCCAGATTTTCATAATCTTGTATACGGATAGCATATCATCATCACGGAAGTTCACATTCACTGTACCAGCAGTTTTAGTCTTAATCGTACTTTGACCATAGGTATTTTTCCAACCAGTGAGTGTTTCACCCGCTTCTGTTGTTTCCAATACTTCGTCTTGTACGTCTAAGCCAGTTACACGGTCAGTTAAGATCGGTATGAATGAATGTCCACCACCTGCACTATTACCCATAAGGTAACTACATAATACAGGATGTGATTTTAACATGCTATACATCAAGGCAGATGCATGAGCATGAGCTACCGCAGTATCTAAATTCAATACACTGGCTCCTGTATCATTAGCAAATGATAAGTTCATATCAGGTCGTGTAAAGAAGATATGACCTTTGGATCCAAGTAATTCATTATTAGGTGTTGGTAGACGATAGCGATTGAATTTGTTAAAGATTGTTGCTCTATCCGTATGAATGTTAAATTCATCATAGATCGCATCAAATCCTGAACTATATTCATCGTATAAGTCATCACTCATATCTTTAAAGATTTGAACATCTTCTTCTTCGATATGTGGTGGATCTGTAACTAGTGGAGTTGCATAGGATTCATCTTGTTCCCATTCATAAATGCCACCAAATCGTTTAATGATCGTACGACCATCACAACCTTTATACTTAAAGTATTCGATTGCATGTTGGTCGATAGCCGCATAATGAATTTGGCGTTGCTCATATTGACCATCGAATAAACTACCACCATTATCAAAGGAAGGTCGTTCACCTGGCCAATCTTTAGCATCACCACTATATAAACTACCACCATCTGTACCACCGATATACTTGCTAAATTTATCAGTGATACCTGGATAGGTTTCACCGAATATATTGAAGATATCCGATAGTTCAGAACCAAAATCAAAACCGATTACATAGCGTAATCGAGAAGATATAACACCAGATAGTAACCCACGGAAGTTATTTAATAAACCCCCATCTCTACCAAAAAAGGAACCATCACGAATATTACCGATCGTGGCGCCCTTTAATAGACTGCTTACATATTTATTCTTAGTTCGAATAAAGGAATCGATACTCATATTATTTAATCGATTGGGTTTCTTTTCTTGCACTTCACCTTGACCACTAATGGTTCGCCATGACGTAGTGGAACCTTTAAAGCTAACTGGCTTACCAGGATCACCCTGTGCCCAAGCTTTATTACCCGGTGTAAATACATAATTACTATTGGAATTAGTTGGTGTACCACTATTCACTTGACCGGCAGACCACAATGTACCGCTTCCTATACTAGAAGTTGGTGATGGAGCACTGCCTGTTAAAAATTTAGATAATTTATTTAAACTACCAAATGAACGTCTAAACGGGTTTTTCTTATCTTGATTAGCATGGTTAGCTACACGTTGAGATGAGAATTCCACATCTCGATCAATCACAACATCGGCTGCATTGATGTAACCACCATTGGCTGTTCTATAGTAAGAGTCCAGACCATTTTTATGTAGGGATACGAGAGCAACAAAATCATTTGTATATAGTTTACCTAAGCTCGTCCCTAACTCATTAGGTTTACTAAGAATAGGGGTTGTGCTTTTAACTCTTGCTTCTAAATACATATTATATGTCACCTCATTAAATAGGACTGTAATCTTATTTGAATGTTAAAACCATATATTCACATGGACTTGTACAATAGATTATAGTATCATATAGAACATTTTAGGTATTTAACAAATATATAATCTATCCTGAATAAGAAAGGAGACCTAATCACATGATTGATACTGTATTGGGCAAAATTCTTTCAGTTGTTAAAGGAGGACCTGGCAAACAAGCCTATGATTACCTTAAACCATCTGAAAAGTATAAATCCATTGCCCGTCAATCAGACAAAGCAATTTGTCAATTTCCAGTAATTGCTTCTAAAGCAATGACGTATGATACAGCTACTATGATTGTAAAGGCGTGTGAACGTAATTTCACTACCTTTATGGGGGTTGTCATCGGTCTTAACCAAGTAATTGATAGTAATACCGGTGCAGTCGATTATATTAGTCGCTTTCATACAAATACAGACGACACTATTGAACGCGTTGGTGGGTATATCGATACTAAAGTCAATGAGTCCGTCTCTCCTATCGATAAAAAGGAAATGCAACGTTTATTGTTAGAAGCTAATGTTGAATTTGGCTCTCAATTCGAAGCACAATCCTTAAATGATCGATATAAACCAGTTGACATCAAATCTATCCTCGCAACTGAATCTGAACATAAAGGTGAGATTTACGTTGGGATGAGTGATGAGGAAAAAGCTAATGCTTCATTAGCTAGTAAAACAGTTGAACCTCCGTTCAAGTCTATCCTTAAAGATAGTGATGTCAAAAAAGCAAATGAGTTGGTCCCATCGTTAATGTCAGTACAACTAGTACAACGCAACGATGCGGGTCAAAATATCCCTATTCATTTCTTACTAGGAATCAAAGCTGTATTACATCCTGTTGGTTCCGTAGAAATGATCAATAATGTGTTTAAGGCATTTGATAAAGGTTCTCGTGGTAAATTCTTCGATTTCCTTCGTTGGACAACTGGTGAAATCAGTTTCATTAAAGACTTAGTACTAGGTCTTGATGAAGTAAAACGAGATATCAGTGCTGAACGCAACAAAAAAGAATCCCCTTGGTGGAATATTCTTCGTAATCGTAACTCTATGGGACGTTTCCGTAGATGGACAAAAACGGCTCCATTGTTACCTAATGCAACCATTGCTATGACACAAGCTGAAGTGGATAACCTTCGAGCTAATACAGGAGTCGATATTTTAGACCCTGGTTCTGCTGTACAAGTTATGCAACAACTTGGTCTATTACAGTTCATCGTAGTTGATGATGCGAATGATGTAGCGTACTTCTTGATCGACGGTCAAACTAAATTCCAAACCTACACATTCAATGCATTACAACGTGATAATGGTGATGCTGAAAAACAAGCAATGCGACTCATTAAGCAAATGAATAAGTTATAAGGAGTACACGCATATGGTTGAAAATCAAGACTTAGAAGTTATTCTTGCAGAAAGTTTAACTCCTAAAGAATTCACACAACTTTCTTTGGCGTTAGAATCCGAAGAAGTTCAAGCTGGATTTATTCAACGACTATATGGTCGAGTACTATCCAGTATCCAACGTTGTATTCTCGGTGGCAAAAACAATGATATGCTGAAAGTGATTGCTGATACGAAAGGTGATTTCTCTAAACACCCTTATTTTGAAACACAAGGTGAGAAACCTACTATTGCAACAATCTTCACTAAATCTAATAATGCTACTGTAAAAGAAATGGGTAAACAAATTTTATTGATTTCCAGTTTCTTACAACGTCATAAATCTGATTTCATGAAAGGTATCCATGCGGGTTGTCCTGCTTGCCTTTCTTTATATACAACTTTTGTGTTAAATTGTGTAGTTGGTACTAGCTATGCTATTATGATTGAATCGGATAAAAAGGTGACACCATTATGTAAAACTGGTGTTGAGGCATTAGCTAAATCTGCTGAACTTATCAACAGTCATAATGCTGAAAAAGTATTCGATAAAGATGTCCAATTGACCGAAGGTCTTGGTGATATCTTAATGAAAGCAGTTACACAAGTTAATAAGTGGAAAGCATTTACAGTTGTCGGTGTTGCTTTACTTGCATTCTTTATACTTGGTAAATATATTGTATTTGCCATTTATAAATCCAGAGTAAAGTTATCCGATTATTTAGCCCAACAAGCATTGTATCTTCAACTCAATGCTGAAAATGTTAAAAATAATAGTAATTTATCTAAAGAAGAAAAAGAATTGATTCTAGCAAAACAAAAGAAAACGGCTGAATTACTTCTTAAATATTCTGACAAATTAGCAATCGATGGTGTCAAATCTACTCGTCAAGCAGAAACTGATAATAAACGTGATACAAAAGCAATTATCGAAGATTCTAAAGACGATGCAGTTGATGTCACTAGTAAACCAGGCGAAGCTAACACTGGCTTGCCATTATTCTAGGAGGAATAACGAATGTTAAATTTCGAAAAATTTGTATTAGAAGCTGAAGAAGCAAAAAATACTGACGCAAAAGTAAATCCTGAAACTGAAGAAGAAATGGAAGAAGCGTATACTGACTTTATGGTGGAATCCATTCAACTTCAAATCGCATTAGTAAAAGCTGATGCTCATTGCATGGAACAATACATGCAAGCAACTACTGAATCTGCTAAAGCAGACATCGTTGCTACATACGAAGGTGCTGTATCTGAATTCTTCGATCGTTGGAAAGAAAAATTAGGTAAAGCATCCGAATCCGTATCCAACTGGTGCGAAAAACGTGCTAAAGACTTTGATGGTCAAATTAAATTGAATTCCAAAAAATTCATGGAAAAATATGCTGATGTATTGAACAGCAAAGATTGCGACCAAGTAATGGTACCTTGGTCTGATATCGATGTTGCTAAAATCGATGCATTCGCTGGTAAAGAACAAATCTTCATGCAAGCAGCTAAAGAAATTGCTAAAGCTGATTCTGCAGAAAAACTTGAATCCTTAGTTAAAAAATACGAAGGTAAAGCTGATGATGAAGCATTGAAAGCTCTTCAAAAAGCTCTTGACGACGCTAATGTTGAAAACGAAAATAAAGAACGTAAAGAAGTTAAATTCGGTTCCATTAAACGTAAAGCTATTGCCAATGCAGGTGAAGCTTCTGTAATGAATATCGTAAAAGCATACCGTCAAGCAGGTAAAGATATGAAAGCTGCTAAAGCTGAAGTATTAAGCTTACCTGTAGAAGAACGCAACCCATTCAGCAAAACTGCTTTGAGTGCTGCCACTAAATATGCTAACCGTGGTATCCGTGCCGCTAAAGATATTGCAGTCTCTCGTGCAGGTGCTAGAAATGACTTGTTCTTCAATGCTAAACGCGCTTGCGTTAAAGCTGTTCAAGGTAAAGGTGCTGCTCAAAAAGCTGCTACTGAATCATACTCCTTGTTGGATGACATGTTAGCATCCGTATTCTAATCTGAATACTGAACACTAAAAATATAGATACTACTCTCTTGGGTAGTATCTATATTTATTTCGCGGTTTTTACATTATAGTAATTTATTTAACAATATATCCTATATAGGAGGAATATTCGATGTTACAATTTGAACAATTTGTAAATGAACGTACAGTGCACGTTGAAGAAATGCATTTTGAAAACTATAAAGAATTCAATACAGCATTCCTACAATACACCACTGAGTTCACAAATCTTCAATTGGCTATGGAAAAGGCAGATGCCAAATGTATTGAAGAATATAAGAAAGCAACTACTGAATCAGATCGAGTTGCTATCAGTGTAATCTATGAAGGTACATTAGCCGATTTCATTAAACGTGCTAAAGAGAAAGCCGCAAAAGTGATTGATAGTGTAATCAATTTCATCAAAGGTGTTATTGATAAAATCAAAACTAAACTTGGTGATTGGTACAATAAATTCTTTAACAAATACTACGAATTATTAAAATCCAATAAAGTTGATCATGTCAAAGTACCTTGGATTAAAGTCAAAGAACAAAAACTAAATAACATTAGTAGAAACTTTGATGTACCATTTAAATATGTTGCCGATTGCTTTAAAGCAAAGAGTGATGAAGAATTTAATGACGCACTTGAAAAACTTCAAGACTCTATTGATGTACTAAGTAAAACTATAGATGATATAGTTAGAGCAGTTAATGAATCATTTAAATATAAAGAAGACGTTGAGTTTGGTAAGATTAAAGCTAGAGCGATAGAACGTGCTAGTAAAAAAACATATGAAGGTAATCTTGATGAAATGAACTTCTTATTAAAATGCTTAATAGATATCAAAAAGCGGACGAGTGTTGGTATAATTGATAATGTCAAGACAATGAATAATCCAGCACGATCCCAAAAAATCATTGTTGTAGCTTCAACTCTAGTAAACATGTATGCAAGATATGCTCATACAGTATATAAATATACAATGAGTACTTACTGGACGGCTCGTAAAGCTTGTACAATAGCTATCAATGAATTACGTAGTCAAAAAGAACAAACCAATGAATCGGTTAGCCTATTAGATCAAATGCTAACAGATATGTAAAACACAAATAAGATCCAGATACCAATCGGTATCTGGATCTTTTATTATATTTCTGATTTTACGATACGATAAGCACGTTTGATATTACCTTTAATTGGACTCTTTTTAAGTTCCTTTTCTTCATTGGTTCGATTACGCTTACCTTTAGATAAAATCTGTTTTAAATAGTTAGTAAATGCGTGGAATGCTTGTCCCATCATGGATATACGAATTGTCAATATACGTAAACTTGTTTGTACATACAGTTTAAGTTTCTGCATTGTATTGAAATGATTTTGATCATCAATATGATTCATTTCCTGTTCAACTGCTTTAAGATGTGAATCTAGTTCAACCTTTTGATTTTGTACAATGGAGATGAGCTCTTTGTATTTACTACAATAACCAAGCATCATATCAACAATAGGAGCTAGTTTAGATGGACTATCAATAGTAACAACATCCGTTACACTGGCACCTCGATAGAATGTTTTAATATCATTAAATGAACGAAATTCGGTGAATGTATCTAGTACATCTTGTTCCGATTTAATATCACTAGTCTCTAACTTTCTCCATACGGAAGCATTGTAAGTTGGAATAGGATTTCGTTTATCCATTAACTTAGTGATGGCATTCCAGTATGGGACTGCATTGATAGAGATATCCCTATAATCACGTTTCTTCAATTCATTGAAGTCATCGATATGATGATCAATCCATTCTTGATGTACTTCATACATAGAACGAATTTTTTTAATCCATGATTGAATCAATTTAGCGATATAGTTACGTATTTTAACGACCCATTTTTTAATGGTGTCAATCAATGTATTATGGATGGATTTTTCTTTGATTCTATCAAGTACACTCACTTCAAGTACAACCGAATCAAAACTATAATTGGCATCAAGGATAACCGATTCGGTTAAACAATCAAGATGATTCATAGTATCACCCCTTATTGTGTAATCATATCCATAAACGTTTGACGTTTATTAACATGAGTCATGATATTCGTAATGGTAGTGTAGAATTCTAAGAACGCCATCATTTTATAGTTGATATAGGTACAGATATCATTGATAGCCATAATACCCAATGCACTTAATACTTGAACCGCATCGAATAGTTTAAGAATCATCTTAACACGTGCTGGGATATTCGTCATAGTCATAACATCCTTAATCTTACTGCGAAGTAAAGATAATAGAGTTGTGATGGTTTCTTTGACTTGGTTAATCGCTTTATATAGATACGCTAATTTCAAAGCATCATACTCTTTATCAAATTTAGCAATAGAATTAAACATATCTCGGATGAACAATTCACCTACACTGACAGGAACACGCTGTTCGGATGGGAAGAAGATACGATGTACGGTATCATTAAAGGCAGTACCACTTAAACTCTTTGTTTTGATATACTTAGATACCCCAACAATATCGGCACGGAAGTTATAGATACCATTTTCTTTAATATCTTTAATTTCTTCATCGAACTCGTCTAGGTCAAATTTTTGTGTACCCAATTTATTAATCAATTTACCAAGTCTATCCCACCCTAAACACTCATTGAAATTGATGATACGTTTATCGGTCATGATAGGGTTATAGATATACATGGTAAAGGTTTCTGATTGACGACCTTTGAAGATATAATTGATAGCATCGACAGTAATCATGGAACGTTGTTTATTGATTTCTTTATGTAAGCTATTCACACGTTTCATGGTATAGTCACAAGCATCAAATGCTGTTTTTTCTACTTTTTTAATATGGTCTGTAATGGTAGTGATCGCTAATTTAAACGATTCATCAGTTACTGCCTTACTAACTATTTTAAGTGCATCTGCAGTATTTTTGCGTACAGCTGATAGGAAATTATTATAGAACCCAACTGCACCGACCATTGGGTCAAAGGATGCATTTCCTACTTCAGTAGATAGGAAACGGGCTTCTTCGAATACGATATCGATCTCGTTATTCATAAGGTGTACACCTCTTTCTACATAGTAAATTTTAGCTAAAATTGTTATTAGTTTGTTTTTTAGAGTAAGAATGGGTATATAGCGTAGTGCTATATACCCAAAAATTATTTTAATGACCTAGGTCTAGGTCCCTTAGACGGTGTATGAGAATCTTGAACCTTCTGATTATATTCATTGCGTGCTTCAGAATCACCAGATTTCTTTTTAAATGTATCTGGATACTTATTGTCTTGAATATTACCGTGTTTATCGGTGTCATGAGGGTTCGGTACATCTGAGGCTTTCTTTAAGTCTGCATGTACACCATCAGCATAGATATCATTGGTTTCTTTCGGTGTTGGTGTATTCGATGGTCCTTTTGCTTTAGGTTGTTCGATTTGAATATTAGGATTTACCTTAGCATCTAATAGTTGAACCTCATCAGAACCTAAACCAGATTTAAAAGCAAAATCGTATTGACCAGCACAATTGAACATACCACCTGCTTTAGTAAAGGCTGCCACTGCACTTGTGAGACGATAATATCCATTATACTTAGCTTTTTCCTTATCCGTGAAGTACACTACGAACTCTTTATTTGGAGTCATAGCAAATAGATCATGGTCTAATAAATAGCATGATAAATGGAGATTCCGTTCATTGATTTCACTTAACATAACTGATTTATTGAAATCGTTACCGAACTTATCTGATACGATAGTGGAGTTACCCATACCACGTTGTTTACCCGCACCACTCACTTCGGTTGTTTCATTATTGCCAGAATCAACAATGGTTACATTATTACCAGCAATTAAGTCTTGTGTAGTGGATGGTGTCTGTACACTGATGTTTTCTGGATCAACGTACATAACATATTCTTGTTCATCTGGAGATTCAAACGTCCCTGTGGCTTTACTAGATGAGTTACTATTATCAATTGCTGTGATAATGGTCTTTCTATACTCACCTTGTTCATAACAGTCACAAGCACCAGACTTATTTAATACGTATAGACATCGATAGTCATAGAACGACATCGTGCCGAAGTAATACGTACCATACGTTTGTTGCAAGTATTCGAACACGTTCATTAAGTTCATTGGTGGGATAATCACTTGAGGATATTGTTTATCGTTATTCAATGGACTAATGAGCATTTTATCAATACCTGCATTTCCTAAGATATGGCCAAGAGCCGATGATAAGGTGCAGTCATTGTAGATTTCATTGACTGTCTTTCGCATAGCGATTAAGTCACGTTCTCTCCATAGGGAGATTTCATAACTTTCCGTATAATCACTAACGTTGTACCAGTGTTTATCTTCCGCTTTAAAGCCAGAAGATGTACCACTACCTTTACCACCTTGAGCTTCATTGGTTTTGTCGTATAATTTACTTTCTTGGAATGGAGCCTCATCATCAATCAATACAATAAAGGTATCATTGATAATATCATGATAACCTGAGTTCTGATTATTGATATCGACAGCCACTAATCGGAATCGAATATTCACATCATTTTTATGATTGACAATCGCCTCATGTAACCGAGGTGGAAGTAATGTTTTAATTTCTAATATAGGATGGATTGCTTCATCATATAATTGGGTAAGAAAAATATTCTGGATGGCACTAGGTACCATATCGATTGGTTCTTGACCGGGTATTAACACCTGCCAAGCATCCACTCGATATCGGTACCTGTGATTTTGCATATTAGAGCGAAATTGGTTATTGCCACCAGCTGACCCACCCATTTTAAATGCTTTATCAAGCAACCCATTGACATCTAGTTTAGGAATATTCGGTCGTTTAACCGAACTGAATATATTCCTAAGTAAATTACCTGTGTCTAGCTTGATACCCATGTTATAATTGTTCCCTCATTTCATCAACTATGTCATATTGATTGAGTTCCATTAACATTAATGGATAATCAGAGAAATAACGGTCATTGATTTCCATCAATGTACTAGGGTCAGTTTTATCCGTAAGTTGATCAAAGATTTTCTCTTTTTGTACATCGGATAATACATCGTATTGATATTCTAAATCAACGGCACGATAGTTACGTACTACTTGATTGGCAATATCATCTCGATTTAAGAAGTTGAAATTGGATTGATTGATTACATGAGCGATATTGGTAATAGTGAATGTTTCTTCATCGTCATCATTTAAATACCCTGCCTCATATAACTTCTCTAATGATTTATAGATTTTAATGAATCGGAATCCACTAACTCCTTTAATAGAACGTTTACGATTACCATTACAGGATATAATAAATGGAATGAGTAATGGATTGATTAGTCGCTTCTCTTCAAACTTGTTTCGGAAACACATATACTTGATCACATTCTTCTTTGTAATCAATACTGCATCTTTTTTAAACTTAGTGACAAGTAGGAAGTTGTAGTTCACGTACTGTAAGTCATACTCATCTTTAGATATAATGATATTAATATTGGCAGGATACTTATTCTCCATATTAATAATCATTGGTACTAACGAGGATTCAACACTATCCGTACTTACCATGTATACATTCTCAATGTATTCGGTAATGATTCGCATAAACGAAATAGCTTCTTGAATGATACTATTGACCGTTAAGCGTTCTAAATCAGTTAATGAACTGAAAAAGTGTTGACGATAATTCTCAACCAACGCTGTGTTGTTATATTCTATTTTATGTTCTGGTATCGCATTATAGTATAGGAAGATATTTGTCTTTATACGATTTTTAGAAAAGTATTTTCGGTAATGGGCCACGATATTGATGAAGTTAGATATCATATTACGATATAACTCATTCAGTTCTTTCTTGGTGGCTACTTTAACGAACTTTTCGATCGTCGTATTCCTAATACTATTATACAATGACTCGAAGTTGATATAGATATTAGCCGTCTGCACAATTTGCTTTCCGGCTTTATTTGTTTCAGTTAACTTATTATTGAATAGCTTGTCCAAGTACAGGTATTTGATTTTAAATGAGTTGGCGTATGCATCAACGATTTCAAACATCTTGGTCACCATCAATCGTTAGCATATCATCATCGTCATCAGTTCCCATAAATGAATTCATATCAAATCCACCGAACTGTTTTTGTCTATCCGATATACTATCTTTTAGTTTACTAATGCTACCAAAACCCATACCTACAAGGGTATCTACAACGGTATCTACTTCTTCATTCGTTAATGAGATACCTTTACCGATGATAGGTTCATCACCTAATTTCATACTACGAATATTGATATTAGCAGGGCCATCATCAAAGGATGCTCGGATAATGAATTTACCCCAATTGCTAGTATCAGATTCAGAGATGTTTTCAATAATCTCTTCTACTTTAAAACGACTTGGGTCGTATGGTTTTCTTGCCATGATAGATTTGCCTCCTTTTTAATTTTCTGTGTAGGAGTAAAAAAATAATAGGCATGGACCCGAAGATCCATGCCTATTAGATTGACTGTTACCGATTAAACGTATTTAGAAGGGTCAAAGTCAGATTGTTTGAATGTTTTATTCGCAAATGTTTTGTGAATAATAGCTTTAAACCCTTTTCTTCTTTGGTCGTGTACATTTAAGATATCGACAATGAAATTACCTTGGTTTTCAGGGATATCAAAGATGTATCGCATAACGATATCACAGTCCAATTTGAAACGAGCCGCATTACCATTTGGGGTAATTTGGAATTTGACTTCACGAGTAGTGAATTGAGCCAATGTTTCATTTAATTTCTTATTGACCATGATATTACCTTGTGCTTTATCGGCTTTATTATGGAAGAGACGGTTCATAACTTGGTTATAACCTGTTCCATTGCCGTAACCACGTTTGCCACCTTTCATGCGTTTACGATCTTCTTTATCAAGGCGAAGAACGATATACACATTAAACGGATCAATTGGGTGTTTAGGGTTAACTTGTTTACCCTTTAGCACTTGAGAGAATGCTGTGTTATATTGAGTTACACAGAATACTTTTTGATGCACGTTTTCAACACCAAGGCGTTCCAAACATAATTCAACACTGCGGTTGATTTGTTTGTCTGTTACTTCATACGTAACACCCTTTGGAATCAGTGCCATGTTGTTAGCTAATAATTCATTAAAATTACGAGCTTGTTGGTCCATAACTGGACGTTGTTGATTGTTGCGGTTTTGTTGTGGGTTGGTTTGTTGACCACCTTGTTGACCGACTTGTTGATTGTTGTTCATAATTGAGCAACCTCCTCTAAGTAAAAATAAAAATGTAATTAAGTCGAAAACGAATAGTTCAATTCGACTTGACTATTTGTTTACGACTTAATTAAATAATATATAGATAAATTCTTATTTAAGAATTTAGCCCTAATTGAGTATCTTATGTTGCATAGCCGACATAGTTGATTGCACTTTACTTGCCCAACGAGTATCTGATGCATAGATACTATTCACAGAGGTAAGAGATGTATATCCTCGATTAAAGTATACTTCTTTTATCATCTCACCCCAATGATCAATGCAAGCCGCTTGACTAGAGAAGCCATACGCAGCTCCTTCATTACCATCATAGGCAGCAATACCAAATAAGTTATTGCGGGATCTAGCTAAATAGCTAGTACCCCAACCAGATTCATGGGCTGCTACGGAGATAGCAAATAAGGCGTTCACACCCCACCGTTCTTCCATCGCTTGGAATGCTTGACCAAGACCTGCAAGGTTAGTACCTGATAACGCTTTATCAAGTTCTTCTGCGGATAGATTGGTTGGTTGGGTGATGTCATTTGTAATATTAGTTCGTTTCTCTTGGGCGACATGTCGTCCTGCTGTATAGCGAGATACGAGATGTAGATCTCGTACACTACGAATAGACCAAATTACGTCTGACTCAGGAATAAAGTATCGAGTCCCATTCAGTTCAAACGCAATAAACTTACCTTTGAATAGATGAGTGATTCGAGTTGTTTCCACAGCAGGTAAATGGATTTTCGACGCATTACCAAACTTTTTAAACGTTTCTGTTAAGCTGACCATCTTGTAGTCGGTTGGTAGTTTAGTAAATACTTCAGTGCCAGATAGATCTGTATTTTTAGGTTTAAATTGAATATAGAATGAGTTTTTAGCAATATCTTTAGGTACTTTTGCTAACCCATTCATGGATGTTACGTATCCACGTTCACTTAGCGAGTATTTAGTTTTTTCATCAGGGATAACAGTGAATTCACCCTGTTTTAACTTGGTTTCCTTTCCATCGTTTGAAATAATGGTAACGTCTTTTGATGTTACTAGATAAATGGAGTTTGTCAAATCGACATCCTCTACATTTTCTGTCGCTAACTGCGACGTGTCCCCTTTGTCACTATTGTACTTGGATCCAGCATCTTGTACTGAAAAAGCTTTTGGGTCATTTTGGTACTCGCTCACACCAAGAATGACTGTTATAATGAGGACGAATTTGATGATTTGCATGATTGATTTCTTCAAGTCATCATCTCCTTTCTTCATTAGAACATTGTTACATACGTATTGTGCTCTAATAACAATAAAAATACAGATACAGTGAATGACACTGTATCTGTATAATATATACTTATAAGTTGAATACGTATTTGTAGGCTTGAGCTAAGTAATCTCTAAGCTTATCAGTGTTGCTAACGATGTAGAGTTTTCTATCCCAGCGATTCTTAAATAGGTAATCTGAGAACAAGAACGTTTGATCTACCTTCTGAATATGGAATAGTGTAGAACGTACTAATTGAATGAGTTCCTTATATTGAGGAAGGTTCAAATCTTCATTACGATCAGCTAGCTTACTGGTGATGATACACATACCCAATGTAACTGCATCTTTAAGCATCGCAATATTATCATTCTCTATACCAACCTTAACATAGTCGCGTAGATAGAGTGTTGGATTATCGAAATACATACAAGGATTGAATTGGATACCTAGATGGGCAGATGACATTTTAATCCCCTGAAGGAATTCATCAAGTTGTTGTACCATGGAAGGTAAGTATCCTGTAAAGTCAGTGTCAGATACAATCGTAGATTTCTTAATATCTGGATTGATATTTTGAACACTGATTAACTTATCATATCGAATATGTCTAGTGATTTGGTCAAGTAGAATGTTTCTATCATGATCGCTCTCAGGATTTAATCCACATACTTCTCGATACTCATCAGTAATTTTAACACTACCTTCAAATATGGAGATAAGGGGATACTTAACGATGAATATAGCTTGAGACGCTAAGTCTACATAACACCGAGCGTAATAACATAGGCCATTACGAGAGTTATATAACCAGAATTGATTTTCTAAGTCACAAGTATCACGTTCGATATAGTATTCAATATCAGATGGTTCACTATCCATCAATAATAGTTGAGCAGCTAATACTGCATTAGCTGGACGGTCAGTATTAATGGCTTTATATGTATATTCATAGATAGCGTATGGTAAACCAACTGGAACTGCTAGATGTTGAATGAAACCAATTAGAGATTCTGGGAATCCTTTTGTTTGTAATGATGGAGCTACATTTTCGATATAGTTCTTAATATCATCTGTCATAGCAGAACCTAATAGAATGGATATCGTTTTATATTCCATATAATCGGCAGGTTGACGTAATGCATTAATAACCATTTGGGCCACTTCACCATCACCCATATTACGTTCAAGAAGATTATTGATAATATCAGCCATACCACCATTATATAATAAGGCTATGATTTTATCGGCTCGTTCTCTAGCAGACATACCTGGTGTACTGGATACCATTTTGATATACGCTTGGTATTCGGTTGGATAGTCATAATAACCTTCATAAGATATCATAAATGGAGTTGCTTCTAATTGAAGAGATGCTTTGTTTAACGATTCCCTTAGAATTGGATAGATTGTTGGGAATACAGATTCATCAACAGAGTCTAATCGTTGGGAGAAATCTAAGGTATCTCTCATCAAGTACTCTTTAGCCACATCATCAATCGCTAAGGAATGTTTATCTTCATCATCGATAACAGTTTGGATATTCCCATTAGCGATTAGCGTTTGTAGTTTACGAGTATCATCTAAGGAATTGAATTCTTCAGTGGGAAGTTTCTTGGATAATACTTGCGTACCACCATTGGTGGCTCCAACGATTGGTTCTAATGTGCCCACATTGGAAGCTTCCATTACTTGAATAGAACCTTTTTTAGTTCCATATTTACGAACGTCAAAGTACCGCATTAACTTACCTTTAAATTGAATGGATTCAGCTAATCCTAATTCGTGTAAGCGACGTCCAATATTGTTAGCAAGAGTATTCTTATACTCTTCTTCACATAAATCGAAGAAGCGAATACAGCCTTCTACTTCTTCTTGTGTATACATAGGGAATCTACGTTGATCTGGTAACCCAAAGTATTCGCTTGGGTACCGATAGATATCAGTAATATCAGTTATCATATGTATAATCTCCTTATCTATAGTACAGTTTTATTTTTTGCTGTCACAAGTAATTAATGAATGTTATATATTTGTGAACCTCATAGTATAACATTTATAGATTTTTTGTAATAGGAGGTGAGGTACTAAGATGAGTAGACGACACCAAGCGAGTAAACGATTCAGAGAAAAGCGTAAGCCGATGAAATCTCAATCCAATAACTCGCGAATGAATAAGGATTGTGTGTCCTCTATATTAGACTCCCAACAAGAGAAACGAAAAGCCGCTACCCCATCTCATGTACAACCGGGTGATGTATTTATTATGCGAGACAATGGGTATGATGCTGAGAATAAACATAAGGAGATTCCAGATACCCAAGTCATACGTTATGATAGACCAGTTGTTGTTATGGCAACTAGTAAAAATACAGTGAATGTATTACCATTGTCGACAAAAATTCGACCATTCGATACCTTGTACCCAGTTGTTATTGAACAGGGATTAGAGTCGCAAGTTATTATCTCACAAGCACTGACGGTGGATTTTGATAACTTAGCTGATTTTATCGGAACACTTAGACCTGATGTGTTCCACGATATGCGTGAAGCATTAAGTAAGTATGTATTACATGGAGCTTCTCATGTGAAGCGAACTGTACAACGATACGAGATGGATATGATACGATATGAACCATTTGGTATCTATGTACATCAACTCACAAACGAGAGATTCATGATGTTAAAAACGAAAAAGAAAACGTTTATTAAGGTTCCCGTTGAGATATTAAAAGAGAGCGATGTCGTACCAACGGATGTAAAAGTATTTTGTGGATATGTACGATTACATAAGGTGCAGCTGGTATTACCAGATGAACTATGTGATGACCATAATCTATTATATATTGGAGAAGAGTATCGAAAATCGATTCGCAAAAAAATTGTGGATATGATTAGTGGGTGCTTTGGTATTAAAATCAGAAATTCTATGTTAAAACCCGATTCTATCGATATCAAAGAAACAATGGCGATTGCTAAAGTTATATCTTCTTCCGACTACATCAATGGTATTAAAGTCATTGATGATATATGTAGAAATCATGTTAAGATGTACTTGGATGATCCACAAACATTTGTAAAGAAAGCATTTAAGAAATTAACGACATTCACGTCACCAACGCAGTTAATTGATGTAATAAACGAGAGATTATTACTCATGAGTGATATGCTAGTGTGTGATACTCGTGTATTGCGAATTGGTGAACAGAATTTTGCTGATATACTAGAGAGAAGACTTAGTAAACATAATAAAGGTTTTATTTGTAATAACAAAGGCATTGTAACAAAATACAATAATACTGATCGCAAATATTATCTTAAAAATGTACGATGGATTTATAAATACCATCAACGAAATAACAAAAAATAAGTAGAAGAGTATACGGATTAAACCGTATACTCTTCTTTTTGTCATTATCGAGGATCATAAACCCCTTTGATACCGGCTTTACGGTACCAGTTAGCTTTACCACGGATAACATCGCCACCACGACGATATCCTTTTTTACCATATGGGTCATATACAGGAGACTCAGGTGTTCCTAAGAATTCCAAGTCCCAACGTTCTACTGTAGATTTAGGACCATATGGTTCATGGCACCAAACACCATCTTCATTATCCCCAGCTTCACCGTGTGTCATAACACGTGCTTTATCGATGGTTAAATCGAATGCATTGGCTAACACACACACGACTTGGGACATGGTTTCAATTTGAGCCGCAGTTGGTGGTTCACTACCTAATCCATTAGGAGTTGCATCAAAACATCCTAATAGCGTAATAGCAATAGAACCAGTATTGCGATGCCAAGTGCCATATAGGATATCATCTAAATTGACACCGGCAGGCATATAGATGTCACCAGCTTTATCAATTTGGATATGATAATCATCCCAGAATTGACCATAACGACCAGCTGTCCAATGGAGATATAATTTAACATCACGACCTACGGAACGTGCTTGGTTCCAAAGGGACCAATAGACAGCCGTAGCTTTTTTCTTAAGATCAGACAACGTCACCTTTACCATGGCGGAACGAGGTAAGACTTCAGACATATATTACAACCTCCTTATGAGATACTATATAAACATTGTGATTACCACATTGTCCATGAATCGATTTTAAAAAAGGATAGAGGAAAGTCACGTAGCCGTTTGGGTTATGGAGCTACGTGACTTTCCAGCTATTGAAAAGGTTAAACTAAATAAATGACGAGTTTATTCAGCTACTAGTATGTTGATACCAAGTAATATTTTATATTATTCTGGTTTAATTTTGATCTTATTTCTACGTTCCTCTGGAGAAAGATCATCTGAACGAAGTTTATTGATCAATGCTAAGAAATCCCCATATTTCTTATTCACAACTTTGATATAGTTGTTATCTCGTTGCTTCAATAACGCATCATCTTTATACTTTTCTTTAACTTTATCTACAGCTTGGATTTTATGATGCATATTTGGATTATCCCCACCATCTTTGATTTCGACTTCTAAGCGAAGATCTGGGATATAAAAATCTGGGATATAAAAATGATCTTCCCCGTTATATTGGTATCGATATACATTTGGTGATGGGGCAATGATATCAGCGGATTCAAAATTGAATACAGTATCGCAATTCAATAGGAAGTCTTTCTCATAGGAACCGACATAGGTAGTTGGTTCTCCACCATTTTCCCATTGATACTTACCAGAAATCTTTCTAGCCGCTAACATTTTCTTTTGATGTTCTGGGTCGTTAGCTAAATTGTATTTATTGTATACTCGCATCATACGTTCTTTAAAGATCTCTCTATTCTTTTGAGCACATTCTTTTCTGCCACATAGTCTAGCATATTTGTGTGTTTTTGGATTCCAAGGGGTTCTTCGTTTACATATGACACAGACTGTATGTTTGTCGTGTGTTAAGTCATAGTAATATTGATCAGAAGGGATTCCTTCAGGAATCATATCAGAATGGGCACGTTCAATATGATCATATACCGCATCTTTACTCACGTAATTCTTACGACAAATTGGACATTTACATTTTCTAATGGTATTGAGTTTCAAGGTGTCACCTACTTTACATAATTCTAGTTATATTACTAATCAGTCGTATAATAAGTGGATAGTATGTACGAATACACACTATCCACGAGTTGATATAGGAGACTATTAGTTATATGTATATTCTTAATGGATAGTTTTTATCGTTAACAATTACTATAGCCTTGACAAGTAAGTAGGAAGGATTGAGTTTTTTGTTCCACTCCGAATAACAATCATTACATACAAAAACACATTCATACTAGTACAATCCTTCCTACTTAATTTTGTTTTGATGTATATATTATAATAGCGATACATCAGATTATATACATAAGGAGGACAATATGATGGAACTAAAACCAGAAGTCCACATCATCACATTAGATGAAGCCACCTTATATAATACAATAGCATCATATAAAGAATCCCATGAACTACTACATTTATTCACAGATGATAAAGTACGTATAGTTCATGGGATTACACTGCATAAATATGATGGTATGTTATATCATGTGGCACATGATGACGTGACTAACCAATCACGATATCGTCTAATTGGTCCCATCGATCAACCAGACGAATCAATTATTTTTAAATTTGCTCAAATTATACTGGAGTATAATGAAGAAGAGTATGTCATTAGAGATGATTTCAAAGTAACTTCTATCTTTTATAAGAACGGTAAACGTAATGAAATCATTCACACCAATCCACAACGATATCGAATTCGCGATGATTATGTGGTAGCCTATAACCGCTGCCATGGCTATTATTACAAAGATTTATGCGTGTGGAAAGATGGTAATTTTATTGGATTAGATGTGGGTAGACTCTTGAAGTTTACGAATATCATTCGCATTGAAGATGTGATAGCTATTGGGACAACGGATAGTATTCGAATGAATGAACACTATAAGGATCCAACAAACGTATTGAGTGAATTGGTATCTACTCAAGCGTTTTATGTAAAAAATAAGCTAGGGTACATTGAATTTAAGCTCAGGTATGAGAATGTGAAAATAGAAGATATTCTATTCACCATTGATGATACTGCAACCAATTCAATCATTGGTACGACACCGAATCGTGTACTATTACAAACCTTCAATATCGATTACTCTATGGTAGATATTGCAGTACATGAACTGATGAACAATCGAGAGATACGTATTTACCCAGGTAATCTTCATTATAGTAATGATGAAGTTACCTTTACGATTAAATCAGAAAGCGATAGTTTTGGTTATATATTGATACTGGAAACGGTCGATATAGACTGTGTTCGTATATCCATATATAAACGCGGTGAAGGTCGTATCTATACAACCACAACTCGAAACCATAACTACAAGGATGAATTGGTACAACTACTCAACGTATAATAAAAAATTACTAGAAAACAACTCCTTAATGGAGTTATGACCATTATGTATACTATATATAAAACAGTATAGTAATATTTTAACGTAAATACACGTTGTACAACACATTTTTCCTTTAAAGGAGGACTTACAATGTCTGATGTAAAAGAATTATCTTTAGAAGAACTATTGGCATTAGAAGCTGATTTAGTGTCCGATGAAGATGTTGAAGCTACATTGGAAGCTGACGCTGCTGAAGATGGTACTGAAGTAGAAGATGCTCCTGAAGTTGAAACAGAAGATGTAAACCCAGAAGATATCCCATCTGATGATGAAGATGCTGAAGATGACGATGAAGAAGACGACGATGATGACGATGATGAAGTCGAAGAATCTACTTTCGCCGCTCTTTTCTTGAATGAGTTTGCAACTCCAGATGAAATCCAAGCTATGGCTGAATCCTATGATGAAATGGCTGCATTGTCTGAAAACATGGGTGTGGCTATGGAAAAAGTAATTGTGAAAATGGATAAAAAATCCCGTTTGACACACTTACAAAAAGCAGCTGTATTCAAATTAGCTAACGCTGCAAACGATCCTAAGTATCGCAAATTGTTGACATTGTGGAAACAAGAACGTCAAATCGAAGCATACTTGAGCAAAAAATATGCTTCTAAAGCATCTAAGATCGCTAAAGCTAAAATCAAAAACTATACCGCAACGGGTCTTAAGAAAGTTGCTGGTGACCCTAAAAAAGAAGTTGGCAAAGGTAAAATTGCTGACAAAGTGGCTGCTCGTGCAGTTGAACAAACTAAAAAATCCTTCTCTAATAAATAATAGAAGGTTTCAAGATGGTATACCGTTTGGTATACCATCTTCTTTTACCCTGTTAGTAGTCTATAATAGTCGTACGAACGATGTATTATAGGGTATTATATATTTTATTTCATTTTTCATGAAAAGGAGAACAATATCATGGAATTTTTAACAACACTTGACCCTATTCGCGTACTTAGTTATGTAGCCATCCTTGGCGTAATCGTTGTCATTGGATTTGATATTTATGGTCGAATCCAAGCAAACAAAAAACGTAAAGAACGCGAACTTAGACGTGCCGAATTACGAGAAGAACGACTAGCAGAACGTCGTCGGCAAGAAATTCGTGACCAGCATGAATGGGAAGAACGTATTCAAGAAAATCGTCGTAAAACATTGGATACAGCCCGATTGTCACGATACAGTATGATTAATCGACGTCGATAGGAGGAGGTATATGGATATAATCGATCTCTTTACTACTAAAAAACGTCGAATCATTCAAGTCAAAGAACTTGAACAAATGATTGATACCTATGGGTTAGAAACAGCATATTCGATGATGACCAATCGACAACGTAAAGCGATACGCTTGCATATTACAAGCCAATGGTTCTTTACCGATATTATGCACCCAGAAAACCCAGCGTTACCTGAATTTAAAAATAGCAGTTATTTTGCCGATCCATCATCTATGGAACCTATGTTTACACAGTATCTGTATGAGCGATATGGATTAACGAATGATAATACAGTTTTTATTCAGGAAACATTTTTGGAATTCATTCCAAAATACATTGATATATTATACACCAGCTATCTAGGAGATTTATTACTGTACTAGAGAGGGTGTTGATATGGATGTGCAACAAGGACGAAGTCGTAGACGGATAGGACGATTTGGAGAGTTTATCTTTGAATTTGTTATCTTGCCGAATAGCGACAAGTTTACTTCGAAACCGGGTCCTTCCATAGAAGGGCTTAGTGATACTCGTATCATGGAATCAAACTCAACACACACTGGATTTGTTTCTATGGCTCTTCGATCAAATCGAGGGTATGACCCCAATGGACGAGTGACTATACCGAATCGACTCATTCATCGGTTTATGAAAGTATTCAAAGCGATGGAAAAAGCATTTGATCGCGATGATATATTCTTTACCGATGATGAAGGAAAATTGGCAATCGATACTAACGTAGCGAATCAATTAGCGATTACCATCCCTTTAGTCGATTCAAAACAATTAAAGATTAAGCACGAACTCATCTATGCTAATGATAGTGATAAACCATATGAGGGCGTGATTATTTATCTAAATCGTCATGCTACCTATGGGTATATGACATATGATGAGTTATGTGCTTGTATCTATAATATGGATAAAGTTGATTACTTTGTATACACTGAATTGATGGTGATGGAACAACTAGAACGAGCCTTATTACGCGAACGGTCCAATGAATCCATTGGACAAATGATGGACTTAGGTGCTAGGATAGATAAAATACAGGCAATCAACGAATCAGGTGAAAATAAGGAGTAGTGTAATGGCAGAAAAAGACACAATCAATCTCACGAAAGAGAAAATGTATATAAGTATCAATGATACACTATATACAGTACTTCCCTATATAGAGGGTGAACGATTAGAAAAGGGTGTAGCCTATATCTATAAAGATAAGGTCTATATCTACGATGGCAAAATGAACAAGCATAAATACATTGAAGCAGGTCATGCTTATAAGGATGATGATGGTAAAGTTCATTTCGTTAAACCTGAAGGTGTGGAGCATGATGTAGATAATGTTGTAATGGTCAATAAGCAAGCCATGAATGAAATGGATGATACTGACTTAAAGACATTCGACCCTCGATTAGCAGAGTTGAATGAAAGCAATATCTTTGCTCCCACTATCAACCCAGAAGATGATATTCTGAAACGGGCTATTAAGACCGTATTAGGGGAAATGAAAATCGATCTTCGTTTATACAAAGATCGATTCCGTAATGAATATGACATCACTAACATGAAGTCCGCTATCAATAAACCATCCAATATGACCATTAAGTATTTGGTCAAATGGTGTGAAATATTGAACCTAGACTTATCAGTGAATGTTAAGTTCAAAGATGCTAATGGGGAAGATGCTGAAATTAGTGTAAACCTCAAATAATCAAATATATATTATCATGGTAATAATAGACGTATAGCATATTCGCTATACGTCTTATCTTTTTCAATAAGGAGGAAATGAAAATGAAAAAGATTTTATGTTTAATGATGGTGTTATTTGGTATTCTATTTAGTGGTTTCGCTAACGATGTCAGTGCTCAAAAAATTTATACTGAAAATGGTTATTTTGAACCATATGATAGTACATTCAGAGTGACTGATGAAATTGCTCCAAACATGTGGCAAGGTGACGTTCGTATCTATATGTGGACTAATCATGATGGTGGGTATTTAAATAGAGACTTCTTCTTAACTTTCCGAGTAAATACATCCACTGGTGAAATGTGGTATGGTCTTCAAGACCAAAAGACTGGAGAGTTTGAAGGCTGGGGTAAAATAAACTTCAGTACCGTATACACAAATGGTCTACAAAACCGAATCTATCGTTACATCTTGTATAGTTTCTATAACGCTAGACCTGATTTAATCAGTAAGTCCATGATTGATTATTATTCAATCAACGGTCCAAGTAAACGTTAATTATTAGGAGGAAATTGTTATGAAAAAGACTTTTGTTAAAGTGGCTGCTGTTGCAGCAATGTTAGTTTCTATGTCTAGTCTTGGTTTTGCATATACTAGCTATGGTACTTACCAATACGACCATGCTCAGGTTGGTCGCAAGTTTGACAAAAATGCAATGGTGACACATTGTACATACATTCGTTACGATCGAGTTGAAAAAGATACTATCTATCGTTTTGAGTATGGTGATGGTACAATCGCGGATATTCGCGTTAGCCAGTATGGCAACGTACTCCATATTCAAGTATTTAAGCCATAATGTCTCATAAAACATGTTAACAACAAAGTTTTATGAGACATGAAAAAGAAGAACTTCGGTTCTTCTTTTTTTCGTATATATGGAGGAACTATGAGGCGAATCATAAAATACGCAACCTATTGTGAGGTTGAAGATTATGAACTTGGAGAATGTCCAAAATTAGAAGGGATGTTATCCAAATATAACAAACTCTATTATCGTAGAGAAGCTGTTGCTATGGACTACGACGAAGAGAGTAGTACACTAACAATCCCAGCAGGTATGAATCTAAAATATATTTCCTATCTATTAGGACGACCTGTTGATGATAATACCATTACAAATACATACGACCCAGTGTCTATTAAGTTAACTGGCTTCCCTAGAAGTGAATTGCAGAATGATTTGATTAAGTTCTTAATTGGTTTAGACCAATATCAATTCAATGGTAATATGACCCAATTAGTCGGTAATGCAGAAACTGGGGAAGGTAAAACATTCTGTGCCATTGCGGCTATATCATTCCTATCGATGAAAACGATCATTATCGTTAACCGTAAGAATATTGTTAAGAATTGGATTGATTCTATCGATACATATACCGATTTAGATAGACGTAGAATATGTGAATTGAATACACGAATGATTGAGAAGATTATGGACGATCCATCCATTGTTAAGAGGTATCGTGTATTTGTCACGACTCATAGAACGATTGCATCGAATGCTGCTAAATATGGATGGAACTGGATTCGATGTTTATTTGCCAATCTTAGAGTTGGGTTAAAGATCTATGATGAAGCCCACATGGAGTTTCATAATATGATGATGATTGATTTCCATTCAAATGTAAGACGAACCTTCTATTTAACTGCGAATATGGAACGGTCTTCATATGATGAAAACTCAATCTTCCAAAAATGCTTTAAAGCGGTACCACGATTTGATCAAGTTAAACTTGGTTATACTGATTCTAAGAAACATATCACCATGTTTGTGAATCGGTATAATAGTCATCCCTCAGTGCAAGAAATCAGTGCTTGTAAGAATGTGCAAGGATTTAATAAGAATGCATATTCTGACTATCAAGTCACCTCAGATACACAATTCTTTGAGATCCTGGATCAATATGTTCGTAGAATGACAGTTGAGAAGGGTTTCCGTACACTTATACTCGTATCTAAAATCACGTCATGTGAAGCTGTCAAAGAGTTTTTTGCATCAATATATCCAGGTTTATCAATTGGGGTGTATAACTCCAGTATTGATAAACATGAGAAGCAACGGGTATTGGATGAAGATCAATTGATTATATCAACGTCAGCATCACTTGGATTTAGTGAAACCATTGCTAATTTACGATTAGTAATTAATTGCGAAGCATTCCGTTCGAAAATCACTGGTAACCAAGCATCAGGTCGTCTTAGACGATTAGGTGATGATATTATGTGTTACTATGTCGAATTAGTGGATACAGGGTTTGCTTCTATTCGTGCTCAGTTTAAAGAACGTGAGTCACGGTATAAGAAGCAATTTAAAGAGATAATCTATATTAAGTAAGAAGTATATATTATTACTATAGATTATAGAAAGAGGGTGATGACTATTCGTATGGAACGAATCCGATTAGAGAATTTTGCTCTAATCAAATCAGGAATGGGATTGGATGAAATTGATATTGATTTTACTAAGTCTAAATATACCGTTAGTTTGATTATTGGTAATAATGGGACTGGTAAAACGGCACTATTATCTAATTTCCACCCATTCCCATATTTAGGGGCACTAGAAGCCCGAGAAGATGCTGATATTATCATACCCGATATGGACGGACATAAAGAAGTCTGGTATTCCAAAGGAGATGATCGGTATTATATTGAACATATCTACTTAGCTCCATCGGGGAAACGAACAACCCGTCAGGTTAAGTGTTATATTCAAAAGAATGGTAAAGAGCTGAATGAGCCTGGTACTGTTAAAACATTCAATGAAATCGTTGAATCTGAGTTCCAAATTGAACCCAACTTTTTAAAGTTGATTCGATTAGGACCGAATGTACAAAACTTCATTAAGTTATCATTTACTGATAGAAAGTTCTTCATTAGTAAACTTCTGTCTGAGGTAGAAGATTATATGAAGGATTATAAGCAAGCTAAAGAACAAGCTAAGTTCTTAGCGAATGCGTTAAAACTAGCAGTATCTAAACGTGATAAACTCAATATCAGTGATATCAGTATTTTAGATACTGGGATTGCACGTAAAGAAGAGATGATTAAATCTCGATATGATGATAAGGAATCATTAACCAAACGGTTTTATGAATATAAAGGTTCTATTAATTTGGATAGTATGGAAACATTACAAACCTTATATGATGTGACCTTACAAAACATCGAGAATCTCAAAGATACCATCAAGAATTTAGATAAACCAAAATATCTTCATGTATCTACGTCTAGTGCAACTACAGCTGAATACACAGATAAGTTGGTGAATCTGAATCTCAGTCATAGTGGTATCGTATCGCAACGTGCCATCATATTAAATGAAAAACAACGAGTGATCGATTTACTTGAAGCTGAAAATAAAAAATTAGAAGAAACGAAGGCTTCTAATGAATTAGAAGAGATTCAAGGGTATATCAAAGAGTTGACTGAAAAAATAGATGCCTTTGAAAAGAGTTTCGATATAAGTCAACATGATACATCAATATCAAAAGATGTATTTATGAGCTATGTGGATACTATCAATATCATCATCTATCAGATGAAAGATGTCTTTGAGCTCCCAGAAACGGGTCTTCAATACTTTAGAGATATATACGTTGACAATATGGTGCAACCGAATACAATCGATAAGATTGAAGCTAAACTTAGACGAGAAGTATCTGAATTATTGGTACAATTGGATCGAACGGTGTCTAATAGTAAGCAACATCGAAAGATTGCTGACAAAATGTGTACACCTGAAGGTTGTGAACTGTTTAATGAGTGTCCATATTATCTTCATTATCATGAGGAGCTAGTTCATCATTCGAAAGAAGATACCATTAAGTTAGAATTTGAGATTGATCGTCGAAATGAGGCACTAACCGTATTCAATCAATTGAAATCGATTCAAATGCTATTGAATACAATTAAGCTAGAACATCGAATGGATCATGGTTACCAAGGTATTATCGCTTCGATTATGAAACGTGATATCACTGAATTTGTTGATTATGAAGCCGTTAAATCTGAGGTTGAGTTCTTAGAATACTACGAAGAATATATCAATCATAAAGAAAAACGTGCCGAATATGAACAGCAAGCCAAGGTATTCCAATTGAGTAATCAATTAGAATCACCCGATGAGATCTTATCGAATATATCTAAATTAACGATGCAACTCAGTGTATTTAATCGACAAATTGATGAACTTGATCGTAAAGAGTCTGAACGATTAGAAGAGATTGAACAGACTAAAGATCTAATAGATGATTTCAGTAAATATGTCGAATATACCAATGAAGTGGAACGACTCAATACGGAGTTAACACACACTAAGGAATCACGGGACACACTGAAAGAATCTCTTAAAGATAAGATTGAATATGATGAGAAGTTGGCAGTATACAATAAACAAGTCGAATCTATTGAGTTTGATATTAGTTCATTAGAAGATTCTATTTATCATGATCGAGTGAAACGGACTCAATTTATTGAATTGGGTCAAGAGATTGAACAAATCAAAACTCGGTATGATATCGTAGAGTTACTAAAAGAGGCAGTGTCAACCAATAAAGGGATTCCGTTGATTTATATTAATTCATACTTCAAATCATTACGACTCGTGGCTAATGAAATCATTAAAGATATTTATGAAAATGATTTCGTATTAGAAGAGTTTGTGGTGAATGATAAGGAATTCCGCATTCCATATCGTACCAAAGGTGTGAGTGTACGAGATATTCGCTATGCATCACAAGCAGAATCATCAGTAGCTACCCTAGCTATATCCTTTGCTATGTTAGAACAATTCGCGTATACCTATAATATTATTCTACTTGATGAAGTAGATGGTCCTATGTATAAAGGGAATAAAGAACGGTTCTTTGCCGCATTGGAAGGTATGTTATCTCGAATTCATTCAGAACAAGCATTCATTATCACACAAAGTACAATGTTCAATGACTATCCAGTGAACTTAATCATTACGGATCCATCATATCGATCATTATATGAAGATAATATGAATGTGATATTCCAACGGTAATTGATGTATATATTATAATAGAGTATAGAGGCATTCTCTATACTCTATTATTTGTATTAAGGAGGAAATAATGGCTACAGGAATGGGAAGAAGTCCTATCAGTAAACTAGCTGATCAACTGTTATCCAAAAAGACACGGCATAAACTATATGCTAAATGTCGAGAAAAACAACTCACAACGAATAGTGAGTTGGTAAAGAAAGTATGTGGTTCGATGATTAAGGAGTTAAATTTAGATGGAAAAAAATACTAATAACCTATTCCATATTGATATGGATAAATTAGAGTATATATTTAGTGCAACAGCTTCTGCATTATATGGTACAACCAAAGAAGCTCAGTTATTCGTTAAACGGATGCTATTTAAAACAAGTTGTGCTCGTATTGCGGCAACCTATGAAACACGTAACTTTAATTTAGTTATGCGGGAATTAAATGTGGAAAAGAATGGATTAGGGCGTATCCTAAAGTACATTCGTTTCTTAAACCCACACATTACTGAAGGTCAAATTTTTGTCATTGAGTCTGGTTATGATGAGTATAGAAAACTCTATAAACAGGTCAAAGGACATAAGAAAGAAGAATAGGGAATACCTATTCTTCTTTTTTTGTTAACTTTCGATCACTCGATATACGCGACCCGTTTCATCGGTAGCACTCATACTATCCATATTGAATGTCACTTTACCGAGATTTTCAATTGGAATACGAGGGTAATCGGATGGCATAATATTACCATCTTTGTCAATAGCCTCTAGTTCCCATTCCGTTTCACCATTGTTTGTGTGCATTAGAATGACATACTCTGGTGATAAATATTCATAACGAATATACGCATTACCGTCTTCGGAACGGAAATCAATATCCTCGTTATCTAAACGGTCATTAATCGCATCGAATACATCGTCATCATTGTTGGTTCTAGGGTCATATGTGAATTTAGGAACATCTTGTGCACTAGAATATCCATCCATACTATGATAGTTAGATGCAATTTGGTCAAGTAGTGCCTTACGACCACCACCACCATAGAAGGCATTAAATACATTAAGACCTTCTTCTTCTTCGTTACGAGCTTCTTTCTCTTCTTTCTTATTGCGATTGGCTTTGAGTTCCAAATCAACCGCAGCTTTCTTGATATTGACCATATCACGAATGACAGATGCTCGGTTACCATTCGTACTATTGAGAGTAATCAGTAAGTCGGTTAATAATTTACCGGCTCCTCTTGTATTACTCTTACGAATGTCTTCAACCATTCCTTTGATTAATGTGGCTACTTCATCATTATCTTTTAAGATTTTACGATATTGAATCATTTCAGGATTGAACTTAGTTTCATAGTTCTCCTTTTTCTTCTTCTTAGCTGCCTTCATATCAAAGAGGTTTTTCTTTTTGCCTTTTTTGACTTTCTTCTCGATTAAGAATTCCTCAGAATCTAACCCAATATCATCAGTATCACTACCGAGTGAACCTGGATCTAATAACAGAGCGATCTTATCACTATCGAAGGAGTCAAATTTATCTTTCTTTTTCTTCTTCTTCTTTTTCTTTTTAGTGTTATCACTATATAGAGTAGAGTCAGAAGCGTCTTCTAAAGGTTCTACCCGATCATTAGAAAGAGGAGCATCCTCTTTTAATCGCATGAACTCTTCAGAAATGTCAAAGTTATCTGTACTCATATACGTTTCTCCTTTAACTTTAAATTAGCTATACTTATTTGTAACAACGAGTTATTTTAAATACTAATAGAAGTATATATCATACCTATGTGAAAGGAGGGAATAGTCCCATGCAAATGATGAATAGAAAAGAAGTGATGGCAAAACGTCAATTAGAACAACGTTTACGAATTGAATCTATGACACATGAACTACGTGAATGTATCAAATTACTCACATTAGATGAATTTACTCATGAAATACCAATTGGTACTAATCTGATTGTATTCCAGACAAATTCCAATGAAGTTATTGCTAAGATCGTTAAAGTGATTATTGTATTTGATGAATCCGCTGAAGCGATTGATGAAACAGTGGAGCTGTTTGCTAGAGTAGAAATGTTTGGTTGTGATGATAGATTCGATATAAATATGAATAAAAAAGAAATTGGTCGATATATGGCAGAAAATAGAGATCGATTACATCGCATCAATCGAGTATTGTTAACTGATCGAGAATTGTGCGAAATATTCTCCATATATGACGAGTTTGACCCAACAGATCCAGATGACCAAGTCGCATTATATGCAGATTTATCATATGAACCATTTAAGATATTCTTACAAAAATTTGAAAACAAATTTACGATGTCTTAGTAGTGTATTATACTCACAAGTACATTTATCTATATGAAAAATTCTGTTATATAATAAGGAGTAAATAGTTATGGCAGAAAATCGCGAATTCAAATCCAGTCAAGATTTAGTGGATGTATCTAAATTACTGGCTGAGAAAACGAAAGAATATGAAGGTACTGATAAACATTTGGGGTTAACCTTAATGACATTTCCGCAGTACATTTCATCGACTCGTTCTATCATGTTTACGAGTCATTTAAAGCAATTCAATACATTGAATGATCCACAATTTCCAAGAGTCTTTACCAACTATGAAAATATCTTTGGTAAGAACTCTTCTGGTCTAGTAAAAGCTAGAAGCAATTACACAGTGGTTAAGAAAATTGATAAATTTGCAGACCGTCCAGGGTATATATTTGCTACGATCCTGTACGATGAAGACAATGATTTCTATGATATCATCTTCAAGAAACAATCTGAAGACTTAACTGAAAACTTTGGGTATGTGTATAACAATGAGAACCTTGATAAATTACAAGAAGGTGATTCTGTTAAGAAAGGTGACGTGTTATATAAAACCACATCATACGATGATGATAATAACTATTGTTATGGTCGTAATGCTAAAACGGCATACATCTTAGACCCAGACGTTATCGAAGATGCGTATGTAGTGAGTGAATCCTTTGCTAGATCTATGGTATCTCGTAAAGTGGATACTGTTAAAGTATCTATCAATGATAATGACTTCCTATTGGATTTATACGGTAATGATGAAGAAGGATACAAAGGCTTCCCTGATATTGGTGAAGAAGTATCTAAACGTATCATCTGTACCAAACGTCGTATCCAAAATACGCAAATCTTATATGATATGAAGAAATCGAATATGAAGAAGATTTCTCCATTGAATGACAAACCATTCTTTACGAAAGGGTGGGTTACTGATATCGATATCTATTCCAATAAGGAAGTGGATGAGATTCCTAAAACGGAATATAACGAACAAATCATCTACTACTTAGAGAACCAAACTCGATATTATCAAGAACTTTTTGATATCTGTGAAGAAATCTTAGAAAGTGGTTCTAAGTATTCCGATGACATTGGATTTATTTATCGTCGAGCTAAGAATATCTTAGACCCAGATTATAAATGGAAAGATAATGATACGGTATTTAACAATATCATCATCGACTTCCGTGTTGATCGAGATGTTAGACTCTTCAAAGGCTCTAAAATTACTGGTCGATATGGGGATAAAGGTGTTGTATCTGTCATCAGACCCGATGACGAAATGCCATTTGATAAGAATGGTAATCGCTTAGATGTCATCTGTAACCCTTTGAGCTGTATCAATCGACTCAATTCCTTCCAATGGATTGAATTAAGTTTGAATCATTGTGCCAATCAATTGATTGAGCAAATGAAAGAGATGAAGTCAAATAGTGAACGTTTCAAAGCCTTATCCGAATTCATGTTCTATTTCAATGAACGTGGTGAGAAAGATGAGCTTGAAAAATACTATAAGTCTTTATCTAATAAAGAAAAAGATGAGTTCTTCGAATCGATTTATGAAGACGGTATATTTATTAACTATCCACCTATGTGGGAAGGTATGCCAGCTGTTAAGAAGATTGAAGACTTATATACTAAGTTTGGGTTTACACGTGACCAACTCTATGTACATCGTTGGGGTAGAACGATACCATTATTGAGTAAAGTAGTTGTCGGTGAGAAGTATATGATTAAGTTAAAACAAACATCTGAAAAGAACTTCTCCGCTCGTTCAACTGGTTACTTATCACAAAAAGGATTACCTGAAAAATCCAATAAGGTACGAACCAATGAACAGTTATACTCAACTACACCAATTACGGTAGGTCGTGATGAAAACAATAACTTGGGTATTGGTGTTAGACCATTCATTCTCTCCAAGTTCCATTTATTCTATCGCACATCACCATTTGCTCGTAAGCAAGTGGGTAAGTTATTCACGAAAGATGTGTTAAATTATAAGAAGTTTAAAATCAAAGATGGGTATAAGAATCGTAATGTAGAGATTCTTAATGCGGAGATGAAAGCGATTGGAGCTAACATTGACTTTGGTTTTAATGGATTAACATTGGATATAGATGATGAGAAGATGAATACCTATGTCTATAAAGATGAAATTCATTTCCGTACAAAAGCAGAAATGAGAGAAATCTTATTAGATGATCTATTACGTCCACAATTCAATGCTCAATACGATGGTCCTGAATCTAAAGCAGAAAAAGCCTATGCTAAATTCAAGAAAGAAGCTGTAGAAGCAGCACAAAAGAATTTAGCTCGTATCAATGATGACATTGAAGAACTTAAAGAATAATAAGAAGAAGATATACCGTTTGGTATATCTTCTTTTTTTGTATGAAAAAAGTGATATGGTGGGTTTCCACCATATCACTTGTCCCAAGGAGTAATTTATTCATTCTCTCGTCTTAAGAGTGAACGTAATTTGACACGCGAAGATCAAATTACTATATAGTTATATTTTCTATTATTCTATACTTATTTAAAATATATATTATAATAACGTATCGATGCGTAACTTATTTTGTTAATAGAAAGGACAAAGGATATGGCAAAGAAGAAAAACAAAAAACAACGCAAAAATGATTTCGATACAATTTTTGAAGATGAAACGAAATCTAAAAAAGTTGTAAAGAAAGAAGCAGGTTCTAAGACTATCAAAGGAGAAATTGTTGTAGAACAATCACCATTGGAGTATATGAAGGAACTATTGAAGGCATCCAATCCAATTGCTAAAATGACATTTGATGTTATTGAGGATCATCCATCCGATTATGGTGAGTACACAATCGATGAACTCGATGTAGACTCTGTTGGTAAGAAATCGGTTGCCGCTGGTACAGTTGAATTGCCTGATGATGGATTGGTAACAGTCCAATTCAAAAAAGGTGATGGTACAATTGTATCCTATACCGAAGAAGATTTAGTTAATGAAAAAGTTGACGACACATTGAAATCCAAACTCATTAAAGTGGGTGTAGGATGTTTAGTAGCAGCAGGTGTAGTCCTAGGCTTTAGAGCCACAGACTTAAAACTGTAGCTACGTAAAAAAGACCCCGTAAGGGGTCTTTTTCTTATATTGAAAAGGAGAAGAATAATGTTTGAAGAATTATATACAATGGATCCAACTGATTGGACAAGAGAAGTTCGTGAGACAATCACGTCCCATGCAGTGCAAATATACAACGAATTCATTCATAACTATAAGCATAAGGATGTCATTAATGTAACAGCATTAGGAAACTTCTTATTGATGATGGACGATATCTATCGAACAGGAGAAGTGACTCCATTGAGTGATGCTGAATATGACCAACTCCATGAAATCTATATTGAATTAACAGGTCGTATGATTCATAAAGATCGTCATGAAGAACATACGATGGAACGTGTTAAATTAGAGCATGATTATCCTATGTTAAAAGGCTCTATGGAAAAGGTTCATTATATCACCAAGGAAGAACGGTTGAATGATCCTAATGCTATAGCAACTCATCGTTCCATTATGGAATGGTATGAAGATCGTATGGAAAAGATAAAGGAAATGAAACGAGATCCCAAGAAAGCTGTTGTTGTTTCATTCTATCCTAAGTACGATGGTGTATCCATTCAATTATCATTAGATAAACGAGGTCATGTAATTAAAGCAGTGACACGGGGTGATAAAGACTTAGGTGTTGGTAGTGATAGAACACCACTATTTAAAGATGTAAATCTGATTGATTTAGTGCCTGGTGAACTTCGTGGTCATGAAGTGGGACTTAAAATCGAATGTATTATGCAGAAAGATAAGTTCCAAGAGTATAATGAAAAGTTTGGTGATGGTAAATTAGTAAATGAGCGGTCTGCGATTACAAGTTTAACCAATTCCACTAGTTTTACTGACGTCCATGCCCAATATATGTCAATATGTGCATTGATGTTACAGTCAGGTGATCAATTGATTGCTTACCATTCTAAAAGTGGTGAAGGAATGTTCGCTTGTCCACCATATGAGTTTGAAGATTTCTATTCCGATTATTATGAATTTACACCTAAAAATCTTCCAGTGTTTATTGAACGAGCTAAACGATTCATTGATCAACTCCCATATCAATGTGATGGGTTGGTTATACGATTTACCGATCAAGATGTTATGGATTATCTTGGTCGTAATGAAAATAAAGGAACGAATAACTTTGAAGTTGCCTATAAGTTCCCTAAACCATCTAACTACACAACCGTATTAGATGTGAAGCAAGATATTGGATTGATGGGTAAAGTATCATTCACTGCTAAAGTGGAACCATTCGAGTTCAATAATAAGACGATTAAGTCTGTTAGCTTAGGTTCTTATGACAGATTTAATGAATTGAAATTGGCTAAAGGTGATATGGTCAATGTGAAATATGAAATCATTCCGTATCTCATAGTTGATGAATATTGTGAACAGCATCGTTCTGGTAATCCAAGAATTGAAGCCATCACACATTGTCCATATTGTGGTGAACCATTAGTATTTAACCCTGAGTATATGTGTGGAAATACATCCTGTTCATCTCGTATGATAGGGAAAATCTATAACTATTGTGAAAAGATGAATATGGAAAATATCGGTGAAGCTACAATAGAAGCATTATACCATGCGGGTATTGTAAAGAATATTCAAGATTTATATATGCTCCATACCAAACGAGATGAGGTTATTAACCTTGAAGGGTTTGGTGAAACGAGCTTTGTGAATATGATAGAATCCATCAATAATGCATCGGGTACTATTGATCGAGTAATCGGTTCGATTGGTATTCCAAGCATTGGTCGAAAAATATTCAATAAAGTTTTGAGTATATATAATATACATGAGTTGCTAGATATTTCTCCTGGTGAAGAAAGTATATTATGCAAAGTTCCTGGTATCAAAGAAACAACAGCTAAGAAGATCATTGATGGTATTGAAGAGAATCGAGACTTGATTGAATTCTTGCTCCAAACAGTCAAGATTACTAAATCCAAAGATGTATCACTTAAAGTGGTTTTCACAGGTTTCAGGAATAAACTTTTTGAGGAATATCTTAACTCAATAGGTATTGAGGTAGTCAACTCAGTCACTGGAGATGTAGGTCTTGTGATTGCTGATAATCCGACTGGCAACAGCGGTAAAATCAAAAAAGCGCATGAACGTAATATCCCAGTAATTGGCGTATTTGAAGCATATGAACGATTTGGCTTCGATAGTAAATAACTATAATGAAGTTAACATCATTATATGCTATACGCATATGACATGTCATTTTTTAATTTAAGGAGGAAATGGAAATGGGATTCCGTCCAAGACAAGTACAAAAAGAAAGCCGCGACTTTGTGAAAGCAGTTGATACTGCCACAGTCGCACATCTACGTAGTAAAGAATACAACTTGAATATTGTGCAACCTGAAGTTGCATCCACAGTTGTACTCGTATGGCTAGAAGAATTTGCTAAACATCTAGCCGCTGAAACTGAAGCTAATGGTAACAAACCTGTTGAAGTGGTATTGGATTCCATTATGACTTTGGGTACAACAATTCGCGATTCTGAAGAAGGCGAAAAAGAAGGTAACTTGGTACCATTCGTAACACTTGGTGAAGTGTTTAAATTGGGTGCTAAAAACGATACTTCTACTGAAGACTAGTATCAAATACCCAGATAGAGAGTTATATCTCTATCTGGGTAATCCCTATCTAACATAAACTTTTTGTTTTTGGAGTCATCAGCATGAAGAAGTTTATTAAACACTTTAAGAACATTAACGAAGATCAGTTGAATATGAAACTGATCAAACGCGAATATGAAGACGACTTGATTGATTTCGTTGTGAATGTATTCAAATCATTGGAAGTCATTCGATCCATTCAATTCATCGACTACAGTGTTGAATATGATGAATCGAAAATAGACATCAATAAATACATCACAAGTCGAAAGAAAAAGAAGAAAAAAGAGGAGCATATCAAATACCACTATATCAAATCCGATAGAGTGTTTGAATTGACAATGCGATTCCATATAGAAGGTATTGATAATAACGAGTTTAAATCTAAGATTATCACTCGTTCTATCTTATTACCTAAGAAAGACCATAATAACTATATGACCTTGAAAGATAAGAAATATTTCTTATTATACCAATTGGTTGATAATAGTACCTATGTCAGTAAGAATGGTATTACGTTAAAATCATTGATGCCAATTGTTGTGAATACCCGTCATAACACATTAACGGATTGCACGGGTGAAACCTTTGATGTCGTGAGTTATTTCTTAGCATTATTCAAACGGGAGATTCCTGTCTTCCTATTCTATTTTGCTAAGATCGGTTTCAGTGCTACATTATCCTACTTTGCAGTAGAACGCATTATTGATGCCGTATCAGAACCATATCCAGAAGATGAAGAGCATTACTACTTTAAGGTTAATAAACACATTTACTTGAAAGTACGTCGTCATTTCTTCGATGGGTACCAATACGTGAAAGCCGTAACCGCTATGTTGAAAGAATGTATGAGCACTCGTACTACTATAGAAGACTTAGAAGATATTGATTATTGGACTGAGCATATTGGTGGATTATTTACTAAGACAGCACATAAGATGCGTGATTCTGGTAATAGTACGATTACATTCTTCGAACGGTTATTGGATTTAACGACGAAGGATATCTTAAAGGTATCTGAAATCAATAAACAATCCATCTATTCCATCGTTCGATGGATGATTCAAAACTTCGCTGAGTTAAAGCAAAAGAATAATATGGATTTATCCACTAAGCGTCTTCGCTTAAATGAATATATTGCATCCATGTTATCCATGCGTCTTGGTGAGAGTGTAAACCGTCTATTATCATCTCAGGGTAAAGCGACGTTTAAGCAAGTTGAGAACATCTTTAAGTTCCCAGGGAATATTGTATTACAATTATTACAAACATCCCAATTATTAAAGTATGATGATCGAGTGAATGACCTCGATATCTTCTCAGCATTACGATATACGGTTAAAGGTCCTAATAGTTTAGGTTCTAAATCCGACCGTAATATTAATGTTAAATTCAGAGGGGTGCATCCAAGTTATTTAGGTAATTTGGATATTAACGTATACTCTAGCTCATCTCCTGGGTTATCTGGTTCTTGTACACCATTTGCTAAAGTGCATAAATTGTATTTTGATGATGCACCAGAACCACAAGATCAAGAATATGAAATTATGAAGGAATTAGCGGAAGAAGATGCTAAACAAGGGATTTTGAGTATTGAAATCGGAAATAACCCCGTAGAATACTATGAAGCTCGCATGGAAATGTTAAAGCGTCAAGCTAATAACTTCAATATTACCTATATGACAGATGAAGATGAAGGTATGTTATATGTTATCTTAGGGGAACCTACGACAAACTACGATATTTAACGAATGTGAGTATATACCTAATCGTATATACTCACATCTTTTCTTTTGTATATCTAAGGAGATATAGTATGTCAGATTACAACGTAGAAGTGATTCAATCAACTGATATTGAAGCTGTTAAGATTGCTACTGGTAAATGTTACAATCGTACGATTGGTGATAAAGCTCTACTACACATTATCGAAGCAGGGCACCTAAGTGTTATGGAACATTCGATTGCTACACTAGACTTGACTTGTAGTCAAAAAGTGTTAGCTCAAATTACACGTCATAGACATTTCAGTTTCACTGTACAATCGAGTCGTGGTATGGATATGGGTTCTAATGGGTATATCAATAAAGAAACTAACCCATTCTTTAGGGAGTTTATTAATAACTCGATTGAAACCTCTATTGCTAATTATAATGAAGCGATTAAGATGGGTATTCCCTATGAACAAGCTGCCTATATGTTACCATTAGGTAGTAAAGTACGATTAACTATCTCTGGTAATTTACGCACATGGATGGAATACTTAAAGAAACGGGTATGTAAACGGGCATCATTAGAACATCGTGAATTAGCCATTGAAATCTATGATGTGTTACATGAATTATATCCAAACTATATCAATTTGGATAATTTGGGTATATGTAAAAATTGTAAGGAAGCATCATGTGATTTTACAACACATAGTCGTACACAAAAAGAACCAATTATTATAGACCTAAAACATAAGGAGTGAGTATGATGGAATTCAAAGATTTTGTTAACGAATTAACCGAACGATATGGAGAACGAATGGGACAACGTGATTTGTCAATTGATGTTGCTACAGAAGACTTGATTCTTCATATCGAATGGGCTGATATGAATGATAGTTGTACTGAATTAGATAATGTAAGTATAACTATACTTGGTAATGATATGAATCGCAATATAGTAAATACAGTACACGTGAATGCAACCTATATGAGCATTCCTATACTATCTGCGATTCTAAGTGATTATCGTATCCTATAATATCATGGGAGAGGTATAAACGTATAAGGAGGAAATGATGACATTAAAAGAAGCATTTGAACAAATACGTGAGTTACCTTGGCAACGTAATAGAAAAACGGGTACTGAGTATGGTATTATTGAATCGTATTTCTTTAAAAGTGAACACGTGAAAGCGACATGTTGGTTGAAACATCTATTGGGAATGAGTCTATCGATGGACTTAGAGATTCATAGTAATGATGTCGTTATTGAGCGGTCATATAAAGATGAGGTGCCAGATACCATTATTCAGCAACTGGCAATAGTAATAAAAGAAGTGGAATAATCCACTTCTTTTATTTTTTTTACATTATGGTGTATAGAATAGGTGAAAAAGTAAAAAAAAAAATAAATATATATTATTTTTACGTATAGAAAGGGATTCTATACATTATTTTTCTATGATCCTAAAAAATTATAGGGATCAGTTTTCAAAAGGAGATAATAACAATGAAAACGAACAAAACTCTTTTAACTACTTTAATTGCAACTTCTTTAATGGCTCCTATTGCTACAGCAACAACAGTGACAGACAACGACATTAACGTCGGTCAAGGTAATGTTAACAATGCTTCTTACACAATGAGTGTAGGTCTCAATAACAGCGTTAATTCCAGAAACACCATTGCTGTAGGTGAAGGTAATTACGTTAACTCTGAAGGGTCCAGAGTTGGCGGCTACCAAAACAGTGTAATTGGTAACTATAGTAACGTGACAGGGTACCAAAACCATGTTAACGGCACTTCCGTGAATGTATCTGGTTACAATAATACTGTGAACCAAGCACAAAACGGTCTTGTATTTGGTAACTCCAATACAGCGAATGGTGAGAACGCATTCGTTGGGGGGGAAAATGCCACTGCTGATGGTCGCAATGCTTTCGCGTATGGTGCTAGTGCATATGCCCAAGCATATACATTTGCAATGGGTACAAATGCTACAGCTAAAGCAGCTGATGCTATTGCATTAGGTAATGATAGTAAAGCATTAGGTGCGACAAGTATCGCAGTTGGTTTAGATAACACTGTTAAATCAGACGACACAATTGCTATCGGCGCACATAACGGAGAAATCAATGCAATCCAATCAGTTGTGACAGGGTATAACAACCAAGTGGTTGGCACTGACCCTGAGCAATTGATTTATGGATCCAACAGTAAAACATCTGCCCAAGGTGCCATTGTCGTAGGCACACATAGCGAAGCAACCGCTATGGATGCCACAGTTATTGGTAACAACGCAATCGCTAGTGTTCCTAATTCTGTAGCTATTGGTACTAATAGTACAACAGAATTAGGTACTGATGTAGCAAACATCCAAGATGGTAACAGTGATATTCGTTTTAAAAATATTAACTTTGCGGGTTCCCATGTTGATTCCGTAGTATCCTTTGGTGCTAATGGTACTGCTGGTTATGGTGGTGTAAGCGATTACAAACGTCAGCTACAAAATGTAGCAGCTGGTCGTGTGAATGCGACATCCACTGATGCAGTCAACGGTTCACAATTGTACGATACTGCCCTAGAGGCACAAAAGTACAATACGATGGCAGATGGCACTAACACTACAGTTACTGCAACTGACAATAACTATGGTAGAAAAGAATACAAAGTTAATGTCAATGCCGATCTCAATAATATGAGCTCTGTGAATTTCGGTGCGGTAACAGATTCTGTACATAATCGTGTGGATAAGAATGGTATGTCTACATTCGATGGTGACATTGATGCTCATTTCAAAGCTGATGGTGTATATTTGGAAAACCGTAATAATTTGGATACAGCTCAATATACTATGGATGGTATGCGAGCTGATTCCAATGGTAAATCCGTAGCATTTGGCACTGATGGTATTAATGCAGGTAACCAAGTTATCAACGGTGTTGATACTGGTGTAGCTGATACTGACGCTGTTAATGTAAAACAATTGAAAGACTATGTAGCAGCAAATGATAAAGATACACATGCAACAGTATCTGCAGGTAATCGTGTAAATGTAACATCCAACACTAACACAGATGGTACACCTAACTACACAGTTGCTATTGATCAAGCTACAAGCGATCAAATCAATAGTAATAGCACAGCTATCAATAATTTGAACCAAACAATCAATAATGTGAATAATCATTATGATAGCTTAACACGTACAGTTTCTAATAATCAAAAAGAAGCTCGTCGTGGTATCGCAGGCGCAGCCGCTGTAGCAGCCCTTCATCCATTGGACTTCGATCCAGACCATAAACTTGATGTTATGGCTGGCGTAGGACATTTCAAAGGTCAAACTGCAACTGCATTAGGTTTGGCTTACCGTCCTAACGAGGACGTTATGTTTACATTAGGTGGTGCTATCAACGGTAGCGACTCTGTATTGAATGCGGGTATCAGCTACAAAGTGGGTGCTAAATCCAATGTATCTCGTAGCCGTGTAGCAGTGGCTAAAGATTTACAAGACTTGAAAGCAACTGTAGCAAAATTACAAGCTGACAATGAAAAATTGAAAGCAATTGTAAATGCGGTAACTGGTGCTAATATGACAGTGGACCAAGATAAATTATTCCCAGATGTACCAAACTACCATTGGGCATATGAAGCAGTGGAAGGTCTTCGTCAACGTGGTCTTGTTATCGGTTATGAAGATGGCAACTTCAAAGGCGACCGTTTGTTGACTCGTTATGAATTTGCACAAATCGTATATCGTGCATTACAACGTGCCCAAGAAGTTGGTCAAGATGTCGATACTCGTTTAGTTGAAGAGTTCAGTCCTGAAATGGCTCGTTTCAAAGTAGACCAAATGGGTAAAGGTATTGAACGTGTACATGTACAAACTAGTACAAAAGATGTACAACGTGATGCTTATGGTACAATCTTAAAATAAGATACTAAAAAGAGAACCTTCGGGTTCTCTTTTTTTATTTAATTTTAGTTATATTTATATATTATTTACATATGAAAGATAGTTTCATATTCATTATTTTAATTAAAGGAGACGAATGATATGAAAACAAGAACTACATTGTTAACAGCTTTGGTAATTACTTCCTTAACAAGTGGTGTTGTTATGGCGGCACCTGATGTTGCCGTAGGAACAGGTAATGGTGTCAATTATGGTACAAATTCCTATGCTCCTGAAGCAACTAACGTAGCCATTGGTAATTCTGCTAAGATTGATTATGCGAATGGCGTAGCCAATCGAGCTGGTGGTGATATCGCTATTGGTTATAAGGCTCACACTGGTAATTATGTAAACCAAGGCGGTGGTATTGCGATTGGTCAAAATGCATTTTCTGAAAACATGGCAGGCAACCAAGAAATGCAATTTAACTTTGGGCAAACCACTTTTCAAGGTAGTGGGTTTATGGGATTACGTGCCCCATTTATCCCAGCTGATCCATCTAAGGTATCTACGGGTATTGCAATTGGTCAAAATGCCTATGCCCGCTCTGGTTCTATTATGATTGGTACTCATAACTACACAGGAACTATGGGTGATAATGCAGACTTAGATACCACAGAATCCGCTATGCGGAATGCCAACGTGAATGTGAATGCTACCACAATCGGTAACAATTCCCATACTAATGCGGCATTTGGTACTAATGTGGGTGCCTATAATATTATCACAGGTTCTTATATTGGTGGTAATACATTAACTAAAACGGATGCAGCTAAAAACTTTGGTTCCACGATTGTGGGTACATTAAATACTGTTGAATCTAAATCAGCTACATTAGACCATGCGGGCATTGCCAATACAATCACAGGTGTTGCTAATAAAACGGCTAATACGAATGGTACCATCATTATGGGTGCGGGTAATGAAGTTACTAATAGTGTAACATATTTAACTGGTGCTCCAACAAGTGGTGCTAGTACACCTAATAAATTAGCAGAAAAATTACGTACCGTAATCCAACGTAATCATAGTGGTGGTTCTACTGCTGTTATTGGTGGTGGTAACAAAGCAGATTATACACAAGCTACTAGCATTATTGGTATCGATAATGTCGTAACTGGCACAAATGCTAATAAAGCATCTAATAACTTTATCGTTGGTAATAATCATACGGTTACTAATGCTAGTGATGTCATCGCTATTGGTTCTACAAGTAGTGGTGTAACTACAACAGCAAGTAATTCTGTATCTATCGGTAAAGATGCAAATGTGCTTATTGATGGTGGTGTAGCATTGGGTGGTCAATCTGTTGCTAATACTGTGGCAGGTGTAAGTGGTTATGATATTTCTACAAATGCAGCATCCACAAAAACAGATAGCACTTGGCGTTCTACTGCATCCGCAGTATCTGTTGGCGATACAGACAATAATATCACACGTCAAATCACTGGTGTATCCGCAGGTCTTAATGACACAGATGCTGTCAATGTCGCACAATTAAAAAAAGTTGCTTCAGCTGCAGGTAAAGAAACAACCGTTGTTGCGGGTACTAATGTGAATGTGACTGCCGACACAAATGTATCGGGTGGTACTGAGTACACCATCGATATTAATCGTGATTTGATTAATATGGGTACGATTGAAACAAAAGATGGGGATAACCATACCTATACAAAAGGTGATGGTGTGCAAGTTACTGACGAAAGTGGTAATGAATCCAATCTTACAAAAGAAGGATTAACTGCTACAGATGGAACAAATACAGTTACTTTCGCTACAACTAAAGTAGATGTAGCGAATAATCGTATTCAACATGTCGCTGATGCAGTTGATAATGGTGATGCTGTTAACTTTAAACAATTAAAGCAATATGCAACAAATGCAGCATCTTCTGCAGCAAGTACAGTAAGTGGTTCTGGTGCAGTAGAAGTAACAACATCCACTAATACAAATGGTTCTACTAATTACAATGTATCACTCAATACAGATCGTGTACGTGATATTGCTAAAACTAGCAATCGTTATGCTGGCGATGATGTCATTAAAGTAGAAAGATGGAGCAATCCAACTGGGTCGGCTGACTTAACTACTTTTAAATTCAATGCTGATAAAGCGGCTGAAAAAATTAATATCGGTTATACTGCTAATGGTGGCACTGTATTAAAAACAACCGCAGCAAAAGGCTTCAACTTTGTCGATGGTGATTATATCAATGCTACTGTAGCTGCCGATGGTAAAGTGAAATTTGATTTAGACCATGCGGTAACAGATCAAATTGATAGTAATACAACTAAGATCAATAATCTTGAAAACGCTATCCATAATGCGAATGGTAATTTCACTGACTTGATTCAAGCTAACCAAAAAGAAGCTCGTCGTGGTATTGCCTCTGCGTCTGCCTTAGCAGCACTACACCCATTGGATTATGATCCAGACCATAAAACTGACATTATGGTCGGTGCTGGTCATTTCCGTGGGACCACTGCTATTGCATTAGGTGCTGCATATAGACCAAGTGAAAACATTATGTTCACTATTGGTGCAAGTATCAACGGTAAAGATACCGCTATTAATGCTGGTGTAAGCTATAAAGTGGGTACTAAAGTCAATGGTGAATCTCGCTACAGTAAAGTAGCTATGCAACAACGTATTGATGAACTCAACACTACAGTTGCTGAACAAAATCAAAAGATTGACCAATTGAATGTGTTAGTAGAAAAACTTCTTGCTGAAGTTCATTCTAAATAATGTAAGTAAAAGAGGAGCCATTTCGGTTCCTCTTTTTTTATTCCCTTAGGAGGTAATAGTATGGATTGGTATAATGAAGATATCGAAGTTATTGAAGAAGCCGTTAGGAATGCAAGTCCTAACTACGATGCAGATTTCGAATATCTATATAAGATTCTCAAGAAGAGATATAAAAAAGTAAATGAACGATTAACTCAAATGGAGTCTAAGATGGATAGGATTGAGGAGTTATTAGTATCAATGCAAACTAATACACGAATCCCAACTGAAACTGATTCTACTGAAACGATAGAGCCGACTCCATCACAACCGATTACATGTACAATCAGGTTAAGTGACGATTCATAAATTAATTTCTATTTATTATATACATATATGGTATTAAAACACGTAAGTAAAAGAGGAACCAGACGGTTCCTCTTTTTTTTATCGTTGACACATAGCCATGATGTCGATTTGTGAAATTCGTTTATTTTCTTTATAGAATTGATATAAACAGTTACAGATATCCTTTGATGGAATATATACTTTAGTTTGTGTTACATGACAATTGAAATCTCGTTCATAGTTTTCAACTAACCAAGTCAATTGTTCATCAACACCATCATTAAGTCGTTTGGTTGTGATGGTATGATAGAGTGTTGGGTTGATATAGTTGAATAGAATGTATGAACCCTTCTCTCTACTATATGGGATATAGTGAGTTTGCGATTTAGTTGCTGATATAATCATTGTGAATACAATGATACCCGATTCAATACCTTTATCTAATAACGTACACATACTAGCAATAGCAGTATCAATACAGTTTGCCGTATGTGTTTTATCAATATCTTTTACATAAAATACAGGTTGTTTATTGGTTGAACTTCTTCCTGTGTCTGTAATTTGATTAGAAATATAATACTCTATGATTTGATTCATCGATGTACATTGCGTTAATTTCATACTACCTCCTAGTCTATGCTATTAATACATAGTACTAGTAAAACCAAAAATAACCGTAAAGTATAGGACTATAAGTATATATTATAATTATGAATAGAGATAGAAATAAAAGGATAAATCTACTCTATTTAGTTTATTAATAATTATCATTTATATAAGGAGATTTAAAATGAGAAAAGAAAACATTGAAAAAATCGTTAAGTTTGTTTCCAAATTAGATGCTCAATATGGAGCAACGCTTTATAAGAAAGACGACAGTGATGTTATTACGCTTTCAGTCGAATATTACACCGACCGATTTGAAAGTCGCCCATGTAGTGGCGACATTAGAAATGGGGTTACTCAGGTTAAATCAATTATCAATTTAGTTGAAACAAAGAACGGATTGAAAATCCTATCAGCATTAGTTAAAGGTAGTTTACCACATCCAGAAAACAACTGGAACGGCTGGACAACTTTCAGTAAACAGATTAAAAATCCAACATGGTCTTCCATCAAAAGAGAGCACAATTCAATTTTGGGTGGAGATGTATATAATGAGCTTTATTGCTCAGTTGGGCTTATTGACCGAGTAGTTGCTGAAACATCAAAGGATTGGTACTATTGTTCCATTGGCAACAGATATGAAGCGTATGGTATTGACGCTAATATCGTTAGAATAAAAGAAGCTGTTTAACAGCTTCTTTTTTTGACATTATCATAAGCTATAACCTTTATTTTTTTTAGAAAGGAAACTATTATAATGGCTATACAAAAAAAAATACAACTCTACGTGAGTGATGCAACAGGAGCTGCTAAAACGGCTAAATATTATAGAATTCCATTACCTGGTGACACTAAGCCTGCTAATAGAACCGATAATCTATTTAAAGATTTGGTTCGTTATTATGCTAAGGTATCTGGTGATAAATTTTATATCGGTATGGTATTGAAACCTGCAGCGGATGCACTTACTTATAATGAGGATAGTAAACCTGCACTAGCAGCAAATTTAACACCATCTATTCCAGATAAATTAATGAATGACGGTGAAGGGCTTATTAAATTCGGCACTATGTTTGAATATGGTGGTATAGGGTATGATACTAGCTTTTTAACTTCTATGTATAATTTGGATGATGGTGGTGAGAAAAATTCACATGGTTACATGTATAAGAAGAAAAATAATGTATTTAGCGTAGTGATTGAATCTGATACTGAAAACGATTTAAGTGAATTCGTACCATCTACTTGGCAAGAATTTGATTCTATTGAAGGGGTATTAGAAGATATTCGTGCTTGGGGAGCAACCAAACCGGAAAGTCGCGGTCCATTATATAATGAACATACTAAGGACGAAGCCTTGATGTTAAATATGTATTATATGACAGACAATACCCCAACAATTAATATTGAGAACGGGACAATTACGGATGAACATCATGTAATTCCTGATGCATATGAAGTTATGCCATATGATGGTCAAGGAACCATTACTGTTACTAGTGACGCAGTAACAGCTGACAGTAAATTATATGTATTGATGTATAAAAAACAAGCAGGTAGCGTATATAGTCAAGATATGACAGAAGTTGCGTTTACTGGTAATAGTGCAGTTGTCCATTTTGATGGTAGTGCTACTAGTGAACATTATAATCAAGCAGTTATTGAATTATCTCATGATTTAATAGGTCATGTAAATGTAACTGTTGCTAAAAACTAATTAAACTATAAAGAAATAGAGAATACCGAAAGGTATTCTCTATTTATTAAGTAATGTATATTACCAAGATACTGTAATATCAGTTGGTTCGTATTTAACGAGGTATAGATCAGGTAATTCACTACCAACCGAACCATAAGTATAATTATTGAGATCGATTGACACTACACCAGATGTGTTATTTACAGGAATACCCATAACTACACCACTATGTGATTTTGCAAATAATTTATATTTTGTGCCTGGGGTTGATTTGATAGTAACACTTGATTGATTTACATCAAGATATCTAATATTTTCATTATTAATAACTTTATAGAAATCATTGATAGGAACATCAGTTGTTACTGTTCTAGGAGGCATAGCAATACCTGTTTCCACTAATATAGAATCTGGTGTATTTTGGAATGCTTCAGCAAGTTTATAATCAGAGGATGATTTATCAGCGGCTAACGTAGCCAATTTTTCAATTGGGCTAATTTCTCTTGCAACTGTTAATTTAATATTGACACTATCGGCTTTGTTTTTAAATACGATCGAAGTACCATACTCACCAAACTTATCGTTTAGTTTAACCTCACCTGTATTAGGTTGAATTCGATGAACAGTGTTTGTGATAGCATCGAATGTATTATTAGTGACGATTGCTATTTCATCAGTTAAGTTAGTTGTATCGATAACTACATCACGGTCTTGCATTCTATGTGTGTTAACTAGTGATAATATACGTTGATGACCATCGCAACCAGTTTGTAGTATTTGGTCACCTGGTTGATTTAAATCTCCAAAGTCAAAAACTTTATATTCATTTACTGTGCCCAATGGATTTGTTAACTTACCCATACCAGGATTAAAACGACTATCATGCTCAGCAATACATTCTTCATAAGTGTATAGCTCACCACGATCCATTGTTTTAACATCATTGATACGTTTACGAACATCTACTAACAAGTCTTCCATAGTATCGAACTCTTGCCAGTCAGATGGAATAAATGAGGATAAGTCATTTTCACTATTGGAACGGATTACGTTACTGGATTGGAATATACCGGACTTCTTAACGATTTTTTCAAGATATTTAGCCTGTTCATTACCTGGATTATTGAAGATGGAGTAACCTGGGTGTACATACCCATTTACGGAGTTATAATGAATAGTTTCGACAGAACCATGTACATCAAAGGATAGTTCACCATCGTTTAATAATTTTTCAGGAATAGTCGGTGTGATATTTCTGAAATTAATGAGTGTGGATTCAGAGTCAAAGAGACCTTTATGTGTAGCCACCGTTTCATATAGACTAATAACAGAATCTGCAAAACCAATAGCACCAAATGTTGCACTATCACCACTGATAGTACAATAGAAATGCATCATATTTTTGTAGATATTAGTTTCTTTATCAAAAGGTAAGTTATCAGCAGGTAATGAAATGCGATAATATTTCGCAGTCTTTTGATTGCCTGTAGCATCACTTACGTAAAGTTGTATTTTTTTTTGTATAGCCATTCGTAGGCTCCTTTCTATAAAACTAAACGTGTTTAATAGTTATAAGTATGTCAAAAAAAAAACGTCACTATCTATAAGTATATATTATCTTTATATGTATATTTTAAGTATAGGAGGAAAATACTATGCATGTAATTGACATACGGACGATGTACTCATTAGTCATCGCCTTAGTTATCTTTACATTACTGCGATTATTAATCTTTATGACAACGGGACGCAAAGGACCCGAAGTATTAGAGATCGCTCAAGTGATTACCTTTATTTTAATCATCATTACGTATATTTATATTTCATAGGAGGAATTAAAAATGAAACTAACGGAACAACAAAAAGAACGATATATTGCGGCTTGCACAAGTGCTATTTGTAGATGTCTAATCCCAAATGTAACTAAGGTTAGTGTGAATATAAAAGATATAGAACACCCAACTGTATCTGTATACACTAGAGGAGCTAATAGTGAAGACGAATTTCATCTCGAGGTAGTGTTAACAGATGCTAATTCTATGCGGTTGTATTTTAAGCAAGTAAAATTCTTATATGGTGAGACTATAATAGGGATAGCATTAGAACCATCTATACAATGTCGTAACCATATCAGTCGCACGATTGATTTCGCATTATCGGGTTCTGATGAAAAATATAAGGAGTTTTTCTATAAGTTTGGTGTAATACCCGAGTATCCTGACTTAACAATCGATAGTACTAATTGGCATTCACTTGATAACTTAAAAGACCTTAGATTTGCACCAATGAATTTAGATCGTATTCTAAATGAAGACGGTAAATAATATGGCTAAGTATTTACCATATACTTTGTTGGATGCGTATAAAGATGTATTTGATACACCACTTAGATGGTCAGTTAGATCGGCTAACTATGATGATGAGAAAGCCCATGAACGAGTTGAATTTCATTGTTCGAGTGGTTGGATTATCGTCAAAGCAACACGGTATATTGATTATATTGAGTTGATTCAACTAGAGATTCATAATAAAGAAACGGGGTATATGACCACACTAAACTGGACTGATACCAATGAATCATCTAAATCGATTATTGAGTTGATTGCTAAGTCAATCGGTGATAATACAATATATCCCATTAGGTACTATACCTAATGGGATTCTGTTTACTGTTAGAAAGGATTAGAATTATGAATACGCTATTTACAGTGTATGATAGCTTAAAAGCCCTTAATTGGCAAATGAGTAAGGGATATGTGGTAGGAGATGAGCATGTAGAATTCATGTCATACCATGAAAATGATATTCATGTAAGTATACAAGCAGTATATACCGAAGTGAATTATGATTTAGTATCATTGATGTTATCGGTTGAATTACCATTGGGTACTAATACCATTCTATCACTGGATGCACGAGATCCTATATCGGTAGATCGTATTGTATCCACAATGCAACGATTATCATCTTTTATTCCTCAATATCATCCAAAACAAGTTATTGAGTTGAAAGACTATCGTGAAGATAGTTTATATGATTAATTAAGGAGATAAATATGAACACTATTAATGATATGGCACAATTGCTTATGGCTTGTGAGTTTACTACTCGACAATTTATTGATTATCAACTAGACAATTACCCAAAACAACTTTTGTTGGTTAAACGAAATACATCGGAAAATTCTGATGTTGTCATATGCTTAACTTATTCGACTACGAGTAATACATTCGTCCAAATTGATGCCACCGTAATAGGTGAATGGATGGTTGAAAAAAGGGTCTTACGTTCAGAATATGATGTTGAGCATTGTATATATTTATTAAACCTTTTGGATTATCAACATTCATTTGAACATACAGTCACCAACACACTATTGGACTTGGTTAAACGTAATATCATCAAACTCGATAAACAATTAGCGGCAATTAAGTGTGGTAAAATAAAATATATAGGATTAACATTTGATGCACCGGATAGTGACAGAGAATTACGGACTGAATTTAATCTATGTATCGACAAGTCATTCGTGTATCGATTACATATTAAACCTGATGGATATGATACTATATATGAGGTGCATATGATTGATCGATTTAAACATAAAAATGTAATAGTCGATGTGACACCCGAACAATTAACGACACATTTAGAGTGGGCTGAGGATGAGATTGTTGACTTTTTACATTCTATGCCGAATATCATTGATGACCCTTACTTTGGTTTTGATGATACTGAGGAGAATAAATAAGGAGGAAATATCATGGCAAATCGTACACTATTTAACATAACTGTGGAGTCTAAAGTATTTGGACAAAAACCAACAAGCTCATACAGAAAACTATTGGATTCTTTGATGACTAATCTTATTGAAGATCCTAAAACAACAGCAAAAGTGTTAGGGATTAAATTGAAATCCCAAATGAATATTAAGAAGTTCGATGTGGAATATAAGACAATGACTATTTCTGGTCATACTAACACAATGAACTTAAAAGTAATCAATCGTAACATTGAACGGATTGTTGATTCTCTTATCACACCAAGTGGTGAAAAATACATTATTAAAAACTATGTATTGGAATCAATGAACGATGAGGAGTATAGCCGAATTCATGAATCTGAAGCTCTGTCATACATCTTAGACCACACTGGTCTTAGGGATTCATTCCGAGATGATTTTGATGCCGCTATGGAGAAACTTCCATTTATGTATTCCGCTAAATCATCTATGGTAGCATTTGTTCCACCAACGAATTGGGATGAACTTAGATTGTATTTTTCTGAATTCGGATTCATTGAGATCGCTGAACGAGAAGAATATCTACTTCCTATGCCAGAAGGATTTATTCGTTTTAGAATAAAGGACTACGACTTTGATACAATGAGTATCTATATTAGTCTATTCAATTCTATGCAACCCGAGTCCCCAATTGCAACCTTTGGATGCCAATTGACTGATTGCGTAGATTTATCTATCATTACCTCTGGTTTTTATAATAACCCGTTGTTATCGGATCTTAAAAACCTACATTTGGCTATTGGTAGATATTGGGCACCATTTGTAGTGAATAATCGCTTCTATGGATACCGAAGTGCTAATGGTAAGAAAGCGTATGTGATTCCTACCATGAGTGAAACCGAATTCAAAGAGAAGTTTAATGACTTTTTCACTAATACTGTATTACACAACTACCCAGTAGCGTATTACAAGAACGGTAAGTTTAAACGTTTCATTGCGTTCTCTGAGTTTGAAGATGTGATTGGGAAATCGATTAGTAAAGAAACAGAAAGTGATACAGCCGTAGTCTCTGATGATAACGATATTGATGAAGTATTGGATATTACAATGCCTCAATCCTATCTAACTACGAATGTATTACCTGATTACAAAGGAACCGCTGAAGATATTGCACAATATATGTCATTCTTTACTGATGTGATACTTACAGATATGGAATTACTAGATTCTTCCGTAATCTGTAAGACGCGATTTAATGAAACGATTATTGTATCAACAACCGATGCACTAGACGATGAGGTGTATGTAGAATTTATCGATGCCGATACATTCGTATATACATCAGAAGGAATGAAGCTTCGTGAAGTGATGGATGTGTATACGATTCGATATGGACTACATCACATGGGTTTACAATCCATATCTGAATGGTTAGAACGATTCTATCATCGATATCAACAAACCTGTTCACCATTTATAACTGATTACCATATGGGCTTCTATAATCAGAAGACTGGTGAGTACTATTGTGTTCATTTTGATGATTCTGATGTGAATATCATATTTGATATCACCAAAGATATACATACGATGAAAGATGCCCAAACTATGTCACCAGAATCCATGTGTGAATATATTGACAAATTAGGAGAGTAGTATGGATAGAGAAACAGTTCAAGAAAATCTAGCGAATACCATAGAATATATGATATTCGAAGAAGGTGTTAAGTATGTTGACGTAGCTCGTAAAGCAGATATCGCTCAATCGTCATTATATAGCTATAAACAACGTATAGGACTCATCAGTCATGATAAAGCGATACGGTTAGCCGATGCCATGGGTATCCCTCTTGAAAATTTATGTCGACGGACGAAGAAGTCAAATACCACATTCCGTGTTAGAATGGGTATGGTAAAAACGTCTGATATATCCGATGCTGAATTGCAAGATGTATTAAAGATATTGGCAACCCCAAGCTTCCCAATCATCTATCGAGCCGTGATGGGTCAACCATTTAAAAATCCAAATCAAATTAATTTGGAAACATGTTCTGTTCATATAGGGTCTGGTGATCTTATTAACTCCACAAAAACCTATATAGAAATCCATACAGTCGGTGTAGATTCGTTACAGACGGATGTAAAAGCATCCACTACCGAATTGATGGTATTCGTTTCCAGATTATTACGAGCCCATGTGAAAGACGTTAGTTATCGGGTACTATACACCTAATCCGTGTAGAATAACAATTCTATAATCGATATACTTGTATAGTATATGATCCGAACGAATGAAACTCATATAATAGAAGAGATGTATCGTCCGATATGTCTCTTCTATTTTTTTTAGAAAGGAGCTCTTCATAGATGGCTAATAAAATTAATAAATTAAAAAAGATTTATGTTGTGAATGAAGCTGGCGATGGCTCTAAAGAATTTGTTGAAATCTATGATTCGAATGAACAAATTCAATCTGCCGTAGAAGCCGCTAAAGAAGCGGTAAAAAATAGTAGTGGTAATCGATCCGGTGATACTCCACAAATTGGACAAAGCGTTATACCATTTATTGCGACAACTGAATTATCAACCACTATCAATTTCGACAATATCGATACAGAAAAATCGTCACACCATTACACAAATGAAAATTTTAGTATTAAAACGTATTTATCTGGTGGCTCTCAAATCACAGTTATTATGACAGTTAACGATATTCATGATGGATCGAGTGCTAATATTGTTCTAAAAGATCCACTAGTACCTATTGCTACTATTAATATCGATCCAGTAATATACATTGGTAGAAATATTAAATTTGTAGCACTATTAACTTCATTAGGTAGCAGTGCTACATATTGTGTTTTCCTAGAAGTTGACGGAGATCATATGAATGTATATCTTAATAGTTTCTATGGTACATTAAACACCTTCGAAGATTTTAAAAATTATATTAATGAAAGTACTGATAACAAAACCAATATCTCGACTGGATATATTAACTATATGCAAGTAATGCAAGGTTTATTTGTATTAGAGGATTCTTTATAATAGGTGGTGATGTCATATGAAAACAATCACCATGGAAATGAAACGATATAATGGAACAACCTTTACAGTCACATGTCCCAAAACAGTGATTGAACAAGTGCAAGGATGGAATCATCATGAAGCTAATGAGGGTATTCATGTAACTGATGCATTCAAAAGTGCTCTTAGAACATTGGCTACAATTAATGAGAATGGATATGTACCCACTCACTCAACTCGTACCGTATTAGAATATCCAACTTATCAAGCTATGCTAGATGATTCTGAACATCAACCTAAAGATGCTATGATTATGGTATTGGATGCAACGGGTGATATTACTGTTGATTATGGTTGGGCTATGTATCTGGTACATAAAGATGCCTATGGTACAATGCAGTACAAAGTATCCGATTCTACGATGTTGGATATGAGTATTTCATTAGCTACCATCAAAGGGTTTAATCAAACTGCAGAGTCCATTGATAGTATGGTTACTAACTCTCATACACATGAAAATCTTAATACGTTAGCATCGATTACGTCTGATAAGATCGTACATCTCACCGATATCCAAGAAGTGAAAACATGTGATGATACGGAATTAACAACATTGGATGCTAAAGTGGATACTATGATTTTCTCTAAAACGAAATAGTATGACTACTTAATAATATACACATAGAAGAATACATCATTCGGTGTATTCTTCTTTTTTTATACTCTGATACTATAGTAACAATAGAAAGGAATTATATGACTGGACTACTATCCCAATTACGAGAAAAAGTCTTCCCATATCTGTATTTAATTACGTGGAAATGGGTTTGGACTGCGTTTAAAGATATACTTTTTAATATTATTGCTTATATAACAAATCCTATCGTAGTACTATTCGCTGACAAGTATGGTAACTTACCACATAGTTTACGGTATTGGCAAACCTATGATAACTGTTTAGATGTAGAATGGATGGTTACGGAAGGGGTTGTACCTAAACTATTCCGCTATGATTTTAATAAGCATTACAAGTACCATTATGAAGTCAAGAATGATGATGGTACATTAATCCCTGGCCACGTGGATATCTTAGATGATACCTTTACCATCAAAGAACGAATACAACGGTACTTCTGTCGGTTATTGTGGTTAAATCGAAATTGTGCCTATGGATACTCCTATGAAGTATCCGGTATTGATTATACAACTATGGATATGGAAGTCATCACCAATACAAAACATGAACGTGTTATTTATGAAGGTGAATCTGAATATACCACTTGGACTAAAGATGCTAGTGGAGTACCTGTGGTTACTACTCATCATTATACAGGTGGTTATTTCGCACTTAAGTTCGAGATTCCGTGGTATTGCTTTGGTAAGAAGTTCGACTTTGATATTTATTTAGGTTGGAAGATTAATCCATCATTAGAACGAGGTCGTGTAACAAAAGCTATGTTAGCGATGCGTGTATCTCCATTCCATAGTTGGAAATGGGATGATTAATCGTACGAACTATTTAGTAATAGTCTGGAAAGAGTCTGACCAGACTCTTTCCAGTTTTATGTATGAAAGGATTATACTATGGAATCGAATATTCATGACTTAGTATTAGAATCAATGGATACTCAACTTATATTAGCTGAGGGGTTCATTGATGCGACTAAGAAAACACTTAAGAAAGTCATAGATAAAATCATTGAACTATGTAAAAAGTTTATCTCTTTTTTAAAGGATAAGCTTACTAAGGGACTTGATGCAACGGAACAACTGATTGCTAAAGTTAAGAAACAGTATAAAGAAGCTGGTGCCACTCAACCAACAGCAGAAACACCACCAAGTGATCAAAGTGACCGTATCGTTATTATCAAAGTAGCAGAAATGGTTATTAGAGATAGTGATGCCGCATTAGATATATTTGGAGATATCCTTAGTGCATATCATTTTAGTAGAAAAGAAGAAATTCCTTCATTAGCAGAGGAATTTTTTACTATCGCTAAAAAGATTCAGGCTATATTTAGAGATAAAGATAGAAGACTTATGAAACCTTATCATCATGAAGGTATTGAAGTATTGGATCAAATTAGTAATCTGATAGCATCTATCAGAGAAGTTAATAATAGATGTAAATCATATACTGAAAGTATTGTCGAAATTGCTAATATATGTAAAAAGAATTCCGATACAGTAGACCCTAAGTTAGTTAATACCATAGCGGAACTTCAAAATGCAATTATGCTCTTATGTGCAAATCTAGTCACATTAACACCTAAATTCAACCAATCTATTAAAACAATAAAAGAAAAAATAATGTAAGAAGGAGCTTATCAATGAACGAATTATATGAATTGACACTGGAATCATAAGATATTCAGTTGATTGTCACTGAGGGTATCGTAAGTGGTTCTAAAAAGTTAATCGACACTGCGATTACGAAATTGAAAGAATTATTGAAACGAATCGTTAACTTCATCAAAGAAAAGATCCAAGCTGGAGCTAAAGCGATCAAAACAATGCTTAGTAAGATTAAAGGACGACCTAGAGAGATTAATACCGAGAATTCCGAGCTTAAAGTATTAAATATATCTGCGGCGACTATGATTGTTCAATCGATGATTGATATGCACAAGGAAGTTAATAAGATCGTTGGTTCGATTATGTCAACTGACGGTGATAATACAATTACGTTTAATGCATATAAAGATGCAATTGATCATTGTGAAGATATTTACAATAAATACCACGATGACTTAATGATCGCATACAAGAATCCTCGTGATTTAGATGTTTTGAAGCTCGGTAGTTTGGAGGATACAATCTCGGATACAAGTAGAGCCGTTCTAACAACTATCGATAGAGTGACTATGATTATTAAAGCAACTAAACGTATAGAAGAGGATGGGGATATAAAAAAGATACTTCATAATCTAATCAATATCGAGAATAATTTGATGGATATGACGCGACGATTAAACCTAGTACAATCGCGTATTGAAGCATCTCTTCGTGTAGCATTAAAGTTACAATATGGTAATAAATAGAGGAATGGGTAATCCCATTCCTCTATTTATTGTTTAGTGGAGCTTCTTTCCTGCACCACGTACAGTAATACCGATTAGCCCTTGCACTAAATTCAATCGTTGTGTTAAGTCCATTAAGCTATGTTCAACTACACTTAAATTATTGACTAATGGGGACAGATTTTCTTCTTGTCCATTATTCTTGATAGCATTAATAGCAGCATCTAATTTATCGATACTATTTAACATCTTTGCACTAGTTTGCATGATTGTTTTATTCAAATCAGTTAGCTTAGGAATATCTAAGTCACGAGGATTTTTGTATGTGATCATCAAGTCATCACGATACTTAGCGAAGATATTATCACATTTATCAATCTCTTCTCGATAATCATCAACGCTAACCTTAGCATTATCAGATACGAGAGAATAGATAACTTTATCCGCTTCCTTTTGTGTAAGGATAACTGATTTCACAATCGTATTTGCTACATCAAGATTCAACACTTTAAGATCGGATTCGTTCGCATCAATAGTGAGAGCCTTATTGCTACCTTTAAACTTACCAAGTAACTTTTCAATGGCTTTAGAGCCAGCTTGAATCTTGTCTTTAATAAAGTTAACGATCCGTTGCAATAACTCTTTTAGTTTCTTAATCGCAGTGTCAATTAACTTTTTAGAACCACTTACGATGCCTTCAGTTACAATTAATTGAACATCTTGTGATTCTATCAATAATTCATATGAGTCATTCATATATAATCTCCTTCACATTTTAAATTGAAACGATATATTCATTAATATCCAATTTGATTTATCATTTGGTTTGCTCTAGCAATTATACCAGTTATAAACATAATTAACTCTCTTTCAGCAACAAGGATTTTATTTAATAAATCGATTGATTTTCTACTATCTTCCGATCTATCTCCATTGGACTTAAATTCATTAGCGATCCTAGTGATACTGTTTAATGCATCTTGTTCATATTTTACTACATCTGGCATAGTATCAATTATGTGATGGATAATGTCTCTGGCTTTCTTGATAGGTACACGTTCTTCATTCTCGTGAGCTCTATCCATATCACCCATTTCAGTTCCAAGGTAATAGTCATAAGGATCAAATTCTTTACGTCTAAGAATTACTGTGATAGCATCTTTAATTTTCTTACGTACTGACGGAATGAGTCTTTCGTATTCCGTAAATGCCTTCGGTATAGAGACCATATCATTATCAGCGGTATGATTGACAGCTGATTTATTAGCGGTACGTTTCTTCATCTTTTCTAAACGTTCACGTAATTTAGTTGTGATGATTGTAATCATTTTCTTTACAAATGCTTTAACTTTTTCGATGATTTTATTCACCAAATCTTTTGTTTTATCAGTAACCCCTTCGGTTACCATTAATTCTATCTCAGCGGATTCAATCGCTAATTCATAAAGCTCATTCATAATTAAAAACCTCTTTCCAATACATAATTTTACTATCAATTATTATTTGTTATTTTTACCATTACGCTTTTTGATATATCACTTAAGTGATTTATAAACATAATAATTGCATTTATAGCTGGGATAATCTTTTGCATAGCAGCAATACAACGGTCATCATAGTCAGTTTTTTCAGCTATATTGCTATAACTAGTTAATAGTTCATTTGATCTATTGAATATTTTTTGTAAATCTTCCAAGTTATTATCAGAATACTTATTAATAGTATCGATAATATGGATGGCTTGTTTAACTGGCATTTCGATAACAGAAGCCAATTGGTCTTTTATAGCATCAATTTCTGAGGTAAAGTCAATATCATTGAGATCAAAGTCTTTATCTCTCAACATCATTTCCAGTTTATCATAAATAGCCTTAATCAATGCATCTAGTAAGGTATCAAATTGATTGAAAATTGTTGGAACAACCACTGTTGCGTTCGATCGTATAATCGCATTTTGTTTGATTATATCAGCGATATCCTTTCGATTTCGTTTAATTTTATATATAAGCTTAGTTTTAATATAAGAAATCATTTTCTTTATCATTTCTTTAATCTTTTTAACAGCTTTGAGTATAAGTTGTTTAGTCTTATCGGCGAAGCCTTCTGTGAGTAATAACTCAACTTCAGTAGATTCGATAGCTATTTCATATAGTTCATTCATATCTAAGAACTCCTTTACATAGTATAGTTAGTATAAGTTATAAGAATGTCAAATGAAAAAAAACATATCGGTTAGTTTGAGAGTAACAGCCACTAAAGCATAAAATAACAAGAACTATTAAATAATAGAAATCCAGAATCTATGTTTCTATAGATTCTGGATTATTTGGTAACAATTTATTTTATATACGTATATAGAAAGGTGATTATCAAATGACTAATTTAATCACAATCCGTCGCTATAACGGAACTGGTTTTACAGTAGCTCTACCTAAAACAGTAGTGGAACAAGTAGCTACCGTCAAAGAACATGTGGAAAATACTAATATCCATGTATCTACAGCTGACCGTGCTCTTCTTGTGAAAACAGTTACCTTAGATGCAGACGGTAAAGTTCCTACTGCTAAATTAGGTGATCGTAAACATAACGTCATCTTAGATTTTAATTCTGTGGAAGCATTTACAACAGCTCTTCCAACATTAGAAGCAGGTCGTACTTGTTTTGTTGTGACAGGCGAACATTCCTGGGCTATGTACCAAACAAAAGGTGCAGGTCAATACGTTGAGATTGCCAATACCTTATCTGCTGAAGTACAAGCTGGCTCCTGGGAAAATTTACAAAACAAACCAACATCTGCTGTAACAGCTATCGACCAAATGGTTGAACAAGATCATACACATGCTAACTTAGCCGCTCTTGACAAATTAAAAGAAACGTCTTTTGCTGCTAAAAAATCCTTAGCATTGACTAAAACAATTAGTGATGGTCAAGTACCTCCTAATACAGATGGGTTAGGCGTAGGTTCCATGTTATTCGTATTGGATGATCCTAAAGTGAATCCTGTATTGAACTTGGATACTAACTCCTTGACATCCGTATTATTGAAACTAAAAGATGGTGCACATACAGAATCCATTACCTCTAAATTGGATGAAGCAACAGAAACTATCAAATACATTAAGTCTGTTAAGTTCACTAATAACTCCACTAACTGTGAAGGTACCGTACGTCATACTATGACTAAACAAAATGGTGAATTGGTAAATACTGACTATGTATTAGATCCAGGTGAAAGCCGTACTGTTACAATCGATATCCCTAAATACTACAAAGCCCATGATTTCAAAATCATCGATATTTCCCCAGTGGGTGAAGTCGATCCTAAGAAATATGGTGTAGAAGTCGATATTCTTGCTGAAGAAGTAACAGAATCTAAAGATGGTACTGTACTAGCAGTGAATAGTATTGGTGGTCCTGAACATACAGAAGAAAGTGCGGTAACACATGAAGAAGCTACCACGATTCCTGTAACAACATCCTCCACTGAAACAACAGAAGCATCTCATACAACAGAAACTTCTGGTAATTAATAGAATAAAGAGAATACCCTCGGGTATTCTCTTTATTCATTTTTTTCATCTACTGTATTGATTGACATTAATGTAATTACTATATTATTTATTCCATAGAAAGGAAATTATATAATGCCTATTCAAAAAAAAATCCAACTCTACGTGAGTGATACTACAGGAGCTGCTAAAACAGCTAAATATTATAGAATTCCATTACCTTGTGATACAATGGACTATGATATCTTAGATAATCCATTAAAAGGCTTAGTTCGTTTATATTGTCGTATCGTAGGCGATAGAATTGAATATGCCCCAGTTGTCCACCATATACCAGTTGGTCAAAATACACCTGGTGTAAAAACTGAAGTAATCTCTGAACCAAATGGTGGAAGTCGTTATGTTACACATGCCGAAGAATGTTCTCCTACTATACCAAAAGAATTACTAAATGACGGAGAATCTTATTCTGGTTTCATGGACTTAGCTATGGATGATACAACCGACAGAGTTCAATTCGATACAGTATCCTTTTTTAGTACTAATAACTTAACTTTCCCAGAAGGAAGCGAATCTGTCAAGACGGCCCTTAAATATTTAGATGCAAATAAATCTAAGTTATTCTCCAAAGGTAATCCTATTTATAGTGATTATTATAGTGATTTAATATCATTTGTCCCATCTACATGGCAAGAATTTGATAGTTATGAAGATGTATTGACTGATATTCGTGCATGGATTGATGGTCCAGATATCGTAGCTGATCGTTGTCCAGATTATCCTAAATCTATGGTTAACAGTCCACGTTTAAAATATATTATCACCGATGTTTGTACAATTAGTGGTACAAGTGTTGATGGTGAACCTAAGAGTGGTGCAACTACCGTTGAACATAGTGGTGCCGCAGAAATCTATGCTAACTATATGGAACGTATCAAATTAGATAACCCAACACTACAAGGGGATACATTGTCTATTGAATGCCATAACCACTATACGAATGATGATGAAGCAAGAGCTAAGTTATCTGTATTTGGTAAAAAAGCTAATGGTGATGTTGTTGAATTTGAAAGTACTATGGAAGAATCAACACAATCTAGTAGAGTATATAAATCTACCATTACGTCTGTTAGTGAATATAGTGAAATTCTATTCCATTTATACTCTCGTAAAAATGGTGGTGGACAAGACGTTTATACGAAAGTTACATTCACTGTATAACAACATAAATAATAGAGAATACCTTTTGGTATTCTCTATTTCTTTTATTGAATCGATTACCATGGTTACACAACCAAAAAAATACCAT